TTTCTGCGTCCTTTGCTTTTATAACAGAATCATCACCATTGTCACGAGGAGGTTTTTGGTTGTTAGCATCTTCTAGCGCCTTATCTGATTTATCCTTTTCCTCCTTTGCTTTCTTTGCTCCTTCTTCATTTTTTGTATTTTCATCCTTTGCTTTTGTTTCTGCGTCCTTTGCTTTTATAACAGAATCATCACCATTGTCACGAGGAGGTTTTTGGTTGTTAGCATCTTCTAGCGCCTTATCTGATTTATCCTTTTCCTCCTTTGCTTTCTTTGCTCCTTCTTCTTGTTTTGTATTTTCATCCTTTGCTTTTGTTTCTGCGTCCTTTGCTTTTATAACAGAATCATCACCATTGTCACGAGGAGGTTTTTGGTTGTTAGCATCTTCTAGCGCCTTATCTGATTTATCCTTTTCCTCCTTTGCTTTCTTTGCTCCTTCTTCATTTTTTGTATTTTCATCCTTTGCTTTTGTTTCTGCGTCCTTTGCTTTTATAACAGAATCATCACCATTGTCATTAGGGTTTCTAAGATTATTAGTATGAATTCTTGTTCTAGCAACGTAATCTCTTTCATTTCCTACCCGTTTAAAATTAGAAAGATTTGTTTCACCAACCTTTGTAGCCTCAAATTCTGCTCTTTTTGCTTGTCTTCTTGGATACTCGCCTTGTAAATCATCACCCAAAATAGATCTTCTAGAATCAAAATTAGTATTATCGCTTGTATTATTCAATTTAACATATCTATTCGTTAATCTAATTTCATTATTTAAATCATCCTCCGCATTTCTTCTTGCTATATTCGCAATAATAGGAACATCATCCGCAACATCAATACGTTTTACTAATGGAGGCACTTCTGAATTATTAACAGCATCTTCAACAGTATCTTTTACTCTTTGTTCTCTTATCATATTTTGATTTTCAGACATATGAAAAACTTCTGCTTTTTCCTTTGCATCTTTTGCTCTTATCTTAGCAAATTCACCATTAGAATCACCTATTAATTTACGTAATCTAGGTGGGAGAATCGTATTGATTGTTGTAAAAAAACGACTTTTTAAACTCTGTATACGTGCTTGTAATTCATTTAATTTTGTTTGAGCACTCGCAGCATTTAAATCTCTTCTTCTTGCTATTTCTGCTTCTGCTTCAGCACGAGCATCTTTTTCTGCGTTATCTCTTAGAGTTTTAATATCATTTCTAGCTTCTTGAATTATTTCATCTTTTGGTTTTGACGCAAGAGTTTCTTTCTTAATTTTGAAAAGATTAGAAAAATTATCAAAAAAAGATTTTTTTGTAGTAATTGATATTGCATCTTTTTTTGCTTTTGCTTCTGCTTGCGCTTTTTGTTGAGCAACTTTTGCTTCTTGTGCTGCTTTTTGTTTAGCAACATCTGTTTTTAGTTGTTCTTGTAAACTTTTTACAGTTGATTGTGGTTTTCTTAAAGAACTAATTTGAGATGCCTCTTGCTGTTTTTTTAAAGTGGCAACACTTGTTGGTTTTTCTTTATTTCCAAGTTTTACTTTTTCTGATTTTACTCTTACCCGTTCAGGCATCTACAAATTGAATATATATATATTTCTTATCTAGGACGACTTGTCCAAGTTTGGTCACAATTCGCACACAAATAAGCAAATTTCATATCATTATAATCAGTTTTCAAATAATATACTTTTTTTTCTAAACCCTTCATATTGGAATCACATTTTGAATTAGGGCATTTTAAATCTCGCTTATATGGTAATGTAGGTTCTTGCCGGGTAAATTCATTGATTAAAATTTCATGTGATTTCGATACTTTCTCATTAATAAATGTTTCATGAATTAAACCACCAGCATCTTCTTCTTTATAACCACATTCCCTACAAGTTCTTTGTAACTTATTATCTTCAATAAGAGCAGTTAAAGCATATTTACAAATTGGGCACATTTTGAAATAACTCATTTTATATTCTTATAATTAATTTTATAAAAAAATAAAAACAATTTTATTGTATTTTTACAGAAAATTTTTTACAGAAAATTTTTTACAGAAAATTTTTTACAGAAAATTTTTTACAGAAAATTTTTTACAGAAAATTTTTTGCTAGTAATTTCCATCTTGTTGAACCAGACATTGCGTATGGTAAAACTGTATACAACGTCTCTTGCTCTTGGGCTTTTTTAATAACCTTGCTCATCAATAATTGTTTATTACTCTCTAGAATAGTTTGAAACTCTTCATCATCTACTTTTTTATATGTATTATACAATCTGAAAAATAGTTGAACTAAATTATGTTCTACAAATTCACTATATTGTAAACATTTTGGTAACATCTCATTTGCTTTCTCATATATTGGTTCATGTTGTAAAGGATTTCTTGTTAATAAAGAATATAAACTTAGAAGAACACTTGACAAATTTAATGAGGATGCCCATTTTGGTCCAGAATAGGTGCCCAAAATAGACAAGCAAACTTTACCCTCTACATAAAAATTTGGATGAAAACGTGTATATCCATCATTGGTTAGATAATTTACCTTTGGTGGCACATATGGATAATCTGTTGGAAATTCAAATGAAAATTCCAAGGGTATATATTCGTATGGTGTATCCATAGGTCCAAAAAGTATTGCTTTACCTTTATTCATATTAGATTCTTCAGGGAAATAATATATTCCTACATTTCTTAGTTCTTGCGCTATACCTATTTCTTTTGGTAAGCGTTTTATCATATCTATATTTTTGGATACCCCTTTATACCAACAATTTTTTACGTAAAATTGACTTTGATTTTTTAGCATCAAAGTTTAGATAAAATGAGTTCACCACAATATGAACTATATGAAAAGCACGAACTGTCAAAATTTATGAAAGAAAGAAGAACATTTACAAAAGATACATCTATTGTATCTTTTACTGGTATGTCTGGAGGAAAGTGGATTATAGAAGAAAAAGATAGCAAGTTATTTTATGATTTACTTCACGATTATCTGTTTGTAAAAAATGGTCGTGCTCTAAATATAGTGGAACAACCTAGATTGAATGAATCCAAACCTCTTATGATAGATTTGGATTTTCAATACTCTTCTGAGAAAAATATGATGAGAACATTTGAAGAGTCACATATCTTTAAATTTTGTAAACATATTGGTAATACAATTACGAAGTTCTTTGAAACACCCAACAATGAACTTCGGTTCTTTATTACAATGCGTCAAGGACCTTATAAAGAAAATAATAAACCTTACCATAAAGATGGAATTCATATCTTATGCCCAGATATTACCGTTGTAAACGATAAACAAAAAATTATTCGTAATTACATTATTAAAAATAATTATTTAAATGATGCATTTGAAGGTTCTGGATATATTAACGCAGATACAAAAGTATATGATGAATCGATGACACGTAAGCAAGGTTGGTTCCCTTATGGAGAATCGAAAGCAAATGTAGTTCCTTATCTTTTAAACTATGTATTTACATTTAATGTAGATGAAAATACATGGAAAAACGATGATATCACAGATTATTCTAGTCGTGATCTATTAGAATTACTAAGTATTCGTTACAATATCGCACCAGATACAAATACTATTAAAGAAGAATCTAAAGATGAATATTTTCTAGCACTAAATGAAAAGGTTATAAAAGAGCAAAATGTTCAACCAACGAATATAATTGAAGAAAATACTGGTGAAACAACGATTGAACAGTCTGTAATAAAAGAAATTATGATGAACACTCCTCAACAAGATGAAAAGGATTTTATTCGTCGTTTAGTCTTAGAATGTTTAAGCAAGAAACGAGCTGATTCATATGAAGATTGGATGAGATTGGGTTGGGCTCTTCATAATATTGAAAATTCAGATGAAATGTTTAATCTTTGGATAGAATTTAGTAAATATTCTCCTAAATTCAAGGAGAATGATATAAGACAATTACATCGTAACTTTCAACGTATGAGAGATTTTGGTGATGGTCCTAGATTGACAGAACGTAGTCTACAAAAATGGGCAAAAGAAGATAATCCTGAAGTATATAAAATTGTGATTGATAGTTTTATATTTGAATACATTCGTCAGCAAGTAGATGGAACACATTATCATATTACACAACTTATGAAAAAACTTTATAAAAATAATTATGTTGCTTCTGTAAATAACAAAAATACTGATTGGTATTGGTATGATGATGTGAAAAATATGTGGAGGCATTTGAATCAAGGTGTTCAACTAAAGAATAAGATTAGCACAGAAGTGGCTGGTTATATTATGAGAGTTCAAGAAGAATATAGTCGTCAAGGTTTTCTTTCTTTTAAGAATGATGAAAAAGCATCAATTGCTGAAAAGATTAAAAAATTTCTTAAGATTCAAATGAATTTATATACAAATGGTTTTGTAGAATCCACTATGAAAATGGCAGAAGGTGTTTTCCGTGATGAGGATTTTACAAACAAACTAAATTCAAATGGTAACTTATTTTCTTGTAACAATGGTGTTTTAGAACTTCGTGTAATAAGTGAAACAGATCCTACACCACATGTTATATTCCGTCCTGGTATTCCAGAAGATTATCTGAGTTTTCTTGCTGGTTATAATTTCAATGAAATGCCTGCTATTGATTACATACCATATGATTCAACAAATCCTATTTATGAGGAAATTTATGATTTCTTCAATAAAATCTTTCCTGACAGAGCCTTACGTGATTATGTTTTACGAGTTTTATCCAGTTGTTTGGAGGGAACGAATAGAGAGCAATGTTATTACACTTGGATTGGTGTGGGTAGTAATGGTAAATCAAAACTTGTAGAATTGATGCGTTATACTTTTGGCGATTATCAAACATCTTTACAATCTACTGTTCTTACTCGTAAGAGACCAGAATCTGGCGCAGCGAATCCAGATATTATCGCAATCAAAAATCGTCGTTTCATTTATCTCCAAGAACCAGATTATAGTGAACCATTAAATACAAGTCGTATGAAACAATTAAGTGGTGAGGATATGATTGAAGCACGTAAACTATATGGTGACCAAGAGAAATTTAAGGTCATGGGCAAACTCTTTATGATGTGTAATAAGTTACCCGCTGTCAAGACAATGGATAGAGGCACGTGGCGACGTATTCGTGTAATGCCTTTTGTATCAAAATTCGTAGATGCTACAAACGCAGAGTATATCGCAAAGAAACCAAATGTTTTCCTTATTGATCGTGATATGGATTCTAAACTTATGAAATGGCGTGAAGCATTCTTATCTTTATTGGTTCATATTTATACAACTCAATATTTAGTAAATGGTTTAGAACCTATTCCTGAAAGTGTAACAGCAGCAAGTAATTCTTACAAAGAATCAAATGATTCATTCGCAAGATTTTATGCTGAACGTATTAAGAAAGATATTAACTCTAAAGCAACATTCAAAGAGATTAATGCTGCTTATAAAAATTGGTCAGAAATGTCAAGTGGTTCTGCTAGTCGTATCTCATCCCAGGATTTAGAAAATCGCTTGAATGAAGAGTTTGGTGAACCAAGTGATAAAAAACATTATATGGGTATTCGTGTATTTAAAAATGAGGAAGACTTGGAGAATTTTGAACAAACATCATAAAAACTTTATCCATAGCGCTGGATAACAAACATTAAACAAGTATATAATATAAATGTAAGAATTAAATATAGCGTTCCATACATAAAAGCATTTTCAACATTCTTAAAAATATATATAAGTAATAATAATGAAAATAATCCATATCCAAAATATACTATAGTTAAACTCCAGTCTTGAACAGTTAAATCTTTTTTAATACCTTTTGTAGACATTTCTGTTTGACGTTCAAGAAATTCACGATTTTTTGTTTCAATAGCATCTTTAATATCTTGTAAAACAACTTGATTCTTTTTCATAGAATCAGAATTTTGCGTCATTTGTCTAGTAAAAATGTTATTATTTGCTTCACCAAGTTTTATTTGATTGTTTAAATAAATTGCAGTATCTATTAAAATTTTACTTTCTTCTGTACTTGCCATTTTATCTATTATCTATTATTTATTTTAATCACATACTTCTTCTGTGCGACATCGTGTTGCTGGAGGAGCGGCTTGAATACCAAATTCTCCTTTCTCTACTCCTGCCGTTATATATCCAGAAGGAATCCGTTGACCATCACCAAAATTTAATTTAGACCAATCACGTTTATCACGAATATTATTTGTTAAGACTATCCTATTTACTAAAATAAATATAACTATAATTGTAAGTAATATACATACAGGGTATACAAAGAAAGCAGTCACTATACCAATAGATTTCAAATATAATAATACAATTACAATTAATATTGCTATAAACATTAACTGAAAAACAAAAATAGTATCAGAACTATTTCTATATCTATATTCACCAATTTCATTCATGCGTTTGTAAAAATTATATTCATTTATATCTTCTGGTTCAGACATTCCTTATTTATTATTTATAAAATAAAGAAAAGTTCCAATTCCAATTAAATTCAGCGCCCATAAAAATTGCATATATCCTGTAACACCTTTATTTTTCATTAATGTATATTCAAAAACATCTTTTTGATTTATATTTTGATATCCTTCTTTGAATTTATTTTGAAACTCTTCTATGCCTTTTACATATCCGGAAATATCATTCAAATCCATTATTTTGATATCAATTTCTTTAATCTTTTTTAAAGAATCTTCATCATCAATATAATCAACAGAATTATTTAAGAATTTTTTCATATATTCTTTCTTTTGTTCTTTGTAAAAATTACTTTCTTTTTGAAGAGCATCTAACAAAGGTTGTTTTGAACCAGAAGATGTAATTAATCCAGATACTTTTGCTGAATCTACTATTGTTTTCAAGGATGATTTTAATAAATGACCCGTTGAATCTCTTTGTAAACCTAAAATAGGTATTACAGAATCGCCGGGATAACTTAATGATATGTTTGAATAATCAAATGTATTTGTAGACTTATTATTCTGTGTATAAAAAATATCTGTAGGCTGACCAGTTGTTTTATCTGAAGAATATACACCGGAATCTAATTGACTTCTTAGAGCATTTATACTATTATCTTTATCAAATATATAGGGAATAGTATCTATTGTTTGATTGCCAGATGCGTCATATGTTACTCCATACGCAACACCGTTCACATATTTTATTTCTCTATTTGTATTTTCTCCCATTATTCCGCATGCTCTAGATTCTGAAGCGGTTGATTCTCTAGGACATAATTGTCTTGAAGACAAATCAGATACACATTTATTAGATGTTTTACACCAAACACAATTATCATTTCTTTTATCTATATTAGGGTTTGCGCTGTCTCGCACAATAGTGCAACTTCTACAATCAGTATAAGTAGAACAATCTACACAATCTTCAGCAGTATTTATACGAGTATCATTCGGACATAATGTATTGAAATCATTATTATTTACACATTTTTGAGCAGTTTTACAAAAGGTACATCCGTATGTATTCCCACAAGTTCCACAATCAGATATCGTAGAACAATTTACTTGAAATCCTTGAACCGTTTTTACTGATAAAAATACTGTAAAAACTAATAACAAAAAACCAAACAATAATAATTTTTTAGATATCATTTTCCTTTATCTATTTTTTAACTACAATTAAAATTATTAATATAAATATAATTCCTAAGACTATATATCTAAAATTATTCACTAATATTGGAGGGAATAAAGCAAGTAATTTAGGAGTAAATTCTGAATTATCCCAAGGATAAGTGATACTTAAATTAAAACCAAGCCCTTTTATAATAATTAAAAAACTTAGAACGAAAAAGAATATACCAATCGCAAGAAGAATTACAATCGTTGTTTGTGTAAAAGGACGATTGATTGGAAACCAACTTTCATAATAACTTTTATCTTTTCCAGGGTTTCGTAGACTCGCCACCCGTTCTTCTGCTATTTGTAAATCTTCTTGTGCTTGTTTAATTTCTGCTTTTAATGTATTTAGTTCAGCACTTGATGCTGTAAATGTTGTTGCTGGATTTGCTCCCGCTCTTGTAGTTAAAGCATTAACAGCATCCACTATTTCTCCAGATTCAGCATGTGATATAGTATCTAAACGATATTCATCATAATTTAAAGTTGTTTTCTCTTTCAAATACTCAAGTCTATTTGCTATTTTTTCAGGTGTTTCTGTTGAATAATCTGTTATTGGTTGCGACATCTAATTAAGCAACACAAACTCTATACATAATTTCAACACCGGAAGATGGACTTGGTCGGGTAATCTTAATAATATCACCGGGAACAGCACCAATTAATCTTGCTTGAATATCTTGATGAAAACGGATAAAAGGAAGATTTGAAACACTTTGAATATTTAACAATTTCTTTAAAGAAGCAACTTCTTCGTAAGGAACTATCTCGTGTTTAGGAACAAGAATATGTTGTGAAGGGTCATTTACTAAACTATCTGCTTGAAAGAATGATAAACGTAATTTATTTGTGGAATATGCTTGAAGAGAAAAAGCGTGAAAAGCATCCACTGTATTCACAGGTTCTAGCAAAATAACAATGACTTCTGTATTTTCAACATCTTGAATAAAATGTTCTGATGTTTCATCAATAAAATTCTCTTGAAAGAATTTTGCAAGACTTTGCTTCAAACGTTTCAAACGATATATAACAAAACAATTTTTTACAGTATTTGATTCTTTCTTTTGAACCAAATGCATATGAAGTGAATTTTTAACATCGGATTGAATCATTGACTCAATTTCCCAAGGACCAAATTTCTCATATGGTGTAACGTCATATCCTTTTTTATCTAAAATAGATAACAACGTTTTGCGACTACGAAATAAAATATCATACACTTCAGTATTCATTTTCCTACTATTAATATTATATTAGTAGTTTATCAATTTTTTATATTTTTTACTCTCCCTCTTTTACTATATTAATTCTTGTATTAGAAGAACTACTACTATTATCATTTCCACCATCACCTAATTTATTTACTGAAAATGTACTAAATTTATTTATTTTTGTTGATGGTGATGTAGATCTTGAAGATCCACCTTTTAGAATAGAACGAATTGTTGGTAATTCATTATTTGAAAAACCTCCAGCCTCCATTGCTTCAGGACTTGTATCGACAACTAAAGTTGGTGGTGCCTTTGGTATTTGTGCTTGAACAATTTGCATTGGTTGTATTGTTGGTGTTACAGGCATTAACATATATTGTTGGTTAGACCCTCCTTGTTGTTGTTGTATTGGTTGTTCTATTGTTTGCGTTGTAGTTGTTGGTTGTAAAAGCATTTCAACAGGTGCTTGAGGAACCATCACTGCTACAGGAGGTTGTGATACCATTACTGTTTGACCTTGTAATTCTGATTTATTCACACCTTGATTCACTTCAATTTCAGGTAAATCTTCTTCTTCTTCATCTACTACTTCTTTTCCTAACATTGCTTCTTCTTCAGGTGTGATAGTAATTGATTCTTCTTCTTTTACCATTTCTGGTTCAACTAAATCTTTAAGAATTCTTTCAGGTAATTCAGTATTTAATAATACTTCTATTTCTTCTTCTTTCAATCCTCTAAATTTTGTTTTTCTTATATGCGACAAATCTTTTGTTGTTAAATATTTTAAATACATATTCATATAAGTATTCATTTCTTTATTTAATAATTCAAAAGAATATGGCAATTCAATTCTACTAAAAGATGTATTGGAACGTTTCATTGTTGGCAATAGTTCTAAATTATTTGCTGTTTCACCAATGAATTGTAATGGACCATCGCACATAGAACATATTTTAAAATTATCTCTTGTATTTGTAATAGGAACAGTTCCACAACCATTACATACCATAAATGAATATCCATCTGCTCTTTTTGTATAAGTTTCTTTAATAAATAATGAAATACCATGTGCTACTAAACTATCACGTTCCATTTCACCAATACGTAGACCACCTTGATTTCCTCTTCCACCTGTTGGTTGATGTGTTTTCTGTTCTCTTCTTCCTTCTCCTCTAGCATTCCATTTATCTTCTACCATATGTTTAAGTCTCATAGTATATACATTTCCCATAAATATTGTTGTAGGAATCATTGAACCTGTTGTTCCATCATACATTACTTCTTCTCCATATTTATCTAAATTGAATTGTTTTTCTAAAACAGCACCAATAGTATTTTCTATTCCTCCTTCATTCATAAAAGCAGTTCCATCACCTATTAATCCTGATAAACAAGCGGCCTTTCCTAGCAACGATTCTAAAAGTTGTGCTATTGTCATACGAGATGGAATTGCGTGAGGATTCATCATCATATCAGGCACTATACCATTTGCGGTTCTTGGCATATCATGTGCTCTCACTAACATTCCAATTGTCCCTTTCTGACCGTGGCGATTTGAAAATTTATCCCCCAGTTCTGGAATACGATCTTCAATCACACGAATTTTTACTAAAGCAAGTCCTTTATTATTAATTGTTACAGAAACATCTTCTACAAGACCTGATGTCCATACTTGTGCTGTAACAGAATCATCTTTGAATTGTGTCATACCTGTTTGAATATAACGACCTACAAGAACTGTATTTTCATCTACCTTTTCTCCTTTTTTAATAATACCACGTTCATCTAACTTTCTATAGTCTAATCCTGGCTTCAAAGATAACCACGCAGGAACATTTTCTGGATTCGCAATACGGGTTTTAGAACCAGATTTATCATCGTCTTCTTCAAATGCTTCATAACTTCTAAATGTCATATTACGGAACATTCCTCTTTGAAAAGAATCTGCGTTAAATACAATACCATCTTCTTGGTTATATCCTGTAAAGGCTCCAATAGCAAGAATAATATTATGCCCATATCCTATTTGACCATCTGCTACATAATCATAATATAATGTTCTAACAAGTGGTGCTTCTCCATAACATAATATATGTGTTTGATTATCAAATCTATTCTTATAATTTGTAGAAAACATTGATATTCCCTGTTTTGATTGAGAACAAGATAATTGATTACGTGGTGATTGATTGTGATTTGGAAATGGAATCATAGATGTTAAGAGGCCAACCATTGTAGAAGGATGTAATTCAACATGTGTTGATTCTCTTTTTATTTGTTCAGGATACATCGCAATATATGCTTCATTTGATTCATAAGGGTCAACATATTCTATTACTCCCACATAAGGCGTTAATTCATTTATATAATCTTCAACACTTACAGATTCTCTAAGTTCCAATGGGTCAGTGAATATAGAACTTGTAATATTAAAATCATATGTTTTTTTATAAGTTCCTTTTACCATTTCATTCCAACTCTTCATAGACTTCAATTTCTCATAAGGATGTAGAGCATTTTCAATATGTATTAAAGGTCTTACTGGTCTTCCTTCATCAAAATAAAAAAATATTTTTCTTTCACGGATATTAAATCCCATAGAAGAATAACAAGGTAGACAACCAGTATATTTCATAAGTTTACAAACTTTTAGAAGGTCAAATGGGTTATACATAATGTATCCTATAATTCCAGAATTAACGTAGATAGGAACACCAATCATCATCATTTTAGGTGTCAAATCATTAATAGGAAGAACATTCATTTTTCTGATTAACCAATCAATAAAAGGTTTTGGTTCCATAGAAAGACTAATAGCAGTAAAATTAGATAAATTCTTTGTAATACCAATAGAAGAACCACCAGGGGTTTCAGATGTGCAGAAGTAACCATATTGAGTTGTATGTAGGCGACGAGGACCTGCTAAAGCAAGACCAGTATCAAAATCTAAATTTACACGACGACAATGGGATAAGAAATCTAAATAAGATAAACGAGATAAAGGTTGTAAGGCTCCTGTAGCATCTTCATGTCCTGTGGTCCATTTACCTTTGAATCCACGATTAATTCCTTCTGTTATAAAATTTAATTCAAATAATGTAGATAAATTTCCTGGTAAAAATAAATTCAAAAAGTTTTCTCCACTATAATTTGCTTTATTATATTTATATTCTTTATCAAGAGAAAATTTCATTTTTTTAACCCATTGTGTATAAATATTTTGGAATAACATTTTTATTAAAAATCCACTTGTTAAACATCTTTGATTTCTTATATCATCTCTATCTGTTTCCATATCAATATTTGCTTTTACACGTAGCATTTTACGAACACATTCTCCTAAGAAATAAACTTTATTATTCGGTTTATTTTCACAATGAATAAATATAGAATTATATAAAATATCATATACATGTGCTTCTGAAAAACCTTTTGTTAAAAGTTTAATATATTGAATAGCAGAATACTGATCCATAAATGGGTCTGCTTCTAACAAAGTTTCATGTAAATAAGGTTCTAAAAGTTTTGTTTCTACTGATGTTTCATCTGGTAAAATGAATCTTAAAATATCATTATCAGATTGAACACCAAAGGCACGGAATAAAACAAATAAAGGAATTTCTTTACGAACCATTGGAATACTAACAACAATGGAACCATTGGAACGGTTTATAGCAAAAGCAATTCGTTTTACTTGTCTTGTTACGGGATTTAAGCATTGAATAGAAGCATATATTTCTGTATCAGGGTTATTTTCTTGTTTTGAAATGTATAATGTATTAAAAGCAGCTTCTTGTCGTGTAATAAGAACTTTTTCAGAACCATCTACTACAAAATAACCTCCATAATCATAAGGACATTCACCAACCTCTTTTAAGAATAAATTTGGTTTATTATGTAATAAACAATATCTACTGTGTAACATAATTGGTATTTTAAACAAAGAAACTTTTGATAAATGTGAGTATTTTTCATCTTTCGGATCTAGAGTTACAACTTTTTTAATAGGATTTCCTCCAGAAGGATTTAGTTGTGTAAATGTAATACGAACTACAATATCCACATCAATACTTGACGAATAACTTAAATTACGTAACCTTGCTTCATTCGGAAATAAAATACGGACATCTTCTCCATTTTTTAAAGATAATGTGGGTGTTCCAATATAAAAACGGTCACCATCAATACCTCCAATAAATATTTCAATTTGATATGCATAAATATCCTTTTTATTATGAGTTCCAATAGGTTCTTGTAAAATTAATATTGGATTCTCTGATTTAATAATAGCAGGAATATCATTTGCAATAAATTGGTCAAAACTATTTATATGATGATGTGTAAATGGATATGAAAATGTTTTGAAATATTTATCAATTATATACTCTGACATAATTCTTGAAGTTGAACCATCCATATTAATAAACCTATTAATATTATAGGTTTGTTCTTATGTTACTTTTTTAGATTTTTATATTTTTTACTTACTGTCTGGAGGCCTGATAATATGTTTGTAAAGGATCAGGTGATTCACCTAACTTCATAGCTCTATTGTTATCTAAAAAATCTTGTAAAGGTGTTGGAGGAGATTGCGAAGCAATCAATCTTTGTGATAATAATTCATTCAAAGAACCACCGGATGTTACTTTATTAGAACCCATATCTGTTGATATTGTTGGTGTAATGTTTTGTTTTCCACAGTCAGAATCCATAGCATTATTATTTATTTGATTATAGAATCCAAATCCAGAACTTATATATGGAAGAAAATTACCATGAGGACCGTTTACACCGGGACCTGTTGTATAATCTAATGGAGCCACTCCCCCACTTTGTTTATTTTTATTTCTTCTTGTTTTTCTAGATGATTTCTTTCTCATATTTAAATATGCTTCTGCTGCTTTCGCATCAATAGATTTATGAAATACTGATTTCCATACTCCTTGAAAATCAGCCACAGAATGAATATGTTTTGATTTTTGTTCAATAGTTTCAAATGCTTTTCTTAATTGAGGAACTGTCATAACTTTTCTGGACTTTGTATTTTTCTTCTTTGTATTCGCCATCTATACTATAGTTGTTTTTCTTTTATAATAATTATTTTATAATAATTATTTTATAATTGCTTTTGTATCTCTTCTAATTTTGAAGCGGGGATACTTGTATATTTAGGTTTAAATATTTTAATAAAAGATTCTATCATAGATTTTACATCAATCTTTAAAACAAATTGTGAAGTAGCAAATAATATTCCAAGAACGATAATACTTATTAATATAGGAGTTGCCAGAACTTTTAATTGATCTCTCCAAGTATTTAATCTATATTCATATCCAAACATACTATAATGGGCTTGAACCATTATAAATAAGAAAATAATTGCAAGGATAAATATAAATGTTGTTGAAACTCGGGGAATTAGAAAAAAAACAAAAACTCCTGCGAGTATAATTGTTACTAAACTTGGTATAAATAGTTGCATCTATTCATATTTATCATATTTAATCTTATTAAATCTTTTCCATTAAATCAATCTGTGTCAAGAAATGCTTTCTACAGCAAGGACGACGTAACTTTAAAGTATCCATAATTTTTTTTTCAGGTGTTACAGGAATTTCATTACCATCAAAATAGTAACGTTCTTGTGTTGTTGTCCCTTTCATCTTTTTTAATTCAGATTGATAATACCTCCACTTGTCTGCTATCATATTTCCACATCCCATACAACGAATAGGAATTATCATTTCTATATAATCATATATTATTAAATTTTAAACCAATTTTATTGGTTTTTGCGTTTTATCTAATATTTTTCATTATATAATTCCTATAGAAATGACATCAGTATTATTCCCTCCTGGAAGCCAATATCAGAGTGGTAACCCTCTTGGTCGTGAAGTTCGTATGTTAAAGATTGAAGTTGAGAATCTTAAAAAGGCTATTGCTGAACTGAAAGCAACTTTTGTTAATCCTGGTTCTCTTTCTTCTGGAACTCCGGGTCTTCAGGGTCCTCCTGGTCCTCCAGGTCCTCCTGGTCCTCAGGGACAGAAAGGTGAAAAAGGGGATACAGGTCCAGCAGGTCCAGCAGGTCCACTAACCTATATTGCTATGCCTAGTAGACCAGAACAAGTAAACTTATCATAAAACCTTTTATCATAAAACCTTTTATCATAAAACCTTAAAAGAACGTAAGCTTTGTTCAGAAATTTGTATACCCTCATTTTTTTCCAAATCATATATTATACGTTTTGGTGATACATTTTGAAACTTTATTAAATACGATTTTATAATACCTCTTTGTTCTTCAGACCATTTTGAAGCTTTTTGTTTTACAGTTTTTGTTATAACTTCACGTTCTAAACCTTCACTTGTTTGTTTTAAAGAACCAATTTCTATTTCACCAGCATGATGTTTATCGTGGCATTTTTGACATACGACTATTAAATTTCTCATATGATCTTTGTTTAATCCACTTGGTAAAATATTATTTACCGCATCTTTTTGTTGACCAATATGATGAACTTCTATTTCAGAAGATATAGAGTTATCACATATTTCACATTTATAAATTATACAATTTTTATTATACGATGATACTCTTAGATCTTCTTCTAAAATAGTTTTACGAATACTATGAGCAAGTGACAAAAATTCAGAAGGAATATTCATAGCCTTTGCTACCTCTAAACCATAATAAGTATTCCCTGGCCCTTTTTCTAATCTTCTATCATATATAAGTTTATCTTTAATAGCATCATAATGAACTTTCAAATGCCATATATGAAGACTCTTAAGACTTTTTAGAATATCTAAATCATTTAATCCGTGTAAATGCGTAGCAAAAATAAAAGAAGATTTTACATTGTGTAACCAAACAATTCCTGAAGCAACTAAAGCAGTTGCTGAAACAGATTCTGTGCCTGAACACAATTCATCTCCTAGAACCAAACTAAATTCATTTGCTTTATTCAAAATTTCTCTCAATTCTAACATTTCAACAGCAAAAGATGATAATCCTGCCCAAATATTATCTTGATTTAAAATTCTTGTAAAAATAGATTTGAATGGTTTTATAACCATTTGTAAAGAAGGAACAAAGCAGCCTACTTGCGCTAAAAGAACACTAATTCCAACTGCTTTCATTAAGGATGATTTACCAGAAGCATTCATTCCATACAATAACCATCCTTCAGAATTCAATGAAACATTGTGAGTAACATATTCAACTCTCGTATTTTGAGATTCAATTAATGGATGTCTTAAACCTTTTATATGAAAACCAGAGGATTCACTATTATCTTGGAACTCAGGTTTTACAAATCCTCGTTCTTTACATACATTTGATATTGTAAATAATATATCAATTTGAGAAATATAGTTTTCTATTGAACTCCATAAATTTCTATAATTATCAAAAAAATTATTACAAATAGGTATTAATTCTTCTTTTAGAACCTGTGCTAGCTTCATTTGATAGACCAAACAAGTTGCTTGAATAGATTCTAAAACAGAAGAATGAATTGAAACAGAAGATTTCTTTACAGATAAAGAAACTTTAGAAACTTTATCAAAATGAACTGCTATCTTTTTTGTTGTTTCAATTGAAAAGTTGTTTTCAAATTTAATTGTGCCTGGTGGTAAACCCGCTTCTTTCGTAATATTTGATAAAAATTCATCTGCTTTTCTATACTGGTTTTTAATAAGTTGCTCTATCTCATATGTCTTTGGTCCAACTGTGTTTTGTAAAAATGACATTGATTCATTTGATATTAACGCTTTTTGAATATCAAAATTCTTATAGAAAAAATCTCTATATTCTATAATCTTTTTCTCTATAGAAATATCTACTAATGTAGATTCTTCTAAAGCAGAACCTTTTAAGAATTCTAAAACATCTAATACTCTACTATAAGATTGATCCAGTGATAAAATATCTTGAGCATTTATTGTATAATTTGTAAATTTATGATGAATTCTTGGTAAATCAGAAATTTGTTTTAAACAATGTTCTACCCCTTTTTTATTCTCAATTGTTGATACTATTTCTATACGATGAATTCTTTTATTTAACTCTTCAACATCAGAGATAGGATTTAAAATTCTCTCTAACATATCTCTTTTTCCCATTGGTGTAAAAGTCTTTTTAAAGTAAGAAAGAATACATTCATTTGATGAAATCATATTGAGTTGATTTAATACATTGTTTCCTAGAAAAACAGTTGTTTCAGGATTCCAAATAGAATGTTCATAAAGTAAAGATGAATTAGATGGAAAATGTTCTGATAAGAATAATAATAGTTGAACTAAAGATATTTCTATATTAGAACCTTGAACAATATTTAAAAAATCATAAATAGATAATAGTGATTTATTTTGAAACCCAGAATTCAAAATAGATTCTTTAATAAGTTCTTGAGAAGAAGAATATTCTTTCATATGAATTAACGTATTGTGTAAAGAAAGATTTTGTTTAAAAAATGTTTCATCTTTTAGAATACGTCCTTTCGAAACAATTAAAAGTTCTTTCACTGGATGAACTTGAAAGAAATGTAAAATAGTATCTGGTCTCCAAGAATCATATTTTCCTTCAATTACTCCTTCAATACTTCTACAATGTCCTGTTGAAATATCTGCCACAGTAATCGCATAGTTGGGAGGAATGGTAAATGAATTCTCTTCTAAAAATAACAAACCAATATATAAAGCATCTGTTGTAATCGCTTCAATATGAGTTCCTGGTGATAAGACTTTCCAAACCTTTCTTTCAATAACTTTTCCTTTCATATCTTTTATTTGATTTACTAGAACAACTGTCCATCCTTCTCGTGTTAAAACAGAAGCATACTTATGTAGTGATTGTTCTGGAACACCAGCAAATAAATCACTATTTTCTTTAAAAGTTAATTGAATATTTAAGAGTTGTGTAACACGTTGCATTGAGGTTTCACCGACACCAGTATCTGGATTAATCCGGTCATACATTTCATAGAATTTACCTACTTCTAGAAAAATGCATGTATTTGAACCATATTTTTTTGAATGTTCTTTGTAAAGTTTTTGATACTCTTCTCGCATCTTGCTATATTATTATAGTGTTAAAGCTTTATAAGGCTTTGTGTTTAAGCACCATAAAATCACTATAAATCTGCCGTATCATTCCTTCAGGAGCCTTTGAATCTACTTTAATAAGTTTAGCATCTGATAAAATCTTTTTAATTTCATCCAATGATTTTTCTTCCGATTGTTTTCTAATTGTTTTTGCTTTGTGGATTTTTTTATTCAAATGTTTTAAAGAAAACTTAATTTTCTTAGATACTTTGCGTGTTTTATTTTTTAAAGGTAAATTCAGATTTACATGTTCTACAACTTTAGGAATTTTACTTACAGATAAAGTAACTTTATTTATTTTTTTTGGTGCTTCTTTTAAAATAACACGTTTTTTACCACCTGTAAGAAGAGGTGCTGCTTGAGAAGCCAATCTTGGTAAAATACCTTCAACTTCATTCATAGATGTAGGAGAAAGTGTCGAAGACATTGATTCTAGTTGAACAATTGTCCCAGCACTCGTAGAACCTCCTCCAGAAATATTTTTACGACTTTTTCTCTTTTTTGATACTTGCATACCACCAATATGACCAGTTAACTTTATTTCTTTTAGATCTGACATTTATCTATAGATATACCTCTAAAATAAAATTATAAAATTATAAAATTATAAAATAGTATAAAGAATTATTTCATAGTTAAACTAGGATTCAAACAAAAAGTAACAAAAAGTTGATAAAATTAAAACAATCTTTTTGAGTAAAATAAATAATAAAAATGATTCCTTCTTACCGATCCGTTCTTAATAAATTTTATGCTCAGTCGGAGGGTCGTCACATTGTTTACCATCAAATTGAGTCTTTTAATCACTTTATGGATATTGATATTCCTGAAATTATTCAAAATGTAAACCCTATTATAGTGCGTGGTTCACCTGAGGTTCCTCTTTCTGGTCCTCGTTCTGCTCTTGCCTCTGCTACTGGTTTATCAACATCCGCAGCAAATGCTTTAATGGGTTTTAAACACGATAGTGCCAATGCTTTAGGAGGTCCTAAATATGAATATGAAATCCAAATGACATTTGAAAATTTGTCTTTTCGGAAACCAACAATCTTTGAAAATAATGGTGCTATTCTTCCTATGATGCCAAATGATGCTCGTCTTCGAAATCTTACATATGCTTCTCCTTTATTCGTAGATGTTCGTGTGAAAACAACATACATTGATAATACTTCTTCCAAGGAGGGAGGGGAACGAACTGTGAGAGAAAGACTTTTTCCTAATATTCATATGGGTAAGATTCCTGTAATGGTTGGCAGCAAGTATTGCTTACTTCACGATCAGAAATATTTACATCCTAAGAATCTTGGTGAATGTGCTGAAGACTTTGGTGGATATTTTATTGTTTCAGGAGGTGAGCGAGTAATTATCAGTCAAGAACGAATGAGTGAGAATCGTCCATTTGTATTTCGTAATAACAAATCAAATAACAAAGATATTGAAATTATTGAAGTAAAATCAATTGGTCCTGATAATGACCAAGTGCCAAAGAGTAATTCTGTGAAGATTGTATATCATCCAAAAAATTCTCAAATTCATTTATTGAAAGCAAATATTCCTCGTATTAAATCTGAAATTCCTCTATTTATTCTATTTCGTGCTTTAGGAGTATGTAATGATAAAGATATTCATGATTTGATTCTTGGAGAAAAAGGAGAAGAAACATATTCTAGTTTGTTTGATGAATCTGTTCAAGAAGCAAGTATGATTAAGACTCAAGAAGAAGCAATTATTTATTTGTCAAATGAGATGAATGCTTCTATTTCCAAACATTCAAAACAAAATACTATGAAAATTCAAGATTTAATTAAAAATGAACTATTTCCTCACGTTGGTCTGAAAGAGACTGATAATTATAATAAGGCTTGTTATTTAGCACATATTACTCGCAAACTTCTTTGGGTTGCTTCTTCAAAGATTGGTATGGATGACCGTGACGCATATCCAAATAAGAGAGTTGATTTACCAGGTTTTCTTCTTGCTTCTTTATTCAGAACTTACTATAATAATAAAATGGTAAAAGATATTCGTTCTTCTTTATCAAAAGAGATTCACAATGGTTCTTGGAGGGCTTCAGGGAACTTTGAAGATATTGTAAATCTTTCCAATATTAATAAGATTATTAAATCAGTTATTATGGAAGTTGGTTTGAAAACATCTTTAGCAACAGGTAATTTTGGTTCTGCGAAAATTGGTGGACCCACAAAGATTGGTGTTTCACAAGTGTTGAATCGTTTAAATTATGTATCAAGTATTTCCCATTTACGTCGTGTTTCTACGCCAATTGAGAAGACTGGTAAATTAATCGCACCTCGTAAACTTCATAATAGCCAGTGGGGTTTCGTATGTCCCTCTGAAACACCAGAAGGTCACTCAGTAGGTGTTGTGAAGAATTTATCATCTGTATCTTCTGTATCTATTTATTCAAATGTAAATGTTGTAAAAGATTATTTTAAAAAGTTAAATGTTATTCAACAACTTGATTCAATCAGTATTGAAGAGAAACATAATAATGTAAGAGTTTTTGTAAATGGTGCATGGATTGGTTGTATTGAATCAAAAAATGTTCTTATAACGATTGATAGATTGCGCAAAGCAAAGAGAACTGGTATTCTCCATGCTCATACTGGAATTATTTGGAAAAACTTCTTCAAAGAACTTTGGATTACTACTGAAGCGGGTCGCTTACTTCGTCCTCTCTTTTGTGCTGAAACTTTAAGAGAAATTATGAAAGATACTTCTGGAAAACTTTTAAAAGAAGTAGAATTCTTAAAGGGATGGAATGATTTACTTCTTTGGTGTTCTCCAAAGAATAATCAATTAGTTGAATATATTGACCCTGGTGAAACAGAATCTGCTTTTATCGCAATGAATATTAATGAATTGAACGAAGATCATACTCATATGGAAATTCATCCTTCTACTGCTTTAGGAAGTCTCGCTTCTAATATTCCATTTCCTGACCACAATCAGTCACCTAGAAATAGTTATCAGTGTGCGATGGGCAAGCAAGCAATGGGAATGTATGCTCTTAATTACAAAGATAGATTTGATACAATGGCACACGTTCTCTGTTATCCTCAAGTGCCGTTTGTCTCTCCATTTATGTCAAAGTTTTATGGAGCACAAAGTATGCCTTGTGGTCAGAATGTAACTGTTGCGATTATGACTTACACTGGATATAATCAAGAAGATTCTATTATGATTAATCGTGGTGCTTTAGATAGAGGACTATTTCGTAGTATCTTCTATCGCACATACAAAGATGAGGAGCGAAAGAATCAAAGTTCTGGTGAAGAAGAAAAGTTTTGTAAGCCAGATAATGATACAACGAAACAAATGAAACACGCAAATTATTCTAAACTTGATGAACATGGATTTATTCCTGAAAATACATATGTAGATGCTGATGATATCTTAATTGGTAAAGTAGTTCCTATTAGGATTCCAACAGGCATGGTGGTTCCAGCAGGTTCTAAACGTCTTCGTGATGTAAGTAGAACAATTCGTAATAATGAAACTGGATGGGTAGATAAAATTTTCAAGAATCGCAATGGAGAAGGTTATAGTTTTGTGAAAGTAAGAGTTCGTCAGGATAGGATTCCTGAGATAGGGGATAAATTTAGTTCTCGCCACGGTCAGAAAGGCACTTGTGGAATGATTTTGAATCCTGAAGACATGCCTCAGACGGCAAATGGTGTTATTCCAGATATTATCATCAACCCACATTGCATACCGAGTAGAATGACTATTGCACAGTTTATGGAAACATTGCTAGGGAAAGTGGCATGTGAACTAGGATTTCTAGGAGATGGTTCTCCATTTAATGAAGTAACACTTGATAAACTTACAACTATTATGCGTGACCAACTTGGCTTAGAACCATATGGAAATGAAATTCTTTACAATGGATACAATGGTAAAATGATGAATACAAGCATCTTTGTTGGTCCAGTGTATTATCAGAGGTTACGTCATTGCTCAGCAGATAAGATTCATTCTCGCTCTTCAGGACCATTAGTAATGCTAACACGTCAACCAGCAGAAGGAAGAGCAAGAGAAGGCGGTCTCCGTTTTGGTGAAATGGAGCGTGATTGCGTTATTGCTCACGGTATTAGTGAATTTACAAAAGAACGATTTATGGAATGTTCTGACTTGTTCCGTTGCCATAGTTGTAGAGATTGTGGTTCTATTATTATTAGTAATCCCAAAGAAGGTATTTGGAATTGTAGAGGTTGTGGTAATACTACAAACTTTAGTTCTATTGAAATTCCTTATGCTTACAAGTTACTACTTCAAGAGTTAGAAACTATGAATATTACATCTCGTATTATTACAAAGAGCAAATTATTAAAGTTTGATAAGAAGTTTTGATTTATATTTTCTAGAATTCTTATACTTCTTATATTTTTTAATTGTTTTGCGTTTGCCTTTACCTTTACCACCAGTAATCATAGGGTTAAAAAAGTTATTTATTTTTCGAATAATAATTTCATTATCTTCTACATAATTTTCCATATTTTCTTGATCATGTATCTTTCTTTTTATATATGGATAAGTATTTGATATATATGCATTTTCTAGTGTTTCAGGAAAATATCCTTTCATATGATCTAAAGTAAAAAGAGTATCTTTCATTGTTTTATGTTTTTTAAACATTTCTAAAAGAGTGGATTGAAATATTCCATATAAATAAAATAATTCAGATTTCTTTAAAAGAGCTTCATATTGTTTTACTCTTATATAAGTAGTTTCATCTTTATGACTTAATATATCTTCATGTATTTGGTCATCAAGAAAAAGAATATCTTCCGCTTCTATATTAACATCTATATATTCTTTTACTGCTTTTTGTATTGTTTTTACTGTTTTAATTCTTGCTCGTGTTTTTGGAATGTCATATGTATCACGTATTTTATCATTATAATCAATAAATAATTTTTTTTCCTTATATATATTTAATAATTTATTATCTTTCTTTGCTTTAATAAATATATCATCTGATTCCATCAAACCTTCAATTGCTCTTCCAGCAAATTCTAAATTATAAAAATTTCCATTATTTGAATATATCATACATCCAAGTAATGATTTATCTTTTATTTTCTCCTTTAAAATATCAAATATACCATCAATATTATCACGCAATAACCATATTTTTGTAAAACCATTATTAAGTAATCTTTTTTCAAATGTTTCTTCAAGATCTTTTAAATATTGTTTTACCTCATCTGGATATGATTCATATTGTTCTTTATGACTATATTTTATTGTATGTTCATCATATAAATATGAAAAATAATTAATTGCTATGAAATCTCCTATTGTTCCATCTAAATCAAATACTGCTACCTTTTTTGACATATTAACCTATTATTATAAAAGAATATTCTACAAAAAATTGATTTACTTTTTTTTCTTTTTGCGTGTATAACTCTATCTGATTATCAAAATGTCTCTTAGTATGAAAGTGCTAAAGCGTAACGGTTCTTTTGAACCAATCTCTTTTGACAAAGTGTTAGGACGTATTCGCAAGGCATCTAAAAATCTTTTAGTGAATCCCGATTCTCTTGCTCAACAAGTCTTGGCGCGTATTTATGATGGTGTAAAAACAAGTGAGATTGATGAATTAACTGCTCAACTTGCTGCTTCTTTATCTACAAGTCATCCGGATTATGGTATTTTGGCAAGTAGAATTACTGTAAGTAATCATCAACAAAATACTGAAGCTTCTTTTACAAATGTTATGATACGTCTCGCAAATCAAATTGACCCTAAAACTGAAGAAAAGTTATCTTATATAAATGATGATATTATAAATATTGTAAATGAAAAAGGTAAAGAAATTGATAATCACATTGATCACGATCGTGATTATTTATTTGATTATTTTGGATTCAAAACTTTAGAGAAGTCTTATCTTTTACGTGATTCAAATCGTAAAGTTCTTGAGCGCCCTCAACATCTATGGATGCGAACATCTCTTGCTTTATGGGGTAATGATTTGAAGAAGGTCTTTGAAACTTATGATTATATGAGTCAGAAATATTTCACTCATGCCACTCCTACATTATTTAACGCAGGGACGTTGAGACAACAAATGTCATCTTGTTTTCTTCTTGCGATGGATGAAGATAGTGTAAGGGGTATTTATAAAACTCTTGGTGATTGTGCTGCTATTAGTAAATATGCTGGTGGTATTGGTCTTCATTTACATAATGTTAGAGCAAGAGGTTCTTTAATTAAGGGAACAAACGGTATGAGTAATGGTATCGTTCCAATGCTTCGTGTTTTCAATAATACTGCTAGATACATTGACCAAGGTGGGGGAAGGCGCAATGGTTCCTTTGCTATGTATCTTGAACCATGGCATGCTGATGTAGAAGATTTTCTCCGTATGAAAAACAACACTGGAGCAGAGGAAGAAAGGGCTCGTGATTTGTTTTATGCTTTATGGGTTCCAGATCTATTTATGAAACGTGTGGAGAAAGATGGTATGTGGTCTCTCTTTTGTCCAAATGAGGCTCCAGGACTTGCTGATGTTGTTGGCAATGAGTTTGAAGCACTCTATACAAAGTATGAAGCAGAAAAACGTTATAGAAAACAAGTGAAGGCGCAGAAACTCTGGTTTGAAGTTCTTGATTCTCAAATTGAAACAGGGACTCCTTATCTTTTATACAAAGATGCAGCGAATCTAAAATCAAATCAACAGAATTTAGGTGTTATTAAGTCATCAAATCTTTGTACCGAAATTCTTGAATACTCATCGCCAGAAGAAACCGCAGTGTGTAATCTTGCTTCCATTGGCTTACCAACATTTGTAAAAGATGAAATGATAACTCATAATGATGGTATTAGTTATAAAGAAAAAGTATTTGACTTTGAGAAGTTAAAGAAAGTTGTAAGAATTATTGTTCGTAATCTTAATAAAGTTATTGATATTAATTATTATCCAACAAAGGAAACAAAGGTATCCAATATGCGTCATAGACCTATTGGCATAGGTGTTCAAGGTTTAGCAGATGTATTTGCTTTATTAAAGATGTCTTGGGAATCAAAAGAAGCATCTGAATTGAATAAAAAGATCTTTGAACATATTTATTATGCTTCTCTTGAAACCTCTATGGAACTTGCTAAAAAAGATGGACCATATGAAAGTTTCCAAGGTTCACCTGCTTCCAAAGGAATTCTTCAATTTGATATGTGGTCTGTGAAACCATCCGATACTTTGGAATGGGATAAGTTAAAGAAACAAGTTGTGAAACATGGTCTTCGTAACTCACTTCTTGTAGCACCAATGCCAACTGCTTCTACAAGCCAAATTCTGGGATTTAATGAATGTTTTGAGCCAATTACAACAAATATTTATAGTCGTCGCACTCTTGCTGGTGAATTCATTGTTATTAATAAATATTTAATGAAAGAGCTTCTTGACATGGGTGTATGGAACGATATCATGAAACAGAAGATTATTGCTCATAATGGTTCTATTCAACTGCTTGATGAATTACCTTTAGAGATGAGAAACCGATACAAAACAAGTTGGGAACTATCACAAAAGATCCTTATTGATATGGCTGCTGATAGAGGTGCTTATATTTGCCAAAGTCAGAGTCTAAATCTATTTGTTGCTGATCCTAATTATGCTAAACTCACAAGTATGCACTTTTATGCTTGGAAGAAAGGTTTGAAAACTGGTTGTTATTATTTAAGAACAAAGGCTCCTGTCGCAGCACAGAAGTTTACGGTAGAACCCGTATTACCCGTCGATGAAACAAGTGATGATAAGAAGAAACGTGAGCGAAAAGAGTTATTAGATAAATTGGCTTCTGAATACGAAGAAGAATCTAAGAAAGCAAAGGAACTTGCTGATTCCGGCGAGGGGTGTCTTTTGTGTTCTTCATAAAGAATTATTTCATAATATTTCAAAAGTTAATATAGAAATGTTATTAGCTACAATTTTATTTATTCTCTTGTCTCCCGGTGTTCTTTTAACTATTCCCCCGATTGACAACTGGACTATGGATGGCATATTAATGTCACAACAAACAAATTCTCTTGCTATTTTTGTTCACGGTGCTCTGTATTTTGCTGTATTAAAACTAATTGCTACCGACACAGCAGGTTTTGGAATTCTTCTAAAGTGGGAAAAAGAAATCACCGGCAGTGGAAATTTAAGACTTTAATTTTATGATTTTAACTCTCTAAATAGTATATAGAAATGTTAGTATTGCTTACACTTTTTTTCATTTTATTACAACCCGGTTTGATTATTACAGCAACTGGCATTAGTTCTGGTAAATATTTAGCATCAAACCAGACATCTACTCTAGATGTATTAATACACTCTGTTGTATTCTTTACAATTAATAAAATGATTGATACAAATTTTATTGGCCTTGGTTTCTTTAAAGATATCGAAAAACAAATTTTGGGCACTTAATTTAATATTAATGATACATTTGCTAAAGAATGAATAAATTTTAAATATTCCTGAGGGAATCCCCAAAAACAACTTGGTTCTACAGAATCATTGGAGGGAATTCTTCTACTAGAAACATTATTACCATGAGAAAACGCAACAAGAATCTGTTGGGGTGGAATTTCCATCACGTCTGATTCACGACCCTTTATTAAAGAATCTCCTTCTCCAATATGAACTGTTTTATCAAACATTCTTTCTAAAAACCACGATTTATAACACGTTAATGTTGCTTCACTAATACGTTGGCCTAAAGGTAAATTTAGAGGAGGTGAATTTACTGCTGATATACCTTTTTTCAAATCATAACACGCAATTGTTGTGCAAACTGTTGCTTTTGCTTTCATTCTGTGTAAAGTTAACCACGCAACTCTTCTTCTAAAAGATGTTATCGGATAATGGTCATCATCATCCATAAAAAGAACAATATCATTCTTTGCTTTCATAACTCCTAAATTGCGTTTTTCAGAAATAGGAGTTTTTTTCTTTAAAGGAAGATAAATAATTTCCAATGGTTTTGATTGTTCCGCTGTTGAAATAATTTTATCAGAAGAATCTTCATTTGGATTATCAGAATCTTCTACAAGAATCCATTCTATTTTATCTTTTGGATAATCACTAATCATTATATTATGACAGGCAAGGTCAAAGAATTTTCTACGATTATACATAAGTGTGATAATAGAAATAGGCGGACAATCTTCTACGTTTAGAATAGGAGGTAACTTTGGTTTTTGTATATACGTTTTTGGTAAAGTATCAAGAATTTCTATCAAACGTTTTTTGAAATATAATTGTTTGAATTCTGTGTTGGATACAGAAGATTTATAATTCTCAAATCCTTGAATTGCTTTTTCTAAATCTTCTTCCACAGAAGAAAAATCAGATACAAAAGAACCATAAGGATATAAATGATTATTTTTTAACGTAGGTGTTTGTAACCACGCTACATTCTTGGATTCTTTGTAATCCTGAAGATAGATAGGTATTGTATTAAGAATAGTATATGCGTTCACATATTCTGCTTCTGCTGCGGTATAACCAAATCCTTCTGAAAAAGAAACTGCAACATGACCTTGATACTTCTGTAATAAAGTATGACGCTCTTCTTGAGTTAAATTTTTTACAATATAGTTAATATTTGATTGTTGAACCTTATTATTTTCAAGTGGCTCAATACTATAAACGTTTATTACTGGATAAGAAGGTTTCCATACAGATAAAAGTTCTTTTGCAGCCTTCCGTTTGTTTTGAGAACCACCTAATAAATATAAAAATTCTTTTACAGGAGTTACTTTTGTTTTAGGAAATGGTAATAAGGACCAAGGTAAAATATGAGCACCTTGTATTTGTAAATCTTCTTTTGTAATTACAATATCAAAATGTTTCATATAAGGCTCATATGATTCTTTTAAATAATGCTCCGGATTTGCGATAAATACATTGTAATTAGACCAAGGAACATATGTATAAATTGGTGTTTCCAAATGAATATTCACATCTGAAGTTACAGGAGGTTCTAAAGGATCCGCAAATCTTACTCGTGCTAAACCAGCAAGTGACCTTTGTAAAAGTGTAGCATCATTCTGTAAACCAAAAGTGTTTGATTTATTAAAAATAACAGTAACCTCTAAAAGCCTCTTTGTTTTGCTAAACATCTATCAAAATATATATTAGGGTGTTTAAGCAATGAATCAAATAAGAAATTTATCATTTTTATCTTGGAAACAAGATACTGCGTGGATGGAATCTATGAAAGGAAATAGATGGAAAAATCTTGTAAAAAAAGAAAATGAAATTTTTGAAAATGAATTATCTAAAATTTCAACAAAAGAAGAAATTCTTGCTATAACAGAACAATTTGAAAAAGAAAAAAATGTTATATATTATAATTTGAAAAATATTATAATTAAGTATCCACTTTATGATTCATATGAATATACTGTTGATTCAGCAACATATATAGTGAGTGATATAGATGTATGTGATAATTATATATTTCATATAAGAGATATAGGTAAAGGTAAACAGAATTATAGATTAGAATGTTTTAAAAATAATTTAATAAAATGGCATTATAATCATGTAGGTTCTAATATATATCTAAAAGGAAGTAAATGTTATGTTTTAAACGCAAGTAACACTTTATGGTATAATAAAGTTCTTGAAATTGACTCTTTAACTGGCAGACTTATAAGAGTTTTGTATGAAGAAAAAGATCCAATGTATAGTTTAACACTTGTAAAATCCGAGAAGACATTCTTTATTATAAGAGAAAATTCTGGTATACAAAATTTAATGTATTTTGATAATAATTTAATATTCGCAGGGAAAGGAACAAATTTTTATCCAATTGATATTTATAATAAGAAAGTATGTTATTTTGAATATTTAAATGAATGGAAATCAGTAGGATTTCATTTCCCTTATAAAATTTATGGTTCAATAGAATATATATCTTTAGAAAATAAAATATTTATTGAAAGACGTTTTGGGAGAAAAATAATGTATTCATTTAAAAATTCTTTAAAACCTATATATTCATATTATGGAAATTTAATTATAAATCCTTGGTTATATAATTTAGATAAATTTTATATTGATTCTACAAATGGATTAATACAATTATCTTATAAAAATAAATTAATACAACATAATTGTGGAGAAAATCTTGGTATTTTAAGACATAATTTTACATATAATCGTGTGCCATATATATCTATAAAGCCTCATTGTAAAGTAAAAGGATTGCTTGTAATTGCGTATGGTGCCTACTCTGCTCCAACAAATACCTCTATGTGGCGATGGAAACCATATTTACAAGATGGGTGGATAATTGCTTTTGCTTTTGTTCGTGGTTCTGGCGATGATACAATTGAATGGGCGATGGAAGCAAAAACATACAATAAATATAAAAGTTCTGAAGATTTGGAAGAATGTATAAAGGCTTTACAAAAAACATATAATATATCTCCATCTGATACTTGTATTTATGGAAGATCCGCAGGAGGATATTTAGTTGGTTCTTTGGTATCTAGAAATTCATCTGGTAATTTATTCAAAATGGTATATACTGAAGTGCCATATGTTGATATTTTAAGAACTACAACAAATCCTAACTTACCACTTACACAATTAGAATATAATGAATTTGGTAATCCAAAGAATTCTGTCTATGAATTCCAAGAATTACTGAAATTGAGTCCAGTGGATAGTTTGGTCAAACCTCCGGATATTTTTGTATTAGTTAGAACATCTGAAAATGATTCTCAAGTTTATACTTATGAATCTTTAAAATGGATAGATGCTTTAAGATGTAAAAACAATGATTCCACCAAGTTAGTCTACATATCTAAAAATGAAGGCCATTTTAATTCATCATTAAGAAATTTAGCAGAAGATTTTATTTTATTAAAAAATAGTAGAGAGAATGGATTCTGAACTTCAAAAAGTTTTAGAAGAATCTGAAAATGTTGTAGAAAAAGAAGAAATGGTTCAAGAGGGTGATGCTCAAATAGGTGATGCTCAAATAGGTGATGCTCAAATAGGTGGTGCTCAAATAGGTGGTGCTCAAATAATAGGTAATGCTGGTGACACATTGGATAAAAATGTCGTAGTAGACTTGGGTAATAATACTATAAAATCATTACTTGCTTATTGGACTGCTGCTCAAAAATGGGATTCATCACTTCAGGGGTTTTTAGGAAATTTTAATATAAATGGAACTCAATATACCGATAGACCATTATTATTATCTGATTTATATAGCTTAAACATTTCTTCTAGTGGTATACCATCTACTGGTAGAGCATTACAAAGAAAAAATCTTATACAAATTTTATTTGATAATATACCTCTTGCTCAATACAAACACTTACCAGATCCTGCTTATTTAGGATCTGGATCTTCTCAAACTGCTTCTCAAGATGATACTCAAACTGGTGGTAATATTGATGAATCCACTTTACCAACCCAAGAAGTATCTTTACCACCTGAACCAATTCAACAAATTCAAGAACCACAAGAGCAGTTACCTTCACTTGATATCGTTGAACCAAGTTCTACAGGTGGTTCTTATAAATGGTCAAGTCATAAAAAAAGAAAGTCTACCCGGATTCGCACTAAAAAAAATAAGAAATAATAAGTTTTATTGAATTAGGAGCACTATGGCTGATGATATGAGCAATAGTGGTGATAATACAAATAATGATTATGATACAAATACTGATTATAATACAAATATTGGTGATAATACAAATACTGGTGATAATACAAATACTGGTGATAATACAAATACTGGTGATAATACAAATACTGATTATAATACAAATACTGGTGATAATACAAATACTGATTATAATACAAATACTGGTGATAATACAAATACTGATTATAATACAAATACTGATTATAATACAAATACTGATTATAATACAAATATTGGTGATGATACAAATATTGGTGATGATACAAATTATACAAATACTGGCGACGATAATATAAATACAAAACCTATATTTCAACCTACAATTCAATACCCACAACAGAAGCAATCTAGACCAGTATATCAACAACAACAACAACCAGTATATCAACAACAACAACAACAACGACAACCATTATATCAACAAGCACAAGCAGTAGATAACAATAGCTTATATGGAATGCAACAACAAATAGAAAATTTAAAAGATACAGTTCAATACTTACAAAACTCTTTTACAACTATTCAACAATCACAAACAAATACAAATACAATTCTTCGTGCAGTTCAAGCATTAGATTATCAATTTACAGATCTTTCTGGACAGAACTATGCTTTAATAAATCAGTTAGCAAATATTAAATCTCAAATTATGACTGTATTACAATCTCAATCACAAATTCCTCAAGATCTTAAAAATCAAGTAACTACTTTGACCGCACAATTAAAAGATATTCAAGATGGTAAATATCCTGATAATTTAACAACACAATTGAAAACATTAAGTGATACTGTTAGTTCTATTAAAAATACATATATAACACCAGAGCAATTTAGATTTTTAGAAAATCAAATCAGAAATATTAAATCAGGCACAGGTGATTCCACAAATGTTATTTTAAATCAGTTAGCAAATATTCAAGCTGCTATTCAAGGTATTCAATCTTCCAAGAATAGAGGTATTACTACACAAATTGATGAAAATGGAGCTGTTACACAATCTAATTCTTTTGAAGAAGAATATTATGATGATGAAGATGAAGATTATGAAGATTTTATGAGTGGTGGTCAGGTAGTTGATGGTGATGGAACAGGAGATCAAACAGGAGATGAAACGGATGATGGAACGGATTATGATGATGGAACGGATAATGGAACGGGTGATGGAGATGGAATGAATGATGGAACGGATAATGGTGATGGAACGGATTATGATGATGGAACGGATGATGCAAATGATAGTGGTTATCCAGCACCTGTTCCCGTTCCTTATCCAATAAGAACAAGACAAATAGAAGCAACTAATATAGAATATATCCCAACTGATTATACATTTAACAGTGATACTCTTATTACAATACAAAGTGGTGGTGGTTCATATCCTATATATTATGATTCTACAAATGGTAAATATTTTGTTCTAAATGATATTCCTCCTAATGGTGTAAGAATAGATATAAATATTGATTTTTCAAATTATAATGTAACTGTGCCATCACTTGGTCTTACTGGAACAATACAATATGCTTCTGGAGAAAATGTTACATCAATACCAAATAATATATTATATAATCCTTCTACAACTCCTATTAGCAGTGTAACATTATATAGCACTATATTAGTCCCTCTAGTAGAAGGACCAGCACCAGAACCTTTTAATAATTCTCCAGAACCAGCACCAGAACCAGCACCAGAACCAGCACCAGAACCAGCGCCAGAACCAGAACCAGCACCAGCACCAGCACCAGAACCAGAACCAGCACCTTTTAATAATTCTTCAGCACCAGAACCAGCACCTTTTAATAATTCTTCAGAACCAGCACCAGCACCAGCACCAGAACCAGCACCACAACCAGCACCAGAACCAGCACCAGAACCAGAACCAGCACCAGAACCAGCACCAGAACCAGCACCAGAACCAGCACCAGAACCAGCACCAGAACCAGCACCACAACCATCACCATCACCATCACCACAACCAGCACCCTTTAATAATTCTCCAGCACCTGTTCCATACTCAATTAAAAACTACAGATTTCTGGGAACAAGAGAAAATATATCTTATACTACCACTGATTATAAATTAAAGACTAATTCTTCTCTTTCCATACAAATTGGTGGTGGTTCATATCCTATATATTATGATTATGATTATGACACCTATTTTGTTATAAATGATGAACCTGAAAAGGGAGCAAGAATCAATATAAATGTTGACTTTTCCAATTATAATGTAACTATTCCATTACTTGGTTTAACTGGAACAATAGAAGATGCTTCTGGAGCAACTGTTACATCAACAACAACTGGTAGATTATATAGTACTGCTACAACTATAAGAGAGAGTAATAGATTATATACCGCTAAATTAGTCCCTATAAGACAATCACAAGCACCAGGTTCAGCACCTTCACCCGCTCAACAACGCCATAAAAGGAAGATTAGAAGAGGAAATGGAAAAAATATTGAAATGATTACAAGAATTACATCTGATAAATGTTGTGAATCAAGCAATAGAACACCTGTAAGTGAATTAAAAGAATTATTAGAATTATTAAAATCTTTTTCGGGTCAAAGTTGTGCTCCTATTGTTGCTCCTCCATCACAACCACCAGCACCACCACAACCACCAGCACCGAAACCAGCACCAGCACCACCACCACCACCACCACCACCACCTGCAGCAGAATTACCTTATAATGATGCTCTTAGTATATTTAATACACTATTTATGCATCTTGCTGACCCACCATCATTAACAGATGCTCAAAAATTAGAATACATACAAAATTACAATACATTGCTTACAGCCAGTCAAAGCACATTAGATACTATAGCAGGTGGTGATTGGTCAACTATACCTCCACTAGTAATTCCTAATCTTTATACAACAAATACTAGAATCGCATATATAACATTAAAAACAGATAACTCTGACACTCCAGCCCATAGAACATATTTTAATAATTTAAAAGATTTACCAATTTGGTTACTTGATTATTTAGTAAATGGTGGTGATATAAGTAAAGGATCATGGATGACATTTAAAAATAGTTTACCATCATCTTTAAAACAAGGAGGTGGTGGAGCTGCTTCTATTACTGGAGGTGGAACTGTTGATGATATTGACAGAATTGTTATAGATATTGTTACTGAAAATCCAACAATAAATGATATGTCTATATTATTTACTAAAGTTTTAAGAAGAATTTCTCAAGATTTAAATTTAAAACCACTAGCCCCTATGTTTAGTAATAAAACTATTCCTACAACTTTATTTTCAGGATTTACATATATTAATGTAGATTCATCTGGTAATTATACACCTTCTAATGATATAATTGGTTCTTTATCTTTTGGAAATAGTGCTATTGATATATGGATTCAAATGACACATAATAATATTGATTATTTTTCAACAACACCACAACCAGCACCATCAGGGCCACCAGCGCCATTTACACTTATCCAACAACAAGGAATATTACTCGCTTTATGTGTAGTTATTAAACAATATTCTTCAGATTCAAATAGTAGTATTGTATTTTCAAATAGTTTTAAGAATTTATTTGATATGTGCAATAATACAAGTGTAAGAAATGGTATGTCTACTCTTGAGAAAACTTTAATAACAGAATCAAAAACATTTTTAGAAAATCATATGACTCCTCCAGGACCTTCTATATTTAATAATTATGAACTTGCTGCTATAAAACAAGCATTAAATAATTTACACAGTGGTGGTGCTTTTGATTCTAATAAAAATCTTGAAGTAAAAAAAGAAAAAATGAAAAGAAAACAATCAGAAGATATTGATTATGAAAAAGAAATTGCAATGGCTCTTGAGAAGTTAGAAAGTATGAAGATTAAATTATCAGGTGATTCAGATGTTTTATCTGGTGGTTCAGATGTTTTATCAGGTGGTGCTAGAGATTGTGATGTAAATAATGTTAAAGTTAAATTTAAACAACAAATAGGAACAAATCTTGCGGATACAACATTAATTAATAGTTTATTTGGTCCAACAAAATCATATGAAAAATCATTATTTTATGAATCAACAAATGGTGAAACTCCAACAATAGACAAAATTATCATAAATCCTAATTTTCCAATAAATAAATTTTTTATAAAAGATGCTAATACTAATATAAAATATTATTTAAATCTTGATAATACAGTAAATCCTACAACATTACTTTATAAAAATCGTAATTTTCCTATAATAGTAAGTAATCCAAATATAACAGTTCAAATAATAAATACATTAGCAAATCCAGATTTTGTATCAAATCTTTTTGACCCTTCTATAACATTTTCAGGGGGTGCTACTATACCTGCTCCTAGACCTTCTCCTAGACCTTCTCCTAGACCTTCTCCTAGACCTTCTCCTAGACCTTCTCCTGGACCTTCTCCTAGACCTTCTCCTGGACCTTCTCCTAGACCTTCTCCTGGACCTTCTCCTAGACCTTCTCCTAGACCTTCTCCTGGACCTTCTCCTAGACCTTCTCCTGGAACAAGAGTTGCTCCTAATCCAGCACCTGGATTACCAGCAGAACAAAACCAATTATGTCCAAATGGAGATATAATATCAATTGATATGAATTGTGCTGAAGATAGCGTCCCTGATGTTTCAACTTATGAAACAGGTATTAGCGCTAGAATCACAGATATACTTCTAAGTGGTGGTGGTGTTCAAAGTGGTGGTGAATTAACTATAAATATCGATTATCCTGTATATTATGATTCAACAAATAGTCAATATTTTATCATTGACACAGATACTTCTAGACGATATAATATAAATGAAAAATCTAATAATGAGTTTGAAATATTAGATCCATTTGGTTCACCAATTGTTAGTGGAACATTATCAGGTGCTTTAAATCCCTCAACAAGCGGACCTACAGTAGCAGTAGGTTATACAGAGATTGATAATATATATATAAATATTACACAAAATGAAATAAAATCATTGAATTTTACAGGACTAACAACTTATCATGGTATAGCAAATAAGATTATTCGTGAATTATATCCTTTACTAAAACCAATAAAACCTTATAGCAATATATACATAGAGACAATAAAAGTTATATCACCTACTTCTCGTGTTACTGTTTTTGGTTATATTGATTTATATGGTATCTACTCGATTTTACCAAACAGGGTAGCGGGTAAAACATTTTTTACTGATCCTTATTATCAATTTATTGTTGATTTAGATAAAGATTTAGGTAGAACACCAAGTCCTTATGTGCCTCCACCACCAACACCTGTTCCTAGACCAGCACCAGGATTTTCTACAAATTTTAATAATTATGAACTTGCTGCTATAAAACAAGCATTAAATAATTTACATTCTGATAATTATGTCCCACCACCATCAACACCTGTTCCTAGACCAGCATCAGCACCTGTTCCTAGACCAGCACCAGGATTTTCTACAAATTTTAATAATTATGAACTTGCTGCTATAAAACAAGCATTAAATAATTTACATTCTGATAATTATGTCCCACCACCATCAACACCTGTTCCTAGACCAGCATCAGCACCTGTTCCTAGACCAGCACCAGGATTTTCTACAAATTTTAATAATTATGAACTTGCTGCTATAAAACAAGCATTAAATAATTTACATTCTGGGCAATTAAATAAAGTAAATACAGCGCCAGCATCACCACCAAATAATTCAAATATCTATGATACAAATTCAGGCTTTGGATTAAATGAATTTGGTGGTGGGTATCAAGGAGGGGCATTAATAGAATTAGATAATAATAATAGTTATCCTATATATTATGATAATTCGAATGAATCAAAAGAATATTTTATAGTATATAATACAATAAGATTAAATATTATTATAAATATAAATAATGATTCTTATGAAGTAAGTGTTCCTGGAACATCCTATACAGGAAGAGTATTAGATGCGAGTAATCAGCCAAAATATCCAACTCCATCTCTTTCTCCTTCTGAACTACCATTAGAAAAAGGAGTAGTTTTAGATATAGGAACAGCAGTTTTATATGATCAAATTGCGTTGGTAAATTCAGAACAAGCACCATCTCCTATACCATCTCCGAAACCAGCATCATCTCCTATACCATCTCCGAAACCAGCACCATCTCCGAAACCAGCACCATCTCCGAAACCAGCACCATCTCCGAAACCAGCAGATCCTATTTTTAATGAGTATGAAATGGCTGCTCTAAAACAAGCATTAAATAATTTACATACTGGTGGAAATAATTATGATGAAATAGTAGGTATGAAGCAAAAAGGACAAAATGGTGGTCAAACAACAATAAATACAACTCCAATTGGTAGAACAAAAAAATTTGATGATAGCACTCTACAACGTGTAGCAAATTCCGCAAAAGTAGGTGCTTCGGAATCTAGTCAAACAGTAAGATATACTGCGGGTATATATGATGATGATGCACGGCCAGATTGTACAACTGATGCGACTTGTAAGCAATTTAGAAATACAGTAGGTGTAATGTTAGAAGGAGAATCGGATATTTCTGAACCATTAACTTATAATCCTCCCCCAGGTAATGTTATAGGAACACCGCCATTTCCCGGCACTGCTAGATGTTGGCGTAAAAATCCTACTACAGGTATATCACAATATTATCCTGTTTCAAATCCTATCTGCACCACACCCTTTACAGTTAGTGGAGGTAAAATGCGTTCATCCCGGCGCTCAAGTAAAAAAAACTCTTCCCCAAGTAGAATGTCACGTCGCTCGACTCGTCGTCGCTCTACACGCAAATCTGGTCGCAAGAGTCGTCGCTCTACACGCCGCAGCCGCAAGTAATAATCTATGATTACTCATCCTTGATAAAACAATTTGTATCCCCTAACAATTTTCTTAAGAATAGATTCCTATGAAGTTTATCTTTTCCATATTTCAAAATCCCATTTCTATGTTTCAGAGTTCCATAACCTTTATTGTTCTCTAAATCATATTTTTCATTCAATTCTTTATTTGTAATAAGATAATTAATAATATAATTATCATGTGACACTTTTGCGATAATAGAAGCAGCAGCAACACTTAAATATTTATTATCCATTTCAGGTTCTAACACAAGTTCTTTATCAGTATCCATGGGTAAAATTCCATCTAATAAAATACGATCTGGGACTTTACTTAAATTACAAAAAGCACGATGAAAAGCAGTTTTATTTGCTTTTGTCATACCCATTTCATCTATTTCTTCTGCTGTTACAATTCCAATACCATAAGATACAGCGTGTTTAATAATACCATCATATATAATATTTCTTTTCTTTTTAGAAATTTTTTTACTATCTTTAATCAATTCACTTAAATTTTTAACTTCATCATTCCATTCCGATTCAGGTGACCAGATCACCGCAGCAGCATACAATGGTCCCCATAGAGAACCACGCCCCGCTTCATCTATACCGCATTCAATAAGGTTATCATCTTTATGTCTTAATAAAAGCATTTTGAATATACATTCTTAAAAAATATGTATCAATTTTATAGGATGAATGCTCATTACTTTATAGCATTATTTGTAATTTTAGTAGTTGTAGCAACAACGTTCAGTATAAAAAAGAAAGAAAATTTTCAAACAGAACAACCTTTAAAGCCTAGGTTACGAGTTGTAGAATCACCAGTTGAACAAAAAAATGTTAATGATACATTACAAGCATACACAGATCCTTCAGATACATTATTATTTCCTTCTCCCGGTGAAATTGCTTCTTTCAATAGTTTACCTTATCAAGACCCTTCTTTAGAAAAAGCAACATATCAACGTATATTAAACGTTCAAACAACCTTACAAGGCTTTTTAGAGCAAGAAGCACCAAATTTATCTGATTTATCAGATCCAGCAGTGGTGCTTCCTTTAACAACGGCAAGAGGTGATTTAGTTAGATTAAGAAATGAAGTGATGGTTTTACGACGTAATCCTGGTATTAATTCATCATTAACACAAAATGATCTTGATGGAATTGAAGCAAATCTTGGTTATCTACAAAGAATGTGGAGATTAACTGTATATAATGATGTAAATAATATAGAAAGTTTTAGTGTAGAAGGATTCACTGATAATGGTAGAGCATCATTAAATGAATTAGAAAATTTAGTTACAAAGATTCAAACAACAACTACATTATTAGGATCATCTGGGACAACAGACACTGTTGTTCAAGCACGTGTTACTGCTTTAAACAAACTAAAAGAAAAACTAAATTTATTAATTAATGATGTTCAATCTGGCGGTAGGTCTGAATCAGAAATTCCAATCACGCGCAATGCTTATGTAAATTTCTTGAAGACTGTTAACAATACAAATTCTCCTCTTAAAGATTTAACAAAAAATTCTGGGTTACCTACAACATTATCTGATTTATTCCCAACATATTCATATGGAGATGCTTCAGGTGCTAATTTAGCAAAATATATATTCCAACAATATGCGGATCAATTATTAAAAGGATTATCATGGGATCTGAATATTCGTTATACAAGTGATAATGAAGTGAGTATGGCAAATTCTTTAGTAAATAGTTTATCATCTATATTATCACGAGACAATAATCAATATTATGATTTAACTGATAATCGTGGTGAATTTGCTTCAACAATTACTGATTTAAAAAATAAAACAAAAACACCTACAACAACAACAACACCTACTACAACAACAACAACACCTACAACAACAACGACACCTACAACAACTACAACACAGTCTACGACATCTACAAAACCTGTAAAATTTGATTGGCATGAAAGAGCAAATTTCATATGTGAATCTATCAAAAAACGTGAAATGAATCCCGATGATTTTGGATGTCTAAAAGCAGACCAATATGTATCTGATAATTTTTCTTGGAGAGGTTATGCTAAAATGATTTGTAATCGTTTAGGAACATCTTATGATACAGGTTTACCAGAAATGTGTGGATGCCCTGAACCTTCTTGGAAAGGATGGAGGGCTTGATAATTTTATAATATAGAATTAGAGTAAAATGCGTGTATCAAATGTTAAACAATTAATATTTGTTCTCCTACTTGGTGTAGTGATAGGATATATTATTTCAAAATCAATGAGAACAGAAGGATTTCAAGCAACATCTTCTGCCGATCATTCTGCCACAACAGAAGCAACATGTAATAATTGTGGCTACACAATGCCTTCTTGTCCACCAATGCCAGATATGACAAAATATGTTCTTAAATCATCTGTCCCTCCTTGTGCGCAATGCCCCGATATGAGTTCTTATATGTTAAAAACAGAATGTCCTTCTGCCCCCGACCTTTCTCAGTATGTCCTTAAATCAAGTATCCCGAAACCAGATCCTATTATTATTGATACCAGTTGTAATAAAGATAATGGTCCTTGCCCTCCTTGCCCTCGTCCTCGTTGCCCTGAAGTGAAATGCCCTCCACCTGTATCATGCCCGGCTTGCCCACCTTGCCCTCGTGCTAAATGCCCTGAAAAGGTTGTAAAATGTAAAGCAGAAGATAGTGAATCAAACAACGTGCGTCCTTATTTAACACCTTTATCAAGCATGTTTGGTTCTACTTAATATATAGATAATGGATACTCGTTATTGGGGGCCATCTGGATGGAAACTTCTCCATTCCATTACATTTTCATATGATGAAAAGTTAAAAAATAAATACAAAGATTTTTTTACAACCATTGCATTTGTTTTACCTTGTAAACACTGTAGAAAAAGTTATTCAGAATATATTTTGAATGATCCCATTGACTCAAAAGTTGATTCAAAAGAAGAGTTAACAAAATGGTTATGGAGGATTCATAATAAAGTAAATGAAAAGTTAAGAGGTCAAGGTTTATGTAATTATGAAGATCCTCCTTTTTCTATTGTAAAAAAGTTATATGAAGAAAAATTAAATCAAGGATGCTCTAAAGTTCATTTTGAAGGCTGGGAACTATTATTTTCTATTGTAGAATCCCATCCATATTCAAAACTTTCATTGGGTTCTAAACCATTTGATGTTGATGTTCCTAATGATATTAGTATAAATACTCCTTTATTAAAGAATATGTATAATCTTATGAAACCGGAAGAAAAATTAATTTATTTTAAAAGATTTTTTGAACTGCTTCCGACGATACTACCATTTCCACAATGGCGTTCTTTATGGAAAGAATTTGATAATGGTTCCTGGAATTCACGACAAAATTCTTTGAATAATTTATACCGAATAAGATGTTCTTTAGAAAAGGAATTAGAGTTATTAAATAAGACAAAATTTATCTCGTTATGTAAAGAGTTACGTTCATTTAAAAGTGGTTGTAACAAATCAAAAAAGTCTAAAACTTGTAGAAAAAAAAGATAATCAAGTCTTTTAAAATTCATTATTAGTAGATAATGTCTACTAATAATGGAATAATAAATGTTTTCGTTCCTGGCGTAAAAAGAGGAGAAGAAGTTTCAGAATATGCGAGAAAAATGGGTTACGGGGAAAAGAAATACTTTTTTGTTATTCATCCAAAACAAGGATGGAAAGTGTTTATTCGTGCGTGTTGTTTTATTCACGTCAAAGGGAAATCATTTGACCCTTCTAAATTTGTTGTTGTGAAAACAACAGATGCAAGTCCTAAAAACAAATCGTGGGAACCACCAAAGGGTCAAATGGAAGGAAAAGATGGTTTGAGAAATCCAAGGCAATCGTTGATGAATATTATGAAAGAAAATCTTCAAAGAGAAGTGGAAGAAGAATCTAAATTAATCAGGCTAAAAAACATTAAACATACTGGATTGGTTCTTCAATCAAAAGAGAAACAATATGATGAGAATACATATTTCCAATACCATATTTTCCAAGCATTTATTGATGAACGTGAATTTGATAAAGCAAAATCAAAATTACTATGGTATAAAGAACATCCTGAAGAGTGGAAGAAGTTGCGTATTGATGAACGAGAAAAAGATGATATTGATTGGTTTAATCCTAAAACAACTAAAATATATGGTCGTTGGTCTCCATCGATTGTTGCTTTGTATTTGAATAATATTACATAATAAAATAATTAAATAATACGTTTTCTTGTAAAATTACTCTGTTTACCACCTCCTTTCGTATTATTCATTGTTTTATTATTTGTAGATTTTTTTAGAACTTCAACACCTTCTGCGTATGTCGTTTGACATCCAGCATAATATCCAGATAATAAATCACGTGCTTCTTGTGCTATAGTCTCTAAACCTCTTATTCCTTGAGAAGCAAGATTTGTATTTAGTGTAATATTAGGACCATTTATATTAAATATTTTATTTAGTAATTTCAAAACTGCTCTTGTGTGATCAAATTGTTTTTGAAATAATTTTTTTGCTTTTTCTCTTAAAAGTCTTATCTTTTCAGCATCGTTTTTTTTTGAAATAATATCATATTTCCTACCAGTCTCTTTAATATTTAAACTTTCTATACTACTATCATCTTTAATAATACGATCTAACTCATCAGCAGTTTTACCAAATGATAGAAGTAAATCTTTTAAACTTTTTTCTTTTGTAGAATCTTTTGGCAGAAAATCTTCAGGTTTAATTTTAGCATCTATTAAAATATCATTCGGACTTTTATATAAATTGTCTAATACTTTTAATGGTATAGCAGTTGTAATAGATTGGTTGGGTGTAGGTAAAGATTTATTTTCAACTAATTCAAATTTAGCATCAAATATAAGTGGTTTTATAAATTCAGGAATATTTTGTGATAAACCTGAAAAATTTAATAATTGTAAAGCACGAGCAACACAAAATGATTTTACTGGAGAATCACCTGATAATTTTGCCCATAATTCACTATATTTTAATGGATTCTGTGAACTTACTTGATTCTCATCAATTTTACCTATTCTATCTTTACTTATAGTTGGATCTAATAATGGTTGATAATATCCTTCTTTTAATTTACCAATACCTATTTCCATGTTTTGAACAATTTTATCTGCAAGAGTTTCAAATGTATTTTCTAAAAATGTAGGAATATCTTGTTTATTTCGTTTAATTTCTTCACTATTTTCTTTTTCATCTTCAAACGATAACATACCAGAAGAATCTTTTTTAAATTTAAATGTATTTTTATTATCTTTAAAAGGAGGAACAGTAAATTTCTTTGATTTTGTGAATACTTTTACTATAGATAATGTATAATTATCTTTATCACCTTTAATTATTAAATCAAATTCAATATCTATATCTATTTTTTTATTATCAATTAATGTTTCTACACCATATATAAATGTAGGCTCTGCTTGTTTAATTTCTTTTTTAGAAAGCGTTATATGCGTCCCTTTTATTTTAGAAGTATTTTCATCTACTTGTGTTAAATAATTAAAATCAGTTAAGATTTGAACAATTGTAGAATCCGCTGCGGATTTAATATATATAATAGTATTTTCTATAAATTCTGCTAAATCTATTTGTCTATCTTTATCTACAACAATTAAAATTGTTTTATCATCATATTTTTCTTTCGCAATTGTTCTTGTAAATTTATATGATAAATTATTAGAATTTTTAATAATTTTATCAATAATAATTTTTTCTTCTTTTATTCTTAAATTAAAACTAATTGATATACCATCACGTGCTATGATAAATTTATAACCATCATCACTATTATCAACTGTCACACCAGCCAATACTTGAGAAATTTCAACTGTTTTTTTACCTGTTGTAGGATTACGAAAAACATTTATTTTATGAAATTTTTCACCTTCTAAATAAGTTTTCATAAAATCATAATTTTCAGCACCACCTTTGAATATATTAAAAAAAGATTTCTTTTTAGGAATTAAAGGATTTATAGATGTTGTTTGTCTTACTTCTGGAATAATAATTGATTTATCTCCTATATAATCTTTTAAAGGTAATGTAGAATCTTGAATACTTAGAGCAAGTGCCCCAACAATTTGAAAAAGACGAATGTAATAAAAAGCAAGAACCTTACAATAAGCAAACTTTAATTTTGAATCTTTTGGGGATTTAAAATCTTCGATCTTTGCAAAATAAATAGGTCCTTTTATATCATCTTTTTTCTTTAAAAGATCTAAACCTGGTGATTTCAAAATATCAAGTTGTTTAAAAAGAACTTTTAATTGAGATTCAGCAGATACAATCCATTTTTTACATCCTTCATCAGAAGCAAGAGAAACTATATCTGCAATATCAGCATTCTTTAAAATGAATTCAAGAATATGATTCATAATATAGGTTGTTGTTTGTGTTCTTGAAAGGATTGTTCCTTGATCTGGTATTTTCATTAAAGGAATACTTGGTAAATCTGGAATTGATACAGACATAGAAGAGCCCATCTTCTTATTATGTTTCTTTTTTCTCAACTACCATTACGAGTTTTAATACATCATATTTTGATTCTAACTTCTTTAAACATTTATTAAGAGTTCCTTCACTAATATCACAGACAGAAGCAATACGTTCAATCCCAATATCGGGGTATACATTTTGAATATGCTGTAAAACAAAAGCGATGACACCCGCTGCCAAAGATGGAGGCATATTTTCAGGACAAATTTCTAGCCTCTCTGCTTCATTTGCTACACGAATCGCATTCTCTTTGAGAACCAAGAAATAGTTACGGGAAATAGGAAGTCTTGATAATGGTTGAGAAACATAATCTGAAGCACGTGTAGATGACATATTCGCTGGAATTATAACATCATTTAATAGACCTCTCTGATTCGCCATAGAAAGCACTTCTTGAAAATATTTAAACGATTTTGTGAATTGTGTAGAAGATAAATGAAATATTTCTGAAATCTCTTTTGGTTTTCGGGGCATTCCAATCATCTTTAAAGCAGAATAAATACAACTTGCTACCACACTTGTTCTACTCATCCCTCTCTTATCACAATGCTCTACAAGACGAATGTATAAACTTTTCGCAATATCAATTGTTCGTCCATCAATTCCATTATTTGTCGCAGTCAAAGATAATTGTTCAAAGACTTGTAAAAGAGAACGTTCTTTATAAGGTAATAAATTCCAAGTATGAAAACGTCTCACTCGTGCCATTCCAATACGATTTGATTTATTTCCCCCAACTGTTTTATTTAAAATAATTGTTCCTAAAGTTGATTGAGGAAAACGAGAATCGGTTGGTGCTCCAACACGACAAGGATCTGTAGAAGAACGATCTTCTGCTCCAAAGAATCTGTATTCCGCAGAACTATCAATGTTTGGTTCAAACAATGTTCCACATTTTGTGCAAACAACTTCTTCTTCTAAATCAAATTCTTCTTGCTCGGAACCACAGAACTCGCAACAATTCTTTTTAGGACTAACTTCTTCTTCAGTAAAGTATTTAGAAATGTCATCAGTAGAATCTTTTACATGAAGAATTCCCTTCATATATTGTTCCATTTCTTTTCTTAAGAGATTCTTAAAGAATGAAGAATCAATTTTTTAAATAATTAAACAATATACTTGTTTTTTCAACACTGTGTAATTTCTGTAAATATCCTTTTACAAAGGTATTAAAATATTTTGTTGCATTATCATTTGTTTTCCAATGTGTATGAATTGATAATAAAGGTTTTCCTTCCACTGCTATTCCAGAACAATTTATTTCTCTTTTAATTGACCATTTTGTTTTAAGAACTTCTTCTGATTCTTTTCCTTGTAAAAGTCTCCACCAACCATAATTATTTTGAACTGGAAATACATCAAATGAATAAATATCTGTTAAATCTTCTAAAGAAATTTGTTCAAAAAACTTTGATTTCTTTGAGAATGTCTTCCATATATCAGGTATGGTTCTATCATTTATATAAATAAATCCAGCATTATAAATACCATATTTTATTTCATCTTTTTCCTTAATTTCATGCTTACTCAAAATTAATTGTTTATTCGTATTAATAATTGGTAAAGATCCTAAAAAACAAATATCTGCGTCACAAAAAAGAATCTCTTTTTCACCTTCCGTAAAAACCCAGTTTAATAAATTCATTTTCTCGCATACAAAGTCGCCAAATAAAGTATTGAATTCTTTTCCTTTCATACTTTCCATTTGAACTCTATCATAATTTGTATAAGAATCTAGAACATTTTTTAAAAATAATTTACCTTTGTATGGCTTACGTTCTAATAAATATCTTTCAACAAAAGAATCACAATAAATATATAAATTTGGTAAAGAATAATTATTATTCCAAAGTTGTAAAGTAAATAAAAATATGTTCAAATCATGAAGCGCATTTTTATTTGCTAAAGTTGCTAAAGCATACATTCTATAAATTATAAGTTTTTACATCTTTATGCTACAATTGTATATACACCATAAGAGGATAAAGCAGCAATGAATTGAACTGCTACAATTGATAAAAACTCTTGTAATGATATTTTACTTTGTAAATACATTGAATAAGATATCGCAGGATTTGACATTCCTCTATTAAATTTACCAATTAATAGTATAATAATAGTAAATGATAAACCAACTATAAATGGATTTGTCGTAATCATTACAATAAAAACTAATAAAAAAGTTCCTAAATATTCATATAATAATGGTAGAAGAGTTTTCATCTATATATTTCCGGATATATTTATTCTATATAATTTAATAGGTAAATGAAAGGAGCAAAAAATGAAATGCTTATTTTGCTAGTTGCTTCTGGAATAACTTTTTTATGCGTTCTCTTTTTATTTGAAAAAATAAGTATTCATTCTTATGCAATCATACGACCTTCATTGCAAGCAAAAGAAGCGTTTATGAACCAGCCTTTAAAGAATGATGTTTATGATATTTCTAACGCAGATAAACCATATATGCTTTTAACAGATGTTTTGCAACCAAAAAATTGTTTAGGGATGTTAAACGCAAAGCGTTGTTATGATGGTGATTTTCAAACACGAATTGAAAAAACCGGTAGTTATAATCAAATGACAAATAATTATAAACATGGTGACCCTGAATCTTGTTCTGCTCCTTTTACAGAGTTTGTATCTTCATATTATAAAGTAGAAGCTTTAAAATAAAGTTCTAATATTGCTCATAATACTGCTAGTTGAACTTTGTTCTGTTTTATCAATTGGTGGTTTCGTTAAATTATCAGGCCATAAGAAATATACAACTGCGACAGATATTATTGTTGTTAAAACTGCACCAGCAATAGCACCCATAAAATTAACACCACTCATTTTAATAAAATTTGTTATTAAAACCATAAATGGTATTAACATAAATAAAGTTGGAACAATAATATCGTATCCTTTAGAATATAATTTTGTTGGATTTGTAAAAATACTAAATAAATCTTTTACATATGTTCCAATATCTAGAAAAGAACCCCACGAACCAAATGATGTTACACCAAGATAACTTAAAAATAAGAATAAACATAAAATATTGATTTGTGATGCCAACAATAAATCATATATATTTATATCCAAATGTAAAAATCCTGTTATTCCTATAGCTGCTATCATAACACAAACAACCATAATCGCATTTTTAATAGCAGCAGTATTAGATTGTTTATTATGTAAATAAAACATTAATGTTCCCAAAAAGAAACTAAAAAGAAGTAATAATATAATTTGAACAATTGTAGGTTTTGTTGAAGAAGATGTTTTAGGGGGTTTTGGTGGTGAAGGCGTTTTAGGCATACCAAAGGAAGGCATTTTAGGCATACCAAACGCACCACCGGAAATCATCTACACTAGAATAAGATAATTTATAAATTATTCATCAACAATTAAACATTCTTTTACTTTTTTACGTTTTGATTCTGGTAAAACAAAAGAAGTATTCTTTACATCAGACCAAAACTTCTCTTGTAAAAGTTTTGTAGATTCATACCAATTAAAGTCTCTTTTTACAAGAACATTATACAATTGTTTTATATAGTATTCAATTGTTTCAACAAATTCATATTCATTAAGAATTAATTCTTTTTTTTCTTCAAGTGTATAAGCATATTTATAATTACCATCTTTTTGAAATAAATATATATATTTAATTATATGACTATCATTAACATCATTAACATCATTAAATACTATATCCATTTTTTTTGGTGACCTAGATATAATCTCAACTTCTACATATTCACATTCATTCAAATTCGTCACTTCCATTTGAATTTGCATTTGACACCAATATTCAAATGGAATCTTTTTACCAACTTCACGTGTATATGGGCATTTTATTTCAACTAGTCTCCCATACCGTTTTTTATCATCACATTCTATAATAATTCCATCAGGACTTGCGCCTAAGTGATTATTTTCTTTATGTTTTAGCCTACCAGATTCATATATTTTACATTTCCATAATTCTTGTAAATGTATTCTTACCGCTGGTTCAAAACGAACACCCCACGCAATTGCATTCATAAATTCTGTTTGACAAGCAGTAGGAAAAGATTTTTTTTCTAGTGGAGCAATCTTTGAAAGAACCATTTGACCTCTTGAACGTTCAGAATCAAACAATTTTGAAAACTCACTTGCCGTTATCATATATTTCATATCTTCATACCACTTTTCACTTCTTTGTTCTACTTGATTCGCAATAAAGATACCATCTACAATTTCTTTTGTTTCTTCATAACTTCTATCAAATGATGCGTGTTTTTGAAATAATTCAACAATGTTAAATAATGTATCTTGAACTTTTTCTAAACAATTTTTATCTTTTGATTCTTTTGATTCTTTTGATTCTATCGATAATTGCTCTATAGATATATTCATTTGAACACGCCATTTCTTTTGAAGATCTTCATGTGATGGTAAAGGTAAATACTCTTCTTGTTTTTTAGCAATTTCTGACACCATAGAAAACATGTTATTGTAATTTTCTAACATGTTTTCTATCAACTTTACTGAAATTATACATCGTTGTAAGTTTAAACCGATGTATTATTAGGATCTTTATATATCCTAGATGTATCCGTTTTTCTTCTCATTGTTATGCTATTTCTTATAGGTTTATCTAAAATCTGAAAACTATATTCGCCTTCAGCATTTTGATGCATTACTAAATTTTTAATTTCAGTTATTTTTTCTGTTTCTATATCATATATTACTGAATTTTTTGAATTTAATACCTTTTTTTCTAGAGCTTTTGTTAGCAACGCTAACAAAGCAGTTGTTTCTTTTTCTTGTAAGCCTTTTGTGTTTTTCATCGTGTCACAGAATAAACGAAGACGATTTAAACGGAGTCCTCTTTCTAATCTATGCCAAGGTTTCTTAAAAGCGATTTCAGACTCTTGTGTCAAGAGTTTCTGTAATCCTTCATTTAATGAATAGTCACGAAATATTGTTGTAGAACCGCTTAGGTCGTGACCTCTTCTAACGGTCTTGTTTCTATTCATTATATATTATATATATCTTAAGTCTTAAAATGGTTCCTTAAAGCGATTTAATAATTTTTAAAACGGGTTGAATAAATTCAGGATTTGTAGAATCTATATGTAAATTATCATTATCACCAATACAAACAAATCTTCTCCAACATTCTACATTAGAATTTTCATTATATGTGTAAAATGATGATATATTTGTTTTTTCTCTATCAATTTCAATATAACAAAAATTATCTTTTATTATTTTATTTGTATAATACAATTCATTTTCATTTAAAAACTCATCTACTAAATCATTTTCATTTGTAAGAAATGTATTACCTTTATTTAAAAATATATGAAATATATGAATATCATACAATCCTTTATTTTTTTTATAGATAAAGGGGATTAAAAACATATTTATTCTTAATAATAATAACAAATCTTCTTTTAGATGGATCCAACATTTCAATATGCTGGTGGGGTAAGAATCCCTCCAAAACAATTTCAACTGAGAAATCGTATTGAACGTAATTCAAAAGATATGGTGAATTTAAATACATATAAACATATTGAAACGGATGTTCCCGACTTTACATATAATTTTCCTAAACTTACATATGCGAAAGGGAGAACCTATGAAACTCCTCTAAATCGTTCTATTGGTTATAGTCATACACTTGAAAAAAAAACCAGAGATATTTATGGATTTGATATATCCTATAACGATGCTAAAACGGATAGAGATATTTCGTATAATAATATAAGACAACCTATTGAACAACAAATTGATGTTTCTAAAGGATATAAGAAACCAGAATACAAAATTGCAAATATTCCTTATCTAGATATGTCTCCTCAAAATACTCGTTACGATGCTCGTGATTATAAACAATCCCAACCTTTTGTTGCTGGAGGTCCAGATCTTGCTTACAATCCCTACTTTGACCGATATGACCCAGTAACAGATCCACGAAATGTTATAAGAGAATTACGCTCTGCTGTTTACGAAGATAAAGGTGGAGATCAAGGATATGAAGAATCTCAAAAAAAATTAAAAAGGCACTTTGAAAATCGTTGGGTGCCTGAAGAACTAATAACAGACGATTTAATGGACACTTTTTTAAGACATGATACTGTTTTACCACAGATAAAAGGTGATAATAAATATTCAATGTTAAATACCAAAAAAGGTTTATTTGATCCTAAAACTTTTAAATCACCTGATACTTGTGGTTCTATCCCAAAGTTAAAAACTATAAAACCAACTGTTACAATGAAAGATCAAATAAATTTACTTTTAGAAAAACAAAAGTTAGAAACAAAAGAAACAAAAGAAACAAAAGAAATAAAAGAAATAAAAGAAACAAAAGAAATAAAAGAAATAAAAGAAATAAAAGAAATAAAAGAAACAAAAGAAATAAAAAATGTATATACAATTCCTTCTATAAAATCATCTAAATCATCTAAATTATTAGATTCTATACTTACAATTCATCCTGAAAATACAAAAATTACTGGAAATGTAAATGGAAGTGAAATATTACATTTTAAAGAACATATAGAAATATTCAAAAATGAACTGCATAATCTAACAGGTATTCATTTAACAGATTCTAATATTACAGAAACAGTTATTTCTATAGAGATTGATACAAATGATCCTTTATTAAGTGATAACCATTCAAAAAATCAATATCATAAATATTCAATTCAAATTCAAAATTCAGAGCCACATATTACAATTAAAGCATCTAATTTAATAGGTATAAGTCATGCAACATCTACACTTCTACAACTTATTCACTCTGATAGAATATCAGATGCACGAATAAAAATGGGTAATATAAATGATTTTTCTGATTCAAATTATAGTTCTATATTTATTGATTTAAATAAATATTCTATTGATATTAAACAAATTATTGATATTTGTAGATTTTATAAAATACCTTATATTCATATACAAGGTTTAACAAATGATGGTAACATATTTTATTTTGAGAATGAACTTTCTTTTCTACATAATGATAATTATGATAATGAATATTGGGTAGATATAATTAATTATGCTGAAACAAGAGGTGTTACATTAATTCCTGGAATCGATATTTTAAATACAAAAATATCAAAATTTTCAAATGATATTGGTTTAGAAACAACCTATGATTTTATAATAAAAATAATAGATCAATTATTAATTACATTTAAAAATACTCCATATATTTTTGTAGGATTTGATAAATTATATATAAATAAAGCATCACAAAATAAAGATTTCTTTTTAAAACATCCTGAAATTCCAAAATATGATAGTAATGCGTTGTTTCAATATTTTGTATATCGTATAAATAATTATATTCGTTCAAAAGACAAACGTATGATTTCTTGGGAAAATATGAATTCAAGAGTTTTATATGCGAATACAAATAATACTATTATTGCTAATGTTCTTACATATTCAAATGTTAAGAATTATAATGAAGAAATAATATCATATATTAATAATAATATTAATGTAATACAAGCACCAATACATTCTTCTTTAGAAGATGCCTATAATTGGTCTATTCATTCATCACCTAAAAATATGGGTTCTTCATATATTCTTAATAATGATAAAAATTATCTAATAAAATTAATTATACAACAATTTAAAACATATAGTATAAAGAAGACTATTCAATATAATACATTTATAGAAAATTTATTATATATACAAAATATTTTTATATCTTCTAATAATGGTTTTCGTTTAATAGAAGATGGTTTAGATAATTTAAATTATATTGAAAATGACTATGGTATATTATATACATACTCAAATATATTACGTTTAACAATAATAATAAATAACGAAAATTTAAAAGTTCATTATTCAATAAATTCAATAAATTCAATTAAATATACAGAACCTATTGAATTTAATGGTTATATTTATAATGATATTATTAATGTATATTTTCAAGCATATACGAATGATGATAAACCATATGGAAATATAATTCATAAACAATATATTTGTTTACCGTTTTCTATTAAAATGAATGGAACAAAAGGAAATAGTATGACTAAATATTTTAATAAAAAAGCAAATATTTATATAAAACCATTGTTGGATGGAAGAATTCATTTTGATTTTAACAAAGTTTCTGAAAAATCTCCTATACTACCTTTAGATTCACAAATAACAATTACAACTACAACAAATCCTTTATATATTGCATTATTTGATAAAAATAATAAAATATATGGTTCTACATATAAAGTAAATATGATTTGTAATGAGAATAATAAAGTAATGAATATATATACTATTACAAAATATCAACCTATATATATTGAAAAAGTATATAAATTATCTACAAATATTAAAACAATTCAATCAATTATTCAATCAATTATTCAATCAATATTAACAGGAGTAAATAATGATACAGTTAATATTGAAGTTATTGTTGTAGGAGGAGGTAGTAATTCATCATCAGGAGGAATTGCCACTGAAATTTACAAAAATGTTCCTGTAAGTATTGGAATAAATATTGAAGTTGGTATGCCATTTAAACAATCATCTGTATCATTTACTGATTTGTATAATCCTACTATGGCATATCAAGGAACTGGTTCTCTACAAGGTCTTATTACAAAAGGTAATCCTATATTTTCATCAAATGGTTATAATTATAATGGTATTAATTTTGGTGCTCCTGGTTATCAAGGTATTGTAATTCTAAAAATTACAGATTAAAGGTAATTTCGATTAATCAAACGTAATTTCAATAGGACTATTATACTTTTGCATTTGTTTTGATGAAACATTTTCCCCAATTAATACCTTACGACGAGTAATTCTTTTTGCTTTTGATTCTTTTAATTCTTTTGTTTCTTGCTTACGGATTTTTTGTAATTCTTTCGCAGATTGATTCATCTCTTTTTCAATATTTGATAGATTTAATTGAATATAATCTAAAACACCTTTCTCAATAGCCCAACGAAAGAAATTTAATTTTCCAACAGTTGTTACAAACGCAGGTATAGATCCAATTTGAAATAATATTCTTTCACGGCGACAAAATGGATCAAATAATTTTTTACTATAGGCTTTTAATTGATTCTTATAATCAATATATACAAAAAAGTCAGAACCCTTATGAATATAAGAAATATTATGAAATTTAGCATAATTTGTAACAAACCAATCAATTAACCGGAGACTCATTAAAGATTCTCCTTCAATAATTTTTAACAGTTCTACCAAATCACTACGATTGGAATAAAAAATTTGTAAACTCTGAATAATTAATTCTTGTTTACAAATTATCTTGCGTTTGCGTGTTTGAGGATCAGGTGTAACTCTGTGTTGAATATCCATAACTTCTTCCATTGTATGTATTTTTCCTAAATATTTGTTTAAACCTACAACAGATGGATTCGCCTCCTACAAATTTCAATCCGAATGAATCAATGTTATCAGGAGGAACGGAATCAATAATGAAAGTTATGGGAGGAGGTTCGATAGAACTAGAGGGTAGAGGAGGTTCGATAGAACTAGAGGGTAGAGGAGGTTCGATAGAACTAGAGGGTAAAGGAGGTTCGATAGAACTAGAGGGTAAAGGAGGTTCGATAGAAGGAGGAGGAGCACCAGATGGATATAATGAAAACCAAAGTGTGTTAAGTGGAGGTTTAGATTCACCAATTGTAAAAGTTGTTGGTGGTCAAAGACCAACACCAACAGCACCACAACAAATAACACCATCAACAGTATTAAAAGAAACATCCGCAAATGATATGAATATTAGTATTCGTTATGTAAATAATTATGAATTAGATCAAAATGCAGTAGCATTTTATAATCAAGATATTCCTAATAATGATGCTGATATAGATACTTATATAAATAGAGATACTATAACAATAACTGATAAAGATACTGAATTTAAAAAAAAACATTATCATTACACATTATCTGAAAATGTTGTTATACCTGATACACTTAGTGATAAGATTCAAGGTGAAAAAACAGAAATAAAATTTATTCCAAAAAATATAAGAGAAATAATTGTTTTACCACCTGTAAATGGAGACCCTTATACTTTTTTTAAACAATTAGTTTTTTTAAATGAATCTGGTTATTTATCTGATAATAATGTATTACAAACTAATATATTTGTTGTTTCATTACAACCATTTTTTGATCAAAATGAAGAAGAAGTTAAACCAAAAGTTATAGAGTTAAATAAACAAAAAGAAAGAATAAATAAAGATATAAAAAGAGTATCTAATGAAATGGCTTCGTTCCCTTATATTGAAGATGGCACTGAGAATGGAGCTTATACATATTGGTTAAAGCAATATAATATAGATGGAGATCTCTCGCTAGAGTTTATATTTAGTAATGCTGCTCAATCTATACCAAACTTTGTTACTCAAATAAATGCTATTCCAGTAAATAATATAAAAAAAGAAACTGATATAGATAAAGTAATAATTTGTATTAATATAATGAGATATTTTATTGATAAAAAAGGTCTACCTCTTGATATCTCCAAAAAAAATGATATTAAAGAATTAAATAAAATATATAAGAATTTATATAACAAAAAAAAACAATCTGGTGGAGGTATAAAAAAAAACTATCTTCTTAAACATTATTATCAAGGTATAAAAAGAAAAAATTATGATTCATTTTATATTGTAAATTACCCTTATACAATTATTTATCCAAAAAAAATAGGAACAAAAGAAGGGATATTTTTTACGACTAAAGAAAAAAAAGAATTTTCTAAACCACCGAATGTAAAAAATGAATTATCTCCAATAAATGTTGAAGAAATAAATGAATTTAATATTTTTTCAATGGCATATAAAAATAATGATAGTGGTAGTAAATTTGGGGAAAATGAATATCATATTATTTCAAATGGAGGTAATGATGTAGAAATTTATAATATAAATCCTACATTTGAATTATCTAATAACATTGCTATTCTTGATGTTATTGATGATGATGTTCCAATAGTAGTTGTAGATATGAATGGAGAAACATATAGAGTTCGTGTTCCAAGTGATTTTAACAGTCAAGTATATAAAGGATGGATAAATAATCAATTTACAAAACATGAAAAAAAACTAGTAGATGATTTAAGAATTAAAGAAATGTTAGAAAAAGAAAATAATACAAATAGTAATTTTATAGCAGAGTTTTTATATTATTTAGTTACATTTAAATGTTTTAATGATGTATCATTATTAACAAATAATGAATGTAAATTTATTCGTGATGCTTTAAAAAGATTATATAAATTTAATTTAACAAGGAAAATGGGTAAAATGGAATTATATAAAACGAATGATCTTCATTATAAAAATACAAATATTAATTGCTTTTCTGCAGGTTTAGGTGATCAGGGAATGATTACTTGTGAGATATATACAAATAATAGAGGTATAACTAAAAAAGGAACTGTTGAAATAAATAAACCTAATAACTGGAATGGAAGAGTTACGGATCGAATGAAACAAGAGGCATTTGATAAATGGCAACAACAAAAAATATAAATACAATAATATAAATACAGAATAGGAATGAGAAAAACTCAGAAATATAAAAAAAGAAGAATTTCAAAAACACGAAAGGGTAAAAAATTAGTTTTTAAAGGTGGTCAACGCCGTACACGTGCGCAAAGACGACAAGATAGGAAACAAGCACAACAAGGACAACAAGGACAACAAGGGCGACAAGGACAACAAGGACAACAAGGGAGACAAGGACAAGGACAACAAGGGCGACAAGGACAACAAGGACAACAAGGGAGACAAGGACAAGGACAACAAGGACAACAAGGGAGACAAGGGCAACAAGGACAACAAGGGCGACAAGGGCAACAAGGACAACAAGGGCGACAAGGACAACAAGGACAACAAGGGCGACAAGGACAACAAGGACAACAAGGGCAACAAGGGCGACAAGGACAAGGGCAAGGGGATGGACAGCAAGGGCAAAATCCACGAAGAAGAGACCCAGATAACCCACAAACAAAGGATCAAATGGCAGCGCAACAAGCGTCAGATAAAAATAAACAAGCAAATCGTCATAATAATGAAAAAGAAGCTATGGCAAAAAAACATAAAGATGAAATGGATGCTGCCACAACACCCGAACAGAAGGCTGCGTTAAAAAAGAAACACGATGATGAAAAAGCCGCTTTATCAAAAAAACAGAATGATGAAAAAAATACATTAGCAAGAAAACATAAAGATGAAGAAAGACAGCGTAGAGCAGATGAAGAAGCAATAGCAAAAAAGAAAAAAGATGATGATGATGATGGGAAAGATAAAGGGACAGGGCAAGGAAGCCCACAATTAAGTATAGGAAGTATGCCTGGAATGTCTGGAATGTCTGGTATGTCTGGTATGTTTGGTAATTTTGGCACTGATCAATTTGGAAATCCTTTAGGACCAGATGGAAATCCTTTAGGTCCAGATGGAAATCCTTTAGGACCAGATGGGTCATATGGACCAGATGGACGATATTCTGTAACTCCCGACGGAACGGGGGGTCCAGGCACAGGACCCAATGGAGAAGATTGTGTGCGTATATCTGAAGATGGAATATGTACACTTGCCGATGGAACACAAATTTTACCAGACGGAACAACGATTTTACCAGATGGAACACGCATCCCTTCTGGAGGACCAGGAGGACCAGGAAGAATGGGTATGAACACAAGATCTGCTTTTTCAAAAGCAAATATTGAAAATGCTGCGAATTTATGTAGATCTGTAGGCATTAATGGAAAAATTTTAGGAAATGGTGATTTTGTTATGAATTGTCCAATTGAAATTGATAATAATGAATACAATGGTCCTAAAGTTCCTTATCAATATAAAATACCTTTTGAAGTGGATGCTCGTTCAAGATTTTTAGTTACGCAGTTTATGACACATTCTCCTTCTTCCGGATTTAGATATTATAAAGTATATGGAAAAGATCCTCGAGAAATAGAAAAATCAATACAAATATTTTCTAGATTTCAAGAAACGATTAATTCACCAAGAGGAAAATTTATTGGTTCTTTGAAAGATGAAATTAGTAGATTGAAGTCTAGTTTGGAAAAAACACAAGGAGAACTTGAAGATTTAGAAGGTGAATTTGAAAATTTAGAACCTACTTATAAACAAAATGCAGCAGATTATATTAAGTTATTACAAGGAAAGGTAGCATCTTTATCCGAGCAATTAGCAGCAGCACAGCGTATAAGATCAAAAGGTATGAAATAAATATAAATAAATATATCTATTTATTAAAGAATGTCTTTGAAATCAACAAAAACATTGCTTAATATATTTTTTAATGATAATAGTGATTTACAAAGTGATACTAAATCTGTTGATCTAACTGACAAATCATCTATATTAAAAAGAGATCTTGCGGCACGTGATTTATCATTATTAAATAATAGTTATAAACATTTACCAATACTTAAAAAAACAATCATCAATGATAGAAAAGAAGTGATTCCTGAAGAAAAAAAACAAGTGATTCCTGAAGAAGAAGAAGTAGTGATTCCTGAAGAAGAAGAAGTAGTGATTCCTGAAGAAGAAGAAGTAGTGATTCCTAAAAAACAAGTGATTCCTAAACAACAAGCCACTGCAAAAAGTTTTAAAGTAAATCCTGAATTATTAGATTTAGGTGAAAAACCATTAGAAAATAATAATAGTAGTAGTTCATCTATTAGAAAAAAAGTTCTTCAACAACAATTAAATGAATTAAGAAATGGAGATAGTAGAAAAAAATATATAAAAAAAAATAAATCTAAAACAAAAAGAAAATCATCTACGTAATAAATGTAATCCAAGTAAAAATACAAAACCAGTTCCAACAAACATTAAAATTTCATTTTGATTATTTTGATTTACATGACCTTTACATTCCTTTTCTAAAGCATTCAAACGTTCAAATAATGTATCAATCTTTTTTACTAATTCATTAGAATTATCATTTGTATGTGATGTTTCTTGTGTATCTTTTTTATGATGCGTTCTTTCTCTCTTCATTTGTGATAATGATGGGGTAGTAGTATCATAAAAAGCAGTATACGTATTGGAACGTGTAACTGGTTTCCACCCATCATTAACATTAACATCATTAACATCATTAACATCATTAACAACACTTGCGTTTGTAGTATTTTCTTGTGTTATTATTTCTTTTGTCCCGATTACATCGGTAAACCCTTCATCCTCTGATTCACCAGTAAAGTATTTTGGTAATGGTTTAAATTGATTTACCGGTGGAACAGGTATATTATTGGGCACGTCAACAAATGCTTCAGAAAACTTTTGTAAACTTAAAAGATCTGATTTATTTCCTAGAACCGGGAGATAATCAGAATTATCGGTGATTGGTTTATCCAAAAAACTAGTATCTATTTTTGCTCGTTTCTTTCTTTTTTCTTCTTTTTTTGGAAGTATATCAAAAGCACTTTCATAAGGACAATACTCCATTGTCTTCTCCTGAGAAAACCAAAGAATTGTTTTTTAGTATTAGATGGCTCCGAAACTACAAAATCATTTTTTAGACTTCTACAAAAAATTAGAGTTTCCTTTTCATATATTATTATATATCGCTTTAATCATATCAATTATTTATATACCACAAATACCTGATAACATTAAAATGTATGGATCAAATCCATTATATAGAATTATTGCTTTTATTTTAGTATTGGTTTTAACTCTATATATATCACCTATTCATGGTTTATTACTTGCTTTGGTTGTTATTTTGTATGTATCATTTACTCCCGGTAAAAATGAAGGTTATCAAAATTCTTTAGTCACTGCTCGTAAACAAAAAAGATGGTTTGATGAAGAAGTTCTTGGAGAAAATCCTGTGGCTTATCAAAATGATAAAGTTACAACACAAGCACCAAACGCATAGAATCTTATTTTAGAATAGGAACAATGAATATTGATGTATTAGCAAAAATTTTATTTACATCATTTTTCTTTTTATGGAATGTAATTGAGGGTGCTAAATTAGATACACACTATCCTCATAGACTTGTTGTATTATATTTTTACCCTTTATGGAGACTCCTTCTAATAGCTACATTAGTCGCTGCTTCCTATTGGTGTCATAGACTTGGAATGATGATGGCGTTTGCTGTATTCTTTTATTTTATGGATATGCAACTTTTACTTTATAAAGAAGTATAAAATAGATGAGTTTTCCTCCTCCTACAAATTCAACAGTATCAACAAACCCTATTGAAAATACTATTAATTCATTAAACTCTAATCCATACTTTATTGGATCTATGATGATATTATTGAATTTAGGAGGTCGTCATTTAGCAACTGGATTAACTCCCGAACAAGACAAATTTTTTCAACATCCTTGGTTTCGTCGTATCTTAATATTTGTTGTATTCTTTGTCGGAACACGTAATGCTTTAACATCATTATTTATGTCAATATTAATTAATCTTATTTTATCATATTTATTAAACGACCAAAGTGATATGTATTTATTAAAACCAAATATAAAAGAAAAAAAGGTTGAAACATCTTTTGATAAAGATGTTTCTGGTGCCCCAATATATACTGGATTAACTCCTGAAGAAACAGAAATCCATAAACGTTTAACAGAAAAGTTAAACAAAATTTCAAAGATTGATGAAAAGGTGAAAGAACCTGAACCACAGGATATTTCATCTCAAATTACACAAGTCTATTCAGAAATTATGGGGAAACTTTAGAAAATTTTTTAAACTGGTATAGAAATGGAATTGCCTACTGGAGCACGTTTACGACGACCACCACCTCTTCCAGTGCGTGTTGATTCTGCTTGTGACATTATTTCTTCCGAATGAAGACTTTGGAGTTCCATCGCAGCTGCGGAAGCAGGTTGATTCACAGAGGAAATTGTTTCAGGCACCGTGAAAGAATCGTTGCGACGAGCCTCTTCAAATGTCTTTAAAATATCATCAACGCCTGTTGGTCCTTTCATCTCACGCCTAACCTGATCACTTGGAGGTTCCACGGAAGCAACTGTGGCAGGAGTGTTACGCATTGCGGATGAAGCAACATTAAATGGTTGTTGCTGCTGTTGCTGTTGTTGCTGTTGTTGTTGTCCTCCCATAGCCATATTCATAAAGTTTCCAAAACCAGGACCCGCTTGTGCTGCCGCAGCACCTGCCACCTGACGAGCAAGATCAGGATTATTACGTAGAACATCATCAACATTTGGCATACGTGATTTCATAAAGGTGTTGCTCACGTGACACATAAATCCTGAACCTGCTAGAGCAAATATTAATCTGCCCTCTGGGGGTAACTTCCCCTTGTCCTTGTATTTATCATAAAGTTCCTCAAAGATTTCATCAAAATCTTCGACGTTCTCATGGACAGACTCCGACCATCCATCTAACTTCAGATCAAAAGGATCAAACTTTCCATTCGCCCATTCTAAACCAGTTACAATACCCATCAATGCTTGTCTTTGAAAACGTAAACTCGCCTCTAAATTACGTGCGTCTAGCAATCTTTCAAATTCATCTTTCATTTCTTCAAGAGAATTATCCATTGTATAACGACGGCTCACAGGGAATCCCTTTGCCTCTAAACGCTGTAACTTATTGAGGATCTCAATCTTCTCTTTCTTCTCATTCTCAGTTGGTGGTCTCATTGATTGAGGAGGAGCATCAAATGAAAGTGATGGAGCAGAAGAACTTTGATTGTTAGAAAATATATTATTATCTTCTTTTTTAATCTCAAAATTTAATGGCTTCACATCGGGACCATCGTTGAAATTTAAAGATACTGGTTGCATCGGTTCAAAAGTATTTACTTCAATTTCTGCTAAACGATTATTGTTGTTATTGTTGTTAGAACCAATATTTGTATTTGCTAACATATTTAAACCAAGAGAATCATTGATATCATTTAATTCAATGATATTTCCTAAATCATTCGAAAGTGAAATATCACCTCCATTCATTGTTCGAACTTCATTTTCCATATCTCGCAAACTTATACTCATCTTCTTAAAAAGGTTTGTTTTCTTTTATGTGGCTTATTTACGCATCCGGGTTTAATAAAATATTTATTAAAAATAGAGAAGATGTCTGCACCGAAACCTGCCCCGAAACCTGCACCGAAACCAGCACCGAAACCAGCACCGAAACCAGCACCGAAACCAGCACCGAAACCTGCACCTAAACCTGCGCCTAAACCTGCGCCTAAACCTGCACCGAAACCTGCACCAGCAGCAAGACTACCACCAGCAGCAAGACTACCACCAGCAGCAAGACTACCACCAGCAGCAAGACTACCACCAGCATCGTCAAACATGTCTTGTAGTATGAATGTTAGTCAATTCGTTTCAATAAATGAAAGATATTCAAATAAAGCATCTTTAAAATTTACAATAAATTGTACACCTAACTTGAGTAAAATTTATGTAAAAATATCTGATAATAATGATAGACTTATATTAGATACACGCACACAGGGGTATATAGATAATGATACAAAAATTACAGCAATATCACCTTTATGGGTTCCATCATCTTCTAATTATTTAAGAAATAATCAAGTTTCTGTCAAAGGATTAGATTATGATAAAGAATATAAATTTGTATTTAATATAAATGATGGTGCGAATAGATTAACTTCTAATTATACCCCAACAAGAAGATCACCACCACCAATGCTAAGTAGCACATACTTACCAATTGTTCAAACAATAACTGATAGTGTAATAAATAACATTAATACATATGTTAAATCTGCGGATGGTTATTTTTTTACTCCTGGTGGAATGAATTTTGATTCAAATAATAATTTGTATATAGCTGATGTTTTGCAGAATCGTATTTTAAAAATTACAAATAATGGAGTTGTATCAGTTATTGCAGGGACTGGGCTACCAGGCTTTAGTGGTGATGGGAATCTTGCTATAAATGCTAAACTAAACTTTCCTTCATCTGTTGCTTTAGATGGGTCAGGAAATCTTTTCATTGCTGATGCGGGTAACCATTGTATTCGTAAAGTTGTATTATCATCTGGTATTATCAGCACTGTGGCTGGTATTGGTGTAGAAGGCCCTAGACCTCCATCTGGTTTTCCTGGTGACTTCTCTGATGGCCCTGCTGCTACCGCTAAACTAAACAATCCTGTTGATCTTGCTTTAGATAGTTCAGGAAATCTTTTTATTTCCGATATGGGTAACAATCGCATACGCAAACTTGTATTGTTAACTGGTATGATCAGCACTGTTACTGGCGGCAATGAAAATGTTAATTGTGGAAGTATTGCTTTAGATGGATCAGGAAATCTTTTTATTTCCGATGCGGCTAACAATCGCATACTCAAACTTGTATTGTTAACTAGTATAATCAGCACTGTTGCTGGCAGCAATGAAAGCAATCCTGGAAGTATTGCTTTAGATAGAACAGGAAATCTTTTTTTTTACGATGCGTCTAACAATCGCATACGCAAACTTGTATTGTCAACTGGTAATATTAGCGATTTTGTTGGTAGTGGAAAATTCGCCCTTAAAAATCTTAATAATGGGGGACAACAAGATGATTGCTCTGCTAGTAATATTGGTGATGGTAGAAATAGGCTTCAAGCAAAATTTACTAATATTTCTTCTATTGCCATAGATACATCAGGAAATCTATATATAGGCGATGATTCTTGTTCTTTAATACGAAAAATAAATCTTGCCTCACAATCTCGTGGTGGTAAAAAAAGAAAAACAAGAAAACTTAAGAGAGTTTAGCATTTAGCAGCCATATCCAAACACATACACAAAGCATCTGCTAAATCATTCTGTTTCTTTGATTCATTGAAAAACGTATCATAATCACCTTGTGGGAATTCTTTCAAAAATTTTTCAACAATCTCAACACCCGCTTTCTTTCTCTTCGCATAACCAGCATCACCCCCTTCAATAGTATCATTTGTTTCATTGGATTCTGTCTTTCTTGATGCGTGAATCAGAGAAAGTTTAGGTGGAGATGGTTGAAGAATATCTCTTAGTGTAGCATATAAAAGAACTTGAACCGTTTTCATTACAGGATTTTTAAGCACTGGTTGATTCTCCAAGCCAATGGTTATGGCAGTATGAAAAAGTTCTTTATTTTTGATTACAAAGGTTCTGATAGAATCGTGTAACCCAATCATATCAAACGCTTTTTTAATCGTTTTCTTCTTTTCAATTGACTGCATATATTTCTTATAAAACTCTTCTACCAAATCTTTTTTTGCTTTTTTTGATTTGAAAAGTTCTTTTAATTCTTTGTGATTTAATCCTCTTTTCAAAACGTTTCCAGATAAATCTTTATAAATCGGTTTTACACAATGTCTCATACAATACAGTTTATTATCAGTAGTAAATGTTGCTTTTGTTTTTAAACAAGTGCTACATTTAGAATCTTCAATAACAGTATTCACATCCGTATCAGCAACTAAATCATAGTTCTGCCATCCTTTTATCTTTTTTGTAGCAGTGTCATAACAACACCAAGCCAAATTTCGTATCCCTATATCAAAGGCTATGACTATTGGCATCTTTTCTCTTCCCTATATTATATAATAGTATTCATTTAAATCTCTTATCATTATCAATTACTCTTTCACTTGTAGGAGTATTGCGACCACCTTCAAAATAATGTGTTAGCATAGGATTTTGAGGTTTCTCTTCATATCCCTGTTCCATAAAAGTTCCAAATAAAAATGGTGTATTATTATTTGCTCTTTCTAAACCAATTCCATACTCCATTAGAGTATTTACTCTTTTACAACCTGCTTTCGAACAATCTACAATTTGTTGAGGAGGAGGTAAAACACTTTTATCCAATGATCTTGTATAAGGCATTTGTTTTTCTCTTAATAGTTGAATAATATCTACTGCATTATGTTGCATGAATTGTTTTGTAGGAAATTGTTCTCCTGTTGGAATATTTCTTTCACAATGCGCTCGATAATTTGTTGTTAATCTTCCATCTGACATAATAGCAGCCCATTTCGCATAACGATTGTCTGGTGCGATGGTGATTGGCAAATCAAAATCTTCTAAATGTGGTTTTACATTTTCATACGATGAATATTTATTAGGATTTGATACTTTACGAAAATTCTTTGAATCCATTTACCTATAAATAGTTGATAATATATTTGTATTAATATTATTCAGATACCGCTTCCTGTAAATCATTAAATGAACCACCTTCTATACTAACAGTTGACTCATCTGATTTTTCTAAAATACTAATTAACTTTTCACGACCGGGTCTATTTCCAGCACGTAAACCACGTTTCTTAACAAGTTCAACAAGTTCATCCTTTGTCATAGAATCATACTTATTTGTAGGAACTATAGTTATATTCGTAATTACAGGAAGAACTTCTTCTTTCACTTCATCGTGAACCTGATTTAACAATTCAGTATATTCTTCTTCATCAGCAACAACCTCTTCAGATACTTCATTCTCCACAACTTCAAAAGGTGTCTCTTCATCTTCTTCATCATCTTCTTGTTGCTGTTGTTGTTGTAAAAGAGTTTGGTGAAAACTTACATCATGGGGAATCGGGGGTAGAATATGTAATGGTTGTTGTTCTTGATTCATTTTAATATCTAATAAAATGTTTTCCATAAGACTTACTCTCTTTTCATTATATGTTACACGTGTATAGAGATAAAAGAATAAAGCACCAAACACAATGGCAAGAAGTAAACCAATTGTTAGAGACTCGCTGATAAAACTCATTAACTATTGGATATAATAATATAATAATATTTTCACGCATCCCATATTTTTTTCCATATTTCATCAACACTACTTAACCTTGATATGCCATTTGTAATAGAATATTTATAATGTAATTTATCTTCTATCTTCTCAGCATCTACACAGATTTTTTTCACAGAATCGGGCGATGCTTCAATAATCTCAAAAACGTGAGTGCTAACAATACTTGCTATATGCTTATAACTCCATAGACTATTCAAGAATAATTCAGATGTTCGTATTCCATCGGGAGGATTCGTAGAATGAAAGATTTCATCAAAAAGAACAAATCCTTTGAATTTTGGATTATTGTAATAGAGAACATCACGAGCAAAACATACTTCTTTCTCAAATAATGATTTCTTTCCTGGTGAATCGTGAATAGATAATCCAGACAATATATAATCAAATGGTGATAATGTTATATTTGTTCCAATAGAGTAACCAAATGTATGAGAAAATAAAAGAGTTTGTAAAATACCACGTAAGAAAGAGGATTTACCACCACCATTTGGACCACTTAATAAATAATGTGTGGCATTATTTTCAATAGAAATAGAAGAAGGAACTCTTGTTTCTTTTGATAAATGAATGTCATATAATGTATCCGCTTTAAAATATGGTGTCTCTGATGAAACTAAATGAACTTTTGAGAAATCTTTTTCTTGAGATAGTTTCCATAAAATCTCTAAATAAGCCATATCTTTTGCTAGAAACCATAATCTATATGGTTCTTCTGATACTTCTACAAATGTTCTTCTATTATCATCAGGTAAATCATTACAAGATCTTGTAAAAGAATAATGAATATTATTTTCTTTTAAAATAGTTTTTACATCTGTAACAATAGATTTATATTCTTGAACACCATTTCCTAAAGTAACAATATTTGTATCAATTGTATGTAAATGAAACGCATTTTGGAATATTTGATAAATGGATTGACCAATTGAAAAAAGTGTAAAACAATTTTGAAAAAGTTTTTTTGGTTCAAAAGATATAAATGATTTCATAATTTTATTATACATTTCTAAACCAATTGGTAACTTCCATACATATTTTATAAGAAGCATTGGTAAAAAATATGCCAGAACAGGAAAGGCTAAGGAAACAAAAGGGATAACTAATTTTTTAAAGTAGGCCATAAGTATCAATACAAATGGAATATGATTTAATGATTTAAAATATTCATTTGTAAAAATAAGTTGTCCAAATGTATCTTTTTCTAACTCCGTTTTATCATTCTCAAAATAATGCTTACATTCTTCCTCTTTCTTTACCAATTTATCAAAATATGGTTGTAAATCTATTTTATTCAATCTTAACTTATCAATTACATCTTGTCTCTTTTGTAAGTCATTAATGTTAGGAAAATTACATGATTTTAATAACAACTTTTTTAATACATCTTCACTATAATACAATTTTGTATTAAGAATAGTTGATATATTTTCTAAACCAGAATCTTGTAAAATTGATTCCATATAATAATTTAAATTAAAACAATTAAGGATTTAAACCGCATCAACAATTAATTATAGATTTAAGAATGAATCAAGATTTAATGAAACTCCTACAAAAAGAATCTATGCTTCCTAAACCATCAGAGGAAATATGTAAAAAAATTAATGGATTAACTGGATTATTAGAAATTCAAGGTATAAATAATTGGAGAACTTTAGATACAAAGCCAGAAATTCATATATATAATAGAATACATAAATCAAATTCTTATGATTCTACTTCATCGGGTAATTCATTTCGTAATTTACATCATGTTGTTTCACAAGAATCCATTTCTAAAAGCCGAACACCTTTAAAATCAGCAACATCATCGCCTCGCTATAATAGTAAATTTCGTAATTCTGATATAGAAGTGAATGATAAAATATTAAATACTATTATATTATCGAAACTAAATAAATTCAGTGAATCAACATATAATGAAATTCGCGATTTTCTCTATCAAATTCTTGGTTCAAGCGATCATTCAAATGAAGAATTTATTAAAGAGTTTATGAATTTAGTATTTGAAAAAGCAGCACGTGAAGAAATCTTTTGTCCTTTATACGCAAAATTATTAAGTGAAATATCTGAAAAACACCCTGTTATTTTGGTTGAAATGAATAAGTTACACGAGAATTATTTAGAAATATTTAAAGAATGTGATGAAGATACAGGTAAAGATTATAATGGTTTTGTGAAAAAGAATAGTGAAAAGAAATATCGTTTGGGATACAGTCAGTTTTTAGCAGAATTAATTATGTTACGTATTCTATCATCTGATAAAATTTTACAAATATTCACAATTATTATTGAGCAAATTCATATGAAAGGAAAAGAAAAAGATCAAACATCATTAATTGAAGAATATATTAATTGCTTATTACGGATTACAAAGGTTTTAAGAAAAAGAACAGAAGAATTCTTTATTCAAATAAGATCTACTTTAGAACCAATTATTCTTGAAGCAAAGACAATAATTGATACAAATAGATTAGAATATATAAGTGTTTCTCCAAAATCTAAATTCTTATTTATGGATATTCAAGATTTTATAAAAGGTTTATAAATTTAGATATGAATACTACAAGGAAAAGAATGAAAGGAGGTTCTGTAAATTTTTCTAATTATACACCACAAGAAATATATAGAGCAATGAATAATTATCTTGCTGCTGCTTATGCTATTAAAGAAGCGGGAAATTTATTAGAAAAAACTATTATATCAAAAACGACAGATTCATATAAGACACAAACTGAGAATTCTAGACAATTCAATATAATAATAGGTTTATATTCTCAATATCTTACACAACTTAAATATAATTTATTAAGAATAAAACCTCCTCCCTCATCAAATCCTACTGTTAATATAGCATGATCATCTACATATAGATATGCTCCTCACTCTTGGAACCAACCTTTATAATTTTATTTATACCAAATAGGAGAATGAAACGAAAATCTATACACAAAAGTAAATCTAAAACAAGAAAATATAATATGTATGGCGGTGTAGCCCCGGCCCCAGCATTTTCCGGCTTTGAATATCCAAGCACCGATTTATATACATCTTTAAACAATTATTTACAAGCTGCGTATTCTATTAAATTAGCAGCGGATGCTATACAAGATACATCTCTTAGTCAAAATACTCCAACCACAGGAACACGTAATTTACAAAAGAATTCTGCTGCATCATTTTCTATGGCCGCTCAAACAATTGAATCTTCTCTGTCTAGATTATATTCCGCATTTTCTGGAACAAGTATTAATCTTGCACCAATAGCCTCAGGATATCCTCCATATCCACCACCACCATTTACATATCCTCCTGCGCCTTGGAACCCAGCTTTATAATTAAATAAATAAAAACTATGATTAGATGACAGGTAAAAAAACAAGAAAAAACTATTTTAAGAGAAATATGTACGGTGGTCAAATACCTTATGCTTCCGGCGCTTCAGATGCAATTATTTTAACAAAATTACAAAACCTTACCCAAGAAACATTACAATTAAAAAGTTGGGCGAATGAATATAAAGAGAAAACAGATGCTTTGAATAATTCAATCGCAATGTCAGAGCAGTTAGCAATCGCACGACATTTAAGTCGTAAATCAGGTGATGTATATGCTAGAGCACAAGCACTTTGGCAGTCTGTTTATGGAACTCCTTGGGTCCCCCCGCCAAGTCCAGCACCCGCCCCAATATAATTTTCTAACAATATAATATAAAGATGGCTCGTAAATCAAGAAGCTCTCGCAGAAGTCATGGTTTTTTGTCAAATGTCTATGATCACACTCTTGGGCGCGTATTAAATGTTGCTGGTAAAAGTGTTCGCAGAGTTAGTTCCGGCGTTGGCAAAGTTGCCAGAAATGTTAGTTCCGGCGTAGGTAAGGTGGCGAGTAACACTGTAAGAACAGTTGATGGGATTGGTAACAATATGACAAGAGGTGTAAATAAATCTGTAAGAGGTCTTACAAGTCGTGTCGGTAAATCTGTTAGTGGTCTTACACGTGGTCTGCGCTCTACCAGACGTAGACACCGTGGTTCTAGAAGAAAATCAAGCAGACGCCGTTAAATAAAAGGTGATTTAAATAAATATGATAAATTACTATTATAAATAAGAATAATTTTTGATTTCATTTTTAGCGAAAAGAATAGAATCAAAAAACAAAATTCAGCGTAGGATGGTGAAGACTAACAAACCCCGAAAGAAGAATGAAAAAAATACTAAAAATATCAAAAAAAAAAGCCTACCTCCAAGAAATGATGATGATGATGATGAGAGTGTAGATTCAAGAGGTAAAACAATTGATACTGATATTGATTCTGATTATGAAAATGATTCTGATGATAGTGAAGTATCATTGCCAAGACCTATGAAAAGAAAACCTCGTAAATCAGTTCTAGAATCTAATAAAAAGAAATTAAAGAAAAGCATTCCTCAAAATAATGAGGATGAGGATGAGGAGGATGAGGATGAGGATGAAGATGAAGAAGAAGAAGAATATGATGATAGCGAAGAAGAAGATGATGATAATGGTAAAGAAGGAAAAGATGTGTTTAACTCAATAACCCGATTCATAATTCCTTTTGGTGGAGGAGCTTCTAGGAAATTTATACCAAAACGTTATGATTTAAACAAAGAGCCAGTAGAAGTAAAAAAGTTTGTTGATTTATTATCAAAATCAAATGAACCTTCTACAATTGATAATCAAATAGATCAATTTAAAGAATTGAATAAAGAAACACAAAACAAAATGTTAATTGCTCTAGAACATAAATCAAATCATTATGAAGAATCTATTATGTTTAAAATTCTCAAAATGAATATCTCTCCTCAAATTCAATCATTATTACTTTCTAAATATAATACTCTTCAAATGATGGATCCTTCCGCTGGTGAATATTTCAAAAATCGTGCGTGGCTTGAAAAAGCAATAAGTTTACCTCTTGGTATATACAAAGAATTACCTGCAACAGTTGAAAATGGTCCAGATATTTGTAAAGCATTTATGATGAAAGCAAGAAAGTGTTTAGAAGAAGCAATTTATGGTCAGGAAGAAGCAAAGTTACAGATTCTACAATTTATCGCAACAAAGTTAGCAAATCCTCATGGAAAAGGTTTATCGTTAATGCTGTCTGGAAGCCCAGGTATCGGAAAAACTTCACTTATTAAGAACGGTATCGCAAAAGCCTTAGAATGGCCATTTGAATTTATTAGTTTAGGAGGAGATTCAGATGCTACAACATATACAGGACATCAAATGGTATATGAAGGAAGTCATTGTGGTAAAATAGTAAATTCATTAGTTGCTGCGAAAAGTATGTCAATGGTTTTAATGTTTGATGAATTAGATAAAATCTCAAAAACACCAAAAGGAGAAGAAGTTCAAAACTTATTAATTCATTTAACAGATTCTGTTCAAAATAGTGATTTTGAAGATAAATATTTATCTGGTATTCCAATTGATTTATCTAAAATTATGTTTGTCTTTTCAGGTAATGACTTAGAAAAGATTGATAAAATTCTTTTGGATAGAATGATTGTTATTGAATTAAAGGGGTATGGATTAAAAGAAAAGTTAGAAATTGGTCAAAACTTTTTATTACCGAATGCTTTAAAAGAAGTAAATCTTTTTGAAAAAGTAAATTTTTCCAAAGAAATCATTGAATACATTTTAGTAAATTATTGTAAAGAAGAACCTGGTGTTCGTGAATTCAAAAGAGCAATTGAACAAGTTATTCAAAAAATTAATATGTTACGAATTTTTAATTCTAAAGATATGCCTTTCTACATTGAAAACTTTTCATTGCCTTTTATAATTCTTAAGAAACACATTGATTTATTTTTAAAGAAGAAGAAAGAAGATGTTTCTTATTTGAATATGTATAGTTAATGATTTTACTTGTTCCACCGTTTACCACAATGAGGATTATGTCCTCCTTCACAATACGTTTCCTCACTAAACCCTTTTTCCTCCTTACAACAAAAAGGATTATGGTTATCTTTAGCATTAGATAACTTTTGTCCTGTTGCTATATCAATGTATTGGGAACAGTATTTTTTTCCACAAGTCCAACACCAACTTCTACCACATCCAGCACCCATAACAAATCCTTTTTGTGTATCTAAACCACACGCAAAAATGTAATCACACGCAGCATCTTTCAAACACCAACGAGAACAGTGAGGACATTGCTTTGCATCATTAGAATCATTCATTTATTTAAAGAATAATTATCTTTTTAAGTTAATGAAAATTGTTCTAGGAGGAATTGTAAAAAACATTGAATCCAACATTCCTATTATAGCAAAATTTTTAAAAGAGTTAAAAGAGAAAATTCCTGTTTTAGAAGTTTGTTTGTATGAAAATAATTCAACTGATTCAACCAAAGATTTTTTACAAGAATTTTCAAAATGCTTCGATTGGATTGAAACGGTTTCAGAAGATTTTGAAAATTCTTTTTTCTTAAAACAAGGTTTTGGAAGAACTTGGGATAATAAACCATGTAGAATTGAAATGATCGCATATGCGAGAAACCAATTATTAAAAATGATTGAATCAAAGAATCTTGAAAGACAAGATTTTTTTATTCTGATGGATTTGGATATGAAGATGGCTCCAAGTATAGATGTATTTGAAGTGATTCTTCGACAAATGCCTTTACAAGTTGATGCTCTTTTTGCGAATGGCATAGGTGGTAATGGAAGATATTATGATGGATATGAATTAAGAACAAAAGAATATCCTTTTGGACCAGAGATTTTAGGAGAACATTTTTGGTCAAAAGAACATATGGAAACTATTTTAAAAGAAATTCATCCAGATCATCCTTTCATTCCTGTAATAAGTGCATTTGGAGGAATTGCTATATACAGAGGAAATGTTATTCAAGGATCTCACTATTCTGCTGATGTAACAGATGAACTACATGAATTTTATTCTCAACAAGTTCTACCAGAATCAAATCAAAAACCTGTAACCCATTATGAAGGAATTTTGTTAGGATGTTATTTAAAAGATGATAAAATATTTTATAGAAATAACTCTGGTTATAATTATCCTATTGCAGCGGAGCATGTAAATTTTCATTTAATGATCAGAAAAAAAGGGTTTACAAATATGTTTATTTGCCCATTTTTGTATTATTATTGGTTATAGTATTATTGGTTGTAGTATTATTGGTTGTAGTATTATTGCTTGTAGTAATATTGCTTATACTATTATTGCTTATAGTATTATTGCTTGTAGACCACATAGTATCTTGTTTATCTCTTTCTTGTTGTAACTTCTTTAACTTTTCTTCCATTTCTTTATTAGCACTACTATCATTCTTATTTGTAGATTGTATTCCGGGACCCCATTTATTGCGTGTGCATGAACTCATAACTAATATAATTAGATTTTTTCTAAAAACAATATATACGTGCTAGAACCAATTTCTGGTTTATCAATTTGATTCACACTTTGATCATCATAATTATACCATTTATCATCCAATCTATTTCTAGATTGGCTCGTGTAATGACCACCCATTGGTCCTCCATGATGGTCAACAGTAGAACGAAGAGCATATTTGTTTTGTTTAAATTTATCAGGTGATAAAGATGAATATAAATCTGAAATATTAAGAGGAGATTCAAAAGGTAAAAGTGGGGTATAAATTTTTCTACCATCAAAGGTAAAACGTTTCAATACAACAATAAGTGTAGGAGGTAATTTCCACAATTTAGTTTTTCTTGTTGCTTTATGTCTTATAGGAGAACATTTATCACACGCATACTCATCAATAATTTCATCATTTAAATCATTTAAGATAGATTCAATTAATGTTAAATTAGTATCATTTGACATTGCTGCTTTAAGAGTATTAAATGATTCAAATTTATTTGTAATATTTTTACAATTTGAACAAATAATTTCAACATGGAATAAACCAAAGAATAGAGGAACAAAAGGAGAATAACTCTTTTCAAAATTATTTTTCCAGGCTTCTAAAGATTTATTATGAAGGATTTGTCTTTCTGTTTTTAAATCTATTTTGGTAATATTCATTGTAATTTTTTTAGCAAATGATTCGTGAATGGAATCCAAAAGAAACATTAAGAATTCATGCGCATCATGTGGTCTTCTTTCATTTAAATGTTCAAATCCAGAACCTTCTGTTACTTGTTGAAAAGCAAACCAAAATCCCATAGGTTTAATAGAAGATGAAGAATTCATTTTATAAAGATTTTGAAAAAGATTTGCTATCTGTTTTGTTAAAATACAATATTTAGATGTTTCAATTAACTTTGTATTATAATTATCTTCTTGAAATAAGGTTTCAAATGTATTACAATGACGAAATGCTTGAATTACAGCATTTGCATAACAAGTAAAACCAATATTTAAGATACCACCAGTGCCTGTCCCAGCCATTATAAGTATAATAGTGATTTAGTTTAAAGTAGTTTCAATTTTATATTTTTATTTTAATAAAAATATAAAATGCTACGAATTTTATGAGAACAATTTTATATTTTTATTTTAATAAAAATATAAATATAAAGAATAATTACATATTACTAACATATTACTAAGATATTATTAAGATGAATAATAATCAACAGAATTATTATGGTGATATTCAACTCTTAAATGATTTACATAACTATTTTCCAGAAATTCTTTATGGGGCACGTTTTCAAAATGATGGATTAGTTCAATATATTCGTGAAGTAGTCAATCGGCGTTTTAATTTATTTACAAATGCGCAAAATAATTATCGTAATACTCAATATCAGCAAAATCAACAATCTCTACAACAACAACAAGTAAATCGTTTGAGCACAATGAATACAAATCAAAATACATTTCAAGTTCTTTATAGAAGTCCTCCTGTAAGTAGTTTTGTTAACTTACTACAAACAATGATAGATTCAAATTTATCACCAATTTCACAAGATGAGGATCATATACTGAATGATCTTCAACCAGTGGTTGTAAGACCAACTGAGAACCAAATAGAAAATGGTTCATCTATTGTTGAATTGACAAGTGGTCATAATGTATGTGCTATATGCCAAGAGCCTATGTTAATGACAAATACAATTCGTCGTTTAAATCATTGTCGTCATATGTTTCATAATTCTTGTATAATGAGTGCTTTTGCTACAAGTCCTCGTTGTCCTAATTGTAGGCACGATATTCGTTCAAATTAAAACAATACCACTTAGATCATCTGGTAAATCAATCATTTTCGTAGAATAATGTGTTTCAATTTCTGTGCGATTCTTTGTATCACTTGAAGAAATCAAATTAATAGCAACACCCTTACGACCATAACGACCAGACCTACCAATACGGTGAATATAATTTTCACGATTCATTGGGAGTTCAAAGTTAATGACTAAACTTACTTGTTGAACGTCAATTCCACGAGCAAGTAAATCTGTTGAAATAAGAACACGAATTGTTCCGGATCTGAATTCTTGCATCCTACGACGACGCTCATCATTTTCCATTTCACCGTGAATACAAGATAAAGGATAACCATCAGCAGATAACTTTTCTGCTAACCATTCCGCTCTTTGTCTTTTATTACAATAAATAATAGCCTGATTAATATTTAACTGCTTATAAATATCACAAAGCACATCATATTTCCATTCTTCTTTTTCAAGAACAACACAATACTGTTTAATACCATCAAGTGTTACCTCTTCTGGAGGAACAAGAATTCGCACTGGATTCTGGAGAAGTTTATCTGCCACTTCAATAACTTCCTTTGGCATTGTAGCAGAAAATAAAGCAACCTTTGTTGTCTTGGGGAATCCCATTTCAAGAATACACATAACTTGTTTATAAAAGCGATCTTCTAACATTTGATCTGCTTCATCCATAATTAAAGAACGAATATTATCAGTCCTCAGAACTTTACGATTAATTAAATCAAAGATACGGCCTGGTGTTCCAACAATGAATTGAACACCATTATCAATTGCTTTCATATCTTCACGAATTGGTGTGCCACCTGTAGCAGAATAACATGATACTGGTAAATAACTACCAAGTGACTTTGCCACTTCATAAATCTGTTTCGCCAACTCTTGAGTTGGAACAAGAACCATTACCTGGAGTTTTTGAAGACTTACATCAATCACACTCATAGAACCAACAATAAAAGAACAAGATTTACCAGTTCCCGATTGTGCTTGAGCAAGAATATCATTACCTTCTTTAATTGGAACAATCGCTAATTGTTGGATTTTAGAAGGACGCTCATAACCATATGAATAAATACCACGTAAAAGTGAATCGTTTAAACCCATTTCATCAAAAGTTTCATACGTCTTCAAATTACTTGGGGATGCCATTTCTTATTTAATAATTTAAAATTACTTTATACCAATTTTTCTAATTTTTTGTAAAAAATAGATAAAATTAAAGGAATCTTTTTTAGTATGTTTAGTAGGACAAATGGAATCTGATTATGTTGCGGGAAACAATGATGATGTTGAAGATATTGATATCGAGGAAGAACTAGATATTGAAGATGTTGATGTGAATGTTGATGAAGAAAAAAATACAATATTTTCAAATCCTATTGAAACTTTATTAAAATTTCATCCAGAATGTATTTTAGAATATGAAGAGGTAGATCAAGGGGATATTCCTTTAGCATCGGTTCCTCCAGAAAATGATATAAAACATCGTTCTCTTCCCTTTCTTTCTATCTTTGAAAAAACAAAGATTTTAGGAATGAGAACAAATCAGTTAGCACAGGGAGCAAGACCTTACATTACAGTCCCTGAATATATTACTGATGTGAAAGAAATTGCTATGTTAGAATTAGAACAACGTCGTCTCCCTATCATTATTAAACGTCATATGCCTGATGGTTCCTATGAGAAATTTAGATTAAGTGATTTGATGATTATTTAAAAAACCCTTATTCTTTTATGAGGTTCAATAAACATTTTATTTCCAACTTTTATATCAAATACCTCATACCATTCATCAAATTGATTTACAATATTATTTACTCTCAATTCCGGAGGAGAATGAACATCCGTAATTAAATTTTCTAAAACTCGTTTCTTCTCATCTTTTGTTCTCCAAGAAACCGCATAGGAAAGAAAAAATTGTTGTAATTCATATTTTTCTTTCTTTTTATCATACAATTTTATCTCTTTTTTTAGAGCTTCTAAAGCAACAGATAAACCTCCTAAATCTGCTATATTTTCATTTAATGTTTTTTCTCCATTTATATGATTATCATATATTTTTGATGAATTAAATAAATGAATTAATTTTTTAGAATATATTTTATAATAATAATCATCTTTTGATAACCACCATTTTCTACGAATACCATATTCATCATATTCTTTTCCATCATTATCAAAAGCGTGAATCATTTCATGACCTATTACTGCTCCTAACCCACCATAATTCCATCCTAAAGAACAATTATCTCCAAAAAAAGGATAAAACAAAGTTCCAGCAGGAATAATAAATTCATTAATTTCATTATAATAATAAGCATTCACTATAAAAGATGGTTCTTTCCATGTAACACCAGGTTTTGATTCTTTATTTAGAAGTTCTATATCTTCTTTTACAGAAGCAGAGGATAATGTATAAATATTTTCTAATAAATTATTTTTATTTATAACTGATAAATTATATTTAGGATATTTTTCAGGCCATCCAATACTCAATACCATATTCTTAATTTTTTCAACTGCTTCTTTTTTTGTTTTTTTTTGTAACCAAATATTTGTTTCAATTTGTTCAATAGAAGATTTTCTTATAGACTCAATGAATTTTGTTGCTTTTGTTTTTAGCGATAATTTAAGAAATTTTTCTTTATATAATATTGATAGTGGAACACTAATATATTCTTTACATAATAATAATGTTAAATGCTTTTGTGATATTTTTTTCTTCTGACCATTTAAAGATTTTTCAAAAAACTGATAATTCAAAGTATTAAATGGTTCTGGTAAATAAGGCAAAGCATGAAGAATCATATTAAAAATAAATAATTGTTTGAAATCTTCAATAGGAAATAATTTGAAAGACTTTTCTAAAAGACGAATCCATTCTATTGCTTCAATGCGAAATATATATTTTTCAAAATTTTCAATTCCATAACTAATAAAAAAAGATTTCCACGGGAATGTAGGAAATTCTTTTAATAATTCATTTCCTTCATATAATTCACCTGTTACAGTATCATTAAGATATTTAGAAAAAAAAGATTCTAGAATTACACTATTTGATATATCATCTATTTTTAATAATTTACTAAGATGCTTACATAATTCTTGGTAAACATTTAAATTATTTAAATAATAATATTTATCTGGTAATCCTAGAACACCTTGATTTAAAACAAGTGTATAAATAGATTTATTTTCTTTTGTTCTTTCTAAAATAAGATATGTTTCTAACAATGTATTAATTTTATGCTTACATAAATATCCTAAGACTTCTCCAATATCATCAATAGTTTTAATAGTATTTAAATTTTGTATTTTACTTAATAAATAATTTAATGATACACTTTTTGAAGATTTAGATGATAATATAAAATTACCAATAAGTGTTTTAAAATCATTTTTTTCATTATCATTATTTTTTTCACAATCATCAAGAATACTAAATAAATCAATATTGATATTATTTTCAATTTCTTCATTTACACTATAGGATGATAGGTAATTAGGGACATTAATTTTATTTAACCAATTATTATTGACATAAAGATAAAAATTATCACCGGGATTTATCTTTATATCATATGGTGGTATCAAAATTTTTTGATACATCTCTACTCTGTAGATTCATTATTTCTTTGATTTGTTTCATTTGTTTGATTTGTTTCATTATTTACTGTGGATTTTTTATCATAAAATCCAGATGCTTTTAGAATCTCATTCACTAAAGGATTCTTTACATTTGTATTTTCAAATGAAGCAATTTCATAAATATTATCATTATTAAAAATATAAAGAAATTTATTATCTTCTATTTTAAGTAAATTATAACCAACATTTTGTAAATGTGCTGCTACTTGAGTTGTTGATAAATCAGAATCTGGTTTTAAATTATAAGATACTAATACTAATCCAGGGCGAAAACCAGCGTCAATCATAGCATATAAGAAATATCGTTCATATACAGAATTTATTTGAAGATTTACAAAATCAACACGATGATTTTCTTCTGTAATATTCATTTTATTACATATATTATTTACAAATTGTTTAAAAGAAACGGTTTCAATCATTACATTGTTAATTTGAACTAATCCATCATAAAAAAAAGGTAAAGAACCATAGATATGAAGATTTTTAGCAAGAACCCATTTACTAGATACATTTGATGTGAAATCACAAGTTGTTTCCTCCGTATTTTTTCTACTCTTTAAAATATCTACAACTTTGTTCCATAAATCACGATTTTCTTGAACTGGTTCAACAATATGAAGAGGGCAACCAAGAGATTCAGCGCACTCAAGTTCTGCTAAAGGAGATGAAGATGTGCCTACATTTAAAAATACAGTTTTATTACCTTTTGAAGAATAAAAATTCCATAATTTTTCAAGCATTGGTAAAGGATTCGAACCAGTTTTACCGAATAAAACCGTTGGTCCTTCAGATGCCGTAGTTGATGATTCCATTTTCTAAATACATTCATCTTTATTGTCTCCAATTTTTACCGCAATTCAAACAAGTAATGAAAACTGTCATTGGTTCATCTGCTGAACGAGTTTGCATTTCATAATATGTACATTCTCGCTTGAAACATTTTGTGCATAAGAATTGTTCTGTTGCCAAAGATTTATTTCCTTCTAATTGTATCTTCTCAATCATCTTTTGTCGTTCAATTGCTTCTTTCCATTTACTTTCATATAAAGAATAATAATCCATTGAACAAATTTCTTCAAGAGTTACTTCTTTATTTTTATAGCGTTTTAATAACTCTTTATTATAAACATAAGATGTTGGATCCAAGTTTCCCACAATCTTACGAATATTTGATAAATATAAAGTATTAAATAATTTTACACTCCAATCTTTAATAATATGTTTTGATTCTGAATCCAACAATGTTTTCTTATAAATTTCTTGTTCTAACTCTATAATTTCATTAAGATCTAAATCTTTCAATACAGATTTAATTGAATCAATCATCTTCATACGTATTTCACCTTTTTCATCAGATTCTTTTAATTGTTTATCAGGATGAATGGAAAGAATTGTTATATCATTAATTACTTTTTTCTTAGAAACTTTTTCTTTTTTAACTTCTATTACTTCTTCTACTTCTGAAACATAAGATTGATGATCCGTTTCAACATCATCTTCTAAAATATTTTTATCTTCTTCATCAGCTACATCTTCAACTTCTTCTTCTTCTTCTTCTTCATACTCATCATCTTCATCTATATCATCAAATCCACCAAATGCTTTTGAATAAAATTGTTCATAATCCTCAACTTTAAAAGGAACAGGTGTTGTAAAAGAATTAGGATCTTTTGAAGCAATAATTACAATATCTCCAAATACAAGTGTCGCATCATGGGGTGGAGGAAGTTCATGTTTGTTTTCATTTCCCGCTTTACCTTTTGTATAACCAAATAGGAAAAGTGTTAAACCTTTATAAAGATATGTTCCAATCATATCAACTTCTGTTTTCTTTTTAAAATACTTTTGAATTACATCCAAGGTAACGGAGTCACAAGAGAGTTTCCCTTGTTTAACTTCCGCTTTTTGTGTTAGCAGTAGTATTGGAAAAGAACTCATTATATTATTATCTTAAAATATGCTTAAATAGTTTATCAATTTTTTACATAAAGGTATAGAACATATATTAATTAAATGGTAACAATCATATATAAACCAAGTAAAAAAATTATTAAATCATCAAATATTCTTTACATATATGATTTTGGATATATGAAAGGTTTTTTAATGAATAATGATTTTAAATTATATAAAATTTTTCAGAAAGAAATGAAAGAATCATCACTTTATGAAAAATGTGAATTTCTTGAAACAAATATTCCATTACATACTTGTTCTATTGATAAATATAATTGTATTGAAGATAATAACATATTATATATTCATAATTATTCAATTGAATTTACGCAGAGTTTGGAAGAGCCACTGGTTTCTGTGGTTTCTTTATTACTAGACGAAAAAAAGGTTTCTTCAGATTGTAAAACATCATTTTCTCAGGAAGAGCAACTGGTTCAGGAAGAGCAACAGGAGGATCAACAGGAGGATCAACAGGAGGATCAACAGGGTCTTTTTGATCAAGCGTTATTGAAACAGATACATCAGAACAGCAAGAAAGACGGTGAAACCAAGAAGGAACAGAAACCTGTTTTGTTTCAACAACTTTTAACACGGATGATTCCTCTTTCACAACTAACTGTTCGGCAGCAGCAGAAGCAGAAGGAGAAGTGGTAACGTTCATTCTAATAGAAGAAAGCAATTTCCCTTTATACTTCAGATGGATAAACATACGATTGATAATATGTATACGATTGTTTTCATTATAATTCTTTTTTCAGTATCTTATATATATATTAATGTTACAAAAAGTAAACAAGAAATGTTTAGTGATGGAGTTCCTGGACCAGCAGCAATTATAAAACAAGCACCACTTGTTTTACCCTCTCCTCGTGAAGTAAGTCCTTCAGGACCAAATCCGCCAAATGCTCGTATCCCCGAAATGGAACAAAGAAAATTAGATGTCTTAAATGTTATTCCCAGTGATCCCTATGATGAAACCTATGGATCTCAAAATATGAAAGATAATTTAAGAAGACCGGAACGTTCATTTGGTCCCGGTATAATGAACGATGGACATAATATTTTTGTAAGAAACGGTGTTGCTAGTGAAATTACACAAGAAACTGAGTTACCAATACAACGTTATTCTCAAGAAATGGTTCAAAATGGTGGTAACTTTAATGATTCCTATGGACCGAATGATACAAGCGATTATGCTCCTGTATAAATACAAAAACCATAAAAACCATATAAACATAAATAACATTAATTATATATATAAATGACAAGCATAAATGATAAAGAACAAGAACAAGTTACACAAGGTGTTCTACAAAGTTCTTATCGTAATACACATGCTGTAAATCTTAAAAAAGCAAGTCCTGCTATTCAGCAAACAACAATAGAATATTTAAATAATCATTGTCAAGATTTAGTCATTGCTCAAAGACTAACTCCTGATAAAGCAGAGAAACCATTAAAAAATGGTTCCTTTTTTTTAACGAATTACATCGGTAAAGCAGAACCTGGTTTTTTAGTTTTTTTACCAAAACAATATCCTACATTTGTAAGATTTCATTTGAGTAAGAGAGAAAGAGAACATACAAAAGGGCAACCATTGGTCTATATTATGCGTATGAGAACGAGTAATGTAGTAAATGAAGGTTCAGTCTTTGTAGCAGCATTAGATGTAAATAGTCATTTGATGATTTTAGAAGATGTTTATATTTGGAGAAATCAAAATATATTTCAAACAGATTCCTTTTCTAAAAGAAGATTGATAATGAAAGAATTTGTTGAAAAACATTGGATTCCAGATTCTCGTTTATTAGGAGGAATTGTTACAGAAGTCTCTCAACCAAAACCGTTGGCATCTTTTAAAACCCTTATAGAAAATAAAGAAAGTCATAGAGTTGATTTTGTTCCTGAAATGGCAGGAAGAAGAAGATTTTATATGTTGGTGAATGAAACAAAAGGTGCGTTATCTACTTCTGATGGTTATTATGGGAGAGTGGTTAACCCCCAACCTGTAGTTATCCCGCAACCTGTAGTAGAAGCAAGAGCAGTAAAAGTTCCTCTTTTACCAGATGTTTATGAATTATTTGATAATAATAATAAATCTCTTGGTAATGCCGCAATTCAACAGTTAGAATTAAGTAAGAAGTTAAAAGAAATAAAAGATACTATTTGGGTTACTATTTCTTATAATGAAGATTTCAAACGTTATGAAATAACTGGTCTCAAAATATAACATATGGACTTAAAATACTAGATGATTCAATTCTATCTATCCATATAAATACATTTGGTTGTCTATGAATAGAATTTTTATCAATCGAAGCAATACGAGCAATTTTAGTTGCTATATATTGTTTCATAGAGCACAATGAATATCTTGAATCTAAATCTAGTGGAAGTAGTTTATAACTTTCATAACGAAATTGTGTTAAATTATTACGTAGTTCATTTTTCTTTTCATTAAATTTTATTGCATTATTCATCTTCTTTAAAATTCCATGAATACAAGTCCATGTTAGATATAAACGTTCTAAATCATTTACATTATCATATGTAATTTTTATTTCTTTAGGGATTTTAAATTCTTTACGACATGTTGGGCAGGTATGTTTTTCAGAAAACCATTGTTCTATACATTTGGAATGATATGAATGTTCACACTCGTAAAATGAACGAATGCGTTCTCCTTCTTTACAATCATCTTGGCATATTGAACAAAATATGGATTCACCAAATAAATCAAATAATTCGGTTATACATTCCATATATAGTATTATTGAAAATCTTTTATATTAGTAGGATGAAAAGAAGATCTACAAGAAGAAAGGGTAATAAATCAAAAAGAAGTAGATATCAACGTAAGACAAGAAGAGGTGGTGGATATAGTTTCGGTGCGGCTGTTGCTCCAGAAGCACCTTATTCTGCGGAAGTGATTGGTGGAACTCCTGGAACCCCCGATTGTTTAGAATCTACACGCCCTGGTTTAGCAGGACCTGTTCAAGGAACAGGTGGTCTCCCCGGTTTTGCGGGTGGTGGTTCAGAAGAGTTAGCAAATATGTTAAATGCCAAGCGAGGTGGTCGTTATACATTTGATTTAGCATCAGGACCTGTAAATGGTATTGGTTCTGCGGGTCCATCTGCTGGTATGGCAGAAGTATCACGTATAGGTTGTGAAGGTGGTTTAGTAAATACATCTCCTCCTGGTGCTCAAGCAAATCCTACACCTTTACAAAATGGTGGTGCTGGATTAGGTGAAGGTTCATTATTATATACCGCACCTACGGCTGGATATGATAATAGACCAAGTGAATGGGTAAGTAGTGCTGGTTCTCCTTCTCTCTTACAAATCCCTTATGAAGCAAGAACAATGAATCAAGCCTGTATGAAGACAGGTGGTGGCAGAAGAAGAAGTCGTAGAAGTCGTAAAAGTCGTAGAATTCGTAAATAGATAATAATTAATTATAATTAATTATAATTAGAGTAATGGCATTGCCTCCAAATTATAATAGTCCCTTAACTGAAGATTATTTAAGTAAAACACTTGGTTCTAATACTGTCCCATTACTATCAGATTATCCTAGTTTGGGACAAAATACTGTCCCATTACGATCAGATTATCCTATACAAGGTTTTGTGCCTCCTCCTCCAGCACCTGGAATCCCAACAATTAATAGTGTAACAAAAGGAAATGGACAAGTAACTATATTATTTACTCCTGCAGAAGGAGATCATGAATCAACAACTTATACTGCTACTGTATATCCAGATCTAAAAAAAATAAGTCCAACAGAGAATGATCCAACAACAATATTAGTAACAGGTTTAACAAATGGAACTTCATATAATTTTACTGTTACTGCCAAGAATAGAGGTGGGGAAATTACTTCGGAAATTTTTCTTAATGTAATACCAGCAGCAGTTCCTTCAGCACCAAGAAATGTAGTAGCAACAAGAGGAAATACTTCAGTGAGTGTAAGTTTTACTGCACCTGATTCAAACGGTGGTTCTCCTATAACTGAATATACTGTTACATCAAATCAAGGTAATACAGGAAAAGGTTCTTCTTCACCAATAACAATATCTGATTTAACAAATGGAACATCATATACATTTACTGTTACTGCTAAAAATAATGAAGGATCAAGTCCACCATCAACTGCTTCTATAGTAGTGATACCAGCAACAACTCCTTCAGCACCAACATCTGTATCAATAATAGAAGGGGATAATGAAGTAACTATTCGTTATAGTCCGCCATCTAACAATGGTGGTTCTCCTATTACTGGATATACTGTTACTTCAGTCCCAGTTAAAACAATAACAGTTCCTGCTATTAGTGTAGCAAATCCATCACCTGATATCAGAGTAACAGGTTTAACAAATGGAACAAAATATACTTTTACTATTAGGGCTATAAACGAGGTAGGACCAGGTGCTCCTCATACTATAGAAGGAACGCCTGTAGCACCTCCTCCACCTGTAAGATTTTATACTACAAATTTAAAAGTAAGACTGCCTACTTTAACTCCTGGTGCTTATTTTGATAATAATTTTGATGGAACTGAACAACAAGTATTTTTAGATAATTATAAGTTTGCAAATACTTCATACTATTTAACTCCATCAACACCAGCGAAAACATATCATGGAATTAATGATCAAGGATTTTTATTTATTAGGAGTAAGGATAATACTCCACATTATATTACAGATACTATCACAGATGGAAATTTAACATTTAAAGATAGAAAAAATAAAAATGTTCCATATAAATCATCTGATAATGGAGCATTTCAGATGGTATGTCCAATTGTTGGCACTGCTAGAACTATTACATCATTAGTTCCTATTACAATAACTACGAATTTAATTTCATATAGAGAATTACGTTTTTATCTTGTAAATAATTGGAAAGCAACAAAAATAGGTAATGTCATACCTACAGGAAAGGGAGCAGATCCATTTTTTTCTGTAAATTTTTTTAGATTTCCAGAACAAATATACTTTGATAATTTTGCAAATTATGATACTATTCCTACTTCTCCTACGCTAACTACATTACCAACAGATATTACTCCAACTAATAAAACAAATCTTTATATTCTTGATAGTGATCAAAAACCTCATTATTTTTTTTGGGATAATACAGGTGTTATAAATGTTTTTAAAACAAAATATACTTCAGCGCCTTATGATTTTACTGGAAATGTGGATTATACTTATAAAATAAAATTAAATATAATTACTACTCCAAGTAATATAAATATAAATAGTACATTTTTAACTGAACCTGTAAATTTTTTAAAACTTAGACCTGATCCTACATTGGAATCAAAAATGAATTTATATCGTGACCCTACACCAAGTACAAGCCGTTATGTTTTACCAACACATTTGTATGGTTTAAATCTAAAAGTAAAAGCGATAGATCTTATATTACCAGATGGTAAACATTGTGATTTATCAACTGGTAATTCTGGAATAAGTAATTGTCCAAAGTATACAAAAAATACTCAACGTATTAAGTTAAATGCTGATGGAACTATTGGTAGAGGTGCTCCGATTACTACTACTGCAGCAGTTCAAGATGCAATTGATGCGGATCAACCACTAATAGATAAGTATGAATCTTCGAATCTTAATGAGGATAAAACATGTTTAAATAACACAAAAACGGGTTCTATTTCTGCTGCTAATTTTGGAGGAGAAGTATTTTTTAAAAATCCGACAGGTTTAACTCCTGGAACAACATTAACGAATAAGACAAATTTAGTCATACGACATACAACAAGTAATAAATATTTTAATATTGATCCTGTCACAAATATACAAACTATTAATTTTAAAAATCCTTCAAATCAAAATGTAAAATTAAATTATATTTATAACAATATATGGAAAATTAGTAATACAAATAATACACAAGTAAGATATGTAATGTTATATAAAGAGAGTGATAACTCAAAGAAAGCTATAAAAATATCAGATGAAATAAAAACAATTGATGTGGGTAATGGGGTAACTCCTTTCACTATGGATGGTGATTCCACTACTGGAGGATTTAATAAAACAAGAAAAAAGTATAAAATATAATTCCGGTTAAAATATGTTACAATCATTTAGTAAATGAAGAAGGAAAAGAAAAAAACATTACGCAATAATAAAAAACCTTCTAAAAAAACATATTTACAAAAAGCGGGTCAAGTATCTACTTCTCTTTCTCCTGTTAATAATGAATATCAAAAAGAATTAATGTATACAGAGTATAATAAATATTTGGAAGATAAAAATGATTTATATGATTCTATTTTAAAAGAAGGTGATGATATATATATATCACAAAAATCACAAAAGACAGAAACATATCTTGTAAATATTAAAAAAATTGTTGATTCTATGACATCCTTGGTAGCCTCTGTTGATACGAAAGTGGATGAATTAAAAACAAAAATATCAAACGCATCATCGTCCTATGGTAATCAGTATACACAGCGTTTTTTTATAGTTCTTCATGAAAGAGATATATTGATTGAAAAATTAAAAGAACAACAAATGTTTATTGAAAAAATGTTTAATTCTTTTAAAAATAATGAAATATATATTCATTTATTGGATGTATATATTCATATATTAAATAATTCTGTAAAAACACAGAGTTATTTGGAAACAGAATTAAATAAAACAAATGATAAAATAGAGCAATTGATAGAATCTATTAAAGAAGATTATGATAATACTGAAAAACAAAGAAAAGCAGAATCAATAGAAATAGCGAATGAAAAAGTGAGACTACAAGATTCAATATCAAATATAAAAAGAATTCCTCCTCTTAATTTTTCTCCTAAATCAGATTCTGTTTATATTCCAGGATGTCCTTACGGAACTGTATTAGAATCAGACCAATGTGTTTACTATGATGCGAGTAAGAATGTTATAGAAAAGGTGGATGTTCAAAAAGACTTAATAAATAGTTCCTCAGATTTTATTGTATGGTTCAAAGATAATAATACAAATGTGGACCCTATTATATTTAAAAAGAAACCTATTGCTTATATCAAACAATTAAATGATAGTGACCAAAAAGTATTTAATGCGAAATATGTATTATGCGATGAAAATGGTAATTTAATACAAGATAAATATAGTTCTTATACATTTATTTCTTCCAAAGATTGTTGTTGGAATGATTCTATACCTGAACTAAAAAAGATGGATACCTCCAGTAATGGATATGAAGAATATTATATTGATTATGATGGTGCTCCTCAAGGTATACAATATATAAAAGATGGTTCTGGTAATATTGTTATAGTAGATACGATTCGTAAAGTAGAGGAAGAACAATTTTATTTAGCAGTATGTATAGAAGAAGATCAAATTGTTTTAGGAATTCAATATATTGAAGTTGATAAAGATGGAAATCTAATATATGATGATGATAAACATTGTATTCCATTTTTTCCAGATTATTTAGGATTTACAAAGAATAAAGATGTTTTTACAAAAGATTCTTATAATGGTGTTGATAAAATTAACTATAAAGTTGTAAAAACATTAGATACTTCTATAAATAAAATGTTAGATACAACGATTGTTACTGGTAAAAAATTATTTAATATAAATGATATATCAACAACAACACCAACACTTGTAAATAAAACATATTTAAATTCATATGTAGAATTCAATTTATCAAAAATATATAAACCATTTATTTTACCATATGCTTTACAAAAGGATGGTGATATTATTTTAGTTCATAATAATTCAGATTCTATTCCTATTATATTTAATATTTCAAAAGATGATAATGAGAAACGAGTGGTAGTATATCCAAAGCAATATTTTGTATTTGTCTATAATACCACTTCTCCTTTATTACATTATGGATTTATACATTTACCAATAAATTATAGATTCAATACAGAATCAAGATATACTGCTATGTTAAACAATATCTATATATTTGTAAATAACGATGTTACACCTATTCTAGATAGTGAAAATCTTTTAGTAAAAGTTCCTAATATAGATACAAAAGGAAAAAAAGCAACATATTATAAATTTGATGATGTATTTTTATCAAATCCTTTAAATATAACCGTTTTATCAGACCCTGTAGTCTACAATAAACCAATATTCTCATTACAAAACAATCAATATAGATCAGACAATGTTTGTAAAATGAATAATATATATGTATTTTGTGATAAAAATGGTGAACCAAATCTTGATATATTTTCTTATCCAATTCCAGTCCCTTATAATTTAGAAGAAAGTGGTGGTAAATATTTGTGGGATACAAATATTGTAAATGTTATGAAACCATATGATGGGATTCTTACACTGGATCCTACATATAAACAATCTATCACAAATCAAAGTGGTGGTGACGGATCAATAGATCAAATGACTTTAACAAAATATCTTGATATATTAAATCCTAAATTACAAACAATACAAACATTAATTGATAAATATGGAACAACCAATCCTGAAATAAATAATTTTGCTGAATTATATTTACAATTAAATACTCTGCTTCAAGGTTTATCAAAGCAACAAAGTTCTACTGATTTAGATAAGCAATTTAATGAAGGTAATGAAATATTTAATAAAGCAATTGAAAGTCAATCTAAATTGGATGCTTTAGAAAAACAAAAATATAATAATGAAGTTCTACAAAAAACATTATCATCTTTAAAAGAAAGTTATTCAAATAATTTATCAAAACTTTTACAATATGAAACAAATATACAAACAAAATATAATAATCTATCTGATGAAATAAAATATTTAGATGAAAATATTAATTCAACAACTATAAAATCTGATTTGAATGAGATTCATAAAATGTTTGAAGCATCAAAAAATGCGAGAGTTTTATTAGTTGATCCAAATTCAACTGATACAGTGAATGCTGATCAAATAAAAGGTGAAGAAAATAAAATAGAAATTTTAATTCAAACAAATAAAAGTATTGAATCACTTGAAGATGCTTTAGAAATTTCTATTCAAAAAGAAAAAAGTAAATATGATTCTATTCTTTTAAACAGCAATAAAAAATTAAAAGATGATATTCGTTCTCAAATAATGGCGGAATCTAGAGAATTAGATACTTTAATTGAAAGAAAAGATAGTGTTATAAACTCTCAAAACACATCTATATTAAATGCTGAACAAGGAGATACATTCAATGATTATAAAAAACAAATAGATTTATCAATTAAAAATATACAAAATTTAATAGAAGATGCTAGAAAAACTCCTAATATAATTCAAACGAAAGATGATATTAAAAAACAACTTGATACATTTAAATTAAATTTTACTTCTATTCAAAACGAAAAGAAAACAATTACAACAAATTTAAATAAAATAGAAAATCTATTTTCAGAATTATATTCAAGTAATCTTATTTCAAGAAAAAATATAATAGATGATAAAATTAAAAATATACTTTCCTTAAAAAAACAAATAGAAGAAATATTAAATAGAACAAATCCAGATGAAACAATAGAACAAGAATTAAATATGATTTATACTGAAGCAACTACAATACAAACAACAATTGAACCTATACATGATACTGATGATTTAGATGGATATGAAGAAAGAATTGATGATTTAATCAAACAAGAAAAAGATATTTTAACATCTCTTCAAATGAAATTATCATTACAACAGAGTTCTTCTCCTTCTCCTTCTATAGGAACTTATGTTGGTGGTAGACGTAAAAGATTTACTAGAAAATATCCTAAAAATTTAATTATAAGTCATTAATCTTCATCCATAATTAGACAGCCATTATCATCAGGAACAGTTATTGTATTATTAATTTCTTGTGATCCTTGTTTATATTCTTTAATATCATATTTACATTTTTTATAATACATAACTCTTCTTTTCCATTGACTTATTGTAGTATCATGAGGATCAATAATATCAATAATTAATGGTTCCACTACTCTTTCTGAAACACGAACACGTAAAATTCTTCCAGTAGATTGTTCTATGCTTGAACGAGGACTTGCTAAAATAACTGCGTTCAATGCTTTAATATTCATTGCTTCTGATGCCATTGAATAACTTGCTAAAATTACTTGTGAGTTTAACGCACCTGTTTCACGAACTTCTTCTTTCATTCCACCAATATAATAACTTCTTGTTATTTCAGAATTTACAAGAGTATCAATTGTTTTTAAGTGTTCAATGCGAGCACTTAAAATCAATAACTTACGATTTGAATCTTTACAAATATTGTGAACCCACTTGACAATTTCTTCAGTCCGTTCTTTACATTCAACAATATTTGTAATTAATCTTCCTATTATAACATCTCTTTTATAATCATAAGGAACTTTCATATATTCTGGATCATCGCATGTAATATGAACTCCTTTTACTTGAACAGTTGGATCAGGTTCTCTAACTTTTTCCCAGTAAATTGCTTTCCCCAAAAACATTTCAAATACTTTGGTTAAACCATCTTCTCTTTTTGGTGTAGCAGACAATCCAAGCAATTTCTTTGTTTGAATCTTTTGAAGAGTTCTTGAAAAGTATTGTGCTCCCAAATGATGACATTCATCAAAGATTGTAAAACCATATTCTTTAAAGAAGTTAGAACCAAAGTCACGCAAACAAAGAGTTTGAATCATACAAATAGTGCAATCATATGTAACAATAGTATAAGGTTTTTTATATTGTATCTTTGCTTCTTTCAAGCGCTCAATCAACTCCGTTTTTGTTCCTCCAACACGAAGATTATTTTCTTTTAAAAGTGTTTTCAATTCACTAATATTTGGTTCATCTGCTTCAATAACTTCTTTACCAACTTGACAAGTATCTCCTTGTAGAATTCCAATTGTTAATTTTGGCATAACATTTTTTATTTCATTCTTCCATTGATTCATTAAGAATTCTTTATCTACAACAATCAAGAAACGCTTTTTAATTTGAGAAGCAATATTTAATGCCATAAATGTTTTTCCTTTTCCACAAGGAACACAGATTAAACCATTTCTTGGAGCAGTTAAATACATGTTAATTATATTTGTTTGATATTCATATGGAGTTCCTACAAATTTTGCCGCATCATCCGATAAATCAAATCCTTCCGAAAGAAGATTTTCATCTGGTTCTCCAAAATGTTGTAAAGCCCATTCACGTGGTAAATAATATCGTTCTGTTGATTCTTTATAAATTTTAAATTTATTATCTTCTTTTTTTCCTCCAAAACGGTCATCTGATTTAGGTTCTACAATACAATGTTTTTCAATTAGTTCTATTTGTTTTTCACTCAGAAATGATTTACGGATAGCATATCCCTTATGTGTTATTAATTTATTTTTGTTTTCCATTTTATTAATAACACATATTTAAAATATAAAAACAATTTTAAGCGTTTTTTACAATAATTATAATATATAAATCTATTATAGAATGAACGTTGAAAACGGTTTAATTGTTGCTAATTTAGTTGTATTTGTTGCAGCACCGTTCTTACCAAATGTTGTTTATACGGGATTTGTTGATACATATGTTGGTGCCGTTCTTTTAATGGTTGCTGCTCTATATACGGCAAGTTATGGTTATTTACAAACTTTATCTGGTTTTATAGGTATTGCAAGTTTATTTGCTGAAAGTCACGCTCGTAAAGCAAAACTTATAAAGAAAGATTGTGGTATTGAAAAGAAAGGTTCTTATGAGGAACAACTTGCTCCTGCTCCACCAGTAGTGCCTGGTGAAGTTCATCCTGATGCGCAGGAACCTGAACCACAAGAACCAGTAACTTTTATGCCAAAAGAAGATGATGGATCAAACGCTTTTAAAGCGGTTGACACAACAATTAATACAAAAGTTCCTCTGAATACAACTTCTTTATCAAAGGACGCAGAGAATGTTTATACAAATAGTAATTTAGCGGAAAAACTTGATTAAAAATCAATCACTAAACTAAAGAAGTAACAGAAGCACCAATTAAGAAACCAAAAAATGCCATAAGAAATCCCATTACAAGATATAATCCAATTTTACTAGTGTTACTCGGTATAACTGATGAAGCAGTAGCGGATTTATTAATCCAGTTATTAATTATATATTGTATAGATAAACCTACTAATACTAAACCTAGTATACCTGCCAAGGCATATGCAAAATATTTTATAAGATTATCAGTGGATACTTTATCTAGTTTAGCATCTGTTCGTAAAGCAATACGTTTTGTATACAAATCAGTTAATGGTTTTCCCATAGTATCAAAATTGATTTTACCATTCTCATCTACAGCACCATCCATATCAAGAGATACACATTTGAATTGTCCTAAATCTATTGCTTTACCATCAACTGAATTTTGTGAAATTCTTGTTAAATCATTTAAAATTTCTTCTTCTGTTGGTTGACCAGAAGAATTTGTTTCTGGAAAATTAATTTCTCGTTGTTCCGATGTTGTTCCACCAGAAGTAGTAACAAATACTCCTGTAACACTTGAAGAACTTCTTGTTTGAAACCCCTCGACTCTTTGGCTCATACTACTTATAACAACAGGATTCGTTTGAACACTTAACACAATATCATATGGAGCCATATATCGGGACCAAGATTCTATAGAAGGATTTCTCTTCGGGACATATACAGATGCTTGTAAGGTATTAATTGAATTATTTAAATCATTCACATTATTTTCATTGGTGGTAGTTCTACAAAAGTTATTAATATTACTTTTTATATTTGTAATAGCGGTTTCTAAAGTATTTTGGATATCATAAGGACTTTGTTTTTTCCATACACCCAATAAATTTAAATATAAATTTTCTGATAATTTTATTCCTTCTAAACTTATATAAGCAAGTGCGTTATCACCATGAGGTTCTAAACAAGTTTGATACCATAAAAATTTAGTTAATCCAGTAAATAGATTCTCAATAGAATAATTTCCAGGAACATTTTCGTTTAAAATATTTGATAAATAAGGATTATCTGTTGTTACCAAATTATTATCATATTTTAAAAGTGGAATTACTATAATTATGAACCTTGGTATCAAAGATGGTGAAGATGGTGAAGATAATATATCTTCTTGTATTTCAAGTGTTAAAATAAAATCTATTATATTTTTTTCTTTGTCTTTATCTAATAAAATAGAATGTGTAGATAAACAAATTTGAGTAGATACTAAATTATAATTATTATTTAAATACGTTATTGTGAATGAACTAGGAGTTTCATCTAAAAACCCTCCTGAAGTGCGAGAATTATCTTCAAATTTAGGATTTGTTTTTCTTTTTGAACCAACAAATGACATAGATAAATTTGGTGTTTGTTCAGGCATATTTGATGTATTACTTGATTCAAATCTTAAAGGAAATGAAACATTGCCTTTAGGATCACATTGTCTTTGATTATTCGAAATCATCCCTTCCTCTCTATATCAAGCCTGGGATATAGGTTGGGCCATTAAACCGATAAACGGTTACTGAACCATTTTGTTTTGTCGGAATTATTGTTACTTGATCTCCATCAAACAATTCATCACAACCAACATTATCTTGACAATCACGTTTTTTATATGTTATTGGTAATGGTAGAGGATTATTTGTATCAGTTCTCGTATAGTAATTAAATCTATCAGAACGAGAAGCAATACGACGACCATACAATGGTAAAAGTTCTCCTGATTCTGTTTTCACAATTCCCATTGATTGATATGCTTCAGGAAGCCCTTGTGTAGCAATACGAGGAACCGCATATATAGAACCGTCTAAATCAACAGAAGGAGTTAACCAATCACGTGTTGGTTTAGGAGCACGAGAATAACGACTATCACCACCATTATTTTCAACAACTTTTACTTGAACAGATGGTTGTTGTTGTTGTTGTTGTTTTTCCATTGCTTTTTCTAAATACTTTGTTTGCATACTCAATGGTATTTCAGTATGTTGTTTTTGAATAACAAAAACATAAAATAATAGAAAAAATGTTATTATAACACATATTATCGCAATTACAGATGGTGTTATACAAATTATACCGGGAGGACAACTGTTTCTTATGCGTGGCATCTCTATTATTGTTTATTTTATTTCAATACTCTCAATATTTGATGATACTGGTTTATTAGAATTTGTTGAACGAATTAAAGCAGTATTTACACCTGTGTTATCAAATGCTTCTACTGCAGCAGTAGATCTTGTTTTATTTTCTATAGTTGGCATAGCAGGAACAGCAGTTTCATTCACAGTATGAATACGTTGAATTTCATTCAATCCTGTTAAATTTTCAAATTGCTCCAAGAATTTAACAGCACTCATTGTTCCTTCAATACCATCATCTTCTACACCGGAAACTTCTTCATTCTTTGGGACCTTTGTTTCATTTTTTAGTTGTGTTATACGTTGACTAATTTCTGTAGGATTTCTAAAAGATTCTGACTTATTTTTTTTCATATTTTGAACATTTTGAACCACTTCTTGAGGGTTAGTAGGAACGAATGTTTCTTTATTTTCCTTGACCACAGCATTCAATAAACGAATGAGTTGAGGAGCAAATAAAACAGTTAATGTTAAGATTGGTTCCTTTGTAAAAGCATATGTTAGACCAGCAATCACTAATGTAATCAGAAAAGTAGTGAATGGTAGGCTTATCAAATCATAAGCACCCAATATAACCATAAGAAGGTTAATTATCTGGGAGGACTTCATTTCTATTATGAACTAGTCAAAAGAGGTGCGACAATTCTATGAAGAATCCAAAAAACAATTCCTGCTAAAAGAGATTTTACAACTAATCCTACCATTGTAAGTTCCCCAGTTCCTTTCACTAAATAAGGAATGTAATGAGCAAATAATATATTTAAGAAAGGTAAACTGAATACAAAGAATAATAAAGATACTAGAATTGGAGTTTTCATTTCACTTAGGAAAGAAGAATACCACTGTTTCTTCGGGATATATGGTTGATTCGAAGGAGCAGAAGGTTGATTGTATTGTTGCCACTGTTGATGTTGTTGTTGCTGATGTTGTTTAGAATTCATCATAGAAGCAAAATCAGCATTTGTAGGATGTTCATTGCCAATCATGTGTGCCGTAGCAGGGCCATTATCCATAGAATGACTCATTATAGAATTTGGATTTGGAGAATTAATTACTGAAGGATGAATTTGATTGCTCCCAGCCGGAGTAGGCTGTCGTGATGTTACTTGAGGTGCTGGAGGTGCTTCATTCATATCATTTAAAATTTTCTGAACGAGATCGCCATCTGATGAGTTCATCGATGATGAAGTGTCCAAATCACTTAATAAAGTTCCACTCATAATATAAAATTATATGTGTTTTTATTATACTTTATTTACCTCACAATCTACTGTTGTATGTTGAAATTGATAACATTTAGAACCTAATTGATATGTTGATGATGACATTTCTTTTACATCAGGATTCATACGTTGTATACAAGAATCATCTTTACAACTTGGTCTTACAATTAATACAATAAAAAGACCTAATAAAAAACTAAAAACATTCTGATAAGATTTTGACTTTAGGAATTCAAACATTCTCTTCACCTATTAGAAGAAATGTCAGAAATAAAATTTTATTATATACCTTTTCTTTTAGGAATTGTTGTTGGAATTGTATTGGTATATATGTATAAAGAACAAAAAGTTATTATTTATGATTATCCCAAACCATTTGATAATAAAATTTACAAAGATAAAAATAATTCTTGTTATCAATATGTTACAAAAGAAGTAAAATGTGATGAAAATGAAAAGAACATTAAACAATACCCTATACAGAGTTAAATGAAACTTTCTTTTTCATTGTATTAATAATTGCGGCTTTCTTTTTAGCCTGAACTTCTTCTTCTGATACAACCGAATCTTCATAATCAGAAACTTGTTTTGTTTGTCCTTCTTCTGGTAATTGTGACATTTCTTTTCTTAAATTCATTAATACATCTCCGACAATATTATCTTTGTATTTCCATTTACTTGTATCAAATCTATCTTCATCTTCTATATCAATACCAATTCCTCCTAAATACTTCGCCTTGGAAACAAAAGAAAGGATAGCATCTTTTGTTTCTAATAGTTTTTTCATTAAGTCAGAATTTTGTGTGTAAAATTCTTTTAGTATTTCCTCCCATAACTGTTTTGTTTCTGGAACCATTGTTCTTGTTTCTTTTACCCAATGACGAATAGATCTTACACTTCGTGTTGTTAATAATTTTTCTGCTAACTCATCTTGTTTTAGCAATTTAAGTCTTGTATATTCAAATGCTTGATATGGTGATGAGAAATTTATATCATTATATATAAATTCTTTCACCAAATATATAGATAAAAATCCATTATATTCATCATCTTCTTTATTAAACAAACGAGCAACTCTTCCATTTGTTAAAAAGACCTCACCAAGTTCTAAACGGACACCTTTTTGTTGAACAACATCAAGCACTTCTTTGCTAACTGTATATTTTCCATAAAGTTTCCATAAAGGAAAATTACGTGTTACCACTTGATACACTAGATCGCCCATTTTACGTTTTTCTTTTTCTTCTTCCAATATAATATCTTTTATATCTATACTTTTAACATCTTTAATACTTTTATAAGGGGATATTAAAGAACTTCTTTTTAATTCAAGAACTTGTATTTCAGAATTAATATTAAATTTTGTTTCCATATCATTTGTTTCACGGAATAATTTTTTATTTGATTCAATTTCTTCTTCCACTTTTATAATTGCTTCACGACGTTCTTTTTCTAAATTATCTAATTCTTCTTTTGAATAATCTCTATAGTATTGTAAAGGAATTGTTGAAATAACAGTTTTAGATTCATCTAATATATTTAAATCACCTTTTTCTGAAACAGTATAATATTGTTTTGCTTTGGATCTTTTATTTGGTTTCCTTACTTTACTCTTAAAAAATGCTTGTATTTTAAGTTGTGTTTCTTCATTGTATGGAAAATCGGGATCTTGTATGCCACTCATCTAAACATATCAATCATTTTGATTTGGTGCTTCTGAACCTAAAAATATATATTTAGGAATACCCTTCTCTTCGTATGCTTCTTTATCTAAAACATAATAACCGGATTTCATATCGTTTTTAGAGTTCTTTTTAGAAGGTTTGTTATTTGTTTCATTAACATCATTTACTTCAACAACATTATTATTAGATTTATTATTATCTTCAGAACCAATTATATGATATGTAAATGAACTTAATCCATATGATACAAATGCCCAAGTAATACAGAAAAGCCAAAAAGGAAACCAAGTATATTTAGAATCTTTATTCACACCGAACTCCTTCCAATTACCATTTTCTTGAAACATTAATTTTGGTTTAATATATAAAATAATTGTAATGCCTATTAAATAAAATAGACAACTTAAAAGTAAAACTTTCATTACTAATTATCATCAGGATTTAATTGTTGATTATCATACCCACTATCCATATTCTGTTCTGCTTTTAATAAGTTATATCTATCTACTTGTGATTGGTTACGTAAACCCATTTCTGCTCTTTGATTTCTTTCAAATTCATATTGTCCAGAATTGTAAGCATAAATACTCTTTGTTCCTCCTCTAGACCAATCTCCTAAACCAAGTTTCTTTTGCATAAGTTCTAATCGTTTTTCTTCAGGAGATAATTTATCTAATTTATTAATAAATAACATCTTCTCTTTTTCATTGCGAACAGCTATTGCAAGTTTGATTTCTTCTTCCGTGAGTCGGAATGTTTCAGATTCATAGCGTATAATTAATTCTGAAATAATATCTTTTGGTAAAGCACTCGTATCAAGAACAGTATCTTCTTGTAAATATCCATCAGGTGCGCTCATATTTTGATTCATCATTTCATATAGAACACCACTTATAGCGGCTTTTAATATATAATCAACTGCTGTAGAACCACCTGGTAACATAGGACCACGTATAGATTTTTGAAAAGCATTTAATAGTGTTGATAATCTTTCTACACCATATTCTATTTTTGACCTTCCTACACCGGTAACTCTTTCTGTCATAGTTCTTAAATAATCAGTATGTGTTTTTAACATATTCTTAATATCATCAACAATTCTAAAGTCTATACCTTTTAAATCATCATCTTCATTATCATTACTTTTAAATCCATATGATTTTTGAATTACAAGAAACTCTGTATTAAATCCTTTTAGAACTCTTTGAAGATTAATTAATAAGGAAGAACGTATAGAATCTACCATTTGTTGAATTGGTTGTTCTAACATTCTTTCCAAAAAATTATGATTTTTTTCTCCAATATATTGTTTAATCGCATCCATATATTGACGATATCTTGATGATATCTCATTATATGATTCTAGAACATTTTGTTTATCATGTTTATCATGTTTATCATGTTTATCATCTAACTTTTCTAAAGAAGTGAATAAATTATTAATTAGTTCTCTCCAATCTTCAAATGGAGATGGATTTAATGTAAATAATACATTATATGTTTCTTTTGTTACTTTATGTAAGCGTATTAAATAAATTGGTTTTGATACAACTGAATTTACTTGATGAACAGTGTTTAACAATTGTTTAAATGTTACATCTGTTACTTCAACACCTTGTTCTCGTAATAAAGATTCCAATACACTATTATAATTAATTTTTTGTTCTTCTTGTAAGTTCTTAGAAGTAATTTGTTCTTTAAAATCAATATTTTTTATAGAAGAAACATTTAATTCGCAATGAAAACATTTGTTATTATATCCAAATTCATGCCTTCTTCCAATAAAATCTCCTTTATAACAAACTTGTAAAAATAATTGATTATATTCTTCTTTTGTAATTTCATAAATAATCTTTGCTTCTTTTTGAATTTTATAATTAAATGAACTATGGCTATTTATTGGTCCTCTAGGAACAGATTTAGAATTAATTGTTTGAATTTCTTTTTCTTTCCAGAAACCAAGAGGTTCATTTATTTTATGCGCACAGCAACTAGGATTTATAGGATCTTTTTTTATAGATTCTTTTGCTGACTTATTTGCTTCATAAATAATACCACGTATTTTATCAACTGGTTGCGCTGCTTTTGTAACAATCACTTCATCTTCTAAAACCATTTGTCTTGGAGTAAATCCATGTATAGTAGATTCTTTTAATTCTTGTGTAACTCCTTTTTGCCCATATGTTTCTTTCATATATGCTTTTTTCTTAATTAATAAAGTCATTACATTAGAATTAATTATAATATTTTTCATAACTTTTTCAATTAAATCTTCAATCTTCTTTTGACGTTTTTTAACATCTGGTTGATTAAATATTCCTGATTTCTCCCAGGGGTCATTGTGATTTTCAATACGTGCTATTAAACAAGAAATATATTCAATAATGCGTTTGTCTGTTGGATCACCAAGTGGATATCCTCTAAAATCAGCAACACATCCTGATACATTGTATCTAGGCACATAACTAGGTATATGTGTTTGAATCTCAATAATAGAGAATGTTGCTGTAACACCAATGATAATATAATTAATATATGTATCATAAGGTAAAGCCGTCTTAATTCCTTTATTTTTTTTAAGATATTGTTCTCTTGTTTGTTGGTTTTTCATTTCATTGTCTATACTGTCAACCATTTCAATATAAGATTTTCCTGATGGAAATATACCAACAGCATCAAATATTGCTTTTACTGTTTGATAATATAATGTTTTTTCTTTTGTATCGAACTGTATCTCTTCAATAGTCTCCACTGGGGCTCCCAAAGCAAGATTAATTTCTTCTTCTTCCATTGCTTCTTTATCTACCAAAACTGCTCTACCACTCATCGGTTTTCCATCATCATCATATTCTAAAGAATTATCAAAATCTAAAGAAGATATTGCTTGACCACAATTATTACAAATATATTTTCCTTGGAATACACCTCCACTAAATGTTAAAAGTATTTCTTTATGGATAGTATCTTTTTCTTTTGGATGTAAATATTCCTGTAGTAATAAATATTCGTGATTACATAAACAATGATTATCACATAAAATACAATATATAAAATTATTCTTTTTATACGCTTGGAATTTTATTAAGTATTTTGATAATAATTTCATACGGTCAGAATCATCTTTTACTTTATGAACAATATTTAAACTTTTTACATGATTACAATCATTTGGAATTGGTTCAAATAATTTATCATCATTCTTAACTTTCAATCTAAATCCATTTATAAATGATTGTATATGTGTTTGTTCTACATATTTTGTTTTATAAAGTGCTAGTAATATAGAATCACCTAATGTAGATAATAGTAAATCTTGAACTTCATTATATAAGAAAGCAAATATAGCAGTATCATTATTTTTATATAATGGTGTTCTAAATGATAAAATCTTTGTAACAAGGTTTATTAAAATTCCTTGCGTAGAAATTTTATCCATTAATTTATTAAATCGCTCTTCATTGACAAAATTTCTTAATACAACTTCTTTCTTTTCTTCATTACCCTCTTTTTCACGAGTATATTTAATATGACTTTTTACGTGAGCAATAGTAGATTCTATTTTTTTTACTAATATTTTCTGTTGTTCAAAAGAAAATTCTTTCTGTGATAAACCATATGATGATAATTCTATCAAAGCATCACCTAAACCATATAATATTATTGGTGTATAATCTAACCAATCACTTATATAAATATTTCCTGTTGTATTTCCTTCTGCTCCAACTGCTATAATAGAACCAGTTGTTGGTGCTAAAGGAATTCCATCTTTTAAAATTTCTTTCATTAATTTAGGATTTTTTAATGAAAACCCAATATCATAAGCAAGTTTTCCAGAACGAATTGTTCCTAATTCTCTTTCGCAAGATTTAGGAAATAGAAGATAACTTTGAATAACTGCTTCTTCTGATTGCTCTAACATTTGTTTTTCTTCTGTGCCTTTTAGACGACCCATTCTTCCTTTTAATCCTTTTAATAAACTATAGGATATAGAACCAATATATTCAGTTGTAAGAGGTTGAGGACCTTTTTGATCTTCAATAAAAGGAGGAATAAGAGGTAATCCATCTACATTTTTATCTTCCATATCCGATATAGGAGCCCTAAAAAACTCTTTATCTGTTGTAAAAGATTGTTTTCCTTCTTTATCTTTTTCAGACCAAGAAAGAAAATTATTTTTATTATATTTATTCCAACTCATATACCAATTAGGTAATTGATTTGTGGTATCTACATTTTGATCTCCAACAAAATTTATTTCAGTTTCTTTACGAATTTCATCTGATAAATAACGGATATTTATATTTTCATTTGTTATTGTTACAGTATCTTCTATCTCACCATTTGTATATCCAAGCCAATTTTTAACATATTCATGATCTAAATAAAGAACTCTTTTACAATCTACAACAGGTCTTGAAATAGATGTGCTATGAGATTTTACCATATCTAAAACATTATCATAAGTTGTTGGTTTTATATGATTTGGGTCTCCATTATTATCATATTGAATAATTTCATTACGCATTAATAAACATACTTCTACTAAACGACGTAATGAACGCAATTTATTTTCATTCTTTTGCGACTTTAGTTCTAAACTCTTAATAAATTCTTGAAGCATATCAGCACGTTGAACTGAATCGGGATAGTTACGTTGAGATGAAGGAATTTCCGATAAAATTTCTCTTTCTAACTGAATAATTTTTCTTGTAAATTCAATAAATTCTTCTTCTTCTTCTTCTTCATCAGGTCCTTCTTCCTCTTCTAACTGTTCAATCTCCTCTGCCACATCTTTATCACTAATTTCTTTTGGAGCTTCTGTTCCTCTAAGAACATCATATGGTGAATCGAGAGGAATACCTGTGAAATTAAATTCAATAGTAAATTCTTCTTGATTATTATCCACTAATACAACAGAATCTTCTTTCTCATTTACTCCATTTACAACAAATGTATTGACTAATTCTCCATCTTTTAATGCTTCCACAACTTGTCCAACACGAAAATCTTGTAGTTCTACAAAGGAATGAGGAAAGCCTTTTTCCAACTTTAATTCTTCTATATCTTCTACTGTGCTTGGTATTTCAATAATTCTATTTGACAACCCTAGAGGCATAATATGTATCATTTCATCGTTTTTGAAATATACTTTTCCTTGGGTTTTATCGTATTTACCTCCAATTATAATTAATGTATCTCCAAGTTGTATTTCATCTTCTATTGTTTTACTTGGATCTCTTGTTTCACTTGGATCTCTTGTTTCGCTTTTTTCACTTGATGATTCTTCCATCCCTCTAAAATAGAACAGGTAAAAAGAATATAATTTTTAGACCGTATAGTAAAAAAATGTATATAAAGATTTGTTACTACTACTTTTAGAATGACATCTAAATACGTTATTGGTATTGATTTGGCGACATGTATGTCTATGGTGGCAGTATGGAAGGATGGTAAGGTGGAAATCATTGCTTCTGAATCAGGCAATCGCACTGTGCCTTCTTTTGTTTCTTTTACGGAGGAAGAACGTATTGTTGGAGAAGCAGCGAAATCAATGAGTTCTACAAATCCTAAAAATACTGTATTTGACGCAAAGCGTTTAATTGGTAGAACATTTGACGATGTGGAAGTTCAAAAGATGATGAAGATGTGGCCTTTCAAGGTTGTCAATGATGGTAATAATAGACCAAAGATTGTTGTTGACTTTAAAGGTGAGACTATACAACTGTATCCTGAAGAGATTTCTGCTATGGTTTTACAGAAGTTAAAGGCTATGGCGGAGTCATACCTTGGTGTTGAAGTTAAGGATGCAGTGATTACTGTTCCTGCCTACTTCAATGATAATCAGCGTCAGGCTACCAAAGATGCTGGTAGAATCGCTGGATTAAACGTTTTGCGCCTACTCGCAGAGCCTACTAGTGCGTGTATTGCGTATGGTCTTAATAATAAAAAAGATAAGGAACGTAAAGTTATTATCTTTGATCTTGGTGGTGGCACATTTGATGTTTCTCTTCTTTCTGTGGATGAAGGTATTTTTGAAGTAAAAGCAACAAGTGGTAACACACTTTTAGGTGGTGGCGATTTTGACAACCGTATCTGCTCTTGGGCTATGGAAGAGTTTAAGAAGAAACATAAAATTGATTTAACTACGTATCCAAAGAGTATGGCTCGTCTTCGTTTGGCTGCGGAGCGTGTTAAGAAGACACTATCAACTTCTAGTCAGGCTATGTTAGAAGTTGATTCTATCGCAGAAGGAATTGATATGCAAATTATGCTGACAAGAGCAAAGTTTGAATCATTGTGTGATGATCTATTCCGTTCTACATTAGGTCCTGTGGAGAATGTATTACGTGATTCAAAGACATCAAAGTCTGAAATTGATGATGTTGTTTTAGTTGGTGGTTCTTCACGCATTCCTCGTGTTCAGCAGTTACTGAAAGAACTTTTTAATGGTAAAGAGTTATGCCAGAGCATTCATCCTGATGAAGCAGTTGCTTATGGTGCCGCAGTTCAGGCGCACATTCTTTCTGGCAACTCTAGGAATGATGTGTTAAGTGGAATTCTTCTTTTAGATGTTACACCTCTATCTCTTGGCATTGAGACGAGTGGAAATGTGATGACCGTTCTTATTAAGCGGAATACAACAATTCCTACAAAGAAGACTCAGACTTTCAGCACCTATTCTGATAATCAGTCTGCGGTAGATATCTGTGTATTTGAAGGTGAGCGTCAATTCACAAGAGATAATAATAAGTTAGGTCAGTTCCGTCTTGAAGGTATTCCTCCAATGCCTCGTGGAGTCCCTCAAATTGAGATTACATATGATATTGATGCCAATGGAATTCTCAACATTAGTGCTGTGGAGAAGTCTACTGGTAAGAGTAGCAATATTACTATTAAAAATGAGAAGGGAAGATTATCAGCGGATGATATTGAGAAGATGGTTCAGGAAGCAGAACTCAATGCGGAAGCAGACAAGGCTCGTATGGCAAAGATAGCAGGAAAGAATGAATTAGAATCATATCTTTATAATGTGCGTAATTCTTTGAAAGAGGAGAAAGTAAAAGAGACGTTAGGTGAAAATGATGTAAGTAAAGCAGAGGATGTGGTAACAAAGGGTCTTGCGTGGCTAGAGGAGCACGGTGAGGAAGAGGCTGAAGTATATGAGAAGCAGAAGAAGGATATTGAGTCTGAAGTTCAACCAATTATGATGAAACTGTATGCTTCAAAGAATATGCCTGATGCTCCTTCTCCTCCTGCGCAACCAAACGTGGAAGAGGTTGATTAAGAAATAATAATATAATTATTTCATCTTATCCCAGTCACTTCTCCACATAGCAAACATTGTTGATAGATTTGAAGCAGCGGTAGCAATTGCTTTTCTACAAGTATCTTCATTTTCACATAAAATAGTCATAAGCATTTCATCACGAAGAGGATGAGGAATACAGTAAGCACAAAATCTTACAGCATCAGGTTTTAGAGATAACGGATCCAAAAGATTCTCATCTATCCAAGTGCTAATTAGATTTCCAAGAGTGTGATCTTCGTGTTGGAAATAAACATCATATCCTTTTGCTTCTTTCTTTGTTGGTTGAATCTTAATATTTTCAGGAAGAGTTCCTTTATCAATAGCAGCGTAAGCAAAGCACTTCTGCTCACATACTTTAATTGCTTCCTTCACAATATCATATGGATCATAGACACCAACTGTCTCAACACTAAAATCAAAACTATAAGGTTCACCCTTTTCATTTTTCTTGTAACATCTATTAATTTCCATTGTGTTAAATTCACGTTCAAATTGAGCCTTTCTATCAGGGTCAGACTCCAATTGAGAAGCATTCACTTTCTTATGACGATCTAACCATTCAACAAATAAGTCTTTTACTTTATCAGGGTCTTGATCACGAGTATAACTATAAGCACATTGACTGGTTGGATTGAATCTCGCATTTTCTTTACCAATACCAATGGTTGCTTTCGCAGTGAATGAAAGTTCTTCTAAAGGCTGGGAACCAACTTTAGGTTTAAGCACTGCTATAAGAGCAGTATCACGAGTAATTGGATTTGGATGAAAGAATTGAACATTTGGCACCTTAATTAATTCACCATCTTTGTTCTCAAATACATCAAAGTCTGATACTTTTACATCAAGAAAATCACCAGTGTTATTTTTTACATTACATTTGAAAACATACTTATCTGGTAACCAAGTGGAAGGATTCTGATTGATTGGAATAAGACCAATACGGTGTGCTAACATTTCATTTGACATAGATGTTGTATTACTTTCAATCTTAATATCGCTTGTAGAACCATCTTTTAGAATTTCAGCACGGAAACCAACACACCTCACTTCGGATACAATAATACGGCGCAGAGTATTTACATAAGTCACATGGCTATTTACAATTTGAAATGTAAGATATCCTTTATCTTCATAACGAATGTTTTCAAATTTTGTAGTCGTAACATTTGTTACTTTAGTAAGAAGAGTTCTTTTCATATTATTCTATACTAATATGGCTTTATATAAAGTATCAATTTTTTGAAAAATTTACTAAAATTCTTTGCGGTTTTATAAATATCTATCCATTCTAACAAACAATTAATGGAGAAGAAGAACATTTGTTATTATTCTAACAAATGCCAGTGGTCCAAAGCATTTATAATGGAAGTATCAAATACGCCATATAAAAAACAATTTCAATATGTTTGTGTTGATCCTCCTCTTACGCAGAATTTACCAAAATTTTTAAAAAAGGTTCCGACTCTTGTAATTCAAGGGGAATCTGAACCTCGTGTGGATGGAGAAGTAATGAATTGGTTATATGAACAGAAGTTACGCAATCAACCTTCATCATCACCACAACAAAAGTCTTCAGAACCCGATGGATGGAATATGAATGAAAATGTAAGTTTCCCAAAAGGTAGTTTTGGATATAGTTTTAATGATTCAGACACGAGTTCTACAGGAAATGGTGGTTCTACAATTCCAGGAGCCTTTTCATTTTTGAATGGAGGAACAGGTGTTGGTGATAAAAGTTCTCAAGATTTCAATCCCGGAAGATCAGAACAAGGAAGAACAAAATCAAAAAAAGAAGAGATGTTTGATAAGCAAATGGAAGAATATCAACGTTCTCGTGAAGTAGGTATGCCAAAAGCAAATCCTAGATCATAAAGAGATTCGTTTTTAATATAAAGATTAATCACAAACATTACATAAGATAAAGAATGACATCACCTTTAGGAATTTTTAATAATCAATTAATTAAATTTTTTGAAGATCTTTCTGAAAGTTTTCCTGAAGAACGTGATATTAAAAGTGCTTTAGAATTAATTCGTTTAGCAAAGTTATCAAATCCACGAATTATTCAAACATTATTTTATGAGCATGTATATACATCATTAGATGAACCAATTAAAAGAGAAGATTCCGATTATGTTGTAGCATACGCAAAATCAAAAATTGAAAATCAGTTCAATGAAATTTCACCGGCACTCTTAATTTTCCAAAAATATTGGACAACTATTTCTGATAATAGTAAAAAGTCTATTTGGAGTTATTTGAAAGTGCTTTGTATATTATGTGAACGTGCTAGGAACTAAGATTTTTTCACGCAAAGAACGTTCTAGGAACTAGGAACTAATCAAGGCGTAAATAAACAAAAAAGAAACTTTAAACAAAAGGTATGGAGAATACCTTCTATTCAAAGTATAATGAATTTTGTGTAGATCTTGAGGGAGCCTGTCCCGAACTGAAAGATGAAATTCTTAGAGCAAAAGACTTGCCAAAAGAATCACAGATAAATGAATATACAAAAGTATTTCAAGCCCGTCAAAAGAAAGATGGAACACATCTAGTTCTTCCTGATGTAATTATACCTGAATCACTATGGTTATCATTATCTGATAAAAGTAGAAAAGCGATTGAAGAATACAATTCCATTTTAGATTTATGTATTGTATACCAATCTGGAGATATAAATGGTATTTCTCAAGAATGGGTAAATAAAATAATGGAAGAATGTCGTTCTAAGATGGAGAATATAGATTTTAATAAAATATCATCAAAATTCTTTGATTTATTTGGTAAGGTAGGTGGTAAGGATGGTATGCCTCCACTTCCTGAAAAGTTTCTGAAAGGTCATATGGCAAAACTTGCTGAAGATTTAATTAAGGAATTTAATCCTGAAGAATTTGGTTTTTCCAAAGAAGATTTGGAAGAATGTGAAAAGAATCCAACAAAATCATTTGAGATTTTAATGAATGTTAGCACAAAGAATCCTTCTATGATTCAAAATGCTTTAAAAAAGATTAGTAAGCGTCTTCAAGAAAAGATTCAAAATGGTCAAATCAAACCCCAAGAACTTGCCGCAGAAGCAGAAGAACTTATGAAAGAATTTCAAAGCAATCCTGCCTTTGTAGAAATTCTTGAGGGATTTAGGTCTGCTTTTAATTTTGAAGATATGGATTTAGCACGTTCTACGGGAAATGAAGGTTCTGCTAGACTTTCTCTTGTAAAACAACGTCTGAAGAAGAAGTTAGAGGCAAGAAAAGGAAAGAAGTAAAGTAGATGGAAAGGTTTAATACAACTTACAATGTTGGAATATTATTAATATTTGTGATAAGTGGTTTTAGTGTATATTTTATATTTAAACAGATGAAACTTGATACTAGTGATGAAGGATTTAAAATCAGTAACCCGGTAGAAACAATTACTATCCCAGTTGTTGAAGAAGTAATTGGTGAGAAGTTTACTACTCCTACATCAAAAAACCCTTTTATGAATGTATTAATTGATCAAATTAAATATAATCCTACACGTGCTGCTGCTCTAAGTGTTTTAGATCCAGAAGTAACGGTAACACTTGATCAGTTTTTCAAAACAAACTTTACAAGTGATCCTACGGATGTCTTTGGTAGAAGTCAAAGTCAAAGACAATTTTATGTAACACCTTCTACAACTGTTCCGAATGATGTAGAATCGTATCAGAATTGGTTATATAGAATACCAGGAAAGACCTGTAAAGAAGGTGGTAGAGAGGCTTGTTCAATGGCTTCAGGTTCTGCTGGTTCACAAATTCCTTGGTTATCAGAAAACTAATGATGCTTCATCTTTTGTGTTTGTAACTTACCTTTACGGCAACTGAACGTTTTTAGAGTTCTTCCTTTGCTTTGTAATACACTTTTTGTGCATATAGCAATAGCACCAGATTCTTTAAATTTTCTACGAACTGATTTTATACAATTACAAAATCTTTTGATTCTTGATTTAGTTTTCATCTATTTCTCATAAAGAAAAATATAGAGTTGGTAGATGGAAATCAACCGTTTGACACATACCAAAGATGATACTTGTGGAATTGAACAATATTTTACTCAATCTGTTGGTCCCGGTAATTATACGACGACAAATTTAGTTCCGGATGCTCGTTCTGTGAATCCTCTTGCTTCTCAAAGTTTAATGTTATTCCCTCGTGAAGGTTTTGGCTTTAACAATAATTTCATTGACTCTGATTCTGTTTTACGCAATCAACCTGAATTTAAGAATAATAAGTGTAATATTCGCCAACAGGCAAGACCATTCTTATCCGTTCCTTATATGGGTGGTGGTCGTGGTAATGCTGAAGTAGAAACGTTTTTATTACATGCTGAACAAGTTCGTCAAGGAAAGGAATGTGGAACAGTTTCAGAACAGCAATTTGATGGTATCTTTACTCCTATGATTCCTTTAGTGAAAGACAATATACAGAATCCTAAAAATTTAATCCCTGAAGTGGCTTCGCCCGGCTGGATTCGTGGTGGATTACCAAGTAGATCATATATCCGTGATGTTAACTGTTAAAAAAATACCAATCAATAGTTAAGATGTCGCTCAACAGTTATTTTGAAGCATATGAGAAACCATCTTCCCATACGTTTGAAAAAAAAGAAAATCCTCAAAATTATGATATTTTAGTATCTCAATTCCAGCATGTGAAACCTAAAAGACATACTTTAGGATTAATTGGTGGAAATGAAGTATATAATATTAATGGTAATCGTGTTGATTTAGAATCAGATTTATTTGGTATTACAAGACCTTTTACATGGAGCACAGAACGTAAACATTTACCAAATGATAATTCTGATATAATCAATCGTTCTAACCCTAAAAATAAATTACATATTGATGCTATGCCTGTAGCTAGAGAAGAGTATCAATTATGGTCATATCCTGAGGTAAACGCTCCTTTACCATTTAAGAAAGAGGCTTGTTCAATGCCTCATAAGTTTTAGAATATTTTTCTCATTTAGAGATGGCTCATCATCAAAGAAATATGACACGATCCAAATGGGATGAATTCCACACACAAGATGATTTACGAATTACAAGTTATGCTTTACAGTATTACGCAAATGCTCCCGGTATTAATTGCCCAACTTCTTTTCCAGTAGATGCTACAACACGTCTACAGAAATCCGGCGCAAGTTGGGTTCAAACTGCTTGGAAAACAGATGTAGAATCTGATTTGAAAAATATTAATAGATTAAGCACAAGAGTAAAAAATAATGATATTCAATACAATCCAGAAACAAACGTATATACAAAGGCTTCTTTAGAATCTGCTCCCGACGAATCATTTCCTCTCCTATTCAATCGTATAACAAATCCTCCATGCACTTTGAGAGCAACAGGGTGGAATCGTTGGGAAGCACTCCCTCATCAGCCACAACTTGTTTTTGAAACACCATTTGATTCTTTCATTCCTTCACGTGATATTGATAAAGAGAAGTCAAAAACACATTAATATATTAAATATTTATTATAAGGTCTTAAACATATTGTTTTTATCCTGATAATAGGTAATAGATGGAAGCAATAGCACTCTTTGGTTCATTAGGTCTTGGATATTTAATTACAAAACTTTCTGGTAAGAAAGAGAACTTTGATTCACAACAAAGAGAGGAACAACAGAAACAACCTACAACACCTTTATTTGTTGCTGAACAAGGAAATTCAGTAAAAGGTTCTCCACAAGAACTTAATATGCAATATCAAACAAGATATAATGGTCAATTACCGAGTGAACCAAATCGTAATCCCGGTCCAAGACAAAATGCTTTTGATTATGCTACTCAATCTCAACCAAGAGCATATACACAACCCACTCCTCAACCAATTCAATCTGCTACATCGCAAGTAACTATGAATGCTGGTTCAGTAGAAGATGAACCAAATTATATGGAAGGATTTGAAGTTCAAAGTCATTTAACTGGTCAAACAATGTCATCTTCAGACTTTACACACAATAATATGGTGCCTTTCTTTGGAAGTCGTGTTAGACAAAATGTTGCTGTTGATACAAATACTGGTATTTTAGATTCTTACACCGGTTCTGGTGTGAATCAGATTCAAAAAAAAGAAGTGGAAACAATGTTTAATACAGGTCAAACACCATTTGGTAATCCTTTTGGTTTGGAGAATTCTACTGCGTTTATTGAAAGTCGTATTGATTTACCTCGTAATCGTGGTGGTGAAAAACCATTTGAACCTGTTCGTGTAGGAGCAGGTGTTGGCGAACGTTTTGGTTCTACAGGTAAAGGTGGTTTCCAACAAATGGAAGTAAATCAATTGATGATGGAAAAAATGCCTAAAACGGATGATTTAAGAACAACTGATAATCCTAAATTAACATACAAACAACCAGTTGTGCCAGGTCAGCATTTTGTTACAAATTCTGCAGAAAGTTCTGGCGAAGTGAGAAAATACAAGCCTGATACATTTTATATTGACCAAACTGGTGAGCGTTTCATTGGTGCATTTGCGCAAGACGCACAAAAAGAAGGAGTAAGACCTACACAAGTGTTTAAACATCAGACTCGTCCTGAAACATCTTCTGAACTCATTGGTCCTGCTGCTTCTCAAGAATTTGGTGAATCTTATGTCACTGGTTCTTACAAAACTCCTATGGCGCAACAATATGGTGGTGCTGGATATCGTAACGCAGATATGACATCTTATTACACTGGTAATACAGATGCTGCTGAAGCCGATTATGGGAGATCCTCTATTGAAATCAGACCAAATGAGCGTCTAGCCACATCGGAAAGAACAATGGGTCTGAATTTAACTCCTGCTGAAACTGGTGCGGTCCCCACACACTACACTGATAAAGCAAGACCAACATATCGTGGTGAAACTATTGGTAATATCAGACAAACTGGAACACCTGTTGGTTACGCACAAGGTGCTCCAGCACTCACAGTATGGTCAGATGATGTTGCTAGAACAACTGTGAAAGAAGGAACTGTCAATTGGAACTATTTAGGTGTTGCTTCTTCAGCAAGTCAACCGAATAAACTGAAAGTGTATGATCCTGACGATATCGCAAAACCAACACAAAAGGGACAGATATCTGCGAAATCAGAATATTATGGTGTCCCAACTTCTGCGCAACAAGATTTCACAGATCATACTGCCGCATACAATATGAGAACCAATCCTGTGAAAGAAAAGATGTCAAAGGGAAGAAAACCAATGGCAGGTAATGGTAGCATCGCAATTTTCACAGGAGATGTATATCAGACTTCTAAAAAGATTGATGCTGATATATTAAATGATAGAGCAAACGCTGTAAACAGGTCAATGGATTTACCACCCGGTTCTGCTGATATTGGTGAAGTTCGTTATAGAGTTCCTCTGAAGTTAGATATTTCTAATGAACGCAATCAACGTGAAATGATTTCAGCAGTTGAAAATAATCCTTTACAACAAAGTATTTTTAAGAACGCTCAACATGATGAAGCACTTTATCAAGATTTATTAAAAAGTTTATAATAAAATAGAATGTCATCTTATAATACAATACGTGATTATTTTGGAAATAAAGAATTCAAAGGTTCTGAGATTATGCAATTTAGCATTATGATAGTTCTAGGAATTTTTTTAATTTCTGGGGGAATAATTATTTTACAAAGTGAAGATATTTTTAACAAAATTTATGAGGGGTTTAGAAGTACTAGTGGTTATGGCAACGATGGCTCAGAAACATCTACTGCTACGAAAACTAGTGGTGATGACAACGATGGCTCAGAAAAGTCTACTGCTACGAAAACTAGTGGTGATGACAACGATGGCTCAGAAAAGTCTACTGCTACGAATCCTATTGGTTCTCCAAGAAATAGAACTCCAAGCTCATTAACATGGACAGCAGATTTACCAGAAGATTTAACATTAACTTCATTACAAAAAAATATTAAACATCTACGTAAAAAATCATCTGTTAATATTGGTTTAGGATGGGGAATGGTAGCAATTGGTTCTATGATATGTCTTTATCAAATATATAGTTTATTTTTTACTTAAAGTATTTTTAGTTCATTATAATAATGAATAATCAAATACAACAAAGAAAAAATTCATTTTTAATAAATGGTGATGCGGGAACGGGGAAGTCACATTTCATACGGAATGAAGCAAAGATAAACAAAGCAAAACTCTTTCGTTGGAATGTGAGAATTGACAGAAGTTTGCGTGAAGGAAGAGAAATTCTTCATCAACAAGTGAGATCCAAAGAGAAGTTATATGTTTGGATTGAAGGAGCAGATGATTTAACACAAGAAGCACAAGCATTTTTAAGACGTATTTTAGAAACTGCTTCCTCCAATGTTGTATCCATGTTAGAAGTTCGTGAAACCTGGAGATTAAGTCAACCAATTATATCAAGATGCGTTCCAATTTGTATTTCTAAAACAACATCTTATCGAAGTGAAAGAGGATATCAATTAGCAAAAAATCTTAAAATATATAATGAATTACCATCAGTAAATGTAAAATTATTAGTTTTAAAAGATATAATTGATTTAAGAAAAAAAGCATATGACCCAATTAAATTAATGTATCAACTCATAGAGGAATATACATTAAAAGATAAAAACGTGTTAATTATGTTTAAAAATATTGGTGCTGGGTATTCTGCTTGGATTCAACTTGCGAATTTTATTGCGTTAACTTCCAAAACAAAGGATAATTTGATTTAAAAGAAATATGGATATTACCGGCGGAGAAGGAATAAATGTATATGCGGATGCCAAAACAGAATATACTCGTCAACTGACACAATTTTGTTTATCATCCTATTTAAGTTATTTTTTAGGATTATTGGAAGAATCAAAGGAGATTGATAAAGATGGTAAAAAGTTATTATTAAATTTTCAAAACTCTTTAAAAACTATTCCTGAATGGAATCACGAAAAGGTTCAAAAAGAAACTGCTAAAATTCTTAAAGAGATAAACTGTGATTATTTTGATGATTTATTAAGTGCTGTTTTTGTTGCTCACACGAAAGTTCTTTCTGCTATTCGTTTAACAACAAAACAAAAGAAGTTACAAATTACAATTCCTAAAGTGGAACATTTTTTACATCACACATTGATTGAATGTGCGAGAATCTTATGGTCAAATGTTTATATGTTTTCACCCACTGGATCACCAATTGAACGTCAAAAGAATTTACGTGAAATTGAAAGATTAATTCAAGATGGTATTTTACAATCCATTCGCTCTATGTTACCAGTAAAGAATATTCTGAAAGAATATCTAAAAGACGATGATGGTGATGAGGATGATGATGATGATGATGTGAAAGAAGAGGTAAAAGAGGTAAAAGAAAAAGTGAAAGAAGAAGTGAAAGAAGAAGTGAAAGAAGAAGTGAAAGAAGAAGTGAAAGAAGAAGTGAAAGAAGAAGTGAAAGAAGAAGTGAAAGAGGTAAAAGAGGTAAAAGAGGTAAAAGAAGAAGTGAAGGAGATGAAAGAAGAAATAAAATCTAAAGAAAAAAATACTACTCCGGTAATAAATATTGATACTGAACCTTCTGTAAATTTTACAAATATTGATACCGTATTTCACGCATCAAACCCCGATAAAAATGAATTGGTCAATGTGAATGAAGATGATAATGAATCATTTATTCAAGTTTTAGATAATGAAGGAGAATCTTTAGAATCTTCAGATGATTTTGAAGAAATACTTGATGAAAAAGAAACAATTGATTTTGAAACTTTAGAATAAACATTGTTTAGAGTTCGTTAGAGTTCGTTTATTTTGTTTTCGTTTTTCCTGACAGAAATCCAGAAGTATGAATCAACAAGTTTTAGGTGTTGTTTTAGGTGGTTCATTAATTGCTGCTCTAGGAAGTATAAGCACTTATACATTTGAAAAGAAAGAACCAACAATAAAGTCAGTATCACGTGATTTTATTATAGGAGGAATATTATTTATGTTCATAATGTATTTATTACCAGAATCATCTATGACATTACTCAATATGATTACGTCATTATCTATATTTTCATTACCGACATTATCAACATTACCTGTTACTACAGCACAAGATGAATTAGAAATAAACGTTGGTGTTCCAAAGTTTTAAGATTTTACCAAATCTAATAATCGCTCCATACAAACTTTTGGTGATAAATTTTCTAAAACAAAATCTCTGGGATGAAATTTTGTATAAGAACTTCTCATTACTTCTAAATTAAAAACAAAATCTTCTTTTTTTGTAAAATATATTCCACATCGTTCATCCCAATATGGGATTGTAGTTCCTTTCAATTGGTATTGACCAATTCTATCTTTATATACTTGAACACCTTCTAAAGTATGCTCATCAAATAAACTAGTTGCTTTCCATACTAATATAGGAACATTCATTGATAAACATTCTTGTAAAGCAAATCCTTGTGATTCTGTGGATGTTACCCATAGACCATAATGACATTCATTTAATGCTTTTATATAATCTTCTTCTTTATATTTACCATAAATAAATTTTTTATAAGTAATCTTTTTTTCTTGTAAAATGTTTTCTACAAATTCTATATCTTCTGAACGCCTGTGTTTAAAATATAATAAACATTCAAAATATTTATTCGTTATTGTTGGTTTAAATTTTTCAACATCTACAGCAAAAGGATTTATAATAATAGGTAAACTTAATCCACCTGTTTCCTCTACATATGATTTAGTCCATTTTGATGGTAATATATATTTACAGTGGGGAGGAAATTCATACGTATTTTTTAACCAAGGGAGTGTTGGAAATAAAAAACAATGAGGTCCATAAATTATATGCTTTGCGTTAAGAAAATAATTTGGATCAATAATATCTGAAGGAATAAAAACAATATCCCATTCATCAAATATTATATCTGCTTTATTTGATACAATAAAATCTGCTTTTATTGAATCACACATTAACTTAATTCCATGTTTATTTTTTTCATGAATCCATGAATCATATAATAATACTTTCATATATATGCTACTATAACATCATCTTTAATATACCCATCTCTATATTCTATTTTATAATTGGGATTAATTTTATATATTGCTTTAATAACTTCTTCTTCTGTTACACCAATATTATCAGGTGTATTCATATCTGATTTATTCATTAATCTTCTATCATCAATACATATTGTATGTGTTTTAATAGGATGTTTTGCTATTGCTTCTAATTCTTTTAAAAGAGGATAGTAATTATTAGGATCATAAGATGTATATCCAGAACTATAATGTCCATCTAACCAAAATGTGATTGGTTCATTAATTTGTGATATTTCATCAAACATTTCAACACTTGATTTAAATAATATTCTAACATTATCATAATTTTGAAATTTTTTTACAGCATCCATATAAATTGGCCCATATACTTCATAACTTATTATATTTTTAAATCCATTTAATAATGCTTCTTCAATACCTTCACCTAAATAAGTGCCTGTTTCTACTAAATAATTATTTTTATAATGAATAAATGGTCTACGACTCATTATACGTATAATGAATATAGTTTTGTATCTTTAGGTATATTTATATCTTTTATCATATATTTTTTAAATACTTTCTGTTTTAATTGATCTTTAGGAACACCATTTTTACAGTGTAAAGATATATGAACATAAAGTTGAAAATCTGGAAATCTTTCATAGTCGTTATCATCAAATAAAATGTTTTCTCCTTTTTCATCAATTAACCATAACCATAACATATTATATAAATCTGAAATAGTTTCTTTTACAATCCTCCCTTTTTCTTTTGATAATATTTTTGCGTTTAATCTATCACGAGGTTTTTCAGGAAATAAACCTTCAATTAAACTAATAGATAATCTTGTTAAATCAAATGAAAAATTTGGATATACAATTGGTTCATTTGTCTTCTCAGATAATGGAGGAAAATTATATTGAGTATCAGCATCATTTCCTTCGCAAAAATCATCACTTATAAAAAGATGTTCATTTAATGAGAATATACTTCTTCCAAAATCAATAATTTTAAATATTTTCCCATATGTTGGAATTTTATATATTATTTTATTTAAAGTTATATAATATAAAAATTTTTGTTCTGTATATGACCAGACAATATTATTTGTATGAAGATCATTATGAGTAAATTTAAATAAAGTCTGAATAACTGTTAAAGATGCGATAATTTGAAATAACCATGCAGACCATTTATCTTCCCATAATTCACTATCTGGCTCTGCTCCAACTTCTTTAAAATTCTCTAATAAATCATCCATTGTAGAATTGTTTTTTTCTGTAAATATCATCATTACAGGAAAGTTTTTAACGGTTAAAAATACATTACAATCATCAGAATCATTCGAAGCATATGAATTCGTAGAATCATCTTTTGCAGATACAGTTGTTAAACTTGCTGAATCTAAACTTTCTAAATCATTCTTTGAACTTTCTAAATCAACTCCTTTTAACTCTTCAATTAAGTCATTATCATCATTATTAGAGGATTCAATACAAAATTCTGGTTTTACCATAATTTCACTCAGAAGTTCTGCTTTTATAACTTCATCATCTCCTTCCACTTCAATAGTAATTTGTTCATTTTCTATTCCATTCCAAAACCAACGATACATACGATAACTTTCAACTTCATCAGATATATTATAACTATATTTATCTGCTACTGATGTATAAGCACCATAAAAAAGATTAAAATGTGGAGATACATCTTGTTCTCTTAACTTTCCTAAAGCATAACTTGCCATTGTTTCAACATATGCTTGATTCCAAGGATTTTCTAACTTTTCTTTAATACCTTCTTCAGAATATTTATTCTTAATAAAATGAATTGGATCCAATAAATGAGTCACTTTCAAATATGAATCAACATCAATTAAATTATTTTTAAACATTGTTTTTAAAACACAATTTCCTTTAATTTTATTATCTTCAGTGAATTGAATATTATGAATTGTATATTCATTATCAAATAAAATATTTGATTCATTTTTAATATTAAATATCTGTTTCATTGGTGGTATAGTCGATTCTAACTTTGAATAATGCTTCATTGATTGTAAAGAAGTTGATAAATCAACTTTACGAAATGTTGGAGTTGGTAAAGTTACTCCCCGGAGTATTGTGGTATCCATCTTTTTTTCAATCTAGAATGTAACATATGTTTAATACCGCAGATTTTTATATTTTTTATAGGTATATAAAAAATGGGTGATACTAAGAATGTATCATTAAAAAAGTTTGATATGAAGAAAATTCAACAAGATGCTGTATGTGTTTTTATCGGAAGAAGAAGAACTGGTAAATCCACTTTGTTAAAAGATTTATTATACCATCATCAAGATATGCCTTTAGGGACAGTAATCTCAGGGACGGAAGAATCAAATGGTTTCTATTCAAAAATGATTCCTCCAATTTTTATTCACGGCGAATATAATCCTGCTATTATGGCAAACTTCTGTAAACGACAGAAACTTATGATGATGAGAATTTTAAAAGAACAAGAGCAATTTCCTGGACAGAAGTCTAGAATTGATCCTCGTTCTTTTATGATTCTTGATGATTGTATGTATGATGATTCTTGGACTCACGATAAGAATATTAAATATCTTTTTATGAATGGACGATGGCTCAAAGTCTTCTTTTTAATTACGATGCAATATCCTCTTGGTATTCAACCATCTTTAAGAACCAATGTAGATTATGTATTTATATTAAAAGAAGCATATACATCAAATCGTAGAAGAATTTATGACAATTATGCTTCAGCCTTCCCATCTTTTGAATTCTTCTGTCAAGTTATGGATCAATGCACACAAAATTATGAATGTTTAGTGATTGATAACACGTCGCAGAGCAATAAACTAGAAGATTGTATTTATTGGTATAAGGCTGCTTTACATGGTGATTTTAGAATTGGAGCACCAGAATTCTGGCAACATTCCGCAAATAGAGTTGGTGAAAGAGATGAAGATTCATATGATGTTACTGCCGCTAGAAGATTAAAAGGACCTCAGATTCAAGTAAATAAGAAATATTAACTATTCTTAGATGAAAATCAATAGTTCAGATTTTTTAATACTAATAGCAATAGGCTTAGGACTATTAATATTAGATAGATATTTTAGAATAAATAAAATCATTGATTCTTTTGAAAATCCTGAAAGATGTGGTGTAAATATGCCTCCTTGTGCTTTTAAGAAACGATGTGCCAATGGATTTTGTATAGATAATTCTCTTCCTAGATTACCAGCGAATGATCTTCCGGTTTTTCCTTAATTATATATAGAATGGCTCGTAATCAAAAAAGCCCTTTTATCTTAATCTTCATTTTATTAATACTTATGGGATATCTCGGATATAGATATTATTTTACTTATGATGGTTTTAGAAATATAGATTGTGCTGGTATTAACTGTAAAGAAGGAGAGTTCTGTCAAGATAATACTTGCCAAGCAATATCTCCTCCTCATACAAATAATTATATGTAAATACTATATATTGTATTATACTTTTAAAGATTTAATTTACGATCTAATGCTAAATCACCGGTTCCTGTGAACATTACATCATTTGATACAGATTCATTTGTTACAGAAAACTTGATTTTCTCAGGTCTCTTAAGATTCTTATCTTTGAAAAAAGTTTCTTTCTGCTCCTCGTTTTCACGCTTCTTTTTCATAAGAGTATTTAATTGTTCGTCTGCGTATTCTTGATCCTTCACTTCGGTAGCCTGTGGATCCCAAGGAAGCCATTTACCAACTTCAGCAACATAAATATTATGAACTGGGTCTTCTTTCTGTAACTTACGAGCATACATTTCGGCTTCCTCGTGATAACCAAATGTTCCCCGAATCTTGAGACCACGGGTAGAAGTTTGAAAGTTGTTATCAACATAAAAATCCGATTCTAACTTCTGCTTATTTAAAGCAAGATAATCATCATATTTCTCTTTTAACTGAGATTCATTTAACTCAGAATTATTCTTTTTCATAAACTCTTGTAAATCTGAGAAAACAGTATCAATACGGACTTTAGAATTACGGCATACATCTGCTGAACCACTTAAATCTGCTTTTTCAAATTCAACTGCCTTTGTTTCAAGATTATTATTAATGTTTAAAACAGTCTTTGCTAGAAAACCTTCAATACTCTTTGTCTTAAAATCAAATTCATAAGACTTTAGGAATTGATTGAAATAATATACATCCTTGTTTTTCAGAACATTTTCAGGACTAACAAAACTAAGTAGCGTAAATTTCTGACCAGGTATCTCTTTATCAGATGTCAAAAGTGTTGCCTCCGGTTCCATTCTATTTTTAAGAATAAAATAAAACCTTTAAGCAATATAGAAATGAACGTTGCTACAGAAGTTGTCAACCGTGTTGTGAAGTATTTAGTGGAAGGTTTAGTCATTGCGGCGATTGCTTTATTCATTCCCAAGCAGTCTCTGCGTCTAAATGAAGTAGTCATGTTAGCAGTCACTGCTTCCGTTGTTTTCGCTCTTTTAGATTTAGTATCTCCTTCTATTGCCTTTACCGCTCGTCAAGGTGCTGGATTCGGTATTGGTGCTAACTTAGTTGGTTTCCCTGGACGCTAACTTTTAAAGTTTTAAAAAAATAACATATTTTATAGAATGAAACTTAATATATTTTTAGCATTTACTATAACAATATTATTTATTATGGTAAGTTTAAGTGTAGTAGAATCTTTTGGTGCCACTTCTCCAGGAACTATGGTTCAATTAAATTCTACTCGTGCTCCGAGAAATCTTCAAAGTTATTAAATACTACGAATAAACTCCCATTTGAGTTCTTCGCATATCTTCTGCCATATCTTATCTTGAACATACAATTTATCACGATTCTTCAATAAAGGAAAACACGATAAATATTCATCTAATTCTAATAATTCGCAGAACTTGTATAAAACATAAGAATATGATAAAAAATTATTACGACCTTCAGGACAATGTTTTTGGAAACTTGGTTGAATTTCTCGAAACATATAACGTAATTTCTCTTCAATTTCACGACTCATCACTGGAGCATTTTGTCCATTTAATCTATTAATAATATGAGGAACATGTTCATAATATTTATTTAACTTTAACTTTTTAAGAATTTCACGAATTTTTGTTTGCTTTAGAGAACGTGTATCTAAAATTCTTTCTTTTTTCAACTCCACCAAAATTTGGTCAAATACTTCTGGTGGAATATCAGTAGATTCTTTTGCTTGAAATTGTGCTAACCATTCATTGAAATGATTAATACGTTTATAAGCATAATAAGAAACTTCACGAGGAGGATCTTTATATGATGGTTTATCTGAATCTATCAGAACAAATTCTTGATATCCACAGGTCATACAAGTAAAAACCGCTTCATTTAAGGAGAATACCATTTCTTGTTCGCATTGGTCACATTCACCATATGTGTCATCTAAAATGTTTCCTGAAGAACGAACATTTTCAGGATGAACTTTTTTCAAATACTGTTCTAAAAGTTTATCACGACTCAAATGATTTGTTGGTCTAGATTCACTTTGTGGTTTTACATATTCTTCTTTCGTCTCTGACGCTTTGTCAAGAACATCCAAAATACTTCCTGGTTTTCTCTTATTATTTTGTTTCACAGGTAAATCACCATTTTGAATTTTTTCTTGCATATCATAATAATTATATAATATATCACCTGTTTCTAAAAAATAATCTAAAAATTCATTTTTATTTTTCCTTTGTTCAATTTCTTGAGTCACTATTTTTAATTTATTTTCCAGTTGATCTAATAAGGCAGGATTATCGATAGATGTTTCTTCAAGTAATGATTTAATTTGAAGCCTCTCTTCTTCTAAATTATTTAAACTACTTTCGTTATCAGACATTTTTTTAAGTTGAATGCTATGGAGGGTGTCAAGAGTTGTTCGTGCTTCAGGATTACTTCTTTTTGTTGATTTTATATTAAAAAAAGGATTAGTCAAAGACATTAATAGAGATAATTTTTAAAGGTTTAGACCGATTTATTAGAAATATTTTACGGTTAGTATATTTATGATTCTCTCCGGCAAAAAATATATTTTCAAAATTTTTTTTCTAAATCAAGGGTATAAGAAATGACAGGTGGTGGTTTAATGCAGCTCGTCGCCTATGGCGCCCAAGACGTCTACCTCACTGGTAACCCTCAGATCACCTTCTTCAAGCAGGTGTATCGTCGTCACACCAACTTCGCTATGGAGTCCATTGAGAATCCTTTCAATGGTTCCCCTGGCTTTGGTAAGCGTGTGACCTGCACCATTCAGCGCAATGGTGACTTAATCCACCGCATCTACCTCCAGGCCACCCTGCCCAAGGTAACTCTCCTCGCTTCTGACGGTTCTGGTGCTCAGTTCCGTTGGCTCAACTGGGTTGGTCACAATCTGGTGAAGAGTGTGGAACTCGAGATTGGTGGTCAGCGCATTGACAAGCACTATGGTGTATGGCTCCACATTTGGAATGAACTCACCCAGGAGGCGGGTAAACAGGCCGGTTACGCAAAGATGGTTGGCAATGTGCCCGTGCTGACCAACTTACTGGTCCAGGGTGGTGAGCCTTGTGATGATGACTGCGCTGGTGGTGAGCCCAACACTTCCAATGAGGTCGTCAACTGCGCCCCTGACTATACTCTCTACATTCCTCTCCAGTTCTGGTTCTGCCGCAATCCTGGTCTTGCGCTCCCCCTGATTGCTCTCCAATACCACGAGGTCCGCATCAATCTGGAGTTCAACGACATCCGCAACTTATGCTGGGATGTCTCACCCCAACTGGGCAACTTACACACCATCCGTGACCGTGTGAGCAATGCCAACTTACAGGCCGCTTCTCTGTATGTTGACTACATCTACCTCGACACTGATGAGCGCCGCAAGTTCGCCCAGGTGTCCCACGAGTATCTGATTGAGACTCTCCAGTTCACTGGCGCTGAATCCATAACATCCAGCAGCAACAAGCTCAAGCTCAACTTCAACCACCCTTGCAAGGAACTGATCTGGGTTGTCCAGCGTGATTCCTATGTGTCTTGTGATGACACCGTCGTAAATCCCTGGAAGGGTCAGCAGCCCTTTAACTTCAGTGACTGGTGGGACCGCTCCGTGCTGGAGTCTGGCTTCTCCGTCACCCGTGTAGAAGGCATGGCGGGTAAGAACCCTGTTATCACTGCGCTGCTCCAACTCAATGGTCACGATCGCTTCCAAGTCCGTGAAGGCCGCTATTTCAATGAGGTGCAGCCTTTCCAGCACCACACCAACATCCCTGCGGTTGGTATCAACGTCTACTCCTTCGCTCTCCAGCCTGAGCAGCACCAGCCCAGTGGGACATGCAACTTATCTCGTATTGATAACACCACTCTGCTGCTGACTGTGTCCAACAACGCTGTGGGCACCGTGACCAGCTCTCAGGTGTATGTGTTTGCGACCAACTACAATGTGCTCCGCGTGATGAGCGGTATGGGTGGTTTAGCGTATAGTAATTAGAAAGTTCCAAGCCCCCCGGTTTGGTTCTGTATATTTGTGTATTATAAAAATTAAAATAATATAAAAATTGTAAAAAATAAATAAAATTATGTAAAAACGAATTAATATTTACGCATCCGCATATCTATAATTTAAAACAGATTTAGAACCATATATAGATTTTTTAGAATTATAATCAGAAAGATTATAATTTTTTAATACATTAAGAATACCATAATAACAAGGTTTAGGATTATAGTTTTTGTCAAATAGCGTAGTGTAATTATATTGTAATGCTGCTCTATATAAACCAGTATTATTAATACTCGAAAGTCTTTCTTCAATTGTTATATAAGGACCCCATGTTGATTTTTTAACTGATTCTAAAACAGTATCACCTACTTGTATATTACGCCAAGCATTACCTACTTTAATTTGTTTATAATAAATTTGTGTATTAAAATCATCTTTCCATCCATATCTATCAGAAGAATCATACATTATAATTTCAGATACTCCTTGATTTAAACATATTTTAAAAAAATCAGTGTAAATATTACTTTGATTTATTAATAAAGTATTAAATTCTGCACTATCTTCATCTAAATATGTTCCAACCTTATTAATTCTTAATGTAGCTCGATTATAAAAAGAATTATAACCATTACTTTGAGTATCTTGTAAATCATATGTAGATTCATTATATATTGTGCAATCAAGTTCACTAATACATAACTTATACCCTTCATTACGCATAATATTAAAAGATTTTTCCATTAGATTTAAATTAGTAGTAACTTTAATATGACCTTGATAAGCAAATCCATCAACTACCCCAGGATATATATTATTTATAATACTAGCTTTATCTAAATGATCTTTTAATAAGCCTGGTAATTCATCAAATCTATATCCATATCCAATATATGATTTGCTTACATTATTAGCATATGATAGTTTAACAGATTTATATAATTCTGCAACATATTGATCACGGCCCCTAGTTATTTCAATAAATGAAGGATTTGTTTTTCCAGTCATTATTTTATGAAATTCTATACCAGCCCAATTTATCTGTATTATGTTACCCCCACTATCTCTTATTTTCTCATTCTCATCATCGTGTTGATAATATTCATTTGTAATATACCAACTGTTAACACTATTAAAACCCTTTATTGGATCATTTACAGTAGTAGAAATAGTCGATAAAACTAATGATGTTAATTCTCTTCTTGCTATACTTAATGGTCTTGTAAATGATGAAATATTACTATAATTACTTCTTGTAACTGGATCATTAATACTAAATGGTGTCATATATGCGCATGTAACTTGTGAATGTTTATTTAAGAAAGAAAGTTTACTATTTAAAATTCTAGATTCTTTTTGAGTAGTAAATAAGTTTAAACAGTTCTGATTTGTTGTTGCTAAAAAGCCGAAATTTGGTGTAAGTATGTTTACTGTATCATATACATATTTTGCGTTTTGAATCATTTTTATATTTATATCAGTATTTTGTAAAATATCACCATTAATATCATAAATACCGGAACGAACACCAATTAACATAGGTATATTTTTCTGTTGTCTAGCAACACTTAATGATTCATATACTACATTTGGTGAAGCATATGGAACTGGTGTTGTTTGAACACATCTTGCCATTTACTTATTGTTAATAATTTTTATATATAAAAAACGCTCAATGACCATTCAATTAAAAGCGGAGGTATTATATTCAAGTAAACTTCAATATTTATAAAAATTGAAAAGATTTTATCACATATTTTTTTATAAAAAAATGTTTGATAAACAACTATTGATTCTTCCTATTATCTATAAGTTGTATGAAGAGTATTCATCCATTTTCTACACACTTTTTCTAAAGATAATTTCATTTGGCTATCTGAAACCAAAAAGATTATCAGAAGATGAGATTAAGTCTCTGAAAATCTATTTCCAAATGGGAACAAATGAGTGTATGTTTGATGGACCTATGATTGGCAAAAACTTTTGTGGATGGTATGATAGTGATTCAAATAACAATATTATGTGGTTTCTAGGCGTTCCACCAAAGATTGATATTTATAAGGATAATAATGAAGATGAAGAAGAGAAATTTATCTTAAAACGATATATTATTGGAACACCACCAAGTATAAGTAAGACACATAGTTTTAATGATGCTTCATATTGTATTCCTGTTCCATCATCCAAACGTTGTAAGCCATATGAGTGGCAACAAGATATTGTGGAACAGATTCAAAGTGATTCAAAGATTATTTTAATCACTGGTCCTCCAGGATGCGGAAAGTCAAGTATCGCTGAAATTATTGGTTCTACATTCTTGGATAAGATGCATGTAAATGTCTATGAATTCAATCCTTTTGGTTCAGATACTTCCAATAGTCATTTCAAAATTATGAAAACTAATATTGATGAGAAAATCAAAGTGATTGTATTCATTTTAGATGAAATTGATTGTATGCTTGAGAAACTATATTCAAGAAATTATTCCGCACAACAGAACAAAACTGGATCTCATTTTACAATTGGTGGAGGAAAGTGTGAGTGGAACAGACTCATGGATGATTTGGCAAGACCTATTGACAAACTTCAGATTATTACTGTTCTTACAAGTAATCGAACAAAAGAAGATATTACAAAAAACATTCTTGGTGGTGATGATTCATTGTTAAGAAATTATAGGATTCATATTACAAAGGATTTGTTTTAAGATACTTTTTGATATATAATAATATCAAAAAATACCCTTGGTGGGGGTCGAACCCACGGTCTTCCGCTTAGAAGGCGGACGCGATATCCACTTCGCTACAAGGGCATAGGAAGGGTATTCACCCTAATATAGTATATAAACTATTTTTTAAGTATTATCTCTTCTTAAGGAACTTTTTAGACTATCGTATAATCTAAAAACCACCAGCAACCTATACCGATTACGGGGCTCGAACCCGTGACATTCGGCTTAAAAGGCCGACGCTCTACCGACTGAGCTAAACCGGTTTTGAAACTTTTATAAAGAAAAAGCATCAAAAACTGTTTTTCCGATACGGGGAATCGAACCCCGACCTAGTGGGTGAAAACCACGTATCCTTGCCTTTAGACTATATCGGAGTATGTGAGGAATGGGACTCGAACCCATGAGACTTGCGTCAACAGATCTTAAGCCTGTCGCCTTAACCAACTCGGCCATCCTCACTGAGGCATTTCGCCTATATTATAGTAGCGTTCTTACTTTAAGTTTAATTTCTTTAAATCATAATTAGGTATGCAGTCAAGTCAATTAACAGCTATCGCAAATGCAAAAAGATTGTTAGAAGAATGTGGTTGTTTTCGAGGACCAATTGGACCACAAGGCCCTCAAGGACCTCAAGGACCTGAAGGAACAACATTATTTTATTATTCAGATGGAGTCACAAACGACCCTAATGCTGAAAATATTAATGGATGTATCTATGGGTTATTTATTGGAGCAGATGGATATATATGGAGGTCAAGTCCTTCTACACAATTAGATTCTTCTTTTACAGCATCGTATCTAAATGGAGAAGTAAATACAATTACAAAACAATCCGATGGTAAGATTCTAGTAGGAGGTGCTTTTACATTCTATGGTGCTTCATCTTATAATTATATTATTCGTTTCAATACAAATGGCTCTATAGATTCCACTTTTAACGTAGGAACCGGTTTTAATAACCCTGTAGAAACTATTGTCGTTCAATCTGATGGAAAAATCTTAGTTGGAGGTGCTTTTCAAACCTATAATGGTTCTAATTATCAAAATCTGATTCGTTTAAATTCAGATGGTTCTATTGATGCTACATTCTTTTCAACACCAGGATTTGATGGAACCGTTTATTCTATTGCTTTACAATCGGATGGAAAAATTGTTGTAGGTGGTGCTTTTGAATTCTATAATTCTATATCTTCTTTTAAATTAATACGTTTAACAAGTGCTGGTAATTATGATGGTTCTTTTAATATAGGCGCCGGTTTTGGTAGTGGAACTGTTTTTTCAATTGCTGTAGCAAGTGATGATACAATATATGTTGGAGGTAACTTTAGTTCTTATAATTCTATACCAATATCATCTTCTATATCTCATATTTTATCAGATGCTTCACTTGATACATCTATTTTTATTGCTGGAACAGGTGTTTCAGGAACAGTATATTATATAAAATTTTTAACATCCAATAGTTTTTTAATAGCAGGTTCTTTTACTTCTTATAATGGCTCAACTGTAAATAATATTGCAGAAATATCTATTAATGGAAATTTAGGAAACACATATGGTTCTGGTTTTAATGGATCTCTTACAACAGTAAATATTGATTTGAGTTCAAATATTTTAGTTGGTGGAACTTTTACAACATTTAATGGTTCTACAACTTCATCAAATATTACACGCTTAAACACTCTAGGTAATATAGATACGAGTTATCCATTTATTAATGGATTTAATAATACTGTAAATTCAATATATGTCGAAAATTCATCAAATTTACTTGTTGGAGGAAACTTTATATCTTATAATAATTCAACAACAACATATATTACACGATTAAAAGAAACGGATTGTTCTTGGATAAATACAGGAACAAATATTTTAGGGGCTTCATCAAATTATTCTACTGTAACACTTGCTCTAACATCTACTGTTATGGGATTAGGTTCTGCGGGATATATTAGCACAAGTCAATTAACCTCCACTGTTGCTGGATTACCTACAACATCAAATTTAACATCAACTGTAATTGGTTTAGGAACAATTGGTTATATTTCTACACTTGGTGGTGGTATTTCACAAAACAATATAACCTCTACAATAATTGGTTTAGGAACTTTTGGTTATATATCTACTTCACAACTTAGATCAACTGTTACAGGATTAGGTTCTGTTGGTTATATATCTAGCCAACAATTAATATCAAGTGTTGTAGGATTACAAAATAATCTAGGAACACTTGGTTATGTATCAAGTTCACAATTGGTATCCACTGTGAATAATTTATCACGTTTAGGATATATATCCTCTACACAACTTGCTTCAACAGTTATGGGATTAGGAACTTTAAAATATATTAGTAGTTCACAATTAACATCTACTATAACAGGTTTAGGGTCAATAGGTTATATTAGTAGTTCTCAACTAATTTCTAGCATTACTGGAATTCCTAACATAGAACAACCATTTTTAACCTCATCTTTAATTGGTTTAGGGTCAATAGGATATATTAGTAGTTCTCAACTAATTTCTAGCATTACTGGAATTCCTAACATAGAACAACCATTTTTAACCTCATCTTTAATTGGTTTAGGGTCAATAGGATATATTAGTAGTTCTCAACTAATTTCTAGTATTGAAGGAATTCCTAACATAGAACAACCATTTTTAACCTCATCTTTAATTGGTTTAGGGTCAATAGGATATATTAGTAGTTCACAACTAATTTCTAGCATTGCTGGAATTCCTAACATAGAACAACCATTTTTAACCTCATCTTTAATTGGTTTAGGGTCAATAGGATATATTAGTAGTTCACAACTAATTTCTAGCATTGCTGGAATTCCTAACATAGAACAACCATTTTTAACCTCATCTTTAATTGGTTTAGGGTCAATAGGATATATTAGTAGTGCTGGTGCTGGACAAAATGCGATAACATCTTCTATCATTGGTTTAGGGTCAATAGGATATATTAGTTCTTCACAACTAATTTCTAGCATTGCTGGAATTCCTAACATAGAACAACCATTTTTAACCTCATCTTTAATTGGTTTAGGGTCAATAGGATATATTAGTAGTGCTGGTGCTGGACAAAATGCGATAACATCTTCTATCATTGGTTTAGGGTCAATAGGATATATTAGTTCTTCACAACTAATTTCTAGCATTGCTGGAATTCCTAACATAGAACAACCATATTTAACATCTTCTTTAATTGGTTTAGGAACTTTTAATTATATTTCATCATCACAACTAATTTCAAGTATTCAAGGAATTCCTAACATAGAACAACCATTTTTAACATCTTCTTTAATTGGTTTAGGGTCAATAGGATATATTAGTAGTGCTGGTGCTGGACAAAATGCGATAACATCTTCTTTAATTGGTTTAGGAACTTTTAATTATATTTCATCATCACAACTAATTTCAAGTATTCAAGGAATTCCTAACATAGAACAACCATTTTTAACCTCATCTTTAATTGGTTTAGGGTCAATAGGTTATATTAGTTCTTCACAACTAATTTCTAGTATTGAAGGAATTCCTAACATAGAACAACCATTTTTAACCTCATCTTTAATTGGTTTAGGAACTTTTAATTATATTTCATCATCACAACTAATTTCAAGTATTCAAGGAATTCCTAACATAGAACAACCATTTTTAACATCTTCTTTAATTGGTTTAGGAACTTTTAATTATATTTCATCATCACAACTAATTTCTAGTATTGAAGGAATTCCTAACATAGAACAACCATTTTTAACATCTTCTTTAATTGGTTTAGGAACTTTTAATTATATTTCATCATCACAACTAATTTCAAGTGTAGAAGGGCTTATTAGTGCTCCTAAAACATTTATTATTCAAACATTTACATTTTAAAGATTTCTAATATTATTCCTACCACTATTTTTTTTACCTCTATTCATATATTGTATAACACCAAAGATAATTACACTTACAAGACCTGTAATTACTAAAATCCATCCAAAAAAGTTTTGTAATCCCCATATTACATTTCCAAGATCAGCATTTGGATCTGATTGATTTATTTTACCCATTTCAATATATGATTGGACTAAGAAAAATATACCAATTCCTAATGAAAACAAGCCATTAATTAAAAACAATATAGGAAATTTAATTGCTAATATAAGCATTGCTACACTCACAATTGTTCCCCATATACTTGTGCTTGAAGAAGTATCCTTAGCCATTTCTGTCATTCTAGTAATATATAAGAATAATACTATTCAACATTAATTTGTATTATCTTTAATGAATAAACTAATCGCTCTTTGTAAACATCTTGAAAAGACCATACAGCACCATCAAAGAACCTGCTATAATAAACACTGATGCTAATAAATTATACATATCAGAACCTTCACTTTCGTTGATTTTGTCTTTAATTGTCTTATTCTGGTCAATAATAATCGCACCACCAGCAATTAAACCAACAGCAGTTATCAAACCTATAAACGCAGTAAGAATCTGTTTCGTCGAATACGTTCTTTCACCAAGTGAGCGGTAATTCATTTGAGGCATTTTGTATCCCCAGGAAGACATTCTATAAAAGAAAAATATTTATTACTAGATGGATATTGAACTGCCGAATATATCAAACTATACGGTTGAATCAGATTTGTTCTATATTTTTTGCGCAATTCTCACGGTTGATGTTGTAGTATTATTTTTAGCAAGATATTTTAAAGTCGGAGGGAAGTATCTAAATGAATGGTATGACAATTATCACATTTTAGCCGTAATTTCAGATGTAATGATCATTTTAATTGGATTCATTATCGCAAGATATATTTACACAATTTTCTTCTTTAATAAATTTGGATGGAATGTAATATATTTCTTAATACTTTTAGTTGTAATACAAGCGTTACACGATATATTATTTTACGTTGGCGTAATACGAACTATACCAAAAGGAGAAAATGATATGATTGACACATTTAAGAAGTACGCCGAAGACCTTGGTGGACAAATTATTATAGGTGATGCTTTGCTAGTTTTAATGTCAGCGTTAGTTGCTATGTTATTTAAATATGCTCCATTTCATATTACAACATCTATTACTGTTTTAATATCATATATGTTACCATATATCCTTTTTACAAGAAATCCTTATGACATAGTTGTGGAACAGAAGAAAGATGATAAAAAGGTTGATGTATCAAAAGAAGGATTTGAAGATCCAAAGTTAGACGCATATAAACGAATGGTTGGACTATAAAAAATTGATATAAAAAGATTTTAATAAATTATTATAATAAAATGCTTTCCTCCTATTTAAATATAGTTGATCCAAATCTAGATATTGTTTTGGATGAACCTTTAGCATACAATTATTCTTTTCCCCTAGATAAATTTCAAAAACATGCTGTAAAAGCCATTAATCGTGATGAAAATGTTTTGGTAACTGCTAAGACTGGTTCTGGTAAAACATTGGTGGGTGAATATCAAATTTACCATTCTTTAAAAAAAGGAAAAAGAATCTTTTATACAACTCCTATTAAAAGTTTATCCAATCAAAAGTTTTACGATTTAAAACATATGTTTAAAGATAACTCTGTTGGTATTTTAACAGGTGATATAAAATTCAATCCAAATGCTGATATTATTGTAATGACAACAGAAATTTTAAGAAATCTTATATATAAGAAAGGTTCTGTTACAGAAAGTCTTGGTTTAACTGCGTCTTTATCCCTAGAGAGTCTAGACGCAGTTATCTTTGATGAATGTCATTATATTAATAACAAAGAACGAGGAGCCGTTTGGGAAGAAACAATGATTCTTCTACCAAAAGAAGTGAATCTTGTTTTATTATCAGCAACCATTGATTCAGCAGATCTATTTGCTTCTTGGTTAGGAGAGTTAAAACAGAAAACAATTCATTTAATTTCAACAACCTATCGCATTGTTCCTTTAGAACATTATGTATTTAAGAAAGATGAATATGAGAAACTCTTGGATGCCAAAGAAGTATTTTATCCTGATGCTTACAATCGTTGGTTACTTTATTTGAAAGACCAAGAAAAAGGACAAAAGACTCATAAACAACTTGTTAAAAATCGTAGATTAGGAGGATATGAAGATCCTGTTGTAGCAAAAGGAGAACAACAACATTCATTTACCCATACTTTAAATAAAACCATTCAACATTTATATGATAAAGATTTATTACCAGCATTATTCTTTGTTCTTTCACGAAAGGGATGTGAAAGTTATGCGTCAAAAGTTTCAGGTGCTTTGATTGATACAAGTGATGCGGCAAAGGTGAAACACATTATTGAGTTTCATCTTCATCGTTATAAAGAAAATGTTCAGATTTCACAACAATATTTTACTTTAATATCATTGCTAGAAAAAGGAATTGGTTTTCACCATAGTGGTCTGCTACCATTGTTAAAAGAGATTGTAGAGATTTTATTTTCCAAAGGATTGATCAAAGTTCTTTTCGCAACAGAAACATTTGCCGTTGGTTTAAATATGCCTACACGAACAGTTGTATTTACTGGACTTAGAAAATATGACGATTCTTCTGACTCTATGAGACTTTTATCAACAGATGAATATATTCAAATGGCTGGAAGAGCAGGTAGAAGAGGAAAAGATACAAAAGGATATGTCTTTTATCTTCCTGACAGACAGCCAGAATTGCTAGAAGACATCAAAAAAATGATGACGGGTTCAAAGACAAAGTTACAATCCCGTATGAAATTTAACTATGATTTCATTTTAAAAACTACTCAAAGTCAGAATCTCAGTTGGGTAGAGTTAGTTGAAAAATCTTATTATTACGCTCAAATTCAAAGAACAGTGAATAGTATTTCTATAGAAAAAACACATTTTGAAAAAGAACTTTTATCTATAAGTTTATCAGAAGAACAAAAAGAATCTTGTGAGAAAGAAATATTCTATAAAGAACAATTAAAGATAACAACCAATGCTGCTAGAAGAAAGATTCAAGGAGAATATGAATCTTGGAGATCTAAAAATTCAGACAAATTTATGGATCCGTTAAGAAAGATTTATAATAGATTTATAGAATTACATAAATTTATTCAAGATATTAATGAAGATTTAAAATATTATAATAACTTTCAAATTACTCTTGATCCTTATTTCAGAGTTTTACAAGAGTTAGACTTTATGAAAGAAGATAAGACTCTAACACAAAAAGGTATTAACGCAACAGAAGTGAATGAAGGAAATGCGTTACTTATGGCAGAACTTTATGAAGAAAAAGTATTTGAAAGTTTAAATCAACAAGATATTTTAAAAGTCCTTTCATCTTTTATGGAATCGGATGAAAAAGAATCAAAATCATTTGAGACAAATGATTCTGTTAAAAGAGTTTTGGAGTATGGAGAAAAGATTTGTAAAATGATTGAAAAGATAGAAAGAAAATATAATATCTCTTATGATGAGTGGAAACTAAATTATGAATATATAAATGTTTTAGAAGATTTATTTAGTGGTTCTTCTGTTGGAACTGTTTGTGAAACATATGGAATTATGGAAGGAAACTTAACAAGATTTCTTCTAAAACTCTTAAATATTGTGGATGAATTAAAAAATATAGGAATACTAAATAAAGATGTATTATTGTTAGAAAAGTTAGAAGACGTTCAAAGTTACGATTTCTACAAAATTGCTATACCAGAGAGTCTTTATTTACATATTTAATTTACAATATCTTTTAAAGCGTAGTATGATGGTTTTGGATTATTATTAATATCAAATAAAGTTGGCATAGTAAACCAATTAATAAAATCAGGAAATAGCCATGAGACAGCATCATTTAATCCCCAAAATGTAAAACTAGTACATTTTTTATTTGTTTTCATATAGGCGTATAGTTGTTTTAAAAATTCTGCTTGCATAATATTATAATTATTAATAGCAGTGGAATCCCAGCCATTTCCACCATATATTTTTTTTATATCATATAAATCCTTATTATTTGGAGGACTATCTAAATAGTCGATCCACGCTCTAGTATCAACTTCTGTAAATTGAAATTCTAATCCAAGTTGATTTGTTATTATTTCAATTTGCCATTTTAATGTTTTTTGAATATAATTTTGAATATTACTTATATAACGATTGTTTCTTAAAGGATTTAAACCATTATAAACAACTAAATCTAATATGTAATGACCTTGAAATGCTAAACCATGAATTGGAAAGTTTAATCCTTTATATTTATTTCTAATACTTTTAACAAGATTAATTAGTGCATCAAATGTTTGATTATCACCCCATGTAGATTCACAATTATAATCACATAAAAATAATTTAGCAGTTGGATCAGCTTTATGCGTTGCGATACATGCTGCTTCAATATATTCAGTATCAGTTATATCAACCCTACCATTTGCTGCTTTACGCATCCATGGAGGATTATAACTAGGTGAAGCATGATGTTCATTTACAACATCGTAACAAAAAATTATTCCAGGATAATTTGTCTTATAATATAGAGCAACATTATAACAATGTCTCATAATGGCAATTATTGCTTGTTCTCTTGTTAAATTTAATATCCAAGATGGCATAGCAGAATGATAAATAAGCGTATGACCTCTCATTTTTAAACGATTTATTTTAGCAAATTCAACAAATCTATTAAATGATTTAAAAGTATAATCTGATTCATTATATCCTAATTTATAATCAAATGGTATATAAGGAACCGCAGGAGCAGGAGCAGGAGCAGGTTTAGGAGGAGGAGCATTATATTTAGTATTAATCGTCCCAGCATCTCTTGATACTAAATTATTTGTAGGATTTTTAAATTTTACGCTAATTCTAAAAATATTATTTATATTTGTAGTTTTTACTACAATATAAGTATTGGTTTTGTTAACTATTATAGAAGTTCCAGAGCCTGAAATATGACTAATAGTTGGGTTATCAAAAATGTATGTATTGTTGCCATTACTAGGTGTAATTGTTATATAATAATCATTTCCAATTTTAACATTATTATAATTTATTAATACTGGGGTTGGGGGTAATACAACTTGACCTCCTTTTTGTGACTGAATTAATTTTAATTCTTTATATAAATCATATTTATTTGGTGAAGTATAAAAACTACTATTTGTATTTTTAGGATGAATTGAACTCATTTTAATATCATTTTCAAGAACAATTATACTATAATTATCAACTATTTGTTTAGCATACTTCTTTAGCATATTATATGATATAATAGAAACACCTAATATTGGACCATTTACATTTTTAATACGCATACCATTTGAACTAATGGGTATTGGTTTGGTTAAATCATATACAATTGCGGGTGCAGGAGCAGGTTTGGGTTTTGGTGCTGGAGAAGGTTTAGGAGAAGGTTTAGGAGAAGGTTTGGGAGAAGGTTTGGGAGAAGGTTTAGGATTTGGTGCTGAAAAAGGTTTAGGATTTGGTGCTGAAAAAGGTTTAGGATTTGGTGCTGAAAAAGGTTTAGGATTTGGTGCTGAAAAAGGTTTGGGAGAAGGTTTAGGATTTGGTGCTGAAAAAGGTTTAGGATTTGGTTCTGGAAAAGGTTTCGGAGTTGCTGCTGGAGAAGCTTTAGGATTTGGTGCTGGAGAAGTTATACCTCCACCAATTATAGATGAAATAGGTGGGGGTATTACTTCTAAATCTGATGATATACTTGTTGTTTCGGTTGTTTCGGAAATATCTTTTACATTTTCTAAAGTAGAACTATATGTTTTATTATTTGTTATTTGAGGTAATGGTAATACAATATTCTCATTAGAATTATCTTGATTTGTATTAGAAGAATAAGTATTTAACATATTTTCTATTTCCTTTTTTGGAAACAAATTATCTAATCTTTCTAATCTTATTTTATTATCTCCACCTTTATAAAAAAGTTTATGTGTTTTATTTTTTTTTGTAAATTTTTGTTTAGTTCTCATCTATTCTATAAAGAGTTTATATTTGAAATTATCTTAATATTAAATATAATTTTATCTTTCCAAGAAAGTTTTTGTTTATCAGTATAATACAACAATTTTACATTTGATTTTTGTTCTAAAGTATTTTCACATTGAATAATCTTTTTCAGAATAGGAATAAATATTTTTTCTCCATTTAATACTATTCCATCAAGAATTCTTTCTTTATTATAATAAAGATCCATAAATAATAATTCTTGTTCATACTTCTTTGCTGCTTTTTGTTGATTGTTAAAACGTTCTATACAAGAATACTCTAGGATTCTACCTTTTATAGCCATTTGATTAATAATATCTACATATCTTCTAATAGGTGAAGAAGAATGAGCATAAGAATCAATGTTTAACATAGCATGTGTTGTATCTTCATTTGGTAAACAATAAGAAGCGGATTCATATGCTAAATACATATAAGTATCTGAAAAAGTTTCAAAGAGACTTGCTCTATCCAAATTGACTCCTTTTTGTTTTCTTAGAAGACCAATTCCTTTTTCTTTTAAAACTTTTCCAGCAATTGAATTATAGTATAACATTAATAATTCAACAATCTTATGAGTATCAGTTCTATTCAAACCAGTTAATTTATAAACATAATCATTTAAAATATCGTTATTAGGGAAATTATCATAAGTATAAGATTCATCTACTTTTACAAGAGTTTCTTTGAATTTACAAGTAAACTTATCTTTTTCATCAAATTCTATTATAAGAGATAAAGCATGGCGTTCTTTATCTTTTACCAAACTCATTAAATTTTCAGATAGAATTGATGGAAACATAGGTTTTACACAAGAACCATTTTCATAAAGAGATGTTCCCATATATTCAGCATATTTCATCCATGGATTGTATTCTAGCCATTTTGATACATTCGCAATACTAATTGCTAAACCATTTTCTAAGAAAGTGAAACAATCATCAATATCTTTACAGCCTTCAGGATCAATATTAAATGTGAAACCATTTAATAAAGGAACTTCTTTTTTAGGAACTATAATATTTGGAATAATCTTTGGCCATTTATAACCATTTGCTTTTAACAATGATGCTTTTGTTTCTGCTTCATAATTACCAGAATCTCCTAATAAATCCATAAAGTTTCCTTTTGGAAATTCTGAATTATCTGGCCATGAATCAAATTTAAAACTAATTAATTTATTTTTAACATTATCTATAATCTTTGACCCAATATAAAATGGTGGATACATTTCATCAAATGGTTTACAAAGATAAATAGGATTTCCTTTGCTTGTAAAACCATATTTTGCTGATGTTGTCTGTAAAAGACCCACCAAGAGAGGGTGTTCGTTCCTCCTAGATAAACTACACCCTGAACTTGTAGGTATAACAAAATCATAAGGAAGACACTTATTAGCATTCTTTGCACCTTCAAACTCGTTACCATTAACTTGAAAAGAGCCATATTTCTTTTTAACGATTAGTATAGACATTTGATTGAAAATATTTTATTTATTTATTTATTCAATTTTTTAAATTATTCTCAATATAATGTTTTCTACATAATGCTTCGTATTTATCAGAACCACCAATATCAATTAATTCAATCTTATCTGTATTTTTACTAGTAAATAATGCTACTGTTCCATCATTACATTTTTTACAATATGATTTTAATTTAATAATAGAATCAGATAGAGGAATAAGTTTTAAAATATCTCCAAACATTTTTCTATTTGCATCTCCATCTAAACCTGCTACAATAACTTTTTTACCATAATGATCTACTGCCATTGTAACAAAAGTTAAAAGATTTTTATAAAACTGTCCTTCTTCAATAATAATTACTTTTGCTTTCATAAACTTTTCATCTAGTGGAACATAAGATAAATCATCTAATGCTATATCAGCAACAAAGGATTCTTTATTATGATTTATAATTATTGTTTTATCGGAATATCGTTTATCAAGTATAGAAGTAATAATATAAATAGGAAAATCAATTTCTTTATAGCGACGAATACAGGATAGTAGATAAGACGACTTTCCTGAAAACATAGGACCTATTACTAATAGTAAAGACATTTTTATAAATAAAAAATATGAAGGAAATATATCAATTTTTTTATAATTTATGTAGAACCAGTGGATCCAAACCCACCAGCACCTCTAGAAGTTTCAGATAGAGAAGAAACAATCTTAATCTCTTTTATATATCCCATATTAGGAGCAACAATCTGAAAGAGTCTTGTTCCTTTAGAAACATTTGGATAAGTGTGTTCGTTTAAATTTGTAACAGGAGCCATTAAAGTTCCCCTATAAGAAGCATCAATTACACCTACAGAATTTGCCATCATAATACCAGATTTGTAAATGGAGGAACGAGGAAGAAGCCAGTAATGAGCATCAACTTCTTCTATAGGAGTTACTTTTACAAGTCTAGCTCTTGTTCCTAGATTTAAAAGATGAACAGCCTTTGGAGCAGGATTGTGTCTTTCATCAAAAGAAGAAGAAACTTTATAATCTTCAACAGAATACAAATCTACACCCGCATTTTCATTGCTACGATTCTCTGTTGTATAGGATTCATAGTATTGTAAACAATCTGGGTTAGGACAGAGTTCAAGACGATAAAACGATTCAGTCATTTAGATACTAATAAATTCGAACGAATTGTTTAAATCAATTTTCCACATTTTTTACAAATTTTATTTCTATTTACTAAAACAAAAAGATGCCAACAATTCTTTTGTTTTAATTTTAAAATTCTCTCTTTTTCTTCCTTCTCTTTTTGAAGAGTATCAAAAAAGTTTTTTCTAAATTGTTCCAAAGGATCATCCATTTATTATTAAATTATATTATTTAATTAGAATAGATGTACGGAGGAGTAAGAGTTACAAAACAAAATAATATTTTTAATTTAATTCGAAATCCTCAAGCAACAGTCGATAATTTGAAAAAACTTATAGAATTAGCAGCGGAAAAATTAAATGATAACGAAGATGGTAAAAATCCACTTGAATTGGCTATTGAATTAGGAAAAAATGATATGGCAGATTTTTTAAGAACAAAAGGATTAAAAGAAAAGAATCCAATTGTTGATAATATAATTAAAAACATGAAAGAAAATAAAAGTGTAGAAGAATTAAGAGATTTAATAAAAGATGAAAATTTAGAATTATTATCAAACGATGATAAAACAAAAATTATTAATATAATATTAAAGAATTTTGATGGCATCTATGTGGATCAAATTCGTTTAAAATTAAATGAATTAGTAAAAAAAAAATTTAATAATATTTTGAGTGAAGATTACTCCGCATCCATTCTTATTAAGATTCATGATAGACATCTTGATTTTTTTAAATTTTTCGTTGAAAAAGCAGCTAAATCAAAAATATTGACATATAATTTCCCACTTTTAGCATTTTTTATTAAATATAGCTCAAACAATGTGCCAGAAAAGATTGAATTATTGATTCAAAATGGAGCAGATATAAATGTTATATTTGATACAGGTGTTGATCAAACAAAGATAAATTTACTTGGTTTTATTTATGCGCATGTAAATGATGATATTCTAATTTATAAATTATATAAAATATTAATCGAAGCAGGACTAAATCCTGATGCTAACATAGTAGATATGCAACTACCTATTTTATTTCTAGCAATATATAGACAAAATAAAAAATTATTTGACTTTTTTATTGAAAATGGAGCAGATGTAAATAAAGTAGTAAGAAATGTAGATAGAGTAGTAAGAAATACTTCACCTTTACATATAGCTTGTAGTACATTTAGTGGTAGATATTACATTTCTACACCAAAAATATATTATGTAGAAAAATTAGTTGAAAAAGGTGCGGATGTAAATAAGTTAGTTGAAGATACAACTCCTTTATATTTAATATGTGAACACATACAAAATAAAGAATATGTTAATATTGTTAAATATTTATTAGAAAATGGAGCAAATAAAGATATAACATATAAGAATGTTACATTAATTAAATACGTTGAAGAAAGATATGCGTCAGAAACAAATAATGAAGTAAAAGAATTATATAAAGAAGTTTTAAAATTACTTGGTGTTGATACAAAAGAAAAAATGTGGAAAGGTTCTACACGTTCTGATATTGATAAATATGATATATTTTTTGAAAAACCATATGATTACTCTTGTTGCCCTATATGTCTTGAATATATTGAACGCAAAGAAGGATGTATGTATATGAGTCATAATTGTGCTGCTACAAAACACGATTATCATAAAAAATTATATAATATATATGCTTATGAGAAGTATCAAGGGACTCCAAAGCAAGTAGAATGGTGTACTGTTTGTGGAAGAGTAACAAAAAACCATAAACATTATATATTATCCTTAGCTACGAATCCATCAACTACTTTAGCACCATTAGATCCAGAAATACAAGCACAATTAGATGCGAATCAAAATGTAGTATTTTTTGATAACGCAAATTGTCTAGGATTTGGAGGTGGGGGAACTTTAGAAAAAGCAGCAAGATTTAGACGTTTAAGAGAATATACTTTAGAATTACAAGAAGATCTTGGTAAAAAGAAACATTCTGAAGTAATGGATGAACTAATTGAAGAAGTGTTTAACGCTCCTCTTATTAGAAATAGAAAATTAACAAAAATTCTAGAAGATAAAAAATGGAATATTAATATAGAAAAGTTTCCTGAAAATGTGAGAAATACAAGAAACAATAATGGTAATAGAAATTATGCAAATATTCCATTTGAAGGTATGCTACCAAGTGTGCTTCCTTCAAAAGATCACGATTGTATTATTATGGGCAATGATGATGAAGGAAAAGAAGAGAATCCTGTAGTTCATTTTCATCATGAAACAAGAGGTGGAATGAATCATGATGGTATTGATATTTGTCAAAAAGATTTAGCAAGAGCAATAGAAGTAGCAAATAAAGAATTTGGCGATGAACGATTTGGAAAATGTTGGTTTCCTCAATGTCAAGCAATTTTACATCCTGAAGAAATAAAACCTCATGTTCCAGAAGTTTTATATTTAGAGTATAAAAAGAAGTTTAATAAGAAAATGGCGAAGGCTGGAGGATATAGATATACAAGAAAAACAAATAAAACAAGAAAATACAAAGGTGGAAATAAAAATAATTCTAACGATGAATCTGTATTACATAAATTAGATTTATCAGATGTAACTTGTGCTTTACCAAATTTTACGAAAGATGGGAAGTTAAGAAAAAATTAATATTATAAGAAAGGTTTAAATAATAAAATATTATATATTCATATATGACAGATTTAGTATTAGCAGTTAGTTTAGGAGAAGCAATTGACAAGCTAACAATTCTTGATATTAAAGTTGAGAAAATATCGGATGGAAGAAAAGAAGATTGTTTAAAAGAATATAATGTTTTATATGAATCTTTAAAACATTATGTTCTACAACACAATTATTATTATAGAATTTTAAAAGAGATAAATCTTACTATTTGGAATCTACAAGATAATATTCACAAAGATACGAATTTAACAAAAACATATGGAAAAGTTTTGAAAGAAAATGATAGACGGTTTCGTGTAAAGAAGAAGATTAATGAAGCAGCAAATTCAAACCTCAAAGAACAAAAAGGTTATGCAAAAACAAAAGCATTTATTTACACACATCTCGGATTAGGAGATTTTTTTTGGATGAATGGTGCTATACGATATCTTTCTACTTGTTATGATGAGACAGTTGTAGTATGTAAGAAAAACAATGAAGCAGTAGTAAGCTCAATGTATGCGGATGATTCTTCTATAAAACTTTTTGTAATTAACGATGATATAGAACTATATCCTTTTGTATCAAGAAAGATCTATTTTGAAGATGAAGGATATAAAGTGTATAGTTGTGGATATCACAGAGAGAAACCTTATATTTATGAATTTCCTCACAGTTTCTATGATGATATGAGTTTACAACGTAAGATAAGAACAGATTATTTTTATGTTCCTACGTATAATGAGTCAATTGATTTGTTAGAAAAAGTTCAAGCAGTATCAAAAGATTATATTCTTCTACATCAAAACTCTTCTCAAAAAAGTCTTGATATCTTTTCTAAACTTACAACTGATTTACCAGTTCTAGATATTAATAATAACAATTATCCTACAGATCATAAGTTTTATGAAATTGCTTCTTTAGTAGTGAATCAACCTATGTTAATATATAAATGTCTTATTGAATCTGCTAAAGAAATTCATTGTTTAGAATCTTCCTTTTATTGTTTTGCTTCTCATTTGGATGTATCAAAGGTTGATAAAAGGATTTGTTATGAACCCTATGATAATTCTGCGGAAAGAATTGGGGTTTTTAGAAATGGTTCATTGTTTTAATCGTCTAAAGAACAACTCTATATCTAACAAAAGATGAAAGTAGCATTTATAACAGGTATTACAGGTCAAGATGGTTCTTATCTTGGAGAACTACTCTTGGAAAAAGGTTATAAAGTTCACGGATTTTTTCGTCGTGTATCACTCAATAATAGTTTAGGAAATATTCAACATCTATTAGGAAACTCTAATCTAACGCTACACAATGGCGATATGACAGATTGTTCATCTTTACTCAATACTCTTCGTAAAATAGAATATACATTTACCGAAGATACTGAACGCTTTGAAATCTACAATCTAGCAGCACAAAGTCATGTGCAACGTTCTTTTGAAATGCCAGGATATACTTTGGAATCTGATGGATTAGGTCCTCTCTACCTTCTAGAAGCGATGCGTCACTCAAAATACAAAGATATTACAAGATTTTATCAAGCGTCAACATCAGAACTCTTTGGAAAAGTTCAAGGATATCCTCAAGATGAAACAACCCCTTTTTATCCAAGATCTCCTTATGGAGTAGCAAAACTCTATGGTTTTTGGATTGTCAAAAACTATAGAGAATCTTATAATTTATATGCTGTAAATGGTATCTTATTTAATCACGAATCACCTAGAAGAGGTAAGGACTTTGTAACACGTAAGATTACTTCTAGTTTAGGAAGAATCGTGAAAGGTGAGCAACAATATATTGAACTTGGTAATTTAGATGCGAAACGTGATTGGGGTCACGCAAAGGATTATGTGGAAGGTATGTGGCGCATCTTACAAGCAGATGAACCAGAAGATTTTGTTCTAGCAACAAATGAAGTTCATTCTGTAAGAGAGTTTTGTGATATTGCTTTTTCTCAAAAAGGTTTTACATTATCTTGGCGAGGTAAAGAAGATAAAGAAGAAGGATACGACCAAAATGGAATTCTAAGAGTAAAAGTGAATCCTGATTTCTATAGACCTGCTGAAGTTGATATTCTTTGTGGTAATGCTCTTAAAGCGGAGAGCCAGTTGGGTTGGAAACGTTCTTATACCTTTGAGACCCTGGTGAAGGAAATGGTGGATATGGATTGTTAATGACGGTTACGACGAGATGATTTTTTAGATTTTCTTGATCTTCTTGATCTTCTTGATCTTCTTCCACCAATTGCTCTTTCCGCATAGGGTGATACTACACTATTTGTTCCTTGAGCATTTCTTTTAGGAAGTACTCCTTCACCATTTATAAATTCATATACTAACAATGTTTTGTCCAAAGTTTCATTAGTTTCTCTTGTTGGAGTACCAGTCGTTACATTATCTAATATATAATTATAGTTAGCCTCTAAAATATCATTAATTGGTCCTCTTTGTTCTATATCAAGAATTGGTCTTTTATAATCTTTTTTCATATCTGTATCGATTATTTTCGGAACTTTCTCTCTATCAACAAATGAGGGTGGCATTCCGTAAGGTGGCATTCCGTAAGGTGGCATTCCGTAATAAGGTGAATACATTATATTTAATACTTATTTATTTTATTATAACTACTTAAAGTTTTAACGCAAATATTTAGTAAAATTGAACGAAACTCTACTTATAGAAATCTTAATTTATATAAATAGGGGATGTCTAACAAAGCACAACCAACATCTGATATTGAACCCATTGTGGGTATTCAATTTGGTATTTTCAGCCCTGATGAAATTGAAAGACGTTCTGTCGTTGAGATTACAAATGCTGGAACATTTGATGGGAATGAACCACGCATTGGTGGCCTGTTTGACCCTCGTATGGGCACTTTAGAAAATGGTAAAACATGTCGTTCTTGTGGTCAAACAAATCATAATTGTCCGGGTCACTTCGGCCATTATAAGCTAGCAAGACCTGTTTATTATATTCAATTCTTTCCAATGGTATTAAATGTTTTAGAGTGTATTTGTATTCGTTGTTCAAAATTATTAATGGATAAAAATAATCTAAGAGTTTCTAATAAAAAACGTGGAGAAGTTCGTTGGAAACAAGTTTTAACTATTTGTAAAAATATTACTCGTTGCGGTCAAGACACAGAAGATGGCTGTGGAGCACGTCAACCTGATCGTTATAATCGTGAATCTATCGCACGAATTGTAGCAGAATGGGGTAATATTGAAGGTCCTTCCTCAGTCCCTGGTGATAAAGAGCAGAGAGAAAAGGTCAAAGAGCGTCAGGTGTTAGAATGCGAGTATGTTCTCCGTCTTTTCCGTCGTATTACTGATGAAGATGTAGATTTTATGGGTCTCAATCGTTATTGGTGTCGTCCTGATTGGATGATTTGTTCTGTGTTAGCAATTCCTCCTCCTCAGGTGAGACCTTCTGTAATTCAAGACAACAATCAGCGTTCAGAAGATGATTTGACGCACAAACTCTTTGAGATTATTAATACAAACAATACTCTACAAGATAAGATTAATAATAACGCTGCGAAGAATATTATTGATGACCAATACACTGTTCTACAGTATCACGTTGCGACACTTGTAGATAATCAGATTCCTGGTGTGGCACCATCAGCGCAACGTTCTGGGAGACCATTAAAGTCTATTCAACAGCGTCTTGGTTCAAAAGAAGGTCGTATTCGTTATAACATTCAGGGTAAGCGTGTAGAATTTTCAGGTCGTTCTGTAATCACACCAGATCCGAATATTAGTATTGAAGAACTTGGTATGCCTATTAAAATTGCTATGAATTTAACAATTCCAGAACGTGTTACACAGTTCAATCGTAATAAGATGTATAAGTTAATTCAAAATGGAGCAGATATATATCCTGGTGCGAAAACAATCGTTCAAAAGAATGGTAGGATTATATCTTTAAAACACGTCAATACAAAAGATATTGTTTTACATTTTGGTGATGTAGTGAATCGTCATTTAATGGATGGTGACACTGTTCTTTTCAACAGACAGCCAACGCTTCACAGAATGTCTATGATGGGTCACAAAGTGAAGGTGCTTCCATACAATACATTTCGTCTGAATGTATCTGTTACAAGTCCTTATAACGCAGATTTTGATGGTGATGAAATGAATTGCCACGTTCCTCAATCATATGAAGCATCCATTGAGTTAGCGGAGATTGCTGCGGTGCCTATGCAAATTATTACACCTCGTCACGCAACACCTGTGATTGGTATTGTTCAAGATACTCTTATTGGTTCGTATCGTTTAACACAGCCAAATGTGAATTTTAATCGTCGTGAATTTATGAATATGATGATGTGGAACAAGCATTTTGACGGTCGTATGCCTGAACCTGTGAATGGTCGTTACACGGGTCATCAAATTCTTTCAAAGATTCTTCCATCTGTCAATATGGAAATGGGAAATAAGAGATTTAATGAAGATAAAGAAAACCCAAATAATTTTGTAAAAATTAGGGAAGGTCTTGTATTACAGGGTATCTTTGATAAAGATATCTTTAGTAAGGAAGGGAAAGGTATTATTCATACAATTTTCAAAGATTATGGTCCAAAGGAAACGGTTCATTTCCTAGATTGTATGCAAAGCACAATTGAGCAATTTCTTGTATATAATGGTTTTAGTGTAGGAATTAGTGATTTGATAGCAGATGTAGATACAAAGAATAAGATGGAAGAAAAGATTCGTGCTCGTAAAGCAGAAGTAGAAAATATTATGATGCAAATTCACTTGGATTTGTTTACAAATAATACTGGTAAGAGTAATAAAGATGAATTTGAGAATCGTGTATTTAGTGCTCTAAACAAAGCAACAGAAGAGTCAGGAAATGATGGATTAGGTTCTCTTGCTTCAGAGAATCGTTTAGTATCAATGGTTCGTGCTGGTTCAAAAGGTTCAAATCTTAATATTGCGCAGATGTTAGCGTGTGTGGGTCAACAGGCTCCTGAGGGTCGTCGTATTCCTTTAGGATTTACTGACCGCACTCTCCCTCATTTCAAGAAATATGATGATGGAGCAGAAGCACGTGGTTTTGTTGAGTCATCATTTATTAAAGGTTTATCACCACAAGAGTTCTTCTTTCACGCAATGTCGGGTCGTGAGGGTCTTATTGATACTGCTGTAAAAACTGCAGATACAGGATATATACAACGTCAGCTCGTAAAAGCGATGGAAGATTTAGTAACTCAAAACGATGGTTCAGTCCGTGACGCAAAGATGAATATTGTTCAATTTCATTATGGTGAAGATGGTATAAATGCTACAATGATTGAATCACAAACATATGGTATTGCTGCTTTATCAAAAGACCAAATTATTAAAGATTATGGTTTGGTGGAACAAGATTTATCACAAATTATGAATGAAGATATTATTCGGGAAGATGATAAGGAAATTCTTGAAACATTTGTAGAACAAGTGTTAGAAGATCAAGATATTATGGTGAAAAATGTAATTCGTTACAAAGATGTTACAAATAAACGTGTGTATTCACCTGTGAATATTGAACGATTGATGCAAACAATTCGTGTAAAATTCAATTTATCAGAATCAAAGAGAACTGATTTAACACCAAGTTATGTTATCAATGGAATTAATAAAGTAATTATGAAAACACAGGGTTACCACAGAATCTGGTCTGCATTACTCCGTTTCTATCTTGCTCCTCATAAACTTATTGGTAAAGACCGTTTTACAAAGGATGCTTTTGATACATTGTGTGAACTTTTGATTGTGAAAAATTATAAATCAAGGGCACAGCCTGGTGAACAGGTTGGTATTATTGCTGCACAGAGTATTGGCGAGCCATCAACTCAAATGTCCTGTGTTTATGACACTAATATAGTCATAAACGGAAAAGAAAAGTTTTATGGAAAAATTGGTAAATTTATTGATGATATGTTAGAAAAGAACAAAGAGAAACTTATTACTATTAGAGAAAACAGTGTAGTTTTAGATTTAGATGATGATTATACAATTGTTGGAGTATCCAATGATGAGAAGACATCTTGGAAACGTATTTCACAAGTGAGTCGTCACCCAGCCAATGGAGGATTAGTTGAAATAACAACAAAGTCTGGACGTAAGACCACTGCGACACTAAGTCATTCATTCTTAACTCGCTCTACAAATGGTATAATTCCAATTCTTGGTTCTGATTTGAAGGTTGGAACACGTGTCCCTATTGGTCGCCAGATTCCAGAAGTGCCTAATCCTCTTTTAAATTTAGATGGATTTGAACTTACAAAAGAGTTTGGTTGGTTATGTGGTATCTATTTGGCAGATGGTTCATTAAATGGTAACACCGTTCAAATCTGTAAGATTCATCCTCGTGTGGAAGAGAAGATCAAAGAAGTTGCAAAGCATTATGAATGGGTAACTACAATTCGTGATTATCAAGGTCAATATGGACCATCAAAGAATACTAATATTCATAATAAATCATTAAAAGACTTCTTATTAAAACACTTTTCAACTGGTTCATATGATAAGAAGATTCACGCAAATGTATTCCATAGCAATATTGCTTTTATTCGAGGAGTAGTTGGAGGATATTTTGATGGTGATGGAAATATGAGTGTTGAGAGACAACAGATTCGTGTTGGTTCTCGTTCAAAAGATTTAATTCACGATGTAGCAAGACTTTTAGCATATTGTGGTATCTTTGGTTCCTTTGGCGAAGAAACAAGTATTCGTATTCCTGACAAAGTTTTCTATACATATCAAGTTCTTAAGAAGTATGCTGCTCATTTTAGAGATACTATTGGTCTAGAACTTGGTGAAAAGAAAGGTGCTTTAGATGAAATTGTTAACTATATGGAACGTGATGGAAAACATGATACAAAAGAGATCTATGATAAGATTCCAGAACTTGGACAAACAATCGCTGATTTAGGAAAACTTCTAACAATGCCAGGACAGAGTAGAAACTTTGGTCGTTGGGCTAAGAAAGAATCTATTGGTAGGCTAACACTACAAGGATATATTGAAGATTTTGAAGAAGTTCTTCCTACAAGAACATTAATTCCTTCTAATAGAATTTTAATTAAAGAGAAGATTGAACTCCTTCGTTCTGCTGCCTATAGTGATATAGTGTGGGATGAAATTGTAGAATTAAATTATATTAATGACTCCCCCTCTTATGTCTATGATTTCACGGTTCCAGGAAATCAAAGTTTTATGGTTGATGACTGTATTATGGTCCATAACACATTAAATACTTTTCATCTAGCCGGCGTAGCTTCCAAGTCAAATGTAACACGAGGTGTCCCACGTTTGAAGGAGTTGCTCAAAGTAACTCAGAATCCCAAGGCGATTTCATTAACAATTCCTCTTAAAAGAGAGTATCGTGATTCTATTGATAAAGCAAGACAAGTGGCGCAGGATTTAGAGCTAACACTATTGAAAGATATTGTAACGAAAGCGGCGATTTACTTTGACCCTAAAATAGATGAATCTGTATTAGAAGAGGATCGTAAATTAATTGAGTTTTATAAAATGTTTGAAACACAACAAGATTCTGGCGATGTAGAACCTTGGAGTAAATGGTTATTAAGATTTGAATTTGATCGTGATATAATGTTTAACAAAAATATTTCACTAGATACTGTTGCTTTTGCTTTACAACAGAAATTTACTGGTGAACTCAATATGATTTATTCTGATTATAATTCTGATAAACTCATAATGAGAATTCGTTTAACTCCTGAAGCCAAAACTTCTACAAAAGATGATATTCTAAATTTGAAAAAGTTACAAACTCGTTTATTAACAACAATTGTAATTCGTGGTATCCCTGGTATTAAATCAGTATCGTATCGCAAAGATACAAATTATTGTGAACTTGTAAATAATAAATATGAACCAATTACGCAATATATCTTGGATACAGATGGATCTAATTTTGTAGAAATTATGAATCATCCATATGTAAATGGTAACGCAGTGTTATCTTCTCATGTGCATGATATTTATGAAAATCTTGGAGTTGAAGCCGCACGTGCCACACTATTGAGTGAAATTACAACATTATTTATGGAAGCTGGTGGTGTAGATTATCGTCATTTAGGATTATTATGTGATGTTATGACTCGTATTGGTAAATTAATGTCAGTTGACAGATATGGTATTAATAAAAATGATATTGGTCCTCTAGCAAAAGCATCTTTTGAGGAAACTGAGAAGATTCTATTGAAAGCAGCACTTTTTGGAGAAATAGATCCTGTTACAGGTGTATCAGCAAATATTATGACAGGGCAACCTATTCGTGGAGGCACATCATTCTCAGAAATTCTCTTTGATGAACAAGCGTTTATGCGTCTACAAGAAGGAGCAGCACCAATTCCTGAAGGCGATGAAGAAGAATATGAGCCAACGGGAGAAGATATTGAGAATGAACTATTTGAGTCACAAGAAGACAAATGCGCAGTAACAAATTTGAAACTCAATGTAACTCTTGGAACACAAATGACCTCTATTGTTGAAGAACCTGATATTGAAGTTACATATGTAGATGAATAAATTTATGGTCTAAATAAAAATTAATATAAAATAATATGGATGATTTAATAGATAAACCCCCTTGGAAAAGTATCATATTTTTTAAACCAAAGTCATATGGGTTAAAAAAATATGAAATAGAATATAAAAAGTTTGAGGATTCTATACCAAACATTTTAATTGATAAAAAAGAAGAAATAAATGCTTATGAAAAAGAGCATAAATGGGAATTAGCAAAAAAGTTAGCAAATCCATATGAAATGATTTATACACAAGAAGAGAAATTTCCTCATCCAAATATAAGTTTATTAAGACCTTTGAGTAGATCTTATTTTAAAATGATTGAAATGTTAGAAATATCGAAATTTATAGATGCTCTACCAAAAGAAACAGTTCATATTCGTTCTGTTCATATAGCAGAAGGACCTGGTGGATTCATACAAGCTACAATTGATTATATTGAAAAATACAAAAAAATTGTTAAAAAGATGTATGCGATTACATTGAAATCAGATAAACATTATATACCAGGATGGAAAAAAACAAGTTCGTTTTTAAAAAAGTATGAAGATATTTTACAAATTTCATATGGGAAAGATGGAACAGGAGATATTTATCGTGAAGAAAATCAAAGTTATTTTATACAAAATGTTGATAGAAAAGTTCATTTATTTACTGCGGATGGTGGTTTTGATTTTAGCATAAATTATACACAACAAGAAAAACAAATTTTTGATTTATTAATTTGTTCTTTTATTATTGGTTTACAAACTCTTACTCTAAATGGGTTTTGTATTGTAAAAATTTTTGATACATATTCCCCTTCTACAAAGGCGTTAATTAGTATATGTGGTTCTTGTTTTAAAGAGTATTTACTATATAAACCTGCTACAAGTCGTCCTTGTAATTCAGAACGTTATTTTATTGGTAAAAAATTTAATGGATTCAATAATAATATTTTAAATATTTTAAGAAAATTTCAAGAAAATAGTAAAAATGATTTATTTCCTCAAATTCTTCTTGAACAGGAAGAAATAAATTATATAGAAACAATTTCTGATATATATGAAAAAAAACAAATTGAATGTATTAATAAAGCAAAAGAGTATGCGGATAATCCGTTATCATATGAAAATATATACAAAACTCATTTTCAAACATCATATGATTTTTGTCAAAGATTTAAAATTCCTATAAAAATTAAAAATCCTCAACCACTTAATTGGTAAGAAAATAATTATTTGGTCGGTTTCATATAATGATGTGCTACATGTTTTCCAACTACAACAGAAGCATCATGTTGTGTTACCTTATTTGCTGCCATTCTATCTAACATTACAAGCATTGTATGTAAAGTTTCTTCACTATATCCTTCGTCGGATGTAACCATAATAAATAAATGGGGATAATTATTGGCAAATTCACCACATGCTTCTTTCATTTCATCAAATGTTTTTCCTTGTTTTTTTAGAACTGTTACTTTTGTTATTTCACCCCGAATAAATGAAGCACGATCTTTTGCTTCATTTGCTGTTAATGGTGGTGGAGGTGGTTCTTCACGGAGACGTTTAACATTACGATTTTCATTTTGATTATCACTCATTCTTTTCTATGTGTCTAAAAAAAATCTTTTTAAATAACGCATAAAATAGTAATATGGATGAAGATTCACAACATATTAAAGAATTCCGTAACTTATTAAGACGAATCAAACAACAAATTATTAACAATACTTTATCGGGACAAAATACAGAAATTTTAAAAACAAAAGTAGAAGATAAATTAATTCAATTATATAAATTATTAGAACCGGTTATATTTGATTATAAAGCAATTGATACTATACCATTAGAAGAATATCAAAAGATTTTTAAAAGAACATTGGGTATTTATAATAGGTCACCAACATATCAAACAAATTTAGAATATTATTTAAAAAGTGATTTAATAAATAATCCATTTACAATTGATACAGATGTGATTGACGATACTAAATATTTACCTACACCGGTGTTTCCGCAAATTATAAATAATAATAATGATCTAACAATAGAGGATCAATATGACAGCGAATGAATGTCCGGAAGGTTTTCATAAACGTGCTTCTTATATAACCAAAACAGGTAAAAAGGTTGTCGCAGCATGTGTGCGTTCATCGTCAAGTTCTTTAAAAAGAACCACACAAAAGCTTATACCATCTATTAAGTCTTTATCACGTATGGCTTGTCCACCTGGAATGATTGAACGTAAAGCATACACTCGTAAATATTCTACGGCGGTTTTTCAAAAAGGTTTTAGAAAGAAGACTCGTTCTGGTAAAGAAATTATAGTAAAACCCCATAAAAAAAATCTAACATCTGTAAAACCCGTTTGTATAAAAGATAAAGGTTTACCCGGCAAAGGTGAAGATAAAATTGGTCCTTTACGTAAAGGTGATTTAAGTAAATACGGATATACTCTAAAAATATCAGAAAAAGAACGTCAAAAAGCCTTGAAAAAAGCAATATCTAAATTTGGTCCTTTGGGTGTATATCGTAAATTGGATGCTGTGACAAAATTAACTTCCCGAACAATTCCCGAGGCTTCTAAAATGTTTGAAAAAGATCGTGAATGGGTAAAAGAAACATATGGTCCTCTCAAAGCATTTTAAAAAAATATAATAAAGAAGAAAGATGAAATCAAACACTCTTCTTGTTTTAGTAATAGTGTTAGTTATTTTAAATATTATGGCAATAAATGCGTGGCCATTTGGTTTTCGTGGATCTCTACAAGGGTTTAAGACTCAGCGTGTAGGTAAGGAGGGTTATCAGAGTCTTCCTCCTATAACAGCACCATCTGTTCCTATGATGACAATGCCACAACGTCCTCCAGGAAGCACAAGTATGCCATCTATGACTATGCCTTCTCCTCCTATGCCATCTATGACTATGCCATCTACGACGATGCCATCTATGACTATGCCATCTACGACTATGCCATCTCCTCCTATGCCTTTTCCTCCTATGCCATCTACAACTATGCCATCTACAACTATGCCATCTACCATGCCATCTCAAACCTCTAATCCTGTTGTAGCACCTACTGTGCCTATGTTACCTATTCGGTCCCCCAATACTCCCGCAATGATGGATGCTTCAGGTAACATAAGACAGGGTTTTAGAAATGCTTCTGAAATGCAAGGAGCAGAATTTAAGAGAAAAGAAGGTTTTCAGAGTCGTTATTTAGATAACGCTGGTGGTGCGAAGGATTTATATCAACCTATGGGCGCATTTGATGGTGTGAATTTACCCACAGGTAATAAATCTGCCTGGCGTTATACTTCTCCGAATGAAGCCTTATTAGGTGCAGAATTCACTCCTGGCGATGATTCTTTATTCATCTTCAAGAATAATCAATGTAAGCCCGAATGCTGTGGTGCCTCCTTCTCATGCTCTGGTGGTTGTGTCTGCACCACTGAGAATCAACGTGATTACATTAACGGACGCGGAGGAAATCGTACGAGTCCCGCGGAGGACTAAATAATAATATATAAATAAATATAATATTTATAGAATATATTATAGAATGGGTGGAAATACATCAAGACCAGCACCAGCACCATCTCCGAATCCATCATCATCATCATCATCAAGTGGAACATCATCATCTACATCGGCTGCAGCAGCTTCGGCATCTGCCGCAGCATCTTCAGCAACAGCAGCAGCAACATCAGCAGGTGCAGCATCAACGTCAGCAAATGCCGCAGCTCTTTCAGCATCTCAAGCATCAAGATATGCTTCTGACGCATCAGGATCAAATGTAGTTTCAGAAGAAGTATTACAAGAAAGAATGAATACTAGAAATAGAATAAAAGAGCAATTATTTGGAAATAATCAAAATTCTCTCACACCACAGCAAAAAAATAATCTTATAAGAGTATTATCTAGTCCTAATTATAGCAGTTTACGTAATAGTTTAGATTTGGCTTTAGCAAACTATCAAACCTATCTTTCATATAATGAAATACTTATTAATGGGAATGATTGGATAAATTCAAATACACCAATCATATCTTATGATATTACTAATAGAATATATGATCATCTTTCAGAAGTAACTACAATTTTGAATAGAGATTCTAATAGATATATTCACAATTATTTACAGTCAATAGGAGCTTTTAATACAGATTATAAAACAGTTTCAATTCAATTTATGACAAATTATATAATGACTCATCCAGCAACAGTAACACCAGAAGAAACAGCAACCGCTTTTTTAAATCATTTAGTAGTCTACTATGATATACCACCAGGAATAGAACAAGAAACAAGAGTATTTCCTGGAACAACAACAGGAGGAACAACAACAGGAGGAACAACAACAGGAGGAACAACAACAGGAGGAACAACAACAGGAGGAACAACAACAGGAGGAACAACAACAGAATCAGGACTAGAAGCATTTAGAAATTATACTAAAAATAAATCTATTAATTTTGATTATTCAAAAATATCAGTTGATAACGGTTCATCCATGTGGCATAATAGAATGAATGGTTCTCCATTTTTTTCTTTATAAATATATAAAATTTGCTGAATATTAGTAATATAGGATGGGTGGATCACAATCAAGACCAGCGATAACACCGGCAGCGTCTCCAGCACCAGCAACAGTAGCACCGTTACCAGCACCAGTGGGACCTCAAGGACCAGCAGGACCAGTAGGACCAGCAGGACCAGCAGGACCAGCAGGACCTGTAGGACCAGTAGGAGCAACTGGTGCTCAAGGACCTGTAGGACCTGTAGGACCAGAAGGACCACAAGGAAATCAAGGATTACCTGGAATGAATGCGGATGGCACTATTACTATACCACGAACGAATAATAATTCAGCAGATGGTGCTAGACTTATGGAAATGCTATTAGGATCAATAATGTCTGGAAATTCATTAACATCTATACAAAAAAATAATTTCACCAAATATTTCTTAATGACATCAACAAAACAACAAGCCTTATCAGAATTATTAAATAGTCTTATAAGTCAAAACCCTAAATTATCATTTGCTAATATGGCAACAACAGTGCAAAATTGGTTTAATAATCCAGAAAATGCTCCAACAATAGCAATTACTGTTTCTGATAGATTTATAGATTTTTATATCAGCACATTGATGCCACGACAATTACCTACATCAATTTTATCTCGTATAAACCAAACAAATGGAATTCAAATTATTCAACATATTGTCACATATATAACAGGTAATCTAACTACTACAGATGCTCAGATTATAGCAGATTTAACAACATATGTTTCAACACATTTTGATGCATCAGGAAATCCCATACCTGGTATAGAACCATTTCAGAATTATGAAGGGTATCAAAACTACTCAAAAATATCTCTTGATAATGGTTCATCTTTATGGCATAATAAATTGAATGGTTCTCCATTCTCTCCTGTCTAATTAGATAAATGTATGATATTTTGATAATTGGTGGAGGTGTAACAGGTCTTTTAGCATATGCTGCTTTCGAAAAAGAAGTATCGAATATCGCAATCATAGATCCTTATTTTGATGGAGGAGATTTAATACAGAAATACGGTTCTATTCAATCCAATACACCATTATCAAAAACAGTGAATGCTTTAAAATTATTAGATCCTTTATATCAATATAATGGTGAATATCCTGAAGATAAAACTGCGCCATTATTTATTCATACACAATTGATTCAAGATTTTGTAAAACCAAAAGACTGTATTCAAGATTTTGTAGAATCTTTATCTTTTGAAAATAAGATTTGGTCAGTAAAAACAAAAGATAATATTTATTTAACAAAAGTAATTCTATTATGTCAAGGTTCTAATTCCAAGATTTTAAATTGTGGGATACCGACAATACGTTTGGAAGATGCGTTAAATAAAGATTCATTAAAAAAGTTTGTAAAACCAAATGATATTGTCTTAGTATTCGGCACTTCTCATTCAGGCACATTAGTTTTACAAAATTTAGAAGATTTAAAAATTGTAACAACGGCAATACATAAAAGTGTAAAACCATTTTTATTTGCCAAAGATGGTGAATATGATGGTATTAAAGAAGATGCTGAGTTTATAGCAGAAAAAATTTTAAATAATGAATTTTCTTATGTAAAACTTTTACATTTACAAGAACTTGATAAACTTATAAAAATATCAAAAAAAGCAACAAAAGTAATTTATGCTATAGGATTTAAGGCAAGAAGCATACAAATAACTTATAACAATGAAGTAAAAGATTCATCATTATACGATAAAAAAACTGGTTCTATTCTTGGATGTGAGGGATTATGGGGTTTTGGAATTGCGTATCCAAGTTCAGCCCCGGATGATATTCACATAGATGTAGGTATTATTTCATTTGTGGAACATATTTTAAAACAACTAAAAAATATAAATAATTTATAATTTAGATGAACACAGGGTCTCCTAAAAATAATAATCTGGGAACATTTTATACAAATCTTGGAAACAGTGTTAATAAAGGATTAGAGAATATTAACAAAGGTTTGAATAGTATTGGTAATAATGTCAATAAAGGTTTGAATAGTGTCAATAAAGGTTTGAATAGTATTGGTAATAATTCAAAAGCAACAAATGAAAATATTAGTAGTTTATTACCATTTAAAACAAATACAGCAAACAACGTGAAAAATGTTTCTAATAATGGTAATGTAACAAATATTACAACCAATGAATGGATTGCTCCATTATTAATATTTATTGTTGTAGCAACAGTATTTATTGTTATATTTGTAAAATTCCAAGATAAAATAAGTGCTGGTATAAATAATATTATTCAAAAAGTCCGTGATGCTTTTAATAAGTCATCTACACCACCTGTGGATGCTTCTAAACCACCAGTAACAACTGTAAATGAGCCCCCATATCCACCTCAAGAAGAACAACAACACGATAATGCTGAACAAGCAGATCGCAAAACATCAAATATATTTGATAAGATTCTTCCATCTGGAAGACCTGAAGTATTTAATGTAAGTGAGAATGAATATACATATTATGACGCAGAACCATTATGTATGGCATTGGGTGCTGAATTAGCAACATACGACCAAGTAAAAGATGCGTGGTCAAAGGGTGCTGATTGGTGTAATTATGGATGGGTAAAAGGACAAGCCGCTGTTTATCCCACACAAGATGAAACATGGCAAAAAGTTCAATCTGGTTCAGATGAAAATAGAAATTCTTGTGGAGTTCCTGGATTAAACGGAGGATATTTTGAAAATCCAGAAATGAAGTTTGGTGTAAATTGTTATGGTGTTAAACCACCACAATCAAATCATTCTGAAGAAGTATTAATGAAAAAAGGTAAAATTCCTTTGTCTGTTCCTGCATTGGAGGTTGATAAAAAAATTCAAGATTATAAAACACAAATGGATGACATAGGTGTTTTACCTTTTAGCGAAAATCAATGGTCAAAACAATAATACATTTATTTATCATAGATAAATTTTGGATTCACCGTATAATTATTCTTTTGTTCTAATAAATAAGGATCTATATTATTTTTTTTATCTTGTTCTATATCAGAATCTTCATAAGATTCTAAATATTGAATAACTGTATTTGATTTAATCATATCAATATACATCCAACAAATACATTTTATTTCTATATATTTTATTTCATCTAATAAATTATCTAGAATACTATTCCAGAATTTATATAAATTAGACCATTCATCATCTGAAATTACCTGCTCAAAGTGTTGAAAATGTTCATCATTAAAATAAACATTCTCTCTTGTTGGAAATGTATATAATTTATTATATAATAAGCGATACATTGTGGTTGATAGTATATTTCCTACCATCATATTATTTAGTTCAAAGATATAACCATAATTTTTTAAAAAAGGAATTAAACCATCATTCATAAAATATGTTATGCCCGTTTTTATTTTAATAGGCCCATATTTTCTTGATTCTATGTATAAATTTTGCCATTCTATAAATTTATATTGGTTATTCATATTAAAATTAATATATCTTACTATAGGATATTAAGAATATTGTTTAGGTCGTTTCATTATGGTTGTGGAGGTAATTGAGTAATTTTTTTAATTTTCAAAAAAGTTTCTGATTTTCTTTCTGCTTTCACAAATTTAATCAAATCACTTGTAATATCAGATTCTTTTTCTTGAATAAAATATTTATGTAAAGAATCTTGTAAAGAATTAAATGTTAATGGAGATATTTTTTTCTCTTCAACGATTTGTAACTTTCCACCAACGATTTGAATAATAGCATGTTTCATATTCTTTTCATCTAATTCTTTAATAATTCTTCTTTCAAATTCATCACGAACAACTCTAGCATTTTGCGTTTGTTTATTCAATGATGTTACTAAATTATCATAATGAACATAACTACGAACAAGATTTGCAATTTCATCTTTGTTAACAATAGCATTATTAGAACTCATTTAACTTATGAATTAGAAATGAAAAAAATAGATTTTACGCTACGCTATAAAGTTTGAATCGGGGTAGAATATTTTAAATGATAATAAATGAATATACAAGTAACAATTGTTACAAGAATTAAAAGTATAAACAATATACTTGTTAAAACAATATATGGGAAAATTCTTTCAAGAACATGATTTAATAAAGGGTCAATTAAATATATTTGAACATATTTACGGGATTCATCATTGTTAAATAGTAATAATACATTATGAATCATTTTTTGTAATAACTCTTTTTTTTTATCTTCATTCATATTTCTTATGCCTAAAGAAAAATTTCTATAAAATCGCAGAGTAATGTCGTTTCAAGCACCAATATGGATACATAATAAAAAAGGTTATAATGTTAAAATAAATACAAAGAGACATTTTATATTTAATAATATTAATGATACTAATGAAACAAATCAAAATCCTAATACTAATAATGATGAATTCAAAGATATTGTTAAAAAAATAGGTGAACAAATTGTAGAAGAAGGAAAATCTTGGTTTGCCTCTCCGATTAAACTGGAAACTTTTGAGAAAAAGGTTCAACACATATTTACAAATGAATATACCAAACAAAATTATACATACGGCAAAGTTTATCAAGAAACATGGAAATTAAAAAGTATATGGATTTTTTCAAATGGGTTTGAACTTGAATGGAATCTTATAGATATTCAACCATATGAAGTATCTACGTCATCAATTATTCCTTCTGAATTTTTAAATTTTACAGAAGAGTTTGAACCACTTGATAAGACCCTTAATAAGAGAACAATTGTGATTCAATCAACAAAAGATGAATTATTGGAGCAACACGATATTCCTTTTGAATCTTCCGAGCAAGATGATAGTTTTTCTCCCCGAGCGATTCTAAAAGAAAAAATTAAGAAAGCAAAAGTCAAAATGATGTTGTCTAAAATGAAGGTAGAAAATTTAGAAAAGAAATACTTCCGACTCTATGGTGAAGTAATAGATTCCGAATCAGAAAATTCTTCTGGAGAGGATGAATCTTCAAATGAAGAATAAATTATGAATTTATTGTAAAAAATCATAGTATATTATTACAGAAGAACAATGGCATCCTCTAAGAATTTGAGCAATGCGGTTAGCACAATTGTTGGTTTATTAGTATTAGGTCTCGTTATACTTGCGATTGTATCATATTTACAACCTGACCTTTTTAACCCTAAACCCGAAGGTTTCAAGGGAACATTATCTGCTGCTTCCAATACTTCTGCTGAAGCTGGTCAGAATGACACCCCTGGTCCTGTTCGTGCTGATGAAGTAAAGGGTAATCCCAGTGTTGCCGATACACCTGTTGGTCCATCTGATTTTGGTAATGCGGAGTCACCCTCTGGTTGCTATCCTCGTGATCAACTAACACCTTCGGAACTCTTACCCAAAGATTCTAACAGCACTTGGGCGGAGCAAAATCCTATGGGCAATGGTTCATTAAAGGGTAAGAACTTCTTATCTGCGGGTGCTTTAATTGGTGTCAACACAGTTGGACAGAGCTTACGTAATTCCAATCAGCAGATTCGTTCTGAACCCCCGAATCCCCAGGTCCCTGTTTCAATCTTCCTAAATACTACCATTGAACCCGATGTGAACCGTCGCAACCTTGAAATTGCTTAGAGATATAAATATATTAATTACTATTTAAAATAATCATTTTATGATTATACAATAGTAATCATGGAATCTGTCAAAAAATTATTTGGTCTCGGTAAGTATCCTATGATATATGTTAAAAGTAATGTAGATAGTAAAGAATATTTAGTTCGTGACTTACCAGATAAACAAGGAGCAGCAGATTTATTAGCAAAAGTAAGAATTAAATTGAATAATTTAAAAATACATTTAGAATCTAAATATCCTGATAAGCCACAGGTGAAACAATTAATACAAAATTTTCGTGATGATCCTAAACGATTCTTGGAATCTACCCCTGACGCAGAATTTACAAGTTATAGTGTAAATAAAGGAGAATCTGTTCATTTATGTTTAAGACAGAGAGAAGGTGCTGATGAGTCATTGGTAAAAGAAGAAGTAATGGTATTTGTTGCTCTTCATGAAATGTCTCATATTTTAACGGAATCACTTGGTCACGGAGAAGACTTTTGGAATAACTTTGCCTGGTTATTAAAAGAAGCAGAATTGATTAATATCTATAAACATCAGAACTTTAAAGCACATCCTGTTAAATACTGTGGAATGTCAATTACGGATGAACCTACATTCAAAGAGGGAAGCGATTTATCTGTAGGGAATATGAAGTAATTATAGATGGATCCCCCTCCGAAAGAGAACTTTGAAGAGTTTCAAAGTTTCTTTAATTCAATCTTTAAAGTGAATTTGTTAAATACTTTAGAAAAACTTACGCTAACAATAAAATATAATGGGTCAATAATAAATTTACCTAATGATTTATATTCATTTAATACTATATCTGATTTAAAACATGCTATTTATGATGCTTTTGATAAAGCAGATGAAGCAGCACCAAACAATCAATTAATATTCTTTAAAAGGGTAGGAGATACAATTGAACCTATTGATTTTAATTGGGATTTGAGGAAAAATATATTAAGACCTGGAACATTATTGAGCGAATTTGTTACGGGTTCTGGTGAAAAACAACCTATAGTAATGACACCATATAATAATAATCTTTTAGAAAATCGTATTAAAAATAATTCAATACATTTATTATTATTAAAAGATGTTCTTGCTATGTTAGGTGATTTACCTCAACCATTCTCTGAAAAAATATTTAATGGTTCTATATACCCATATTTTCCTTATCTAAAACAGGGTCAAGAATATCCTAATGAAAAAGATAAACAGTTTATTGAAACACGTTTATTTTATAATGAAAAACGATTCTTATTTATAAATAAAATACAAGAATTATTAGAAAAAGGTTTACCATTGGTTCGTCAATCATTTAACGGATTTCGTTATTTACAACTACGTTGGTCAGAACAAGATATAAGAGAAAGAATTAACACTTTTTTCTTTGAATTAAATGTGAATGAAAGAAGACCTTATATGCGTTTATTACCAGCAAGTTCCGTATCCATTTCTAAAGTTCATTTAAAAGATGTTGAAAATAAAATACCAAATATTTTTGACATTCGTTATTTGAAAGGATGGTCTGATGAACAAAGTCCTAGACCTGATGAAGATTTTGTTTTAGGAAAAATTGCTTTATCTTCTAGAATAAAAAATCTTCCAAACATTTATTCAACAATACGTTTGTATTCTGATGGTTCATTTGATATAATTGTTGAACCTCCTAAAAATGTGCGTATTTTATCTCCTTCTGAAGATTTTGATAATTTTACAGAAAATCTATATGATGGAATTGGCTCTATAAATCGTAAAAAAGATTTACCTATTATGAATGGCGGTAGATTTACTTTTACTATAATATTGGATATAGATAAGAAACCTTTAACACGTAAAGAAATCAAAAAACGGTTGCCTTTCTTTTCTCCATTCTTTCAAGAAATTCCTCCATTGCCAAATGAAAATCCTCATATATTATTACGTTATAAGTGTGTAAATAATTTTGTAACAGAAGATAATATTTCAAATTATTTAACACAGATAAATAATAAAAAATTACTTCGTGGTGACACTATGATAAATGATATGGTTGATTTAGTAATAGAAGAATTTCAAATTGATAAAGATACTGCGATACAAAAGGTATCAGATTGGTTTAGAAAGAAATCACAAATTCAAGAGGTGACAAATGGAGAATCAAAAGAATATATACCATTTAATAATACTGGTATTGATATCGCAATATTTGATAAACATCCAACATATACATTCCATTATGAAAACATTGATAGTTATAAAAATCTTCAAATGATTCATACTTTATTTTCATTAATGTTTTCATTAGATGATGAAGAATTTCTTATATCAAAAAGAGAAGTTAGAACATTAGCACAAGCAGAACAAGATGTTGAAGTAGAGCAAGAAGAACAAGAAGAAGAACAAGAAGAAGAAGACGATTATATGGGGAATGAACGTGATTATGAGTTTTCCGTGGATGGTGATAATGAGAATGAAGAAGAATTAACACCAAAAGAGATGCTTCGAAAGGCATCAGAAGAAGTAGTAGAAGAAGTTAAAGAAATTCATAAAGACTCACATACAATTGAGAGTGAAAAAGATAAAGGTATTGCTAATTTTTTTATTCGTAAATTACAAGAGTTTGATAAAAATTTATTTAAATATGAAGTAAAGTCTAAATTGGATAAAACATATGTTTTACAATGTGCTGCAAATGAAATGAGACAACCTGCTTTATTAACATTTGAACAATATGAACGTATGATTAAAGAATATGACAGAGAAGATGATAATGTAGTATTCCATGAATATTATCAAGGTTCAACTCAAAAAGAAATAGTAAATAAATCTACAGACCCAAATAATATTGTTACAGTTCTTCGTTATGGTTCAAATCCTTCAAAACCTAATTATTTTATTTGTAGTAAATATTTTTGCACAAGAGATGAAATTATGATTTTAGAAAAAGATTTTAGAGGAACAACTTTACGTCATCCAATTACAGATGATGATGGAACAGTAATAACAAAAAAACCAAAAGATACATGTCCTTTTTGTATGGGAAAACTTATACATGATCGTAAGAAACCTGCTGAAGAAGAAACTGTGCTAGAACGTATTGTAAAACCGAATTCAATAAAAAGACATTTGTGGATTGGATTTACAAAAAAATCAGATCACCCTGATGGATTTCGTTTGCCTTGTTGTTTTGTAAAACATCAATCTATTAAATTTCAGAGCACAAAAAAAGGTATTAAAAAAGTGAAGGATGAATATGATGATGATAATGATAGTGATGAAGAAGGTATTGGAGAAGCAGATAAAAAACTTATAGAATATATATCTTCTCTTGGGAATATAGAAAAAAAATATATAGTTGGTGAAGAAAAGTTACCATTAGAAATTTCAAATACAGAAGGACCGCAAATAGGATTAATCCCTAAAGCATTAGATCCCTTATTTGAACAAGATTCTACAACATTAGTTTCACGAAGAGGAACTCCTCAAAAATTAAATCCAAATGTAAAAGGATTTTTACGTTTAGCCGCAGAAAATAAAAGTGAATATTTAGCAGAAAGTTTTTTATCTGCTTTAGCTCCTTATTATATTAGAAATTCATCAGAATTAATGAAGAGTGTTTTATTGTCTCCTATGATTCCACGTGTTTTTATTCAAATGAATTATGGTAATCTTGTTCTTGAATTTTATAATCCTAAAGATATAATAAGAAACTCAGATTTAAAACGTATGCCATATTGGGCAAATAAATATTTAGGTATAGAATATAATGAATCAATAAATGGTTTAGAAGTCCAGCGTATATATAATAGTTATAAAAATTTTGAAGATTTTATGAGAACTTCTACAACAGTAAAAGAGTATAGACATTTTGCTATGATTTTAGCACAATCAAATTTAATACCAAATTTAATACAAGGGACATTAATTAGTAGAGCAGGAACAACAATTATTGTTATAGATATTAATAAAGATAATAGTGTATCTATTCGTTGTCCCCCATATGGATATAATAGTGAATTAATGGATAACAATAATATTATATTTCTTATGCATCATTATACAGGAGTTTGGGAACCATTATTTTATGTAGATAATACAGAAATAGATGGGATTCGACAGAATGATTTAACAACATTAGTGTTTCAAAAAGGTAGATACAATGGATGGCCAGAAATTGTTAAAAAATTATATGGGGAATTTAAACGTGGTTGTTCTGGACCTGGAAAGACTATATACACAAGTCAAAGTAATATAAATTCAAATGCTATGATTTCTCTAAGCATGGCTAAAAAATATTTAGAAATAATATCACAAAAAAATATTAATTTTTTATTTACTGGTATTCTACGTGATGCTTATAATCATATAGTTGCTATAATTTGTAAAGAAAAAGTAGATGGTATAAGTTATGAAGTTGCTTTACCAGTAATTGACGATGGTATTCTTATAACAGATAAAGAAACTATTCTGAATTGGAATGATTTTAATGTATCACCAGTAAAAGAAACAATACGTATATATAGAACCTATTTATTACCTGTTATTGGTTCTCGTTATCCTGGATATAATATAATTAAATATGCTGTTTCAAAGAAAACAAAGTTAATAGTAGGGGTTCAATTAAAGAATCTTTTATTTATTCCTGTTGAAGAAACGGCAAATAATGTTACAGATCAAAATCAAATAATTGAAACAGATGATTTTGAATGGGATATAAATAGAAAAATTATTTTAGAAAAAAATACAAACTATAAAGATTTTGAATCTAAAATGATAAAAGAAGAAGATTTAGAAGAAATATATCAACATTTACGTGTAAGTTTTGGTAATTATTTATCAGGAGAAAATGGTTCTTTAATAAAAGAACATATTGAAACAGATATATTATCAAAAAAGAATAAAGATATGTCTATAAAAGAAAAACGTAGAAGAATGATGGTTCTTTTTGGAACAGAAGTTTTGTCTTGGTTTAGCACACAAGAAGCAGATTCTACATTTTCATTTATACGCAACGATTGTAGAGTGTTAGGAAAAGAATTATGTAAAGGACATTGTGTCTGGTCATCTTCATCTGAGGGTGAAGGTGAAGAAGAACAGTGTAAAATTCATATACCAGAATCATCTGAATCTGAAATAAATATTGGAGAAATGCTTACTGTAAGATTAATGGATGAAATAATAAGATATTCTGTTCAACGTCGTGAATTATTCAATAATAAAATGGAAAAATTAGTATTCTTTAAAAAACCAATACAAATTGGTGAACAATATATTTTACCTGAAAATAGTATTGAATGGGTTGATATGTTACGAGTTGTTTGGAACCAACCTTATCTTGAAAAACCACGATTTTATGAAGAAATGTCTTCTAATAAGATTACTAAAGTTGAAGTTGCTAAAGATGAAGTCGAAGTCGAAGAAGTTTCAAAATTAAGCAATACTTTGAAATCATATTTAAATCCAGAAGATCCAAAAACGAATTCATTTATTTATTACGAACTTACAAAAGAACCTTCTGTGCTTCCAATATTAAATAGTATTGGTGTTTCAGCAGAAGATATTAATGTAACAGAAGATACATTATTATTTACAAATAAAAACTTATTTGAATTACGTGAATTTTATAAAGATAAAGCATCATTTATACAATTGAATTTAACAACATCGCCAATTACTTCAGAGGTATCTAAAGTTCCTAAAAAGAAATATAATGCATATCCAGTGTATGTTTTTATTATTGATAAACAAAGTTCTGGTTTATTAGTAAAAGATAAAACACATCTTTCAATTCCATTCACAGATTTACCAACAGTGTTAGAAAACTTATTCATCTAAAATATCGCATTCTTTTTGAGGTAGAACAATCGCTTCTTTTACTTTCATATCAATAGCTCTTTTTCTACATTCTAACATTCCTAGAACTTCTTCATCCAAATGATTTAGACGAATTTCTCTATAATTCTTATTATCAGGATGTAAAATTACTAAATACATATCACTAATACGTAAACCATAATGTGTTTGTAAAAAATATTTATAAACATTTAATTGTAATGTATAATGCCAATAATTAGAATCTGGTAGATGACTTACTGGACCATAACCAGATGCAAAATCATTAGATGTTTTAATTTCTTTGGAACGTTTCCAATCGTAAATGACATAAGAATTATCTGATTTACGATAAAATACCATATCTATGCTACCACAGAGTTTGAATTCATCCATCCATACTTCCCACTCTGAACGATAAGGAACCAAATCATCTTTTACTTTATTCCAGAAATTCATAAAATACTTCCATTCAATTGTATCATATGTTGCTGGATTGATTTCTTCTGGAGATCCGTGGAGAAATTGTTCAATCGCTAAATGCATCGCAGTTCCAGCAGTAGATGCTTCTTCTCCTTTTGATGACCATTCTTTTTTAATCTTCTCTGGTGTTACACCAGGAGTGTTCCACACACTGGTTAACCAATTCTTGGATTTCATCATTTTTCTTATTGTAGCATCAGCGTCAAAATGCGGAAAGAATTCGTGCAGAAACTTTGTGCATGAAATTACTCCTTTCGATGAACCCGCTATAAAATAAGTATGAGTAGGTTCATGGAATACTAAATTATCATCACGAGGATGTTTGTTTGTAAATGTTAACTTTTGCCAGGCCTTTGGCCCAGACATTTTCATCTATTTATATATATGTGTTAAGGCTTTAACTACGCTACATATGGATCAGTGCTATATGCTTTGGGGCGTTTTGTTTGACCTGACGTATCTCTATCATCTAAAGAACCACATTTATCAACACTACGCATTTTTCTTCCATGCCCACAAGGTGCCCAACAAGTCCCATTATTCCATGTATAGGAGCCACGATGAACTGTTTTACCATTAATAACTCTCGTGCTTCCAGCACCAGACTTCATTTTTTCTTTACATCTGCCTTCATTTAAGAGTTCTTTACGTTGATAAAACCCCTCAGGTTTATAATTCATATACAGCACTAAAGTAACGGCAACAAGAACAATAAAAATAGGCACAGCATTCTTCTTCAAAAGGTTCATTAGTTTCATTCTATTTATAGCCGCCATATTCCATATAAAGTTTTCCTAACTTGTTATCCCCTTTAATAATTCCATCCGCAGAGCGAGTTCCTCCAAGTTCATTCGTTGCTTTTCCAGTATAATATAACAAATATTTACCAGCCTTTCTTGCTCCTTCAATAATCTTTTTCAAACGAGCATCTTTCTTGTATCGTTGTTCAACTGCTTGACGCAGTAATTGTTCTTTCTTTAAAGCAAAACCAGCCGCATTAAATTCTGCTCTATTAGATTTGAACTTTGCCGGAGTAATTTCTGATTTTACCATTGTAGATTCTTCTTTTAGTAATTGATGGTCACGGTCTTCAGGAATTGGTTTTACAGATTCTTGAAGTCTTAAATTCGTAAATTTCTGATGAATTGTTCCTTGATGACCAAATATGCTTGTTGCTAAAGTTGGTTTGTTTGTTCCATACTTATACATCATACCCGCCATATAATGCTCTAAAGATGGATATGTGCTACCAGGTTCTTCAGGGTCTTCAATCGGGAATGGAGCAGTTGGTCCTAACCAACGACCAGCACCTTTATCTCCAATTTTTAGTTTATCTTCTAAAGATGCTTCACTGAAGAATTGAAATATTTCATTTGAAGCATATGTTTTAGCCTCGGGAGCACCTTCTCCAAGTTCCACAGGAATTGTTCTTGTTAAAGGTTTCAATGAATCTAATAATTTTTGTTCTTCTTTTGCTGCTACATCGGATGGTGTTATTGTTTTAGATTCTTTTAATGCCTCTTTCGCATCTTTTGTTTCTTCATCTTCTTCTGTAACCTCTTCTTGAATTACAGATTTTATTTCTGGTTTTGTTTCTAATGGTTTTACTATTGGTTTATAGGATGTTTCATCAATTTTTTGTTCTGTAGAAATATTTTCTTTCTTTTTAAAGATAAACCAACGATTAAAGAAGGAAAATTGTTTCACAATATCAGACATTTGAAATCGTTCTGTTGATTTACCTCCCATTTTATAAGATTCAGAAAACAGATTCGTGCTACTTTCTAAAGCAATTTCTTTTAACTCTTCTGGATTTAATAATGAAAATCCATTTTCATTCATACGATTCTTAAAATATGTAAAATTCATTAAATATTCATCGTGTGGTTTCCCAATACTAATAAAGTGGACATTAATTTTTTGACCAAGTGATTCTTCGTCATTTGTTAATTCATCTTTATCATATTCTTTACGAATCGTCCAAATCAAAGAACCCTTTTCTTCACCTGTTTTTGTTTTACCTTTTTCAATATCTTCCAAGAAATTAAATATAGATTCACCATCAAAACAACATCCAAAGAAATATCCACCGATTTTAATAGTTTCACGAATGTTTTGTAACAATCCATCCAACTTTTCTTTTGATTCAAAGAAATAATGTAAAGCAAACATACAACTCATCGCATCAGCACCATCTTTTAGTTCAGAAGCAGCAACTCTATCAATCATTGGAGGAATTGGTCCACTTGGTTTCTCTCCAAAAACGCTTCGTAATATATCAGATTCTTGAACTGTTTCACCAGCCTTTCCATCAAGAATACGCTTTGATGTATCACCAATTACAAATACCATTGGTGGTAAAGTAATACGGAATTTATTTTGAATCTCTAAATAACGAGCATATGTTCCATTTTCATTTCCTGTGATATTATTTCCAGCATTATCAATACCAAGAACAAATGAAACTTTCTGGTCATTCCAACGACGGATATCAGAACCTTCACCACACGCAATATCAATTAATTTAGAACCAGTTTTTAAACAATGACCATATAGAAGAACTTCTTTAATATATCCATTATGAAATCCTCTTAATCCTTTTACAAGTTTCACATCTTCTACTGGTGCCTTACGTTCAAAATATTTTAAAGCAAGAGTATTTCGTTTTTCTATTGCATTTAAAGTTTCATTTGCTTCTTTTTCTGTTTGTTGATCTGAACCTGTTTTAATCATATGAAGTGTAATAGGGTCGTGAATAGAATTCCATACACTATTTGCCACCATTTCAGAATTCATTGTTCTACTGTAATCACCCTTCTTTTCTCCCTTTTGTAACCTCTCTGTTTTATCGTGACGAATACGAATAGGAATCCAACGCCATCCACGAGGTTTAGAAGGATCATATGCCATTTCAATAATACTTTTATCTTGAATAGGTTCATTATTAATTTTAGTAGCAATATATTCTTCTTGTGTGGCAGGATCAATATGAATTATTCCATAACAAATAGATGCCATTGGGTCACTAAAATCTTTCGGATAGAAAGGAACTGGTCTATATTTAGAAACTTCTTGAACTTGAGATGCTTTAATATCATTTAAAATCATGTCACGAGGATTATATGCTTTCTGTTGTTGAGAACCAACAAATAAACGTAAAGTCTTATAACGAATTGTTTCATCTGTATCTGGGGCAATACCAATAGCAACACGATCAATCTTCTTATTTTCAGGTTCTTTCTCAAATCTTACTAAGAAATCAATTGTATTATCGTGTGCTGGTTTCCACTTAAATTGTTCATAAAATGTTACTCCAGGTTTTACTATCTTTCTCTCCTCATCATAACCAGGTAAAGGAGAATTATTTGGTGTTAGAATTAATCCATCTGTATTATACTCGTGACCAGTATCAAGAGCAATCTTACATAATTTGAAAATTGGTATATCTCCAGGAGGAGCAAAATAATATTTTTTCATACTTACTTGTATTTGAATACTAGGTGTCATATATTTAATAATGGGTGTAGGATCCTTATTAAATTTTTCCATCCAATTCACCATTTCTTTATAACGAGTATTTTCACCATCTTCTTTTGAATAAAATGGAAGATTACTTACAAGTTTCTTATCAGTTGTATAATAAATATCAAACGCTAAAAACTTTTGAATAGATTTGTTTTCTCTGTCTTTTGTAACAAATTCACCATCAATAATGGATTCACGACAAGATGGCTGTGACATACCAGTCCTATATACATTCATTGCCATATCAATTAAGAAGAGTTCTCCTTTTCCATCCACAAATGCTAAACAACGTAATCCATCTGCTTTGTCTGTTACATTATAACCAGTTCTAATATTAGGAACACCTTCAACAATATCTTTTATAAAGTTTTGCTGTTCTAAAGTGATAGGAGCACAACCAATAAAACGATCTGTTTTTGTAATATTTTGATATGAAGAAAGAGCCTTTGTTCTCTGAACATTATTAATTAAGATAGAAGACTTTTGAATTCCTCGCAACACTTCACCAATTCCCTTAATTAAACGCTTAAACGCATTTTCTAGATCATCACCTTCTAAATGAACAAGTTCAACTTCTATTTCATACATATAAGGTGCTAATGCCAAATCTTGGTCATTAAACTTATGCTGCCAAATATAATTCTTTTGTAAACTTCTTTTTGTAGATCTAACGATAGATAAATCATAACGAATACCTTTATCATTAAATGACCAACGACGAATCAAACGAAATGCTTTCTTCTGTTGAGCCCATTTACCAAAGATTTCTTTAATACGAAAATCATTGTTTTCCATAGGAATTTCACGTCGTGTTTTTACACGCACAGAATAATCTTCAATATCTACTTGAGAATCTGCTGAAGCACTATCTTTTCTCATAGCAGTAAATGGTTTACCATTTAAAATATCATCACGACAATATTGTTGAATTACACCCATAGTATTTACTGTAAAACGAACGTGATGTTCGGGTGTCATAATTGTAAGACGGTCTTCTTGAGATAATTCTTTCAGTCCTTTTGACCTTAATCTTTGTGCTACTTGAAAGAATGTTGTAGCATCTACAGAACCTTTGCCGAATGTACATTCAAGTTCATAGTCAGGATGTTTTATCCAATCTTCAAGTTGTTTTTTTATAGCAGAACCTTCAGCGCTACGCAACTCCATTACTTTAAATGTATTTTTTTATAAAAGCCTTATCAATTTTTATCTTTTTATGTTTTTATGTTTTAAACAAATTCGTTATTTATATAACGAATTGCTTCTGCTTTACCTATTAATATACTATAGTCTTCTTTTTTAGGCTTTTGTTTTTCTTCTACATTGATCGTTAAATGAAAATCATTTAATTTATCTTTTAGTTCTTTTACAGTTCCTTCAGCAAGAGGCCAAGTAATTTTATAGTTATCTCTTTCTAAATCAAAAAACCATTTCTTGAAAAAAGGTCGGGCTTCTTCATTCGGTTGATTTACATAAATACTTCTTGATCCCCAAGATACTAAATAAATTGGATTTTCTTTTGTCCATTGCCGTAAATCTGATGGGAAACAGAAAATCTTTTTATGAATTTCGTCAACTTCCATAATCTGAATATTTAAGATAAAACATAGTGCTTTATTCAATTCGGGAGTATTTTGAGGAGGTGATACAGCAGAAGATTCTTGCTCTTGAAGTTGTTCAACTGTCTTTATACGATTCCATCCACGACCTTTTAATTCATTCTGAAATCTCTCATTTATCTTAACAATCATATCTCTTAAAATACCTTTTCTTATCAAGAAATTTCCAGCACGATATTCTGGATTTGTATGCCATAGAACAAGTGATACTGGTCCTGGAGGATTCAAAGGAACAACACCAAGATTACCGGGACCAACCAAAGGATTTGATTCACTTTCGCATGTGTCTGAATAAATTTTAATAGAAATATTCGGAACCATTACATCTTTATTTTTATTTTGTTGAATCCATCCTTCAATTTGACTTAGCATTTTATCTATACAAATATAGTATTCAAGTTTTAAACCTTTCATAGAAATTCATAGAAATTCATAGAAATTCATAGAAATTCATAGAAACAATTATTCATAACTCTGCTTTAAAGCATCCGATGCTTTTTGTTGTTCTTGTTCACGATTTTCAAAAGCTTCACGATTCTTTTTACAAAATTCTAAAAAACCAAGTAATTCTTTAAAAGTCTTTGTATCAATTCGTGAAACATCAAAAAAAATACCATTTGAATTTTCACTGAAGGAAGAAGCATTCTTCTTAAGAATCCTAAACACTTCTTCTTGCTCAATCTTATTCAATGTTTTTAAATTATCTAAAAACATTTTACGTTCTTCATAATCTTGAATTTCATTATGACTCATCTTCTTCTGAAATTACATTTTTTTGTTGTTGAACACCCGTTTCCGCATCGGAAATAGGAAGTTTCTTACCAGTATTTTCTAAAAAGATACCAACACTTAGAATAGATTCATCATTCACTTGAAATCGTGATTTCTTAATTTCAACACGAATAATATCTCCAATAATTATATTTTCAAATTCTTCATTTCCAATATGTAAATCACGAGGAATAATTACACGAATCGCATTTTTATAATTCAAATAGATACCCATTTTATTTTTACGAATTACTTCACCTTCAATTACAGCACCTTCAGGAGGGTTAATCACATTTCCTTGAACTTGAACATAGAACTGATAATCTCCAGTAAATCTTCCATTTGTTGATTTACCCATTGATTGAGAAATGATTTTTAAAGAATCACTAACAACAAATCCGTGTTTTGAACAGCGATTTTCAAGTTTATCTTTTAATTTAAGTAATAATAAATTTTTAATAGATGAAATTTCTTTTGAGAAATCATTTGGAGTTAAAGATACTTGTTCTTCAAAAAGCGCAATATGCTCCATTCTTCTTATATATTATGTTATCTTTTCTTTAATCAATTTTATTGCTTTTTTTCTTTTGTTACTTTTTTTCTTTTTTAACTTTCGTTACTTTCGTTACTTTCGTTACTTTCGTTACTTTCGTTACTTTCACCTTTAATATTTTAGGACGATGACCTGTCTTATAAGCGGCAACAGGACGATAGAACCAACGTTTGCCATTTACTTTTTCAATGTCCATCCAACGTAAAACAAATTCTTCTAAAGCACAATAAGTATTAGGATTTTTAGGAAAAAGAATATTTTCTTTCTTTCCTTTTTTAGCCTTTTGTTCTTTTATAGCATTAAAAACAGTTTCATTTAAATCAAAATCTGGTAAACCAGCTTCTTTTAATAAGGAACCAAATTTAAATAATATTTTTAATTTAGGTGCCACAGTTTGAACATCACTACATACTGCTCCAGATGGAGGAGATTGATCTACATCAGCAACTCGTGATTTTACACCATCAACAATTTTAAATGAAAGAGCACCTTTTTTAGGCACCAAAAATCCATAAACAGAACCAGTTGTTTCTACATTTGCTTTTAGTGAATTATATGGATCTTTTGGATCTTTTTCTAAAGTTCTAATAATAATTTCACTACATAACTTATCATTACACCAATACATCATATTATATGGTTCATTTAATAATACATATCTAAATATATCATCATTCATTATATGTTCTTTTGCTACTCTTTTTATGGAAGGATTGTCATCTTTTGATAAATTTATTTGTTCTGAAAATGTCAAACAATAATCCCAAACAAATTCCAAACAAACATAACTTAAAACTAATCTGTATCTTTCAACGTCTCTCATTCTTTTGTATAACCAAACAATCATTTCTAATTTATCTTTTATTTCATCAGAAATAGCAGGATTATGTTTAAATTTATTATAAAGAGCATTTATAACTAATCTGGATACTGAATTTGTATCTGCGGTTCCAGCCTCTATTTTTTCACACCATTCAAATACTGTTGGCCAAAATGTATTTGTTATAGAAACTTCTTCCGCTTTTACAACTGTTTCTTTAGAAATTGTTATTTCTTGTTTAATTGGTGTAAAATTATCTTGTTTTACTGGGTATTCTGCACTACGTATCGATAATGGGATTTCTAAATCTTTTAACTTTAATGGTTGAAATAAGTAGTAACCATTTCTATAGGTAATATATCCTTCTTTATTATTTACTTTTAGACGAAATGATTTATTATTCACAACATCGTGAAGAATAGAAAATAATGCTTCAGAAGGAATCGCACTAAATAATTCTGTTATATCTTGTGCTCGTATCATCATAAAATTAGTTTGAAATAATTCACGAATTTTTGATTTTACTTGACTCTCTCTCCATTGAGAAGCATAATCATCATATGTTGAATTATCTAAGTCGTCTGGGTCAATATCTATAGGTTCTTTACATGTATATTCGCATTCCATCCAATCACACATATTTGTAAAGTCTTGGTCATTAAAAGTAATAGGACGTTTATTCCCTTGAGCATCAATTTCTTCTTTATCTTCTAATCCTTTAATAATATTTACATCAATATTCAAATTACAATCTAAAGCATATTCTTTAATAACTCTTGTTACAGAACCAATTTGTTGTGATTTTAACATTGCTTTGCGATACATATATACATCAGCAGATTCTCTTTGGTCTTTCAAAATATTGACTAATAAATATACTATACAATTCCTTTTCTCTGGAGGTAGGAGAGAATGACTACAAGTGCGGATACCACGACCTAATACTTGTTCCATACGATTTAAATGATACCAACTATCAAATACATATATTTCACGTATATAACGTAAATCAATACCTTCTGAAGCAACTTCAGAACCAATTACAATTTTAATTTCACCACCGTCATAATTTGTTTTTGTTCTTTCTGCTTCAATCATTTCATTATTTCTTGGACTTAGACTTTTATTACCCGTTAATAAAATATATTTCGCAGGAACAAACTTGTGATCTACAATATGTTGTTTCTCTCTTAAAGAACATTTAGCACACTGTCTTCCTTTTCCATCTTGAATACCATCTACTAATAATGTTCTATCACGACCATATGGTGTATAACCGTTTGCTTCAAGAGCAAGTGCTAAAGGTAAAGCACCAGATTTAATGAAACGACTATAAATAAAGATAGCACCTTCTGTTTTACGAATATTCTTAATAATAAAAGCCGCTTTCGGTGAATATTTTGGCAATTCTTCTTCCAATAACCAAGAAGCGCTCTCTAACTTCGATTTGAATCTCATAAAATTTTTTGTTGAGTATTGTGCCCCACTATCAAAACAATTATCAAAACCTTCATCACGAATTCTTGATGAATCTTCATCTACAGATGGATATAACCAATTTCCAGATTGAATCATTGTATCAACACTTGCTAAACTAAGTTGATTCACTTTCAATGATTCTTCAAATATAGAAACAAAATCATCATATGTTTCATCAGTGTAAGTCAGAGGAATTAAAGGAAGTTCTAACAAACCTTTTAATTGTTGGTCAGTTAATTCAATAATTTCTCTTTTTGGTCCATTGGAAAACCATTTTTTTAATCTAGGAACAGAACCATCTATTGGTTTTAAACGTATAGGGAATGTAATAGGTGTTTCTCCTCGCATATAAGAAACATAATTTTTAACTGTATTACCAAATAATACTTTTCCATCTTTTGTAAATGCATTATCAATAAATATATAGGATTCCTTTAATGTAGCACGTTTATCATTTTCTAAAAGTAAATTCAATAAAAATAAAATTTCTGAATATTTATTATACATAGGTGTAGCAGTTAAAAGAACAAGTTTTAGTGAGAAAGATTGTTGAAGAACTCTATATAAAACAGGTGTTAACTTCTTTCCTTGTGCTGCGTCCGATAATTCTGTTTCAGTTTCATCAATTCTATCGTCTTCATTAGATGGATTATCACGTAAATTATGCGCTTCATCAATAATCATACAGTGTCCTGAAAATGCGTTATCTAACTTTTTATTAATTCGTTTATCCCGTTCTCTTAAATCATCTATTGGAGGAATTGAATCCATAATTCTTTTAATAAAAGAATACAGTTGATAATAACCCATAATTTCATATCGTGATTTTACCATTTGTTTTACTTTACGTTCAATAACTCTTCTATCCTTTTCATATTCAGTATTTGTTAATTGTAAATATAAATTACCAGTGCACCCAACATGTGTATTAGGAATATCAGATTCTTTTGGTATTATTACATTATTAATATCAAATATAGTTCTTTCAAAATTTGGTTGAATATTCGGAGGAGCAATTAAATATACTTTTTTTCTTGGTTGAATATATAAATTTGCTTCTGCAATACCAATAGAGGCACAACTTTTTCCAACCCCTACGCCGTGATACAATAAAGCAGAATTATAAGGCGTTTTACCAGATAAAAAATTTTTAACAAATCTTTGTAACGGACTTACTTCAAACTCTACAACAGCATCACAAGGACTTGCTTCACCATTTTCTATATTATCCATTTGTTCTTCAATAGATTCTGTCTGATTCTCTCCAAATTCTCTCTTTTTGAATAATTTTTTAATAAAATCAGGGTCTTCTAAAGCAGGATATAAACCATATTCATCTTCATAATCTGTATCATCGGGAAATAACCCCTTTGCCATCATTTGTTGAACTAAATTTTCTCTAACTGCTGGATCAGTTGCTACCGACCATTGATCCAACAATTCATCTTTCGTGGATGCCATCTATGAATTGATAATGAAATAATTCACCGTAAATATATTTATTTTCTAGACTTCTTTGATTTTCTAGACTTCTTTAATTTTCTTCTAGTTCCTCCTTTAAGTTTTTTAGCTTTGGGTATGACAACAGTTTTTGATGCAGTTGCTGTATGACCAGTAGAAGATCTTGTTGTTACTGTAATTGTATATGTTTTTGTTGATGTTGTTGATGTTCTTAATACATAATTACGAGAACCATTCAATCCTGGTGAAGTTGCTGGTGTAAACGAACTAAGAGAATCTACAGGTGATATAGATACTATGGCATTACCAGTAGCATTTGTTGATGTCCATCTAACTGGAACATTATAAGCATATGATCCAGCAGGGCTTATATTTCCTAGTGTAATAAGGGGTGTTCCAGGAAGTGCTGGTGCTGGTGCTCGTGCTGGTGCTCGTGCTGGTGCTCGTGCTGGTGCTGGTGGTCTTGGTGAAAGATTAGAAGATGTTATTTCTTGCCAGAAGGTTGGATAAGTTGTCATTATCCAATTTATCATATTTGTAACAATCGTATTAATATAAGTAATATCTGTAGAAAAATTATTATTTGTAATAGTTCTAAATTGATTTTCAAGATTTATTCGAAAATTTGTATCAGTTAAACTATAATTTCTAAAAATAGTTTGAATTTGTTCATCTGTTTTACCATTCGATGCCATAACTAAAGCACTCTGATAAGCAGAATTATAACTTCTCATAAATTCAGGGGGTGGTGCTGGTGGTGCTGGTGGTCTTGAAGATGTTATTTCTTGCCAGAAGGTTGGATAAGTTGTCATTATCCAATTTATCATATTTGTAACAATCGTATTAATATAAGTAATATCTGTAGAAAAATTATTATTTGTAATAGTTCTAAGTTGATTTTCAACATTTCTTTGAAAATTTGTATCAGTTAAAGTATAATCTCTAAAAATAGTTTCAATTTGTTCATCTGTTTTACCATTCGATGCCATAACTAAAGCACTATAATAAGCATCTCCATAACTTTTCATAAATTCAGGAGGTGGTGCTGGTGGTGCTCCTGGCATTTCTACAATAAGTTAATATAATTTAGGTATAACGTAAAGGACAATATCCTCGTAACATACTACTTGCTCTTAAAAGAACTTCTTTCTTTTCAATGTTTTCCGGACGTATCTTTTTCAAACATTCTTCTAAAGTAAACCAATTTACATCGCCAATTTCCTGTGCCATAAATTTATTTGTTGAATCATATTTCACTTCTTTTTGTGAATTGTAAAACATAATATAGTATTTATGACAATAATGAATATGGTTTGAACCGAAAAATGTTTCAGTTATTGGTTCTAAATTACGAACAAAAAGCACATCATTTTCTACAATACCAGTTTCTTCAAATAATTCACGGAAAGCACATTGTAATTCATATTCTCGTGGATCACGACGACCTTTGGGAAAACCCCATTCAGGGGATAGCCAAGGCTCTTTAATTTCATCAATCATAGATTGTAAAGTAACAATCTTATTACAAGATAAATCTTGAACTCCTTCTTTCAATAAATTAAACTTAATTTTTGATGATTCTTTATCATTTTTATAATTTAATGATTGTTCTTTTGGTGTTCCCCATAGTTCTGACCATAAGGAATCAAAATCATTTGTAAGAAGTTTTTTATGTTCACTACTTGTAATAGTTGCGATATGATATTTAATATATTCAATATCAGTAATCTTATATTTACCTCTCATTAATTCAATAAATCCTAAACTATCACGACGTTGAATCATTAAAAATTTTATATCTTTAATAACTTTTTCATATCCTGAAATAGAGTTTTCATTATTTAATAATTCTTCTGCTTGAGAAAAACCTTCTGGTAATTTGATTAATATTACACCATAACTTGTTACGGGTGATAAACAATTTTTTAAATAGTGTCCTGTCTCACCACAATTAGAACAAAAAGGATTTTTTTTCATTATTCTTATTATATATTATACGTAAAATTTGTTTAAATATATTAGATGAGAAGAAATACTAGAAAATATAAAGGTGGTAGTTCCCCAACACCAGTTCCTGTTCCTGCTCCTTCTCCTTCACCAGTTCCTGCTCCTTCTCCTAGACCATCTCCTGCTCCGAAACCATCTCCGAAACCATCTCCTGCTCCTAGACCATCTCCCAGACCATCTCCTGCTCCCAGACCATCTCCTGCTCCTAGACCATCTCCGAAACCATCACCTGCTCCTCTTACACTATATGATATAATTGTAATAATGGGTCAATCCAATTCAAACGGTGCGGGAACAAGAAATGTTGGTTCAAATTCTAGAATGTATGGGGCGAGAACCACTAGTATTCCAGATGATAGAATTGATGACGATATTAAAATGTTTGATACACATGATAAAAATAAAATTAAACCAGCACAACATCCAATTTCTACATTACCAAGTTACGTAAGATTTCAAAGTGGCGCATCTGATGGTTCAACAGATAAAAGGTATTGTAATTCAGTAGGATTTGGTTTAACATTTGCAAAAGCATATAAATCATATAACAGAAAAACACCAGGCGCTAAAATTATGATAGCATCATGTGGTTATGGTGGGACAGGTTTTGGAATTCCATCTAAATCAAGACCATATTGGTGGAATGTAAATGATGAGACTGTTACATTTCGTAATGATGACCCAACTAAAATAGAAAGAGGTGTAGCAAAAAGTTTATATATTAAAACAAGAGATAAATTAAATAATTTAAAAAGAAATATACATCCAAATTCAAAAGTTGTTGCGATTTTATGGCATCAAGGAGAAAATGATATTGGAATGTCATTTCAACCAATTCAAAACAACCCTTATATAATTGCTATTAATAATTTATTTAGAACCCTAAGAAATGATATCAAAGTAATGTTTCCACAATCATCAAATAATGTTCCAATATTACTAGGTGGTTTATGCCCTGATACCTATAAAAATGATAATGAAACTTATCAAAATGAAAATGATAATGGATTTAAACGTATGACAACATTTATAAAAGATAACGTTGTCCCATCAATACCAAATGCTCATTTTGTTTCAGCAGAACCAATACGATATTTAAGTTATAGAAGATATTTAGAAGGTGATAAGGGTATTAGTGGTCCAGATCAAACAGTTAATGATAATAATCATACTATACATTTTTCAGCAGATAGTTTAAGAGAATTTGGTAAAAGATATTATTCTGTTTTTTCTAGAATTACTTCTAGAATTACGTAAAAAGATTTAATCTATTATATTCTATTAAATAGATTCATGAAGGTCTTACCAGCAACATGGGGTCCACCAATGTGGCTAACAATACATATAATTGCTTTAGGATATCCAGTAAAACCAAGTTACGGTGACAAAAAAGCAGCAAAAGAATTTTTTGAATCCCTACAGTTTTTAATCCCGTGTCCTCAATGTAGAGAACATTATAGAAGTCATTTAACAAAATATCCTATTACACCTCATTTAGATAGAAAAGAAGATTTATTTAAATATACTGTAATGTTACACAATGAAGTGAATAAATCTCTCAATAAACCACTCTTTACTGAAGTGGAAGCGCTCCTATATATTAAAAGACTTGGTTTAAGAAAAGAATCACCAATCATAACAAAAGAAATGTTTGAAGAAATTGATATGCGTTCTATGATAAAAGGAGGATTTATTGGTGCTGGTGTAACATTTGTTACTTGTGTAGGAATATATTATTTCTCTAGGAATGATAGATGAAGGATTTGGGTCCCGCACTTTTAGAGGGATTACAAATACCAAAAGAAACAACAAGACCTATAAAAAAGACAGTAAAAAAAGTTGTAGTGAAACCTCTTTTTACGGATGAAGAAATGGCGAAGAAAGAAGGAACACATATGACAGAAAAAGACGCTGAAACAATTTTTGATGAAGATGTGGATGTCTATGCTGGTGATGAACTGTTAGCAAAGTTTAGAAAAAATGTTATACCAAAGGATATTATTCAAACGGGATGGGAATCATTTTATGAAACTGCTGCGACATCAAGAAATAGGGGGGCTGCGGCAGGTCCTATCGCTCAAAAAGGTGTCTATTGGAAAAAGAGAAAACCTGTTGAAATTAAAGGATGGTCAACGAGATATATGCAAGATGGTAAACTTTCTAAAATGCGTGTAAATAATTTAGTATATTCAAGTGTTTTAGGATATTTTGAAGAAACTCCTTTTATGAAACTTCCTTGCCGTTTAACATCCTATACCCAAAGATATTTTGAAAATTATCAACGAGGCATTCCTTACATTCAATACCTAAATAAATGTTTTGAACATTTAACACCCACAGAGTATAATAAGCAGTTAGCAAGAGCAAAGAAGAATCCTTCTTATCGTATTGAAGGGACTGCTTTTTCATCAGTAACAATTAATCGTAACTTTAGAACTGGTTTACATAAAGATGCTGGTGATTTTAAAGAAGGATTTGGTAATTTATCTGCTATTGAACGTGGTAAATATTCTGGTGGATATACTATCTTTCCTCGCTACAGTGTTGGATTTAATGTAAGAACAGGAGATTATCTTGCTATGAATGTTCATGAATATCATTGTAATACTGAAATGACAGAGAGTCCAGAACAGAAGAAATATAATAAATCTTTACCACGAATTCATTTTGATGATAAATCTACGGGTGCTCTAGGAGGTGAAAAGGATTTTACAAGAATATCATTTGTCTGTTATTTAAGAGAAAAATTAATTGACTGTAAGCCGAGTGAATCAAAGAAATATTATGATAGAATTCATTTTGATGTTAAAAAAGGTTCTTTAAAAAAGTCTTTAAAAAAGAAAAAAAAGATAATTCACGCAACAAAAAAGAAGTAATTTCATTAGATGGATTTACTCAAAACAGGAATAGATAGTATATTTGTTTTAAGTGTAATAGGATTTTTTGTATTTTTAATACTATTATATGTTCATTATAATGTTACATCTATATTTCCTTTTATACCTAATGGATATACACTTCCTCCTGCGGATTCAATGATTACTTCACAAACAAGATCAATGAATAGTGAAGAAAAAGTGGCACCTGAAATAAATGGTTCAGCATTAACATTTGATAAAATAACGAATTTCAAATATGAAAATTTTACAATTAGTTTTGATGTATATTTTAATGGTGAATATAGAAATTCAAGTTCTCCTCGTGTTATATTGTATTTTGCGAATAATCCTTTAACCCCTATTTCATTACCAGAAGATTCTACTTTAGTGAGTAGTTCAGCAAATCTGTATAATACAAATTTTATAGTATATGGGGATCCGGTTGTGAATGATTTAAATATTGCTGTTGTCACTGGTTCAACAATAACAAGAGTTTTAGAATTAGCAGAAACTATTAAAAATGTTCCAATTAAAAAACCATTTAAAATAACACTTATTGTTGGAAAAACATTTATAGAAGTTTATAAAGATAAGAAATTAGTAAAAACATATAGATATCAAGGTGTTCTAGATACTGCTTCAGCAACAGGAACCAAGTTATATTCACCTATAACCAATATAGTGGGAGATACAATTAAAATAGGAAATGTTCAATACTTTGATTCTGTAATACGAAGCGACCAAGTGCGTGTTGCTACAAATGAAATAAAATCAGATTCTTTTTTTAAGTGATTTAGTAGATGGATACTGTAACAAATCCAAATGTAAAATATATATACATAGTTATAATAATATGTATTATATTATTTATTATATTATATTTTATTCAAATGCCTAGCACATCTTTAAATGTTGAAAAGAAGGGTCCTTATAATTTATACGAGCCTGAAGGAAGAAAATTATTTACAAATAACAATTTGTTTAAAACGAATACATCTGTATCATTTCAAGGATTCTTTTATTTAGAAGGATTACAAAAAACTGGTATTGTAAGAAATTGTAAGCCTACGGATGCGAGTGGTTCTTGTGCTGATTCTGATACAGGTAGATTTAATATATGTGATTGTTCTGGAACCGATTGTTCACGATGTAAACATAATGAATATGTTTCATTACTTGATATAAATGGAGAAACTACTGTTTTAGAAATTCTTCCTTCGCCCGACGCAGGTCGCCAAAATAAAGCATATACGCAATTAACAATTAAAACACAGGCAACAGATAATTTAAATATTGAAACATTTGTTCTTCCTCCTCTTCCATTTCAAAAATGGATAATGGTAACAATAAATCGTGATGGTCGTAGATTTGATATATATTATAACGATACGATGGTATTATCAAAACTTGCTTCAGCACCATTATATACAGGAGCAGTAAGCAGTGATATATTAGTTGGTAGTAAAGACTTAAGTGGTTCTTGTGGTTTCTTTACAATATATCAATCATCTCAAACTGCGACAGATATTTCAAGACAATATAACAGTTTTACTTCCACACGTGATTCTCCATTATTTGATATAGCCCCTCCGACAATGGATTGGAAAAATTTATCAGTTTCAACAATGTCACTTGATACGGTTGCTCCAGCAAAAGCATCAATACCATCTTTTGGTTTATCAAGTTTATGTGTTGGTTCCGACTGTATTGGTAGTCCTACAAATCCTCCAGCAAAACCATATTATGAATGGAGATCTTCTTACGCATAAACAGAATGGAAGCAGCTATTAACTCTTCTAAAGGAAAGACATTCGGGTTTAATATGTTAATTTATGTAATTACCATTGTTGTTGTAATGGTATTTATATATTTTATTTATCAATTCTTATATGGTTCTAAAGCATTTGTAACAAATTTAATTAATGAAGGTAAGATGCTTAATGCTTTAGAACCAGCAAGCGCTATATCAAATCAAAGGATACCAAATATTTATGAAGGAGGTAAATGTTCTATTAATTTTTGGATCTATATAAATAAATTTGACACAGGAACACGTAAGCATTTAATTGAAATTGGACCCAATAATATGAATAATAGTAATTTTTCAACAATATTAGTTGCTTTGGCAGCAACAACACCAACGTTATTAGTTCGCGTAGATACTCTTGGAAATGGACCTACATTTGATAATTCTGGAGGAAATTTTGGTATTGTTGATTGCTCTGGTTCTTCAAATGATTGTTCTAATAATAATATAATAACGAAAGGGTCACACAAAGGATTTACTCAAATTACTGATACAAATATTGTAAATAAAATGAAAGACAATTCACTAAAATTAGATATAATGAATCGATTTTTTCAACCATTTACAAGCATTGATGAAAATAGTATAGTCAATTCATCTGCTACTTGTGATGTAAAGGATATTGAAATGCAAACATATTTCAATATATGTATTGTATTATCTGGTAAAACACTAGATATCTATACACAGGGAAAACTTAGGAAAACCTGTGTGTATAATAACTTTTTCAAGGTAGACCCTGCTGGTGTTACATTAAGAAGTTTACAAAGTCGTGGAGAGTTTAGAGGGTTTAATGGCGAAATAGGTCGTATTCAAGTATTTAATACTGAGTTAACACCGGATGATATCTATAAAAATTATTTGGCTGGACAAAATGGTTCTTCTTCTACGAATGACCCATTAGGTTTTATTAAATACATATTTACCGGCACTGCTTAAATAATGTAAATAAATAGTAATGGAAAGTGGATTGCCAGGAGAAATAGGCATGGGTCTTGGAATTGTTGTATTAACGGGTGTAATATTCTTTTTAGTGAAAATGGTTTATGAATCAACAAGTGTTTTACAAAAACGTTTTACGGAGATTTTACCATACACACTAAATGCTGCTGACGGTAAGAAAGTTATACTACAAGACTTATCAAAAGATTCAAATGCCATACCTATATTACCATCCGATAACGAACGCACTGGTATTGAGTTTTCATATTCATTCTATTTATATGTAAATGAAGGAACAATTAATGGGCAAGATGTATTGAAATCTGTTTTCTACAAAGGATATGATGGAAGCCCTTGGCCTTTAATGGCTCCCGGCGTATTCATAAAAGGTGATACAAATACTATGAGAATTGTATATAACAGCAATGCTGAACCTTATAATTTTATAGATATTGAAAATATACCTATTGGTAAATATTTTCACACAGTATTAAATTTTAAATCAGGTGCTTTAGAAGTTCATGTAAATGGAAAAATAGTTAAAAAACTTAGATTTCCTGATACAATACCTCATTCCAATTTTGCGAATATTGTTATTTTTAATAATTATAATAGTGGAACTACAACCATTAATCGTCCTCCTTATGGTAATATTCGTTTTGAAGGTGCTATCAATGGACAAATAAGTAATTTAATGTATACCCGGTATGCTCTGTCATTTGGTGAAATACAAGATTTACTCAATAAAGGTCCTTCGAATGTTGTGAAACAAACAACAAAAGAAAATCCTCCTTATTTGGCTGATTCTTGGTGGTCAGATCAATAAATCAATAAATCAATAAATACGTAGGTATTTAAGTAATAGCATCTAATTATCATTTAGATGACGGGCGGAGGCTTATTAACTCTTGTAACATATGGTGCCCAAAATGTGTTATTGAGTGGTAATCCGCAAATGACATACTTTTATAAAGCATTTCGTCGTTACTCACATTTTTCAATGGAGAATGTGACTAAACAGTTAGAGGGTCCGACAGAGTTACAATATGACCAACAAATTAGTTTAAGACTTAAAATTGACCGTGTAGGTGACTTGGTTTCGGATATGTATTTCACATTTCAAATACCTGATATTTATTCAAAATATATTGACCCAACAGGTTCATTTAATAGACAATATGAATTTCAATGGGCACGATATTTAGGAACGGCTCTTATCAATAATGTTGGATTTTATGTTGGAGGCACAAAAGTTCAAGAATTTGATGGAACTTATATTATGAGTCGTGCTCTTTTAGATTATGATAAAGATAAGTTACAAAAATGGAAAAATTTAGTTGGTGATGTTCCTAATCTAACAGATCCTACAAATGGATTATATGCGGGTGGCTCACTAAATCAAGGATATCCAACTGTTATTCCAGATCCTACAAAAGTTGGACAAACACAAACAAATCGTCCTTCCATATTTGGTCGTGATATTACTGTTCCTTTACCTTTTTGGTTTACAGAAGCAACATCACAAGCGTTACCATTGGTTGGTTTACAATATCATGAGTGTGAAGTCAAAATTAATCTGAATCCTGTGGAACAGTTATATAATATTTTGGATGCTTCAGGGTTTCGTGTAACACCAGGATATCGTGTTCTATCATCTGCAACGAACAATAATAATAATATACCAACATATGGTTTAACAAATGATGTTATTACACAAATCAAAAATTTCTTAGTTGATATTTCCTATACAACACCTATTTTTAATAACTGGCCGTTAAATGCGAGGTTACAAACAACATATGTCTACTTAACAGAAGAAGATAGAAAAGCATTCGCTTCTTCCTCATTATCCTATTTATATAATGAAGTAAGAATGTTTCCATTTGAAGGTATATATAATAGACAACTTCTTGATATTGAATGTCATAATCCAATTACACGATTATTTATTGTCCCAAGAAGATCAGATTCTCCATATAGAAATGATTTTGGAAATTTAACAAATTGGTATAACTATCCTAAACCACCTTTTGTTCCAACACCAACTGTAAATACATATTTACAAAATTCAAGTTCTTCAGGATTATTAATTCCTCAAGGACAAATTGAAATTATTAGAGCAGTTCGTGTTCTTGTAGAAGGAAATGAAATTCAACAAGAAAAACCAGTGGATTATTTTACAAGAGTTGTTCCTTATCGTTATTTAACAGGAGATTCTGAAGAATTTATCCCTGTTTATAATTTTTCATTACATTCACCATCTCCTCAACCATGTGGTTCTATTAACGCATCAAGAATTCGTAACTTCCAAGTGGAAGTAGATGTATATCCTTTACCACAAAATACGACATATACTTATAATTTATATGTATATGTTGAAAGTCTGAATTGGTTTGATGTTGCTTCAGGTATGGGTGGAAAACGTTACGCAATTTAATTTCATTAATTAGATGAGTTTTTTTAACAGTATTGGAGATTGGTTTCAAACAACTCTATTAAAGTTAACATTTGACCCTGCTGGTGATGCCTTAAAACAAGTTTATAGAGCAACATTTCAAACAAATGTGAATGGATTAAATTCTACTGTTAGTAACATAGGTGGTGGTTTAGGGGGATTTATTCTATCAACACCCGGTATAAGTGATGCAACAAGAAATGCTTATTCTAATTTAAATGCTGCTTCAGAAAAAACACTTGCTGACGCATCATCTATGACACCAGATCAAGTAGCAGCAGCAAATGAGGCTTTGACCAGACAACATAATGATATTGCGGCTCAAGCGAATAAAGAAGCCGCAGAAGCAGCAGCAAAAGCAGAAGAAGAAAGAAGAACACCGATTGAAGAATTACAATCTCTTCGTTTTAATAGATTTCTTAAAAAAGTCTTTGATAACTCAACATATATATTAATATTTTTTATTGTTTTAGCATTAGCATTTTTAGGTTCTTCTTTAGCAGCAAATGCCGCAATTAATCAAAAATTACCATTTAAAATTTATTATATGATATATGGTTTTATATTATTTCCTATATCTATTATTTTTGGTATAAAACACTTTTTTGAAGGTAAACAATTATTTTATTCAATATGGGCTCCTTTAATAAGTAAAAATACGACACATCCATTTTGGAAATGGGCTAAATTTATTTTCTTCTTTTGGGTTTGCTTAAGTGATGAATGTGGTCTTAGTAGTGAAGTAAGAAAACCTTTGGTTGTAAGGGAACAAAGGACAGAAATAATAAGACAACCAACACAATTACAAGAAGCAAGACCATTACAATAAAAATATTATTCTATAATATAATGCCATCCCTTGATAATACCACAGATGGATATAATTCCGGTCACCCGAGAAGACAGTATATTACTACTTCTGCTTTTCACAATGATATATATAGATATACTACATCATTAAGCAGCACAACATTTGTTGTTACAGGAACCTTAACATCTCTTGCGAGTGTGGGCACCGCCACTGCGGCGAACTGCCCCGCCAATCGTATTCTCCGAGAGAATGGTCGTCGTTTAAATAAAGATGCGAATCCTGGTGTTAGCACATTGTTACTAGGTGTATATGATTCTGTTTCCGGTTTATCTGGTTTCATTGACCCCAACTCTCCTCGTTTCGCATTGTATAACGGTGATAAGTCTGTGTTCCAGGATAATGGTGTTGATCCTAATGGTGGTTTAACTGACCAAGGTCCTCCTATTTTCACGAGAGGCACTGTTACGGCTGGTAGTGGGTTAACTGTTACTTCTGGTGGTGCTACCATTACTGCAGGTGGTTTAACTATTTCTGCTGGTGGTGTTACACAGAAAGTAACAGCATCAGCTGTAGCACTTGGAACAACCGCAACACTTGATTTATCATTAGGTAATGTATTCTATTTTTCAACAATTATGACTAACAGTCAAGCAACAGCATTCACTGTTACAAATGGTGCGATTGGATCAATATTCTATGTAGCTCTACAAGCAGCAGCAACACCTTCAACAGTCAGTTTTACAGGTTCTACTGGATCTAGTGTAATTTATGTTTCAGGTCCTGTTGTTTTTACTGCTGCTAACCCAACTTTTTCCCCTACATTAACAGCGTCAACACGCTATCTTTTTGTAGGCACAATTGTTGCGGCGTAAACAAACACTTAAATAATTATTCATTTAATTAAAAAGTATGTCGAATAAAGAAGAAAAAGAAAAGGTCAAAGGTCTAACAACATTTCCTTTTGTAAGCGTGATTACACCCACTTACAATCGTAAAAGATTTATTCCTTATCTCATACAGTGTTTCAAATCTCAAACATATCCTAAAGAACATATGGAATGGATTATTTTAGATGATGGTTCTGATCCAGTAAAAGATTTATTTACTGGGTTATCAAATGTGAGATATATCTATAACGAAGAAAAACAGAATATTGGAGCAAAGAGAAATAGATTAAATAGAGAAGCAAAGGGAGATATTATAGTTGCAATGGACGATGATGATTATTATCCTGCTGAACGTGTTTATAGTGCTGTAAATGCTTTCAAACATCTTCCTAAAATAGAATTAGCAGGTTCTTCAGAAATTTATATGTATTATACAGATATCCAAAAGATTTATAAATTAGGTCCTTATAACGCAAATCACGCAACAAATGGAACAATGGCTTGGAGGAAATCTTATGCCTCAAATCATTTATATGATGAAACAGTGACACACGCTGAAGAACGTTCTTTTTTAGAAGATTATAAACATCCAATGTATCAATTAGACCCATTTAAAACAATGTTAGTAATGAGTCATTCTGAGAACACATTTGATAAAAAGAAAATGCGTGATGGAACAAATCCGTTAGTAAAGGAAACAAGTATGAAACTACGTGATTTCATAAAAGATAAAGGTCTAAGAGAGTTTTATTCTAATGCATAAGCCTAAAAAGATATTTATTATTTTATAATTAGATAAAATGACAAATATATATACGAATTATTTAAATACTATGCACGATTCATTTGCTAATAGTTTGGAAGACAATGTTGAAAAACTATATGTGCCTTTCAATGAATTAAAGGTTCCTCTAAGAAGACATCAAAATGCTGTAATAGAGCAAATGAATTATTATGAAGATATTTTGTTGAAAGGATTAAATATAAAAAATAGCACACTATTTTCAAAATATGCTATTCTAGGAGATACAGTAGGAGTAGGAAAAACATTGATGGTGTTAGGTCATATATGTTCTTTATTAAACAATAATAGCCAAAGAAACTTTCTTGAATTTAACAAAGATTCGAATAAAACCTGTTATAGTTTAGAAAGAAATAATATATCAGATTTATCCAACGCTGGATGTTTAATTATAGTTCCTCACACTTTGTTCCGTCAATGGTCGGATGAAATTAAAACAAAAACAAATTTAAAATGTTTATTATTAAAAACTAAAAAAAATGTAGAAGATCCAGAGTTTCTAAAGAATATTATTGAGAATGATCTTATATTAGTAAGTAATACTTTGTTTAAAGAAGTCTATATAAAAACAACTGAAAACAAGATTCGTTGGAAGAGAATATATATAGATGAAGCAGATACAATAGAAATTACTTCTACGTGGATAAGAGGTATTGCAAATGAATATACAAACTTTATTTGGTTTATTTCAGCATCTTATATTAATTTATTATTTCATAACAGTTATTCTATATATTTATCAACAATAGTTGTGAACCAATTTCTTCAAAAAGATAATTTAGATAGTGAATTTAGAACATTTGTTGAAAAAAATATGAAACATTATGTGAATACACTGCGTTTACAAGTAAGTGTTCGTTCTACAAGATTTCTGAATGAAATTATAAATGGTTCTCATCCTTTGAGAGGTCATTTAGTAATTCGTTGTAAGAAATCTTTTATAGATCAATCTATTCAATTACCACAACTCTTTTCACAAATTATATTGTGTAAGCCATCTATTAGTCATCAGATTGTTTATGATATTATTACAGGTAATGTAAGACAATTATTAAATGCTGGTGATCTTAAATCTGCTTTAGATACTCTTGGTGTGAAAACAGAAAATAATATTGTTCAAGCAGTTACAGAACAAAAAGTCAAAGAGTTAGAACGTTTGGAAAAAACATATGAATTTAAACAAGGACTTGAATATTCTTCTGAATCAGTAAAAGAATCATCACTAAAAAATTTACAAGATAAAATAAATCAAGTAAAAGAACAAATTAAATCATTAAAAGAACGAGTTGAAAATTATAAAGAAGAAATTTGCCCAATTTGTTACGATGAACCGAATGATGCGCTTATTACAAACTGTTGTTCAAGAGTATTTTGTGCTATGTGTGTTTTACAAAGTTTATCAAGAAATCCCACATGTCCTTTATGTAGAGCAGAAATGCTACCATCTTCTTTAAAAAAGATTGGTATTGAAAATGAAATCGTTATAAATGAGGAAGTGAATCCAAATGAACCAAAGAAAAAAATAGAATCTTTATTTGAAATTTTAGAACAAAATCCTTCTGGTAAATTTTTAGTTTATAGTCGTTATGATAATTCTTTTTTAGAAGTGTTAGAAGGTTGTAAGCAGAAAAAAATAGTAGCAAAAGAATTAAAGGGTTCAAAAGATATGATTGCTTCTATGTTAGGTAATTTTAAAGAAGGTAAAGTGAATTGTTTATTAATGAATACTTTACAGATGGGTGCTGGTTTAAATATTACAGAAGCAACTCATGTTATTTTGCTTCATGCTATGAATCATGAAGAAGAAAAACAAATTTTAGGTAGAGCATATCGTGTAGGTAGAACAAACGAATTACATTTTATTAAGTTATTATATCCTGATGAAAATTAACAATTATATTACATTTTTTACAGATCTTCCTTTTACCCACTCAAATGATGGATCATCACAGTTTCATCGCTGTGTAGGACAACATTTAGAAAAAGAAACCGGACCGGTTCTATCTACAATGGTTCCATCGGTTTTTATACATTTAAGACCATTTGCGGTTTCGGTTGAACCGGGCCATATTAACTTACATCTTTTAAGGCAGTATTTACTAATATCGTCACGTCTAATTGGATCATAACCCAGTTTACTTATAGGATGATAAGTCGCATCTTTACATTCACGATCTGTCATACATCCTGTATATCTTTGGGTTCTACATGTAGTAGCCTGAAATTGTTCGGAATTTTTATTGTAAAAAATAACCGTAATTATAATAACTAAAATAATTATTAGTAAAGCGTATTTATTTAAACGCAATCTTTTCATTCTAATATTATAAAAGATTTATATTTTTATATACAGTTTCTAAAGATATTGCTTCATAACGACGAATCTTATCAGGTTTTGTTGTTTTATCATGAATACAATTTTCAGCATACATTGGTGTTAAACGAATAGGAACCTTATATGTGTTTGATATTTCACATAAAAGTTTCCAAGCATTAAACATAGCAGATTGTTTTGTTAAAACAGGGGTATATCGCATATCTTCGTGTGTAAGAATATTTGCTCCTTTTTTAATTGGTAACTCTGTTGCTAGCCTTATAGAAATATTTTTTAACTTTAACTGTAAACTCAATGGTAGGATTGACCAACATTGGTAGAAAAAAGCCCAAAAGTCTCCTTCATCACTGAGATAATATGCTTCAAAAAAAGAAATATATTGTTTCCAAGCTTCATGAGTATTTCCTAAAGATGCTTGAATACGTTCTGGGATATTTTCCAAACTAATTAAACTTGCTAGATTCCCTTCATTATTTTCAATATCTAAATCAATCATTGGGTCCCAAGTTTCCCATAAAGCCCACCATGCGACAGGAACAACTCCTTCAGGAATTTCTATTTCTTCTTCCACAAGTTCTAAACCTTTTAGCTGTCTTTGTAACAAACGTAAATCACCTTTGTAATTATCAGGAGGATAATGTCCTAACCATTTATAAATTGTTTCATTGGATGGAGGATTTACTTGAAAAGTTAAACATAGTTTTGCGATTTGTTGAAGAACACGAGAATCCAATGTATTGGATATAAGAATAAGAGGTCTTCCTGCTTTACATTCTTGCCCCTTTAAATACGTTAGCAACTCTTGTAATCCTCCTCGTTCTCCATTACTTAATCCATCTATCTCATCTAAAAGAATTCCAATTCCTCCTTTTTTTCCATTTTCCATCATTTGTAAAATTCCTCCTTCTTTTAAGAGAGGTAGAATCGTTTTACGAAAAGAGGCACCTGATCTTGTATGACTCGCATTAAATTCAATTGTTTTTAAAGAACATTCTTTAAAGATTCTATGAGCCAAAGTTGTTTTTCCTACACCAGGATTTCCCAATAAAAGTGTAGCAGAATAATCTCTTTTTTTAATCCATTGATGTATTTTATCTTCAATCTCTGGATGTAAGCAAATTGTTGGTTTATGTAAATTCATTCTTAATAATCTATAATAAAGTATTGTTTAACTCGGTTTAGGAATCGTATTCGTATATCCATTAATTCCATCATATACTCCTTCCCACGTTACACCAGTGCGAATACATTCATTTTTAATATTATTTCTTCTTGTTTCATCATTGGTTTCATCAGCGAATATATTAAATAACTGTTTACTTTGTGGTGTTGTTGTAATTCCAGCAGCATTTGTTGGGTTAAACTTTTCTAATTCTCCCGATATCTTTGAAACACCAGCAGTATCTACGCAATAATATTTTTCACTAACTTTATAAAGAGATAGAAAGTCGGGACACATATTTATAGAAGGAGGCCAAGTCATAGTTGCGGGAGAAGTAACATAATCTCCTTGAACCGTATAGAGTTGAATGCCGAATAAAACAAAAAGAACTATTAAACCGATACAAGCAATAATAGCAGCAACAAATTTCTTTTGATTACTTAATACAAAATAGGTCCCTGGTATTATAATAAAAGCAGCAAATAAATAAAATATAAAGGATAGTTCCATCTAATATATCTAATAAATAAAATATTTATAGTGTGCCATACTGGGCAAGAGGAGCAGGTGTGCCACTGCCATCGAAGCCGAACTCAACGTAACCAGTTAGGTAGTCCGCATTAGGATTAGCAGCAAGAGCATTACCTTCAACACCATTTGTTGATGTGGTGCCGACCTGGCGGACAACTAACTGAACCTTACGGAAAATACGACCAGCAGATGTTATACTCTTACCTAAATCCTTCAGAAGACCAGCACCAGCACCGTTAATAGAAGAAATGTAACGACCAGGCGCACGGGTTCCAGTGTTTGCCGCAGGGAGAATACCATCAGCCCAAGGAGCAACAGAGAACTGTTGTGTGTTCGCCGTGGGGTTGTAAGCGTAGATAACACCAGCTAGAGAAGATAAAGGCATGAAAAACTGGGGGCCGTTCTGGCGGATACGGGTCTGGAGGGAAGTCATTATATCTTTGATTTAGAAAATAATTTTTAAAAATATAAATTCAATAAAAAGTACCGGTGTTTTTAAAGATTTAAAAAAATAGAAAAGATAGATGGATTATCAAAATGAAAAAGAAGATATTCGTGGACTCCCTCTTGCTTTTCGTGGAGCTTCGCCGGAACAAAATGGACGTGTTACTTTTGGTCAATCACTTTCTGCCGGTGGTTCCACGAGTAAAATTCCCGGATATACTCATCAAACGCAAGTTGAAAGTGATTATATGAGTGATATGTTACGTGGTAATTGGGAAGAAACTACTCTCAGCCGTGCTTTCTTTTCTGTAGATAATATCAAAGCAGTTCAAAATGCTATTCGTCACGAAGTAAATCAAAAAAGTGGTCCGAAGAATTATATTATTGACGATCAATCAGTTGATGAATTAAAAATTATTATGAGAGGAATCTATTATCAATATGCTCGTAACTTAGAATCCAATGTAAAAGAACAAGTAGCAGATTTAAATATGAAAGTTATTGATTGGTCAGTTCCTCATATTCTGAGTGCTGTAGACCACTATTATTACTATATTAATGATATAAGTCATTTACCAGTTCCAATGCAACAACCACAGAATATTAGCCGTGCTGGAACAAAAAGTTTGCCGTATAATCCTTATATGTAAGCACTTAAATAAATATCTATTGTTCGTTTAGAAATGTTAACAATAACTGAGGTCTTAACTATACTAGGAGGTGTTACATTCGGTATGACATTAATGAATACATTATTTTTAAATAAATTTTTTAACTTATATATAGAGCATTTAAATAATGAGGATAGAGAAGATGAGGAAGAAGAGGTTAATGAAATTGAGGTAGATGAGATTGAGGTTGAAGATGATAAAGAAAATGTAGAAGATGTAGAAGATGAAGAAAATGACGCAGATGATGAAAATAATTTAAAAGAAGATTAAAAATACTTAAAAAGGAGTTATATATATTAATTATGGTGGTGGTATATCCATAGCCATAGTGTTTGCGTAGCTCAGTTGGTTAGAGCGCGGGCCTTATGTGCCTGAAGTCAGGGGTTCAACTCCCCTCGTGAACACACTTGTATTCTATTATGAATAAAAGTGTGTTATTTACTTCTTACCTTTCTTCACTTTTACAGAACCATTATTTAACAACCCTTCTCTTTCCTCTTTCATATGTAACCACGCTTTTACAAACTCATCCAAATCACTCAACCACATTTCTGAAGCAGTGGTCTTTTCTAGAGTAGCAAGAAGTTCTTGTGCTTTCATCAAAGCGTTTTCAGCGTCAACAATCGCAGATGCTTTCACCCTATCTATACGAAGACGTAATAAATAATCATAGGCATCAATATCATCTTTTACTTTGCTACCATTTAGAGCAGATATAGCTGGTAAATCGTGTTTCTTCATGATAGCAACAATTTCTTCATCTGATTTTCTTCTCAAATCAATCGTATCATTCAGAACACCTCTTAAGAATCGTGCTTTGGCATCTGCTTCAATAGCATCATTTTTAAGAACTGCTATCTCTTTCATTCTCCTCTCCTCATATTTCTTAAGACGTTCCACATAAAACTCTTCTACAATATCACCAGCACATTCGTATTTCTTAATCTTCATTTCGCCACTAAATCCAACCATATTGGATGTGCGCCAGGTGCTTGTAAGATGAAAACGTTTCTCAAATTCAATACTATTTTCTTTCACATCATAGTAATAATCAGGTTCCAAATAGAGGTCAAAACGAATATCAACGTGATTATAAAGATCTTCATAGTTCTTGAGCACAGGTTTATTTGTTTCCTTATCATTTGTAATACACAATTCTTCTAACACTTCTTTATAATCGTGAGTCCATACACCAACTGGCAACTCTGTGATAGAAATCATCTTTTTATCATCATTAAATGTGTATAATGCTTTTGTAATCCATACACCATCACTACTTTGCATTACCGGTCCTTTGAATCCAAACCACCAAGGACGAAGCGCAATATTTTCTAAACTAGTTCGAGAACCATACAAACGATCTTTAATCAAATTTACAATATCTATAGGGTCGTGAGGAGGAATATCAGTGCTAAATCCTGTGCCGATACCAATAGAACCATTAATAAGAAGCATTGGTAAAACTGGATAATATGTTTCAGGTTCTACTAGAAGACCATCGTCATCAAGATATTTTAAAACAATTGAATCTTCTTTCCTATAAATCTTATCAACAATGGGTTCCAAATGAGTATGGATATATCGTGGAGAAGCAGAATCCTTGCCGCCATTAAGCCTTGACCCAAATTGTCCTACAGGTGCTAAAAGATTAATATTATTTGCTCCAACAAAGATTTGTGCCATAGAAACAATCGCACCATTTAGAGATGCTTCACCATGATGATACGCAGCATGTTCTGATACATAACCAGCAAGTTGTGCTACTCTCACTTCAGACTTCAGATTACGTTTCAAGCAGCCAAACAGAATCTTACGCTGACTTGGTTTCAAACCATCCATGATGGAAGGAAGAGAACGAATATTATCCGCATTTGAGAAATGAATAAGTTCATCATTGATAAATTTTGTATAATCTACTTTTCCATCACTATCAATAAGAAGTGTTCTTTTTGAATCAAATGTTGCTAACCATTTCTTTCTATCATCAGAACGTTTCTTGTTAAAAGCAAGAGAGAAACTCTCATCAGTATCTTTATCATATTGATATTTGATTTCGTGAAGATTCTTGAACCAATCTTGTGCTTCTTCAGGAGTAGATGTGCCCAATCCTTTGTAATACTTAATGGTCCAACCTTTTCCTTCATTCTTTATTTTCCACTCATCATATTCTTGGATGGTGTAGAAACTCATAGTAATATTCTTCTTACTTGCTTTTAGTAAAGGAGTCATTAATGAACAAATAAATCCATTCTTCATCAATGTGGGCCATTCTGCGTGAAACAAATTCATCAAAAGACCTTTGATATGAGACCCATCTAAATCTTGGTCAGCCATTACCATTACACGACCATAACGAAGAGATTTGGTATCCTTATATACTTTCTTTTGCTCCAAACCAAGAATCTTTTTAATAGCAGATAGTTCCTCATTTTTACTAAACTTGTCTTGAGAAATATCACGAACATTTAGCATTTTTCCTTTTAGAGGGAATACACCCCACAATTCACGACCAACAACTTTTAGACCAGAAATTGCAGATGTTGCTGCTGAATCTCCTTCTGTTAAAATCAAAGTGCATTCAGGACTCTTCGAGGTTCCAGCATGTAAAGCATCTACAAGTTTCGGCATACCACGAAGAGTCTTCTTCTTTGTTCCATCTGTCTTTTTTGCATCTTTACTTGCTTTTGCTTCAAGAATACTTTGTGCTTCTTCTAATAAACCAATTTTAATAAGCGCTTCAGGTAACTTTGAAGAACACTTGAATACAGAACCAAACTTTGCGGCAGGTGTTGTTAAAGTCTCTTTTGTCTGAGAATCAAAGGAAGGATTTACAATAGTAGCATTTACAAATGTAATAACAACATCTTTCAATTGAGAAGGTTTTACATCCACCTTTTTCTTCTTCGCCAGATCACAAAAGTCTCCAATCAAATGTTTGAAAACAGTTTCAACGTGTTTGCCTCCTTTCTTTGTATTGATACCATTTACAAAACTAATCTGTTTCTCTTCAGGAAGATAAATATCATCTTGAAATAAATTCTTTACGAGAATCACTGCTACTTCCCATCTATCAGAACATTTCTCATATGCGATACATTTCTCATCAGAGATAAAGAGTTTTACAAACTTTTCAAATGAATTTGTCTTTAATTCATTACCATTGTAAGTAATTTTCACATCTTTTCCTGCTAATGAAGCAATTTCTAAAACACGAGTATAAAAGACTTGCTTCATATCTTCAATCAAATCATTTTTTTCAAAAGCACCTTGAAAACGAGTAATATCTGGAGAAAATACTACTTTTACGAATCCTTTACTCACATCTTTCTTATCACTTACCTTGATAATAGGTTTCTCACATTTTGACATATTACATTTCCACACTTGGGAATACAGTTTACCATTTGAAGTGCTACGAGTTTCAACTTCAAATCGTGTGCTAAAGATATTTGCTAACTTTGCTCCATAACCATTCTTACCACCAACAATCTTTTCTTCTTCTTTGTCATAATTACCAGAAGTAAGAAGATGACCGAAAATTAACTCTGGAGCGTAGACACCAGTTTCCTTATGAATCTCAACTGGAATACCGTCACCATCGTTTTTAACAGTGATTGTGTAGATATCATTGGACAGTTCACAAGTCACATCAATTCGTTTCACATTTCCAGAGCGAACCATTGCATCACGAGCATTGACTAGAACTTCATCAAAGATCTTGTAAAGACCTGGATTAAACTTTAGAGATCTAAATTCCATCTTATGAGTTTCAGAATTGTATACCCATCGTGAATCATCAATTGTTTCCACAGAACCAATATATGTATCTGGTAACTCAAGAATATGCTCACGGTGCGTATGTTTCTTATAAGAAGATGCCATTTTACTACTAATATAGTAAGGGGGGAACCTTAAATCAATTTTTTGGTTTTTTGGTTTTTTTGTAAAATTAAAAACACAAAATGTATAGTATAATAGAATTAAATATGATAAACAAAAATTTAGATGGTGGTAATCCGTCGGAATTCTATATTACTACGGTTGCAGGAGTTGGTATGGGATACCAAGTACATTTTCCAAGTTATATCTGGAATAGTTTTTCTGGAGACGGTGGCCCAGGCATAAGAGCAAAACTGCACGGTCCCACCGGTGTTGCTGTTGACGCATCAAGAAATGTTTTCTTCGTTGACACTTACAACCAGCGCGTCCGTAAATTGGACACCTCCACAGGTATCATCAAAACGGTGGCTGGTAGTGGCAGATTTGGAAGCTGGAATTTGCCTAATGGTAGTGTCTACTATTCTGGCATGATGGAAATTGGCTATGAAGGTGACGGTGGTCTATCAACAATTGCAAAGATGTATGATCCAGATGCTATTGCAATCGACGCATTAGGAAACATTTTCATCTCCGACCAGGCAAATACACGCATTCGCATTCTAAAACCTAATAATGATATTAATAAAACATATAATATATCGACACTTATTGGAATACAAGTCAATGGTATTGCAGTCGACGCATCAAGGAATCTCTACATAGCCACTAATGACGCTTACATCGTAAAGATTATATTAAATAGCGACTTTACTGTTAATCGTGTTATAGAAATTGCAGGGAAACTTTGGGTTGATATTTCAGATGATGGGAGAATGATGCCTTCAGGATACGATCCAAGTCCCCCGTATAACGTGCTCAACAATAATAGAGCAAAAAACGTTTATCTGGGTACTCCACGATCGATTGTTGTCGACCCATCAGGAAACGTTTTCTTCTCTGATAGTTACCTTCATGTGATCCGCAAACTTACACTTAATCCTGATGGCACTACTTATCGTATAACCACAATTGCAGGAACTGGAGTACACGGCTACTCAGGTGACAATGGTCCTGGCATAAATGCACATTTAAATAGTCCTTCTGGTCTTGCTCTTGATCCTGCAGGGAATCTTTACATTTGCGACACAGGGAACCATCGCATTCGAATATTGTTGTCTACAGGTATAATTAAGACGGTTGCAGGAAACGGTCTTAAAGATATGTATAATAATGGTGTTTTGCCACTAAATGATGGTGGTCCTGCTATAAATGCAGGTCTGTCTCATCCAACGGGTATTGCCTTGGATGCGTTAGGAAACATTTTCTTTGCTGACAGACACAATCAACGCATCCGCATGCTATACCCACCCCCTCTTCCAGAAAATAGACGAGCAGTAATATCTCTAGAAGCAACAACAGGTAGAGTCGCACTTAGACCTGCACCTAGACCAGCACCTAGACCTGCACCTAGACCAGCACCTAGACCAGCACCTAGACCAGCACCTAGACCAGCACCTAGACCAGCACCTAGACCTGCACCTAGACCTGCACCTAGACCAGCACCTCAACCAGCACCTCAACCAGCACCTCAACCAGCACCTCAACCAGCACCTCAACCAGCAGATCAACTAACAATAAATTCTAGAATAACAGGAGGTAAAAAAAGAAAAACACGTAAGTTAAGAAAATCTAGACGTTAAATCTTTATTTCTTAATCAACACCAATAATTTATCATTATCCCAATCTGGAGAATAACGGTCTTTATGATCTGTTATTACAAAGAACACTTCTGAAAATTCATTTAAAACATCTTTTAGTTCATCATAATATTCACTTTCAGGAACACGCCTATAAACATCTTCAATAACAATCATTCCACCAGATTTCACAAATGGTAAGCCATTTTTAATGATTCTAATTTGATCTTCTTTTGTATGACTTGAATCATCAAGAAGAATATCTAGTTCGCCTCCTATAGCCTTTAAAGGTTTAATAATACTCTCAGATTGTTTCACATCCATTAGATAAAATGTATTATTATCTTTTGAAACATATTGCATAGCATTTGCTAGAAAGTTTTCATCTCGGTCAAAGAAAAAGAAGTTTGCATTGGTAAAATAAAGATTCCACAATAATACACTTGCTCCACCTGCCACCCCAATTTCACCAAATTTACAGGGTCTATGTCTATAGGGGCCAAATAACAATGAATAGACTGCGGTATATGGATGTCTATGGCCCGATGTATTTAATGGTGTTTTATCGGTTCCTGTCATTTTACCTATACGGCATAATTCTGTTTCACCATTTGTAGAATCTATGATGATAGATGGAATCATTTAATAATAAAATATTCATTATGTTTAGATGGGTTCTTATTATCAGCCGGTGAATTATTTAAGAGGTGGTAAGAGAAGAACAGGTAAGAGAAGAACAGGTAAGAGAAGAACACAAAGAAAACATAAAGGTCATAAAGGTCATAAAGGAGGGTTTTATCCAAGTGTAATGGGTGGTGTAATGAGTGCCGGTAAATTATTGTTGGCTGCTTCTTTACGCCAGGGATATAAAATGCTAACTTCTAAAAGTTCTAAAAGTTCTAGCCGGAGTAAAAAGAATAAAAGCCGTAAAAAGTAATAATATAGTAACCTAAAGTCCAAACGAACAATTGTTTTAGAAATAGGATGTCCCAGTCAAAAGTAAACGCAAATGGAAATCTCTTTGAAATTAAAACAGTTCAATCGGGTGCGTTCCGGTCATTAATTGAAGCAGTCAAGGAGATTGTAACAGAAGCAAATCTTGAATTTACATCCGAAGGTATTAAGGTTGTAAATGTCGATGAAACTCATACAGTTTTAGTGTATCTAAAACTATTTGCTGATCGGTTTGAGAGTTTCTATTGTCCTATGAAATACATTCTTGGTATCAATATGATTTACTTTTTCAAACTTATTAAAACTATGGGAAATAATGATTCATTAACATTGTATTTACCTCAATCCAATCCTAATAAACTTGGTATCCGTATGGAGAACTCTGATAAATCTACGGTGACAAATTATTTCTTAAAACTCTTTGACACTGATGTAGAAGATATAAAGATTCCTTCTATTTCTTTTACTTCTATCATTCATATGCCTTCTACAGATTTACAGAAGCATTGCCGTGATATGAATGCTCTAGGAGAGAAGTTGGATGTAGAAATTACATCTATGGGTTCTGATCTGATCTTTCGATGTATGGGTGATTTCGCAGAACAGGAGACTGTGATTAGTGAAAACAATTCTACAATGCGTGTTCAGAAAACAAGTAATTCTACCAATGAAATCGTTCAGGGTATTTTCCAACTGAAGCATTTAGTTGTATTTACAAAATGCACTTCCCTATGTCCTTCTATTGAACTTTGTTTACGTAATGATTATCCTTTGATTCTGAAATACACTGTGGCAAATCTTGGAGAGATTCGTTTAGTTCTTGCTCCGATGAAAAATAAAACAGAGAATAATTAATTCAAATTAATCATCGTATAATTCAAGAAAGTAGCGAACAAACCCCATCCTAAATATGGAATTAATAATATAGACCCAAGTTTATCGTATTTATAAAATTGTATAATTTGTGCTAAAAGAACAAAATCTAAAGCAATCAATGTTATGAGAGCAGAATCCCAGAGTCCTAAAGAAAAAAAGAGATAACACCATAATACATTTAGAATCATATTAATAATGAATATCGATTGTAGAGAACCATAATTTGATGATAGAAACCAAGAATAACTATACAATAAATATATAATGGTCCACATTATGCCGAATAGGTATGAAGGAGGATACCAGGAAGGTTTTTTAGAATTTACATATTTTGGTAACTTTAATCCTTGAGATGTAAAATAACTTGCTAAACCAGCAGATAAAGCAACTGTTACTAAATAATAAATGTATGACATCTATTTTCACTAAGTAAATAAATTTCCTCTAAATAATTCACTAATATAATCGTAATAAATATTACTTGTTTTTGTATCACTTATATCAGCATCTAGAGATGTGTTATGAGGAGTTCCATAACTTTCTAGTGAATAAATACCTGTTGTTAAAGAAACTGTTATTCTTGCGTTTATTGGATATAATTTTGTTAATGTCACATATTCATATGGTAAATAGCCATTACCATTATCACCCGTATTACCCCACGAATTTCTTACTGTTAAAGTTTGATCTGAATCATTGTAACCTATAATTACCATTGCATGACCTCCATAAAATGTTTCACCTGCTGTAGGCAAAACAAATCTACCATTGTTATTATTCCATTTATCAAAGAAACTTGTAAATACACGAAAAGTAATTAATAATATTCTATTTTTAAATAAAGCATCTTTAATTTTATTAATTCTATCAGCAGGTTGAACAACAATATCAAATGGTTGGAATATTAATTTCCTATTATTGTCATACTTAATTAACGATTCTGGTGGTGTAATACATAAACTGCCATAATCTCCTGCATCACTACCTGAATCACTAACAGGGGCTGGGACAGGGAAAGGTAATTCTTCTTCTGTTGGTATTTTATAAAAATTTAAATAATTAAGAACAGTAAGACTTCTTAAACCAACATTGCTTGCTAGACAAAGATCTGTTTCATAATCAATTTTTTTTCCCATTAAGTATATAAAAACACGAGAAGGAAGTTCAATTGAATTTTTTGGATTATCTAATTTTAGTAAATAAGCAAGAGAAGTTGATATCGAATTTGCTACACAAGTGTTTGTTGTATATTGGTCATATACAGGGATATTAATATTATTATTTGTAAATATATTATAACTTGATGGATAATTCATACTTACATCCGTAAATGTTTCTGTAGTAATACTTGGTGTTATATCACTTATTTCTTTTACTATATTCAAAGGTCCATCAATATCTTGATAAAATTTAGGTTGTATTATTTTTTTTGTTTGAAATCCTTGTATAGAATAAATATTATACAACAAAAATGATACAACTATAAGAATTAAAAACATTAAAAACAATTTATTGAATTTATTGAATTTATTGTTTTTATTTATCTTCATCTAATATATTATTCAGAATTTCTTGTCAAACCAATCATTTTTATATATGCCGTATTCGCACCAAATAAATAATGAAGAATTTCTCCTAAAACAAAAAACCCTATTAATGAATACCAAAAGTTTATTTTATATACTATGTGGACCAGTATTTGGTTTTCCTAAAATATTTGCGAAGGAACACGACATCTATTATGTTGTTACATCTTTTTCTCGGTAACCACTGGAAAAGATGTTTACATCTTTTTCTCAACATGAGGAGTATAAATAACATCATCGTAGGATAATGTTTCGTTTAATAAAACTAAATTCGTCTTACTTTTAAATTTATCAGAATCACGATTCCATATTTTTACAATGAAATATCCAACTTTTTGTTGAGGACCAAATCCTTGTAACTTAGGAGAAATACTAATTCCATTTATAATATCTTCTTTATTAACACTTAATAAATTCTTCATCATTGCTAAAGAATATAATTTAAATAATTTAATACCATCGTCACCACTTCCACGAAGACTATAACTTCCACCACGAATATTTTGGAAGTTTTCCCAAAGTGGTGGAATAGATTCACGCATCCAAAAATACATCCCTCCTTTAATTTTATCACCAAGTTCTTTATAAATACATAAAACCTCACCAGCAGTTTTTACCGTTGCAATCTTTTCAAAAGAATCTAATGTCCATCTTTTTTCTCTAGACGCATGGTAATATAAAGTCCAACTGCCAGTTGGAAATTTATCTTCCATATTTTGTACTAGAATAATTTATTTATACCCTTTTAATTTTTTCTCTTTCTTACAGAGAGAAATCAAAATCTTCTGTAAAACAATTTACTGTTATTTCATCGGCATTTGTATTCAAATAAACTATATTGTATGACTTCGTTCTATCAAGAACAATTCCACTGCTATAGGACCATATTTCAAGCACTTGTTGTAAGGTGGGAAATCCCACATTTGAAGATTCAATAGTTAAATTTTGTATAAAATTATCTAAATATGTTATATGCTTTTTACTCCCATCTTCTTTTACTTCTTCAATATAAGCACTGATAATTGGTAAATGTTTTACATCTTTATGACAACAATTATATTGATAAAATAATTTATTACTTATATTATATTTCCATACAATTACACCATTATTTTTATTATGAATATCTAAATAAGATAAAAAATAAGGGCTTGGGTTATTCTGAAAGAATATAATTGTATCGGAGGATAACTGTTTGTATCTTTGGCTTACAGTTTCATTTAAGTAATTTTTTAAATATAGTATTGTTCGAATAATATAATTAAAATATGATAATCCGTAAATATTCATTCTTTAAAACTATAGAATGAATTCTTTATGTTTCGTTTAACTTGTAGGTGGTTTATAAGGACACATACAAGGATTCACTTTACATTTTATACAATGTTCTTTAACACCTTCTTTTGGTTCGATTCGGTCAGGAGTATCTTCATTTGCAGATTCTACTGGAACTGAATCAGTAGATGGTGGCGTTGAGGATGAATTTTTAACTCCCATTTCATAACCAGCAATAACAACTACAATAGGAACAAGAAGAAGAATATAAGCAAGAACATTTAGTCCTTTATGAGATAAAAATGTTAAAAATAATGTAGAAGGAATTGCTAATAACGCTAGACCAAATACAGTAGCATAATCTTTATTATTCAGATTTACAACAATGGCAGCAAAAAAAATTGCACTTAATACTAAAGGGGGATAATAAATTGGCATTACTGTATTTAGAAAATATTTAAATTCGTTGAACCTTCTGCTTTGCTTCGTTCCAAATACCAATTGGCGTATCTACTAATTCTCCATCTTCATCCATTTGATATACTTTATTCTCTCCATCACGATATAAAAGCATTCCTTTGTATTCAAACTCTGTTAATTCTTGTTCTATTTCTTGCTCTATTTCTTCTTCTTCTTTTTCTTCTTCTTTGATAATAATTTCTTTTCTTTCTTGAGTTTCTTGAATTTGTTGAGTTTCTTCTAAAATTATAGAAGGTAGTTCTTCATGTTTGTTATCATTCATTTTATTTTCAATTGCCTCCATCTTAGAAGATAATGAACCAAGCATAAATTCAATACGAGATAAATCAATAGGATTTGATTGTATCTGTATCTGTGGTTTACTATTTTGAATTAGTAACTCTAGCATATCAAGCCTAGCATTGATACTTGCTCTTGTCTCACGAATGATGTCACGGATAGAAAAGTCCATTGTAATACTACAAAATTTATGATTATTTTTTTATCAATTTTTTTTGTTTTTTACTTCCTACTATTTTTAATTTCAAGATTTATACAAGCATCAAGAGTGCTTTCTTTGTCTTTGAGAGGTTTATTACGTTTCAAACGAAGACCTTCTTCAGTTTGTTGAATTTTATCATATGGTAAAAGAGTCATTGTATTTTTAATAGATGTATCATAAAAATCAATGGGTTTTGTATCAATAGAACCAATGATACTAACTATAGGTGGCATATGTAAATCAATACGAACTTTTTTGGAGCGAATAGTAGCACGATAAGATTCAATGGTTAAAGGACCCCCAAAGAGTTCTAATGAATCACGAGGTGGTGCTGGATAAATTTTACCACTTATTTCAGTATCATATATTCTATTTAATAAAGCCATTCTTTCCCAACGAACATGAGGGTCAATAGATTCATTTAATAGATGAGCCATAGCACATTCAGGGCAACAGAAGTTACCATATACTTTATAGACACCTTGGACTTCTCTTTCAGGAATAATACAAGGTTGATTCTCAAACCTATGAGAACACCAAAAACATGCTATATTTATTTTCTCAGGTAGCCTTTGACTTTGATTAGAATTCATATATTCAATCATAATCTGCGATTTACTAAATACTTGTATAGGTCTTGATTCTACTTTTACTTCTTCATATTTTATTGTAGATTCTTCTTTCTTTTGTTCTACTGTAACCACCAATTCTTCTTCTATATGCGCATTAATTTCAGCAAAAAAATCATCTGCTACTGCGTCATATGGTTCTGGTTGAAGAGGAGGGTTCGGATCATAATGTAATGGTTGGTCACGGAATACCACTTCATTAGAATGAACATCAAGATGTGCTATTAATGGTTTGCGTGGCTCTACACTAAAATTTCCTTGAATACCTTCAGGTGTTACAACCGCTACCACATTAATTGCTTTCTTTGTTCTCTTCTTTTTTTCTTCAGGTTCTTTCTTGGTTCGTGGTGGCATATTGTCTAAAACATTTCGTGTATTAAGATTTAAGTCCTCTCTCTAAAAATCAACCTAAATACTTAGACACATAGTTATAGAAAGAGGATGGATCAGGGATTGCCTGAAAGAGTTAAAATATTATTTGAATTAATGATAAAAGAACCAAGTCTAAGAAATCATATTATATTAACAGGTCCTCCAGGTTCTGGTAAAACTACTTCTGCTAAACTACTTGTGGAAGCATTTTATGGAAACAATAGTTTTGGAGGAAAATTTTCTCGTGCTTTGTTTTTGAATTCTTCAGATGAACGAGGTTTAGAAGCAGTAAGATCTCGTGTGTATCCTTTTATACGTTCTTCACTTCACATACTATTTCAAGGAGATACAAAGGATAAACCAAAGATTATTATTTTTGATGAAGCAGAAACTCTAACAGACCAAGCACAGATGGCTCTTCGTCCTTTATTAGATGAGAATCCCAATGAAATTATGATAATGTTTTTATGTAATTCAATTTCAAGAATTCATCCTTCTATTGTTCATAAATTTACAGTAATTCAATTGGAATCTCCACCTCCAGAAGATTTTAAAGAACGTTATACCAAGATTCTAAATATAAAAGAAAATAATATTTCAAATATTGATATTTTATTTAGAAGAGGAGATATAAGATTTTTCTTATTGAATCCTGATAAAAAAGAAGAATGTAAGAATCTTTGGTCTATATTAATGAATGCTAGAAGAATTGATATACCAAATATTTTTGATAAATTATTAAGGGGATGGATGTTTCACGAACTTGCTATGTTTTTATATTTTATGGCTTATATGCTTAACATATTAACTATTGAAGCGGGAAAAGAAATGATTTCATATACAGACCCAGACTTCTTAAAGTTTTGTATATTTGAAACAAAAAAAGAAATATTAAGTTCTTGGTTTCAAAAAAATATAATTGATATTTTGGATAGAGATTTTTGATAGACATTTTGGATAGAAATTTTTGATAAAATTGACAAACCATTTAAACAAATATATACAATAAAATGGAATCTAAATTATTAGAATTTACTCCTCTACGTATTTCCACATTGGTTACAACAGGTCATCTTGGTTCTGTTCTAAATATTCAAAAAATCTTTGAACAATTCGCTCAAGTATCTATTCCTATTGGTTATCCTGAGGAAGGTTTTCTTAAAATTGAATATGGTGAAAAAGCAATTGGATTTAGTTCACGAGATGTTCTATCAAAGAGAAAGGTTTCTAAAAACTCCTTCTTTAATCAATCAACTATTGTAATTCGTAAAAAGAGAGAAGATGGTAAAGGATTTAAGGAAGTAAATATCAAGTTATTTGCGAATGGTGGTTTTCAGATGACTGGTATTACATCAGAAGAATATTCTAAAGATGTTCTTGTATGGCTTATTGAACAATTTAAGAATTTTACAGGTATTTCAGAGAAACCATTAAAGGTAGAAAAGTTTTCGGTTCAACTTCTTAACTCCGACTATAAAGTGAATGCGTTAGTTCGCCGTGATGAACTTCACAAAATTTTGGTAAATCACTATAAGTTATTTAGCACACTTGAGACTACTATTTATCAAGGTATTAACACCAAGTATTATTATAACGAAGCATCTAAGATTAAGAATGGTATTTGTATGTGTGATAAGATTTGTAATGGACAAGGTGATGGAAAGTCAGAAACTTATTGTAAGAGAATTACAATCGCAATTTTCCAAACGGGAAGTATTATTATTACCGGCGCCAGAAATTTGAATCAATTGGAAGAAGCCTATGATTTTATGAATACAATTTTGAAAGCCCATTCAATGGAAACATTAAAATTAAAACCAGTTGCGTAAAGATTATTTCTCCACTTTCCGAATTGGACATAGAATAGAGATGTCTGTCCCTACCAATGTAACTCAGCCTAACGCACCAACCCAAGAAGTAGTCCCTTCGGCACAGACTTTAAATCACGCTGCCCGTTTAGCAATTCAGCAAGATAAACCTATTATGCTTGACTATTTTTTAGATACTTACAACAATAAAGCATTTATGGGTGAAGATGATGAGACCAAGGAGAAAATGCTTATCAAGTCAAATGATGAGTTTACAAGCATTATTCAGAAGATTTACAAAGTTCAGGAAGACTTTATTGTATTAACAGAGAATTCTATTTACATTGTATCTGGTAAAGTTCAAAAGCGTCGTATCAAGGCAAAGAGTCTACGAGAGAAGTTTGAACAATAAAAAATCTTTTTTAATTATAGAATGGTTAAAAGGAGAAGATCAACAAGACGTAAAACAATAAGAGGTGGATATGTTAATCTTGATGGCTCTGATATAGATGATTCATCTATCAATGGTGCATCACAATTACAATTAGAACAAGGTAAACAATTTGCTTCTCTTCATACCAATCAGCACGGCGGACAAAATATGTTACCAACAAATAGCACAATGAATTCTTCTATGCCTACTATGAATTCTTCAATGCCTATGAATTCATCTATGAATTCTTCGATGCCTATGAATTCATCTATGAATTCATCGATGCCTATGAATTCTTCCATGCCTCCGATGAATGCTTCTATGCCTCAGATGGGTGGAGAAGCCCCAGTTGGTGATCAAGGTCTTTTAGATTCTAGTCTACGTGGAGCAGGTCATTTAGCTCCTTTAGATCGCTCATTTGCCGAAATTGCTGGAATGAAAGACCAAGCAGGTGGTCGTCGTCGTAGAAAGCATCGTAAAACAAAGAGAGGTGGTCGTCGCTCTACGAAGAAAGGTAAGAAACGTTCTACAAGAAGAAGAAGAACTATGCGTGGAGGTGAAGCCCCGGTAGATTCACCTGATATGTTACTCAGTGGGGGTCAAGCACAGGGTGCTGTAAATGGAATGAACCCCGAATGGAAATTAGCAGAAGATGCTTCCGCTTTTAATCCCCGTTCATAAACATATTTTTAATTAATTCTTCTTTATCTTTTAACACACTCTTTTCAAAGTCATTAATCACTATTTGAACTTTAAGATTGAAGGTGCCAAATTGTTTCGTATTACGTTTTGGCATTCCTTCATTTGTTACAATAATTGTTTCTCCATTTAACACACCCTTTGGTATCTGTATGCTAAAATTATCTTTATGACTTGGATGTTCCGTTGTTACATATGTTGTTCCTAGTAAACTATCAGTGAATGTGATGGAACATGTCGCATGTAAATCATTACCATATCTTCTTATTTCTGAATCAGAATCTGCTTCTTGAAAAATAATACGAACATCTCCCGATTCTTCATATTGAATATCATCACTGCATTCATTTTGGAATGTTAAAGAATCTCCAGGTGTCATACCAGGCTCAATAGTAACATTTAGAACTTTCTCCTTTTTAAAATACTTTCTTCCATTGCAAGTTCCACAAGTGCCAGAGTTTTGCTTACAAGTTCCTTTACAATGACCACAAGGTGATCTATTTACAGCAGCCATTCCAGGACCTATCATCATCATTTGTTCTACAAAACCTTTTCCACCACATCCTTGACAAGTAACAGTTGTTTTACATCCTTCTCCTTTACAAGTTTGACAAAACTTCTGTTGGTCAAACTGTAACTTAATAGTTTTTCCATGATAAAAGTCATATAAACTAACCGATATTTCGTGAGACTTTAAAGGACCTTTTCTCTTTCTCCCTTGACCAGAACCAAAAGAAAATCCAGAAGCCATTCCTTGTCCAAACATATTCATAAATATGTCACCCATATCTACTGGACCAAAGCCTGAGGAAGGTCTACCTTGTTCTATAACATCAGGATCTTGACCGGTTTGGTCATAGATAGAACGCTTTTGGTTATCACTTAGCACTTCATACGCTTTTTGTAACTTTTGAAATTGTTCTGGTTTCCCTCCTTTATCAGGATGATGTTGTAAACAGAGTTTTTTATAACTTTTTTTAATCTCATTTTCATCAGCATTTTTTGATACTCCTAGCAAATCATAATAAGATGCGTTCATATTCTAAATGGAATTATAAAAAAGGTTTAAGCATTGTTGAAGAATCTAGAGCAGGATGGTCTTTAAAACAAAACTAATAGGACAAAATTATATTGAAGATATTTTTAATAAAATTCTTGATGATTCAAATGATATACCACATATTTTTATTAGTGGATGTAATGGTTCAGGAAAAACAACGCTTTTAAAAGAATTTATTGAAACATATTTTGCAAAACATTCTATTAAAAACAAAAGTGAATGGATTATGAATTTATCTTCTGAAAAAGACAGAGGAATTCATTGTGTTCGTCAGAATGTAACAGAATTTGTTCATCATACATCTGCTAAACAGGGTGTATATAGATGGATTTTGATAGATGATGCCGATAGTTTACCAATGATAAGCCAACAGGCTTTAAGAAGACCAATGGAAACTCATTCTCATACAACAAGATTTTTCTTTTGTAGTAGATATTCTTCCGATCTAATACCTCCTATTCGTTCAAGATGCTTACATATAGAAATAGAATCCATTTCACCTTTTGATTTAATAGACCATTTTTTAAAAGAAAATAATAAAAAACAAATACTTACACCAGATTCCTATTCTTTTTTAATGACATTAGTAAAATCACCTTCACAAATTAAATCTATTATTCAAGTTCTATCCAACTATTATAAAAATAAAGAATTTATTAATGTTCAAGATATAAACTTTTTATTTGGTTCACCGAATTACACTTTTAGTATTGAAATTTTACGTGCTTATCTTAAAAAAGATGACGAAAAGTTATTTAATCTATTCTTTAAAATTTGGTCTACGGGAATCAGTTATGAAGATTTTTTACAAGATTTGAATATTTATTCAAAACAACTTGGTATTCTACAACCTAAAATGGACCAAATGATTCAATATTTTATAATGAAAGGATGGATTCAATTCGCCCAAGGAAAAACGCAGTCATTTGATATATTACGATTATTAATACAACAATAGAATGACAGAACTATTTAGAAAAGTTCCATCAAAAGAACTTGTAGAAGAAATATTAATTCATCTACAATTTCTTGGATTTAATGATAATAGGATATTTACAAAGTTTGATATATCAAAAGAAAGATTTAATGATATTTTAATATGGATAGAACCATATTATTTACCTTGTAAGGCAAAACGCTTCTTATCAGATATAACAGATAACAAACGTATTACTATTTTACGTCATTTATTAAAAGTCCATAAATATGATTTATTGGGACAAGAGAAAATTGTCAATGGTATTAAAACAACGGTTTACCAAATTAGAGTTGTTATGGAATATAGTGATTTAAGCGGTGATTATGTTATGGAGTTTAGTTAGACTTTTTATGAGTTTTAGATTTACAAGATTTACGAAATTTTTTGTTAGTTTTAGATTTACGAGATTTACCTCCTGTTGACATATTAGTATCACCATTTTCAGGATATACATTAGGAGGAGGATAATATACACTATTAGAAAGATTCAGAAGATTTACTCTAATATTAGGATTCCTATTATATGTATACATATCATTTTCTGAAGCAAAACACAAGAGATGCATATAATTCCAACCCTGAAAACGATAGTCTCCTCCAAATATAGGATAATTACTTGGGCAACTTTCTCCATCTGTTTTTCTCCAAATTGTAATAGGTGCTTCATTTATTTGATAATTACTACCATTATAACAAGTATTTTCTGTTACGGTAACTCCATTTCCCCTATCCATAGTTCTCCAACCGCAAGGAGATGGTGCTGGTGAATAAAATGTTGTAATTGTTGATGCTGGTGAAGGACCTATAGTTAAAAGAGTTTGACTACTAATATCAGTTTGAGCAGTAGAAGAAGGATTCACAATAATCCCATTTTGACCATTATACCATTGAATATCATTTACAGAAGCAAAACACATATCAGTTCTTCTATCATAAATATTACCCCATATAGGATAATCTACTGGACATCCTGTATTTGGTGATTTCATCCAAATTCTAATATTTTCTCCATTCCAAGTATCATTTATTTGATAATTACTACCATTATAACAAGTATTTTCTGTTACGGTAACTCCATTTCCCCTATCCATAGTTCTCCAACCGCAAGGAGATGGTGCTGGTGATGGTTTAGGAGATGGTTTAGGAGATGGAGATGGTTTAGGAGCAGGTTTAGGAGATGGTTTAGGAGCAGGTTTAGGAGATGGTTTAGGAGCAGGTTTAGGAGCTGGTTTTGGTGATGGTTTTGGTGATGGTTTTGGTGATGGTTTTGGACTCGGAGATGGTTTTGGTGCCCTACCACTTGTTGTTGTCGAAGGCATATTCTCTCTAATTTATTAAAACAAATTAGATACAACCAATTCACTGCTCATAATCTGTTCTTCAGATAATCGTAAGAACCAAGCAAAATTACTACGACGTTTCAGTTCATGCCAGTATACAGGGACATATACTGCTTTAGAACATACAGGCATTTTACCTTTTGATAATAAATCTTCTAATTCAATACGATGACCATTTGGTTTTCTTGAGAATTCTAAACTCGGTATATATGTGTATTCACCAGAATAATCTCTCATAACATCTCTTAAATCATTTGAGATATCGTGACGGAATTGCATTCCACCTTCTCTTCTTTCCAAACGTTCTCTAGAAAGTCTTTCTAACTCTACAAAAATAGGATGTTCTTTTCTAGAAGAATACATTACTTGTGTTCCAGGTGCCAAAGTTCCTTCAGAATCACTTAACATATCTTTTGTATCCATACCAGTAAATATTACTTCTTTAGAATCTTTAGAATCATTAAAATCAGGCATGTCTTTCACGAATATACAAGAGGGATTAACCCAAAGTCCTCCATAGGTTTTCAGAATCTTGGATCGTATATAATTCATTTCTGCTTGTTGGACGGAAGCAAGAGGATTTTGTAATGATTTCGGTAACTGATCCCAACCACCTAATAAGGTAGCAAGATCTGTGAGTCCAGCAATAACACGAATATTATAGGTTTGACCACAATGTTTAGCAATGCTTTGATAACATAAATTTAAGAAAGGTGTATGAAGAACACGAGAGGATCTAGCACCAAAATCTTGCCACCAACGACTATTCACATCACTTTGGTCATAGTAAAGCCATAATGTAGGATTTGCTGTCCCTTCTAACAATAAATCCTTCTTTTGAAATATATCAGATTCTATAATAGTATCTGAATAGTAATATCCAAGGCTTGCTGCCGTGACTATTAAAATTCCAAATGTTATTAAATATACTGATTGTGTAGCCATCTATTATTATATTTTATTTATCTTTTGAAATATCCATTAATACTAAACGTTTCATTCGTTCAAAATAACTAGTAGAAGATAAATCTTCTTCAGCGGCACGACGTCTGCGATCTTCTTCTTTTTTTGCCATATACCGTTCTCCTTTTTGAATATCTTCCATTTCACTATCATTTAGAGGTCTTGGCGCTTTATTATAATCATTTTTATAAGATTCAAAGTTGCGATTATCAAGACGAACCGAAGCCACTTGTTGTGATATATTGGATTCAATCGTATAGGCTTGTTTCAAATCTGTGAAATTCATATTTTTATTCATAATCGGAGCAGTATAAGAAGAAGGTTTACCTCTTCCAATCTCAATACCCATAGTAGGAGCCATCATTAATGATTCGGGTTGAGTAACTATAAAATTATTGTTAGAAGCATTTCTTTTCGCTTCATCTTCAAATGCTTTATTAAATACATCTCTGTTGAATTTACCACTAAACGTTACTCCAGAGGAACCATCTTTTTCATCTCGTAGCCAATCACCATACCCATCTTCTTCAGGGTCGGGAATGCGTGTTTGTTCAAACATTTTATTGAAAGCATCTATATCTAACTTTTTAGGATTCAAACGGACTGGTTCAACTTGTGCCCATTGATTAGATTCTTTTGCTCGTGAATCTTTCAGAACAGTTGGTTCATCAACATTTACTGTTTCTTTTCTACCACCGTGAATACGTTTTAAAATTTCACTGAGATAAGCATAAGCACGTGTTACACGTTCAAATGCTTTTTCAGAACCTCCTTTATCAGGATGATTTCTTAAAGCAGATTTTTTATAAGCATTTTTTAATGTATCTTCTGTTAAAGCAACTTCTTCCTGTAAACCAAGAACTTCTAAACACGCTTGGAAATATCCAATGGCTTTTTCTTCATTCTTGGGTTTTGATAAATAATCTCTCTGCTGCTTTGTGGGTGGAGGAATTACTAAACTGGATATTGTATGACTGGATATTGTATGATTTTTATTCTTAAGAGGTTCTTTTTCATAAGGCAATAAAGGTGGTTGACTTCCAGCATTCACTCTTGCTAAATAATTTAATAAATGCGAATAGACACCTGTTTGTTTTGCCGTATATACATATTCAGGACCTGCTAAAACTGTCTGTATCATTTCAGCACGTGTTTTATAATCTCTTATTGATAATATATTTACATATATGCGGACGTGTGCTGGGTTTACATTTTGTGTTTGTTGTGATTGTTGTGATACTGTATTACCCATCTAATTACTGACTATTGAAGTTTTTTAAAGTAGTGAACGAAGAACTGCTGAACTAAATATAGGAATTTCAGATTCACATTCATAAAACCATTTTTTACCAAGACTATGAAAACCAAACTTTATCGGATAATAGTGAGGATATAAAGTAGGAAAATTCTTGTATTTAGGATTTGTAATTAAATGATAACTTTCTGGAGGAAGAACAATTGCTAATTGTTGTTCTGGTTCTAATGATTTTTGGATATCGTATTGAATATTAACAGTATTTGTTTCTAAATATTTGGAAATATCTGACCATAAAGGAACATTTAACCAAGGATAATACCAATCATATTCAATAGGTTTCCCCACATAATAATCAATAATCCACTGAAGTCCTTTACAAAACTCTTGAATAATCTTTTCTTTCTCGTTAATTAAAAATTTATTATAATAAGTTTCTTTCCATCCTTTCTTTAAAGAATCTGTTTTCATATCAAATATTTCTTTTTCAACAAACCATTGACAAGGGGTTACCTGTATAGGAGCCATTTTCATATCATATTCGGTTGATCTATCTTTATGAACACGATAGAATTTAATTTGATTCTTCTTTTTACAGAATTCTTCAATACCAGATTCCTCCTTTCCACAACAGAGTTTTAAAAATTCACTTACATTTTTCCAAATTACTTTATTCTTAGAATCAACTAAATTCTTATTATATTTTTTAAGAATATCATATAAAAAAGTATGCCCAGCATCTTTAATGGTGAAAGAAATACTATGTGGTAAGAAATCATTTCCTAAGAAACTCATCATCATAATATAATTTAATAGTTTCTGCTTATTATATTCAGGAATAATAATATTTTTAAAACCATTTATATCAAAGAATAAGAATGTAGTATTAAGTTTGTTAACCTCCATTTCCTCTCTCATTAAATATAAAGTATTATCCTCTGAATGTAACATTGATAACAAAATCAAATCAGCGTCTAAACCATAGACTAATATAGTATTACCATTTATCTTCAGATTACGAATATAAGACATAATTTTATGCTCTCCTTCACCTGGTTCATCAAATCCAGATAACGACCATCCATTATGAGATTTACATAAGTGTTCTAGAGCAGCATGTAGCTTCTTCATAAATACTGTGCCTGGAGTAATGGCATTTGAATCCCATCGCACTTCATCAACTGCTCTTACTTGTTGTTGAACTTCATATTGTGCCAAGACAATTGATTTGAACCGTCTTAGACGCTGTTGTTTCATTTTAGCCATTGGAACAACACCATCTACGGCAAGAAAAACTTCTTCACAATGACCTGAATTCTTCCAAATAAACTCAATATATTTACAAGTTTCTTCGATAATAATTCTTTCATATTCTTCTAAATTTGTCCCATCATATTTAGCCTTTCCAAGACAATTGTAAATAATACAATTTAAATCATAGCATAAAATCTTTTTACCTTTTGATTCATATTGCTTTTTTAGTAAGGAAGAATGTTTTTCTATAAGAAAACGATAATATGAGGGAATACCCATAGTTCTATATGGTATACCAAATGAATCCTTATATCACTATAGGAAGATGTCATCGACAAATATATTCGAGCATATAAAAGATATTTTTATAATGTTACCTGATGGTGTATTATATGGGTCATTTTTTATGGGATTAATAACATTATCACAACAGCATATTGTATTATTTTTATCATTACTAGAAGGTTTATTATTATTATCTGGTTTTCAAAGTATTGCTTCTTTTATGAATGGGAATAGAAAAATAGATCCCGAGAAAGGCTGTAATAGTAAATTTCATTCCATAACATTTTCTGAGTTAGGTTCTGTATTACGTTCGGATTCTATTTCATATGGTGTCTACATACTAGCACTTGCTTCTAGTTATTTTGTTTCCGCATCAACTGTTCTAAAACCCGAATATGAAGTTCTTCATTCTTCATATATAACACGTTCATATATAACAATGAGTTTATTAGTTGCAATAACATTAATATATGTTTTTTTCCGAATATATACGAATTGTGAATCAATCACTTCGGTATTTATTGCTTTATTCTTAGGCACTATTGTAGGATACTTTTTAGTATATCAGAATACACATTTATTAAATATGAATTCAATAAACTTCTTAGGAATACCATTATTACGAAATAAAACTGCTGACAATGAACCAATTTATATATGCTCTCAATAGATGAATTTTATTCAGGTTCTTAGAAGTAATACTTTATATTTTTTATTAAGTTTACCATTATTAATTATTTTATATGAATTTTTTCTTTCTTGTTCTTTGGGAAATCGTAGTGTAATTATATTACTTATAGGACAATTAGTAATAGTTCCTATTGTTTCTTTATTAATTACATTTCTTCATAGTTTTACAAATACTCCTTTTGGTAATGGATTTTGGTTACTTATATCTTGGGGTGTATTCTGTAGTTTCTATTATATATTTACTCTTGATTTAAATGGTAGTTCTACGGTTTCATAAATATACTATATGTATAGATGGATATTGGTCGATGGATAAAAGATAATCAATTATTGTTTGGACTAGGTGTTACTGTAGTTCTTTTAGTTATTATTGTAATTGTATTATCAGTATATGTTGGATATGCTGCGAAACCAATTATTATCCCTGGTCCACCACCAGCAGCACCATTACCACCTATTGCATCATTTGGAGAATTAATAAATTCTCCAAATTGGAAATGGATATGGCCTGTAATTACTGCGATACCTATACTAGTTATTACTTATTTCAATTGGAGAATAATGTTTAGAAAAGAATTTAATAGTCCTATATCAAGTGATATATGTTCTATAATTCCTGGAACAAATAATGATGTAACACGTATTCCATCTTATTATTTTGCGAATATATCGTTCTTCATTTCTTACCTATTTATGAATGCTCTTTCAAATTTTAATATGAAATCGGAGGCTGATGTAGATAAATCATTAGTAGATAATCGCCAATACCGTTCTGCTGCTACTATGTTTATATTAATATTTGTATTTATTGCCTTAATATTACTACGTTATAATACATCAAATTGTGATTCTATCATAGGTATTCTTCTAACCATATCAGTATTTACAGCGTTTGGTTTATTATGGTATAAAGTAGCAGAGTATTGTGGAGCAAAAGGCAGCGATTTAATGGGGATTTCTCAAAATATTGTTTCATCAAAAGCAAAAGCGCCTGTTGTATGTAAAAGAAAAAGTTCTTAAAAACGTATAGAACTTCTCAACTTTTGTAAAGATAATAAAAAATCTCTTAGAACATCAGGACTAATATATTTATATAAAATATAGGTTTTGAATAATAATTCAAGTTCTTTAATATAAGAAGTTAAATTATTTGATTTATAGTTTTTGTATGCTAAAAAACCATCTTTTGTAAAAATCATTTTATCTTTTTCTTTATTGATTTCATTATGTAAATTATAAAAATATTCGATAGAATACTCTTTTAAATCATAATATTCTACAACTCTTTTATGTTTTAAAGCATAATCATAATAATGTTTTCTACAAACTTTACATGGTAACAAAATACCAATATGTTTTGTAAAATTATTATAATAATTTATTTGATCTTTCTGTAATAAAGCGTTTGTTTCATTCCCAAGATGAACCGAACATATGTGTATTATTTTCCATAAAATAGGACCCCATTCATTTGGATTTGCCATTATTCTATAGTTTCATTTTTTGGAAAAAATTGTTACGAGTAATTTTAAATTAGTAATTTTTATACAAATGAACTCTATACCAATTGATAGAACAATATACCAAACTCTTGAAAATATCTTTGAAAGTCAGATAAAAAAGTTAGCAATAGATATTGCGAAAACTCTTCATGTAGATGTTAAACCTCTTATTCAAGCAATAAGAAAAGATAAAATTACAACATATCTTTATGAGGAAGATCATGATAAAGATATTGATGAAATGAAATGTTCTGCTTATGTAAAAGAAGGATTGATATATTCTAAATGCTCAAATCCAATTATCTTTAAAGAATCTTATTGTCCAAAACATATGTTAAACCACATTGATACAATTCCAAGTTCAAAAGAGTTAGTATTAATTTACGGACCAGATAAAAAAGAATATTATATTGATTCTGATAAAAAAATTTATGATAGGTATTTAAATGTATTAAATGGTAAAGTTATTGATAATAAAGTTTATATATTCTCTATAGATTCTTGAATACTCTTCATATCAAATTTAGATGTATCATATTTTTTAATCAATTCTAATTCAAAATCAAATGTTGTTGAAGGATATTTTTGAATATATTCTTTTACAATAGATTCTTTATGAGATATAAAACATTCACTATCTTTATTTACCCATATGCTAAAGAATTTCTCAAAACTAGGTTTCTCTCCAATCATCAATATACCCTTTCCATGACTTTTCTCTTGTTCTTCTAAAGACCATTCATCTGGAATATCATCATAAAAGTATTGATTACAAAATTCATCATATTTATGTGCATCTTCTTTAAAAGCCTTGAAGGAACCAAAGATATTTACAATTTCATTATGTATAGTTTGTTCTTCAATCAATTTATCAGAATTATATATTTCTGGTAAATTTGTTTCTTCAACTGTCATTAAACCTCTGGTAGTCTTACCATACAAACATTCTTTTGGTATAGAATATGCTCTACCTTTTCTAGAACCATATGTTGATTTCCAACACTCAATATATATATTCATATTGGAATCCATTTTTTCAAGAGGTTTAATTCCTTTTTCAACAGTAAGATCATCCATACATAGAATACCAATAATAGTAATCTGACGATATAGGAGAAGAATATAATCTAATTTACTGATTGCTTCAATCACACTTATAATAAAAGAAGGATTATCAAATTTTATATATATGACTTGTTCAATAATTTCTTGAAACGATATATCTTTCCATAACTCTATACTATGTTGCCAAGATTCTAAATACTTCCCATACAATGTGGCACGAAACCAATTATCAATCTTTGGATTTGAATGTGTCATATCTTTTGATAATTTATAAAGAGTTTTTTTCATTTTATATGTTTTCTCTAATGAACCGTTCAACAATATATAGGGTAATGTATTATTACGTTCTTGAATAGAAGCAAGAGCATATGTTGTCTCTAAAGATGGTTTATGAATATCAAGTAAGATATTAAGATTTCCTAAACCAATACTATAAAACCAAGAGTAAAAGAATATCTGTTGAAGGGTTAATGACTCATTACAATCAAGTAATTCTTTTGCCCAATATACAGATTCTTTAACTAATTTATTAGATTTATTAGATTTATTAGATTTATTATGTATACTATACTGAAGAGCAGCCTTTACATCATTGATGTAATAAAAGTTTCGTGTATACATATTAAAGATTGTATGATAATATATAATAGAATAAAAATTAAATCAATTTTTTATAAATATATAAATATTAAGTATGTCATTCCCCTTTAAAAATAATGCTGATTTAATCCTACCCGGACTTTGGTTAGGAAATGGAAAAGCATCTATGGACGAAGACTTTTTGAAAAAGAATGATATTACCGTTGTCTTTAATTGCACAAAGGATTTACCATTCCATTCATCTATTAAACGTAGATATCGTGTGCCTGTAGACGATAATTTACAAGCAGAAGAAATTCGTAACTTGGAATTATGGTCTTATGAAATTATTTTTAAATTAACAAAAGAGCATAATTTAAATAATGTATTAGTTCATTGTTACGCAGGGATGCAACGTTCCGCTGCTGTTGTTGCGATGTATTTAATCGCTCATAACAGAATGAAAACAGATGAAGCAATATCTTTTTTAAAAGAGAAAAGAACTATTGTTTTTTTACCATTTCCAAATTTTTACGATGCCATTCAGGGATTTCAGAAGAGTTATGAGAAGAATATTCTTCCATCACTGATGGATTCAATGTAAGCACCGCTTCTTTTCTATAATATTGATTTTGTGGATAGATTTTTCCTTTATAAGTAAGAATTCTTCCTCTTGGATTACTCACAAAAAGAACAGAACCTTCTTCACCTGTTGATAAAAAATATCTTCTTGTGTATTCAATCGGTAAATGATTGTGCCCAACTATCCACGCAATCACAGGTTTTGTAATTAATTTTTCTAAATCAGGTTCTGCGATACTCTCTGATGGATTTTTAACAATATCTTCTTCGTATAACCAAGTGAATGGAGCATAATAGGATACAATTAAAAGAGGATATGGGGATATTTTCACAATCTTTTCTAAGAAATCTTTGTTCTCATCAAACATCTCATTATGTTTTCGTGTCATAAGAGGAAGACCAACCACCAGTATAGTATCTTTCAACAAATAATAATTCATATGGAGAACCCGAATATTTTTAAATGTGGAGCATATTTTTAAAAAAGTATCAAATGATTCTTTCATTTCACAGATTCCTGGAATATATAAAATCGTTTCCCACAGTTCAGAAATATATTCTAAAAATTTGTAAAAATTTGGATGACTCGGAATACATATATCTCCACAAAGAACTAATATAGGAGCCATAGGTTGTAGCGTTTCATCATATGTTGCTTTTGGCCATAATTCTATATGAAGATCTGAAGCATATTGAATACGCATCTACTAAACTAATTGATTTTCATTTAAACGTAAATTAATCAAGGCTTTAGGATTATAAGAATTATTATTCACATTATTAAACGTTGTAAAAGGATTTGTTGAACAAAATACATCAGAACTATAACCTAAATGATGTGACATTGATGTATCTCCAGCACCAGATAACCAGATTTCAATAGGTTTGCGTAACATATGTTCAAAATTACTACTATCTAATTTAGATCTTATATGACAAGTATTCAATATTTTATGAGGTAAATGATGTGATAAAACTATAGAGCGATAATTATTTTTAATTGTATTGTTAATATAATCAATATCTTCTGAATTCCAATTTAATATATCATACCCCATTAATTGACCTAAACTACTATGGCGTCTCAACCAAATATTATTATATTCATATAAACATTGATGCTTCATATACGGGTGTTTTGACCATAAAGTAGAACCGATTAGTTGTATATCAGTATTTGGAATTACATAATGAGTATTATTTAAAATTTTAATATTACTATAAGATTCTTTTAGAGTGTAAAGTTCGTTTAAACATACTTTATAATTTTTTGGTTTTATTGAAGAGTATTCGTATGGTCCAGGAATTAAATATACTTGATTCCAGTTATAAGATATATATGTTAGAAATTCTCTATATATATCAATAGATTTCTCTGTATCTAAAGAACTAATATTTCCTAACAAGGCAAGATTTTCAGAACAAGGTTTTAGTATAGTTTGAAAATATTTTTTTTTCTGTAAATTCAGAAAAAGGTTACTCGCATATTGTAAACTATATTTCATTTAATATATAATACTGCTAGTGGTTTAAATAGTTACCAATAACAACCACCTTCAATCTTCTTAAATCCAACCGGTTTACAACTATCTGGGGGAACAACCCATGCATCATTAAAAAATTTACTTATTACTGGATGTGTTTCCCATCGTTTTCCTCTTATACCAAATAGGAGTTGAACTGCACCACCCATTACAATACATTGAATACCCATATGTCTTAATCTAGAAGCGATAATCATTCCTAAAGCACCACATCCAATAATAGCAATATCAATATTATATCTTTCTTCTTCTACTTGTTTCACTATTTGTTCAACAGCGGTAAACCAATTATTTACTTGCCAAGATGCTTCATTATTTTCTCCAGCGATATTTGGAGGAAAATATGTTTTAATTGGGACCCATTTCGTAGAACTTGGTAGAAATGATTCTGTATTTTCAGGCCATATTGCTTTTGATAAATATGTTTGTTCTTCACAAGTATTCGCAAATGAATTAATAATTGCTACTGTCTTTTTTGCTAAAAAAGAAGACCATCTTAAATGAGGCTTTACATAATATGGTTCTAAATTACGTAACATAATCTTTTCTCTTCTAGGAATTATAGAATCTAGAATGTATTTTTCTTCATGTTTTAATGGTTCATACCATCCTTCCGCAATCATATTACAGGATTCTAAAGAATTTTTGTATGTTTTTACCCATAAAGATACAGATTCTTGTGTTGCTGGGAATACTCCAGAAAAAAGTTCTAATCGTTTCATTAATTGTTCAGGAAATACAGAATTATTTAATGAATACGCCAAGACTTCAAGTTCTGTGGAACCATTTCTTCCAATTAAAAAAGGTTCTTTACTTTTAAAGAGATTACATATCTTTTCAGCGTTTTCTTCCATTCTAACTTACATTAGGTTTAAAATCTTTATTACGCCAAGGATTAAATCTGGGTTTAGAAGAAGGAGAAGGAAAAGAAGAAGGTTCTAATTCTTGAACTGGTGCAGGAATAGGTGTTGGTGCTCTTACAGGAGAAGGTTCTTTATAAAATTCTAAAGAAACTTCATCTCCTTGACAAAGAACAATACTTGCTGGTGATATATTTTTTACAAGAAAGAGTATAGTAATTTCATCAATTTGAATATGAATTAATTTATTTTTTTGTAGAATACCTAACTTCGTTAATTCAATCTGTAGAATCTCATCAATATTTTCAATTCCAGAAATATCGTCAAATGGTTCTAAAACAATATGGTTTGAGTTATCAAATACATCTGCTGGCATCCACTGAACTTCTAAAAGTGAGCCAGAACCATCTTCTTCAATATTATCTAACATCCATTGTGGAACAAATAGAGGTTTTATATCTTCATTGCTATCAATACTTATAGGGTTGCCAAGAGCACAAATCCATGATTTCTCTCCATTTATAATACGAGCAAATACTCTTGAAGATTCAAAGTCATTTGTTACACGTAACCATTCTTTCTCATCAAGATAACAGTTATAAGATGATAGGGCTTGGTCATGATATATGGTAGAATATATCGAATACATTTTAATACTGAATATTTTGAAAAAATATATATCAATTTTTTTTCAAAGAATTAAGTAAGATGAATCTAAAAAAAACTAGAAAAAGAAAACAAAAAGGAGGAAAAACTTTTTTTACTTCTACTACTAAAAATACATCTTTACAAAAAACGGGTAATAAAAATCAATGTCAATGTTCTTCATCTTGTATGCGTAAATGTTTTGGAACAACATCATTTTGTGAAATGCATCAAGATAAATGCTCAAGGGTTTCACCATTATCCGGATATGAACCCGATTATAATCCAGATTTGTGGAATAAACATTTTAAAATTAAAGAAACCCATAATTGTTTTGCTTATTCTTTTAACATTAATGATAATAAACAAATAGCAAAATGTAACAATTCTAATTGCGATATACCATTTCATCAACCCGGATTGGCATCAGGATATCCAAATTTTTCATCTAAACTACCAAAAACATGTCCCAATATCATGGCACGTCTATTTGGTGATAATCCATTTATTAAAATGGTTACATTTAAAGAAAAATGTCCCACTGAAACATCAAAAATTGCTTTAATAGTTGATCAAAATGAAGATTATCATTTTGTAAGACAAGATTCAAATGGCTTATGGTCTCATAAACCTGGAGCAAGAAAAGTAACAAATCGTGATGCTTCAAGTCGTTTAATTTATGATCCTGCTTTAGCAGATTTTAATTATAAAGAAACAAATAAGAATAGTGATTTAAATTATGATATATTTTGTTCTTATATGTGCGTTCCTAGAACAAGTCAAGTTAAGCTAAAAGCGAATGAATGATTATTTTCTTTGTGCTCTTCTTCTTTCTACCCAATCTAATCCATAGTCTTGATAAATACTATTGAATGGATCCATAATTGCTAATGCTTCTACACAATCAATGCGTTCTTTAGGATTCGTATTTACCATTTTACGTAAAATATCTAAAGTAACTCGTTTCTTTAATTTCCATTCAGAACTTTCAATAAATGGAAAAGAAAAAATTAATTTACTTAATATTTGAACAAACATAACACCAATAGACCAAGAATCAAATCCAGTATAATATAATCGCCAAAATTTTACATAATCACGATTTTTAAAAGCAACACTTCCTTTAAAAAATGTTGCTAAATCACTAATTTGTTTCTTTACAGGAATACCTAATACCTTTTGAATTATGCTAAAAATACGTTTTTGTGGCATTATATAATTTACAGTATCTTCAAAACTATAACGATATGGCTCATACATAGCAGTTAAAAATGTAACTTCGGGTGGTTCTGTGGTAGACGCTTCCGGTTTTAAAACCTTCCAGCGACCATTGAAAATTGTATCAAGCGAAATATCTTTTCTTAAAAAACTTTGACCAAAATCAATCAATCTGGGAATATTATATTTATCAACTAAAACATTTTTACTATAAATATCATAATGAATAACACCATTTAATAACATTAAACTTCCTGCTTCCAACAAATGACGGAATAAATTAAAGAAATGTATTTCTTCTTTTACACCCAAAGCAATACCATATAAATCTTTTCCTCCGTATGGCATAGCCATTTGAATAACGTGTTCATCTTTCTTAGATTCTTTTAAAAAATCACATTTACTTATATCAACATCTTCTTGATTATCAAGAACTTTAGGAACACATGTTAGATCAGGTTCAGGTAATAAAAAATAATGTTTTGCTTCCTTCACTTTACTTAATGCTTTTTGAGCAGTTATTTCTCTATTCATATCATCTTTCATTGTTAGTTTCCCAACCTTTGATTTTGGTATTTGTTTTTTTTTACATAAAAGAGGTGGTTGAAATACACAACCATATGTTCCTTCACCAATGAGTTTGCCTCCTTCCATTTTAAACTATCCTATTATTATACTTTTAAATCAATAGATGGAAGGAATCAAACAAATGGTTCTACCCGGGACAATCTGGATAGCAATAGGATTATTAATAGTATTACTTCTATTTGATATACTATCACCAAAAACTTTACAAGAAGGCTTTGTTATAATGGTTGGTAAACAACCAATTAAAGTAATTGATGATTCTGGAAATTATTTTTCAACCTTTTTTCCAAAGCGAGGTGATGTTGGTCCTCAGAAAGAAGAAAAAGGTTATATTCAAGATCCACGATATTTTAATGGTTATGTTGATGTCCAACGTCTAGGTTTTACTCACGATTATTGTCGTGTAATCACACCAGGATTAATGGATGATACGTTTGTTGCTTGTGCTTTATCAGGAACAAATGGAACACCAACAACATCTTATAAATCGCAAACAGTGAAACAGGGTTTGAAGTTAAGTCGTGATGATTATATGAGAGATATATACAATGAAAATCGTTATGCTTACTGTAGAATTTTAAAGAAAGATACTTCTTTTCAACCATTATGCTTACGAGCAAAAGAATTTGGATTTGGCGATAAAGATGAAGTAGATCCGAATCCCCCAGAAAATATTGTAGAATTGCTAGAATTTTATGATGGTTGTGTATCTTGGTTACGGCTCTACGATGATATGGTAGATTATACAAAGAATTTGATTGTGAGTAAAGCAGGTGGAATCAGTATTCCAGAAGAGCCAAATCCATCTGTTACAAATGGAGTATCCTTTAACGGTATAGATCAATTTATACGAATTTCAGATAATCCAGATTTAACGTTAGGACGTGTAATTCATCTAAGAAATGTAAGAGCATTTAGTGTATGGGCTTATTACGATTCATTCGCAAATAATTCTCATATCTTTGACTTTGGTAATGGAGCAGGAGATGGAAATATCTTTTTAGGAATTCTTGGTTCTGGAGATCCTGAAGGAAATACAAATGAAGAGAGACCTTTGTTATGTGGTAATCAACAGAATACATTACCAAATTATCCTCAAAAGGGTGGTCCGAAAGCCTGTTTAGAAACAACTCCTCAAAATCTAATGTTGTTAAAAGCGAATGTTAATGAATATGAATGTAATATTTTTGATGTGCCTCCAGATTATTCTCAGATTCAAGAATCACAAAAAAAGATTGAATCAAAACCCACTAGAGCAACATTGTTATACGAGATTTGGGATGGAAAACAGAGAAAAATGAGAATTAAAGTGAATAAAGTTATTCCTCTGAAAAAATGGGTTCATATTGCTATAACAGCAAAGACAAATGATTCTTATAGACCTGATGTAGCAGTTTATATAAATGGAACACAAGTTTTTGTAGAACCATCTGGTCATCTACCACAAACGAAAGGGTCAACAAATAACTATTTAGGAAAATCAAATTGGTCAAATCAAACAAGCAGATATGAACTTCGTGATGAATTATTTAATGGTAAAATATTTGATTTCAGAATGTATAATTCTATTCTATCAGAACCCAAGATAAAGAAGACAATCGTTTGGGGTCAGAATAAACTAGGAATAAACTAGATAGAATGGGCTTCTTTTTTTCAAAACCTGTAAGTTTACCTCCTTTACCTTCTCTTCCTCCTATTCCTATAGTCACTAATTCAGCAGATGTAAAAACATTAACAGATACATTTCTAAAAGAGTATCCAGAAATAATGACTGCTTATAATAATTTATCCGCACAGAAACATTTGTCAGATTCACAGAGGATAGAAATACAAGGTAAATATGTAATGGAACTAAATAAAGTTCCGGTTCCAACACTAAATCAATTCTATACATTTATGATTTCATTAATAAAACAATATAATATTAAAGTTGAACCGACAGATACTCAGATACAAGATTTAATGCAAAAATTTTTAACAAAATATCCAGGGATGGCTCCATACATGGAAAATATACAAGGTCTAACAGATGCCCAGCAATCAGAAGCAAATGGTCAAATAGAAATATTTATGAATTCATACCCTTTAGGAACAGAAGATGATATGTATAAAATTGTTATAGATGTATTTAAAAAATATAATTTACCGGTTCCTACTTTAACACAAGCACAAACAGAAACAACAACATCTGCTTCTAATAATATAACAAATTTTAAAGATTATGGAAAAATATCTATGAAAATGGAACCTTTTATTAATAAAAGATGTTTAATAGAAAAAGAATATTCCTCCTTTTTTAGATGAGTTCTAAAAAAGTTGACAAATAAATTATGTTCCTCCTTTTTTAGATGAGTTCTAAAAAAGTTGACAAATAAATTATGTTCCTCCTTTTTTAGATGAGTTCTAAAAAAGTTGAAACAAAAACTCGCAAAAATAATAGCACAAGTAAAATGAATAAACTTTCAGAAGATCCTGTTAATTATTTGAAGACAAAAACGAATGATGAAATCGCAGATATTTTAAGAAAAGCATCTTTTGAATATTACAAGGGAACACCTATTATTACAGATGATATCTTTGATATTGTAAAAGATTATTTGGAGAAGAAAGATCCCACAAATCCTGTGCTAAAAGAGATAGGTGCTCCAACATATGGTGAAAAAGTGGATTTACCATATTGGATGGGTTCTTTAGATAAAATTAGAGAGAATGAAGCATCTTTAGATAAATGGAAAGAAAAACATCCTGGTAAATGTGTAATAAGTGAGAAGTTAGATGGCAACTCTGCTTTACTTGTTGTAAAAGATAAAACATTTAAATTGTATTCAAGAGGCGATGGTATTAAAGGACAAGACATTAGTCATTTAATACCACTTATTGCAGGAATGCCCGATGCTTTACCAGGAGGTTTAGCAGTAAGAGGAGAATTGATTATTAAAAAAGTGGATTGGATAAAGTTACATGCGAAAGGAAAAGGAGCAAATGCTCGTAACGCAGTAGCAGGTGTAATGCATTCTAAGAAACCTGATCCAGAATTAGCAGCAGCAACGAGATTTGTTGCGTATGAACAATTACATCCTCGTGTAAAAATGAGTGAATCATTAGAGGCTCTAGAAAAATATAAATTTAAAGTGGTTCATAACACCATAATGAATAGATCTGATTTATCAATGGAGACACTGTCAAATTATTTAATGAAACGAAGAGAAAAATCTCTTTATGAAATGGATGGAATTGTTGTATATCATGATGCAGAGCACAATCAAATAAGTGGTAAAAATCCATCTTATGCTTTTGCTTTCAAAAGTTTGCTCACACATGAAGAAGCAGAAGTGATTGTAAAAGAAGTTGAATGGAATGCTTCGAAAGATGGATTTCTAAAACCTATTATTAAATTTGATCCTGTTACTATTGCTGGTGTAAGCATACAAAAAGCAACAGGATTCAATGCTCAATATATTGAAAAGAATGTAATTGGTCCAGGTTCTAGAATTGTTATTATTCGTTCAGGTGACGTTATTCCTCACGTTCATAAAATTTTATCAAAATCGGCAAATGAAAAACCATCATTACCTCAAATGGAATTTGAATGGAATGATACACATGTTGATATTATATTAAAACATACTTCTGATGATAAAGATGTTATGGTAAAACGTATAATATATTTTACAAAAACGCTAGAAATGAAAGGTGTTGGTCCAGGGATTGTAGAAAGACTTTATACAAATGGTATAAATACATTTAAAAAATTCATTCATGTATCAGTTGAAGAACTTTTAAAGATGGAAGGATTTCAAAAGAAGTCAGCGGAAAAGGTTGTGAGTGAAATACATGAATCTGTTAAGAACGCAGATTGTTTAACATTAATGACTGCGTCTAATTTATTTGGTAGAAGTATCGCTGAGAAAAAGTTAAAACTTATTTTAGAAGCATTTCCTGAAATACAGATACCTACTGGTAAAAAACCAACAGAATCAGAACTATCGAATATATCAGGAGTTGGTGAAGTTACGGCGAAACAGTTCCTAGAAGGTTTACCATTATTCTTTGACTTTATGAAAGAGTTAGGATTGAATTGTAAAGTGATCACTCTAGAAAAGGTGGTTGTTCCTAAAGGTAAAAGTTTAGAAGAGTTAATTGTTGTTTTCACAGGTGTCAGAGATAAAGAGTTGGAACAGGAAATTGAAGCAAGAGGTGGTAAAGTTGGCTCTAGTGTTTCATCAAAGACAAAAGTTCTTGTAGCAAAAGACCCTTCCGAGGATTCAGGTAAGATTAAGACAGCAAAAGAACTTGGTATTCCAGTTGTTAGCCTTGAAACATTTAAGAAAAATTATATGTAGTTATTAGGTTCAATGAATGATTCATCTTTGGGGTTACAAAGTCCTCATTCAGAAAAAATAAATAAATTATTATTTTTATTAGCAAGAGCAGATTTTCAACACGATTTTTCAAAAGTTAATCTAGATAAGATTCTAGAAAAATTAAGTTCAACACAAAATATTAAAACACCAAAAACAGATACTTCGTGGATAAAAAAGGATATAAAAAAATTTGATTCAAAAGATGTATTTGAATATTTTAAGAGTAGTAATATTCTTACACCATATACAACTGTTGAATCTATTTCAGAAAAACAAGCATTAGATCTTATTATTGGTAGCAGATTAACTGATATACAAACTGGATTAAAACAAAATGAAGAAGCATATGGATTATTGGATGCTAAAAAAACTTTAGATCCACCAAAAAATGTTTCTTTACCAATAAATATAGAAGATGAAATAAAAAGAAATTATACATATTCTGCCTACCCCGTAAAAGTTAGAGGGCAGCATTTAAATTTACCTTATGTTTTTACTCAATTATCCTCTACTGGCAAAAGAGAATTTGCTTTTCTAGTTGATTCTTCTTTCTTTTGTTTTTCAACACTAAGAAAACAATCCATTCTAAAAACTCTTGTAGGAAATATTACTGATGAAGATAGAAGACAAAATTATACATTTTATATTATAAGGAATAATGAAAATATAGCAGATTCCGCATATAAATTAGATACATTTTTTGAAGGAAGAGAAAATATTAAGATTAAATTTTTAAGAGATAAAAAAGAAAATAAAAGTATTTATCCTTCTTTATCTAGTAATGAAAAAAATCAAAATATAAACTTATATTCTAGAGCAGAGATTATTACAGAAAAAAAAGAAGTAGTAGGATTTGGTCTTGATGAAACAAAAACAAATATTGATGGTAATGTAACATTTTTTACTTCTGATAAAAAAACAAAAACAAAACAATATACAGATCTTCACGATATTGGTTCTATTCCTAAAGCCTCTTTTCTTTCTTTACAAAAAAGCAATGAATTACAGTCGAATAATGATGATGAAGCATTAATTCATTTATTATTTAAACGTTCTGGTGATTGGTGCCAAGCATTGAGTTTATTAGATAGAACACGTGTCTATGAAATTTATGATTATGATACACAACAAAATGAAGGAGAAACAAATATTAATCATTTAAAAGAAAATGGTGTTGATGTTGCTCTTGTAACACACGATAGAATTTTATTAGCGTATTCTTTATTATTGGGGTTAAATGTATTCTTTTCTACAAAGTTAGAATCTACTGGAAAATCAATAGTTGATTCAGATGAAGATCATAAAAGTATTGTATGGAATATATATTTTAAAAATACATCTGATATTGGTAAGATTGATACAAAAATATATAAACAAATTAACACAGCATATTTTAATCATCTAGAAACTTATGAAAAAAAAGCAGATGAAATACGTGAAAAGGCTATACAGGATTTATATGCTTTGGCATTAGATGAGACACCTGATGATTATAGTATGAATCCAGTAAATAAACCAAATAAAGGCACATATATAGATTTCTTAGTAAATTTTATAAAAGGAATAAGAAAACAATTAAGAATTTTAGCCAATTTAACATCATCTCAAATCTTAAAAGGTGAAATAAAAAAATTAAAAGAAGTATATGGTAAAATAAAACCAATGAATGGTGGAGGAAAAACAGGAAAAACAGGAAAAACAGGAAAAACAGGAAAAACAGGAAAAACAGGAAAAACAGGAAAAACATTACAACAAAAGAAAATAATGGTAGAACCACTTATACAGAAAAAAACACAAACACAAAAAAAAATAAAATTATCAAATTTAGATGAATTTATAGAATATGAGCAAAAAATAAAAAGTAATTTTATATCAGAAAATGGTGACAAAATTTTAAATATAAATGATTTAGTGAATAAAATTAATACATTACATACTTTAAATGAGAGATTAGATACATTATATACAAGTGAAGCGGAAGATACAATAATAATACGAGAGTATTTTACAAAGAACTATGAACCTTGGAATGATCTATTAGAAAAAATGAAAGATGATTATGAATCAGCAAAAAACTTATTGAAAGATGAATTCTCTGATATTATTTATGATATTATTCCATATATAAATGAAATAATTTACAATGGTTATACTATCACAAAAAATAGAGATGAAAAACTGAATTTATGCTATTTATTATTACAGTTAAGAAGAACTCTTTCACGAACAGATTTAGTTCTACCAGAACCAACAAGAATAGGTAAAGATAAAGGAGAAGCATGTCGTTATATTGAAAATAGATTTGTCCCTGGTGTAGGAGAAGGTCAAAAAGGAGGTGGTGATTCTGACATTAAAGAGATATATGATATGATTCTAGATTTGAAATCAGAACCACGTTCAACAAAATATGTAAACGATGATTATGGTAATTTTTACTCGGTAATAAATGATATCTTCATAACAAAAGATAATATTAAAATGATTATAAACTGTATTTACAACATACATTTTAAAAAGATAGTGCCAAAAAAGGATGATATGCAAATGATAGAATATATTTGTATAAGATTTTTAATATATTATTTAGATGATATTTATACAAGACTCTTTTCATTATCTGGCGATAATGAAGAATATGATGAAGATATTTATTTTCAATATCTACGTATAAGAGCAGAGTTAGATAATATTAATCATTATACATATAAAGATGGTAATAAAACATATCATGGTATATTTACATTAGTTCAAATATATGAGAAAAATAGATATAAATGGAAAGGTAATTATTTAGAAGATTTTATCTCAGGTTTAAGAACAGAAGGAAAAGGTTTACAGAATGTATATGAACGTTTGTTAAAACAACATAATGCTTTACATAGTAATTTTCAAAATACTATTATGCTAACTAAAAAATTAATTGGAACGCAAAGAACAAGAAAAACAGCAAAACCAACAACAGTAAGAAGAAGAACACAACAAACAAGAAAAACACAAAGAACAAGAACACAGCAAAGAAAATATGAGCAAAGAAGAAAAACACAACAAAAGCAAAATGAAACAGGTGAAAATATGAATGACAGTAATTTAACTCGGTAGATCAAGTGGTTGTAAAGCAGCAATTCTGTTATCCTTCAAGATATTATCAACCTTTCGAATAGATTGCCAAGACCATTCTTTATCAATTTGAGGAACTGCGCACATCATAATATTTCCTGTCTTAACAAGATTATCATTAATGTAAATACGTAAAGTATGACACTCTTTAATAAACTCTGACAGAAGTTTATTAACAGTTACAAGAAAATTAGTATACTCTAGAGATGGAGGTATAGTCTTATTGATCTTGGAATATTCATTATACTTAAGAAGCATCTCTTGATAAAACTTATTAAAATTATCATTAGAGACGGTTACAAATGTTCTTAATACCAAACCAATTTGCTGTTTCTTCTCAAAATTATTCTCTTTCAAGAACATACTTTGCTTCCAAGCATCTTCTTGAATACGATTTAGAAGAAAGTCACAATGAAGGAGTTTGAACATATTTACATCTCGTGTATTAGGATACAATGGAAGACGAGCGTGTTCCATATCAGATAAACACCTATGAATTGTAGAAATACTTGTTCTATCTTTGGCACCTACAAAAGGAATATTTAGTAGACGATAAAGTTCAGTATATCCTACATTCTCACCACAAGCAACTGCTTGATTGGGATTTGGTTGAACTTGGCCATTGTTATTACGTCTTACCCATTCATAATAATGAGGGTTGTGAATCACTCCTGAGATAATTGATCCTGTATTCCAAGAGAAAGCAGTTGCACAACCATCATTGACGCAAAACATCTGATCACACCCATCAATCTTAGAGATACGAATACCACACTTGGGACAAGGACGAGTATCTTTACGAATCATCATTACAGTATCTACATCCTCTTTCTTACAGACGTGATTATCATCGTTCTTTTCACTCTTAATAAGCATACAATCCTTACAAACAAATGTAGAACAAAGTTCACACTTGTAGGAAGATGAGAGAAAGCCTCTACATCCTTCTTTAATACACTTGAGGATAAACTCCTTCTTTTCCTTCACCTTGGAACCAGTATCATAATAGATATCAGATTGATTTGTAAATTCATTACTAAGTTTAGATTGTTTGATATCATGCTTATAATGTATATTCTTATGAATGTTTCTCTTTTCAAGGATTTCATCTAACTGTTTATGATAAGAAGCCTCCTCTTCATTTGTAAGTTGTCGAGTAACAAGAGCAGAACGAACTCGTGACAATTCAGTTTCCACTTTATTCATCTCTTTATAAATATCTGTCATCTCTTTTGTCTGAACTGTCATAATAGCAGATAACTCTTCCATACGCTTCTTTGCTGCTGCGTAACGTTGCATTGTTGGTAAAAGAGCCTTCTCACGATTTAGAATCAAAATCTTCTTATTCTCTCTCCAAGGACCAGTGCGGAAAGACTTTGTCATATTCATATCAAGAAACTCTCGGTTCCATCCAGTGCGACAACTCATACAATGTGCGTCTACAATTTGAGTTAAAAGATACTTTTGCGTGCATCCTACACAAGAGTGATAATTACAATAACCACAGGAAATCTTCTTACGAGAAATGGTTGCATTGTATTTTTCAATGCAAACGCCACACGTGTCAGAGGATGCCATAGTAGTTGAATACTATTTTATTTTGGGAAAAATTGGTTCAATTTTTTATAAAAATCCTTATTTTTTATTTCAATAAAGAAGCACTAGAAACAGGTTCAACAACCTTAATATCAAATGGTATTCTATCAACAAATTCATGAATATCAGGAGTATTCAAATACACAGGTAACGCCTGTGGTTTAGGAAAACCATTAAATTCATTCGCGGTGGCATTGGTATAAGAACCCATTTGAGGAAACCATAGCCAATCTCCAACTTCTAACTCTTCCATAGATTCACTACGAGCAATAACATCTACTGAATCACACGTGCGACCCATTAATAATCCTTTTGTTCTTGGTCTAGGAGAAGAATCCTCTTTTAAAGGAATACGCATCCATAGAGGTTTACAATGATCAAAAGGAATACAAGAAAATTGTCCATAAAGACTATCATCAATTGTATATCTCCAACCATTGTTCCATCCTTTTTTACCAATTACTTTTACAAAGAAGTCCTGTGATACTGATGAAAAGAATCTTCCAGGCTCTGCGATAAACTTGAATTTAGGATCATACGCATCTTTAATATATTTAACTTTTTTCAAAAAATCTCTTTCATCTGACAGAAATCCTCCACCAATATCTATTGTATTTGCTATATGCCCTTGTGCTTGTAAACCTTTATTTAACATTTTAGCGATCTCAATGGAACTATAATACACTTTTCCATCATTCCCACCAGAACCCACATGAAAACTAATTCCTTTTATTTCTATTCCTTTTCTTTTCGCATAATAACCTAAATCCTTCACATTTGCTAGAGTTAAACCGAATTTACCAGAAAATGGCATTTTAGAAAAACTATCATCTGTAGTGATACGCACATAGGTTCCTCCCTCATATCCTATTTCTAAAAGTTTATCTATCTCTTCAATACTATCTACGACAGTTATAGGAGATCCTATTTCATTTTTAGCATATTCCAAATCAACAAATGATTTACAAGGATTTGCATATACAATACAGTCTTTTAACAAACTTTCTTTTGGTAGAATGTTTTTTATTAATTTTAATTCTTGTAATGAAGCACAATCAAAATTTACTCCATGCGGATAAAGTGTTTTAATTAATAATGGTTCTGGATTGGATTTCACTGCGTAAAATGGTGTTATAAATCCAAGATATTTCTGCCATATGGAGTGTTGATTCCATACTTTATGAGGATAGAAGGCGTAAAATGAATGATTTACACGAGAATTTATAGTGAAATTATTCACTATTTTGCGTAATTCTTTCAATGTGTTTGTATAAGATGGAGAAAGAAATTATTTTTAAGCCGGGTTTATTTTCTTAAACAATTTGTGGATTGTATATTGCGTGTTACAGTTTTTGTTACCATTTTCCTTTTCTTATTATCCAAAACTCGTTCACTTTTCTTATATTTTGTTATTGAATATAAATTTTTCTTTAATTTAATACGTATTTCTCCATTACTAAGATTAATTGGTCTATAACATTTTTTACCATCTGTCTTATGATTCGGTGGACATACACACTTTGGAGGTTGTGGATTCGCCTTACGTTTTTTTTTGTTTGTAAAACTATCAACTTTGAATCCTTCAACTGTGAACGCATCAGGGATTATATAATCATCATAAAATCTATAACCAGTAGCATTATCACCTTCTATTAAACTTATATTACGATATATACAGGTACCATCATCATATGCAGCATTTTCTTCACCATTATCACAAGCATTATATAAATCTAAATCACTTTGTTTTATACAATATGTTCCATCACTATCATCTGTCGAACATTGATTATTAGCACATTGGCTATACGAATTACAAGGCTTTACACATCTGCTCATATTAAGATAATTGACATCAGCTTCTTGTCCTTCTGATTTTACAATTAACATACTATATGGTGAGCCTGTAGGGCACTGATAAGTATATCTGGGGTCATCAAATCCAGCATTGACAATATCAGCAGGTGTTAACCCATCTGCCGTATAACTTTGAAATCCTTCTTTTTTATTTGACAATACATAAATAACCGCAATAATAACCAATATCACTAAAATTAAAATCATATTTTTCTTCAAAAGTTTAAACAATTTCATTCTATTATATATTAAGTAAATGAGTCCTCTTATTCTTTTAGAAGTATGTGCCGGATTTGCTAATCGTTTAAGAGCATTAGTATCGGGAATATGCTATGCGGAAGACTTACATTCTCCTATAGAGATTCACTGGTCACTACATCCAACATGTTGGTCGTATCTTCATGAATGTATTGAAGTTTCATCTTTACCAAGTTTTGTGAGTCTCAGTATTGGCTCAACACTTTATCAACCAAAGATGATTTTTAGACCAGAAGATTTAGAATCAAAACCATTAAAGATAAAATCATATGCTCATTTTTATATAAAAGATCCAGAAAGATTTAATTATCATTTAAGAAAAATTCGTTTTAAAACAGAATCCTTAACAAATAAATCCTATGTTGGAGTTCATATAAGAAGAACAGATCATACAAAATGTATTGAAAATAGCCCTTTAGAGTATTTTATAGATTTTATGAATAAAGAAGATATTTCAACAAAGTTTTATTTAGCAACAGATTGTTTAGAAACAAAAAACAAGTTAAAAGAAATGTTTAAAGAACGCATTTATACAAGTGATATTGTTCTAAAACGCACATCAAAAGAAGGTATAAAAGGTGCTTTACAAGATTTTGTTTCTTTATCAAACTGTTCTAAAATCATTGGAACAAAATATTCATCCTTTAGTGAAATGGCTTCTTTGTATGGTAATATAGAACTACTTCTAAAATAGAAGTAATTCTAAAAAATAATAAAATTGATTATACCTCATTATTTTTATATTTAAAATAAATGAAAAGAAGAATAATTGTTAGGTATCAAGATATTCAAGATATTCAAGATATTCAAGATGTTCAAGATGTTCGAGATATTCAAGAAATAAAAAGAAAAAAAATATTTTCAGAAGATAAGTTAGATACAGATGAGTTAGTAAATATACTATGTAATATGAAAAATATGGCATATGATATAGTAGTAAAGTCTCCAAGAATTAAATATATAGAAACAATTCTTAATCAAGATAAGTAACTAATCAAGATAAGTAACTAATCAAGATAAGTTATTTCAAAAATTAAAATAAACTCTTTATTTTGAGTATCTAAAAGACGATAAAACTCATCTCTTAAACTTACATCTAATAAACTTAATCTTGCTAAAGGTGCCGGTAAGAATTCTAATTCAGGGTAATCCGTTTCTTTATTTAAGAACTTTACACCATTTTTAACATCATCTAAAAAAAGTATACTATAAGGGTCGTGAGGACCTCTTGCGATCTCAACACGATTCAATTCAACAGAAGTATTCACATTTAAATGTAAATACACTTTATTTAAAAACCAAGCAATATCTACCGAATTTGGAGCAGTGAGAGAACCACTTGTATCACTATAATCAATACTAACAAATCCTAACATTCTAGCAGGACATCCTATACTATTTAGATAGTCATTTGTCAATGAATCTACAGTGCCAGTATAATCATCAAATGTATCTAAATATATGCCTGTTCCAAATAAAAAGGAAAAACTATAAGTGCCTGAAATTCTTTTAATCGTTAATTTATTTGTTGTCGTTCCAAATGTTACATCATAACTATTTGCTAAGCCAGAAGCATTAAGCGCACGTTTTAACTCAGTTGCCACAGTAGTTCCATCATATTTACCAGGATTTAATGTAATTGTGTATTGAATACTATTCTCTAAAAATGTGAATTTATTCCAACCAGTATTAATATTATAGAAGTCACCGGGCAAAGTTCCTCCAATTAAACGAACACTTTGTATATTTTTTAAATCTCGTTTTAATCTCCAACGAAATTGGTTTGGGTTTGGATTTGTTACTACATTGCGTTCCCGACTATTTACACAGATTGTTGTTAACCGTGAAACTCTGTTTCTTTGTGGTAATAGAATTTGTTGCCCAGAACTTTTTCCTATCGGTTGAGAATCTAAGTGCTGCGTTCCAATACTTTTTTGTTCTGTATATGCTTTTGGTCTATCCATATCCATACTAATATATTTATTTTATATTATATCTTTAGATAATGAATAGTTTCACTTTAGATGAAGAACAATTAGAATATTGGAAAAAAAAATCACCATTAATTAATGATCTTGCTGAAATAGAAGGTAATAAAACTCTTACAATAAAAAAAAATATATTTTTTGGCAATTCTGATTATTTTACAGATGATGATTGGAAATTTTTAAAATATTATTTAAATAAAAGAAAAATAGAATACACAACAACAAAAAAAGGTAGAATAATATTTAATCTTAAAAACTATACAGATGAACAAGCAAGAAATGTTATTGATTTTATTCTTCATAATATACCATTAAATAATAGAGAAAATAATAATAATAGAGAAAATAATAATATGAGACATTATCGTAATCCAAGAGTAAACAGAGAAGAATTAGAGGCGAGAGAAGAGGAAGAAATACGTGAAGAAATAGAACGTGAAGAAAGAGAAAATTCATTAAAAAGAAGGACAAGACGTTTAAGAAAACAAGAATATCAATTACAATCACCAAATAATAGAAACAGCAGATTACCATATGGAAAACGTGCGACTCGTAATAAAAAAGAAAAAGAACATTTGAGAAAACATTATAATGAACAATTAAAGAAATTTAAATCTAGGTAATAAATTACTTCTTTGCTTTCCAAGCAATAAATCCATGACTTTTCCATACAAAATAAGAAGAACCAAGTTTTTCAATTGCTAATTCATGAAGTGCTAATTCTTTTGGTGATAAAGTTTTAATATACTCTTTTTCTTCATCATTTAGAGGATGAGTTGGTGGAGGAGTGTAGGTATCCATTGTATGATTATACAATTGAATATTTTATATTCAATTTTATAAAAAAGAAATATTTATTAATTATCTATCTTAAAGTATTTGAGTAAGTTATATACTATTAGAAATAAAATTCCTCCCCATAAAGAATCCATTATAGCAAATCGTAAAGAATAATTTGTTAATGTAGCATAATTTGTAAAATCATATACAGCATATGTACATAAGCCTAATAAAAATGCTTCTAAAGAAGACTTTGGTAGATGAACTAAATATGCTAACGCAATATATACAATAAGACCGGGTAACCAACGCAATTTTAATTCGGATCCTTGGATGGATAATATCATTGCTTTTGAAGTTTTAGACCCTAGAACCAACCAAGGTAAATCAACAAGAACTAATAATAATATTGTAACAATATAATTTACAATAGTTGGCATTATGCGTTTCTTATTTAATCATAGAAAAATTGTATAGATTAAATAAATTTAATGTCAGATACAATAAACTTAGAAGGTTATTCTTTACCTCTACGGAAACAAAAAATATTCTGTATATCGGAATCAACACAATCGTTAGATATTATGTTTCAGGGACTATATAAACAGTATTCAGAAGAAGTTATCAGAAGAAATAAAGTAATATGTTTTTTTTCTGATATATATATGAATCATCATCCAAAATGGTTACATCAAATACATTGTGATGCTTTATTCTATGTTCGTGATAATAATGATTTACGATTAGCAGCAACATTTATTCAACATACAACAAAACCTCTTTGTATATTATGGTATGGGAATGATTTACCATTATCATTATTTAACCTCTGGTCTTCAAATCATAACAAAGAAGATATTACATTAATATGCGGAGGCACAACAATTTCTAGAGCAGAATATACAAGTATTTTCTGGAGCACAAAATCATCTTATGATGAAATCCATCCTATAATACTATATAAGATGACTTCTACAGGAACAAGAAATATGGATTTAAAATTAATTATTCAAGAATGTAAAGCATCTGAAGTTTCTTTAGTATGGTCCAAAGATTCATTATCTTGGTTTGATTTTAATAGTGTTAAAAATTCTGGACCTCATATTAATTATACTCACGCTTCTGAATATTTGAGAACTTTAGCGGATGCGTTGGAGAGTAAGGAAAATTAATAAAGAAAAAATTATATTATTTACTTCTTAAATAACTTGTATTCGTTTCACTCATAACAGTTATTTACTTCTTAAATAACTTGTATTCGTTTCACTCATAACAGTTATTTACTTCTTAAATAACTTGAAAGTCCCTTTCTTCGCAACATAACCAGCCTTTCTTAAGTTCTTCAGCGCTTTTTTACCCGCAGCATGCTTCTTTCTTGATACAATGCGACCACGCTTTGTTTTCATTAAATCTTTCTTTGTTAAACCACCGGAAGTATGTTTCGCAGTGCCGTGATACACTGCTGCTTTTGAGCCTACAGCAGGAATTTTAGCACCACCCATCATCATATTGTTCTTACGACAACTCTTACGAGTTTTACGACGACGACCACCACTCATATTATTATCATTCATCTCATTATCATACATTTCGTCAGTGCTGTTGTTAGTCTCGCTGTTCATTATATTTAATACATAGATTTTCTTGGAACCAAACCGTTATCAATTTGATTCATATATTCTCCTATTTTTTCAGCATCATAGATTCCAGCAAAATGAACTAAGAAATCGCCGGGTGTCCATAAAGGCGCACCATCTAATCCTTGTATATACGCATTAAATGTTTTACAAGAATTGGTAATTTCAGTCATTGCTAAATCACTTTTATTCTCTTCTAAAAGTTTAATAACAGCAGCATTTTCCCACCAAATATGATATATAAGATCGGTTTGTTCATAAACTCTTTTCCAAAAGTCTCTAGACCATTTAGTATTTCTTATAAGTATATTACCATCATTAATATGACCACAAGAATCAATTGTTAGCAACAAATCTTTATCTAGAGGTAGAAGAGGGATAATATGATCTTCAATTCGTAAATTCATATTGGTTATATAAACATCTGCGTCACTCATAAAAATAAATTCTCCTTCTTGAGATGTTTTTAATATATGTAACAAGAAAGGAATCTTTGACCATGCGATAGGTCGTTCTCTATCCCAAAACTTTTCATCTCCTTGAATATAAGAATATCCATGCTTTTCAGCATACAATCGTTTTGATTCTAAACCTTTTTTTAAAGATTTTCTATAATCATCACCGATGACTAAAGAACATATTTTTACCATTTATTAAAATGTATGAATAAACCTTTATATATAAAAGGTGAAAAATTGAAAAATTGAAAACAAAATTTTCAAAAAATTATTTAGAGTAATGTCTAAGTTTATTAAAAACAAAAATGGAGAATATATTTGCCCTAATACAAATTGTAATTTTATTGTAAAAGATAAAAAGAATATATCTACTATGTTTTATCATATGAAGAAACACGAAGGCAAACTCCCATATGAATGTAACACATGTTCGAAAGATTTTATGCAAAAAAAATCTTTAGAAATTCATAAACTCACACATACAGAGAAAAAAGATTTGTATAAATGTCCTTTTAAAGGATGTAATTACGAAACAATTCAAAAAGGTAATCGTATTACACATTGTATGAGAAAACATTTTGTAGAAGAAATTAATGAAATAGAAGAAAATTTATCCTGTAAAGTTTGTAAAAAAGATTTTATTTCTTTACCATCGTTTTACTATCATTGTTCTAATTGTATTACTGTGAAAGATATTGATAAGAATAAGATGTTGGATGCTATTTTATGATTACTTATCGTCACTTATCGTCACTTATCATCACTTATCATTACTTATCGTGAGAATCATCATGTGTTTGAAGCATCCGTATTATGTTAAACATATGATAACCAAGAGCAGCAAATGTAATTAATCCTAACATTTCATAAGCGGCTCTAGGAGTTTTTTTTGAATAATAACCTATATAAATCATTAAAGGAGCGATTATAAATACATGTATTAAATTTACCCATATAGAGGAGGATTTACTAATATATTTCATAACACTTTTAAATGCGTGATATACTAATACAAATAAACCTAAAAAGAAGAGTAAAGTGTAAACCCATTCTGGTGTAGCAGCTCGTTGAATAAATATATATCCCAAGAACGGCACAACAAATAATATATGGAATACCGCAATTATAAAGTGACTATCAACCATCTACATATATGTTTTAAAAAATACTTCACATTGTTCTAAAGAACCTTCCATCCACGCTTGTTTTAAAGAAAAAGATTCTCCTACAACAAATACATCTGATTTAAAAGGTTTAATTGATTTCAATGATTCTTTTTTAACATCGTAGGTTCCAGGAATCCAATAGGTGGCGCCGTATTTCCAATAATGACTTTTAAAAAATGTATATTTTGGTATTTCTATAGTAGGAAATAACTCTTTTAGATCTTTTTGTATAACTAATCCTAAAGCATCCTCACTACCATTCTTAATAATATTATGATATAACTCAGTATCTTTAGAATCTGTATAAGATACCATAGCAAGGTTTCCATTCATTGGTAAAAAATATCGTATAGGTCTCTCTGTCACAATTCTTCCTAGCGCAGAAAACCAAGCGGATGGGTAATTCGCATATATTCTTAGCAATGGTTCCATTTTAACATATTTTAGAGATTCATAGTTTTTAAAAAGAGAAATTTTCTTTAAAGCTTCTGAAGGTAAAGCACAAATAACTTTTTCAGAATTTATATGTATTAATTTTTTATTTTTACCAGATAAAAATTCACTTACAAAATTATCTTCTTTCTTATGAATATTAATACATTCATATTCATTTGCTAGTTTACCACCTTTTTCAATAAATTCATCTTTCATACATTTTATTAAAGCACTTAATCCTTCTTTTACAACATAATAACCTTCATGAGAACCCATTTCATTACGAAATACTTCTAAACCTACATCTGCTCTTAAAACATCTACTTCTGCTCTATAAGGGAACCTATTTAAATAATCATCTGTTTTTGCTTTACCATGAATTTCTTCTAACAAGTTACGAATTGTATTCTTTTGTAAGACACTTTCTGACAAATTATGTAATGGTCCTAAAAACGTGTTGAGAGCAGGTTCAAATAAATTTTCTGTAATTGGTGTAGAACCATTTTGTTTATAATGTAAATCTGGTGATATAGGAATTAATGTTAAATTATATTTTTTTATAAGATTTATTACTAAAATATGTTTATTTGAAATACGTCCAGCACCTTCTTCATATTGTAAGGAACCTTTATGAAAATTTTTATAAAATGTTGATACTCTTCCTCCTAGAGTAGAATATTTTTCACAAAGCAATACAGAATTTTTTTCAATTAATTTTAGAGCACAATATAAGCCGGCAATGCCACCTCCTATTATACAGTAATCATAAATCATAGAATTCTACCTATAGAGTAGTTTGAATAAAAGTATTTATTTGTTGAACGATTTCATATGTGTTTGTAGATGAAAATACTTTTGCTATTTCTTTTTTATAAATAATCATAAATGTTGGTATTTTACGAATACCACAATATCCAGCCGTATAATCATTTTGGTCAATATCACATATTAAAAAATTGATAGCACTTAGAGACCTTGATAAAAACTCTTTATCAATCTTTTGACAAGGTCCACACCAAGAAGCAGTAAAGTAAATCACACTTAAATCAGGTATAGGAACGAATGGATCAAGAGATTCTTGTTTCCCAATTAAAATCTCAAATTCAGTTTGATTCATTAGATACTTCATTCTTTTTAGACATCTTCTTTTTTCTTAAAGTATAACTTATAAAACCTGCGATTGGAAGTAATAATAATATTGTTCCAAGATAAATATAATCATATGATTGTTTTGATTCTTTAGCACCACCATCCTGTCCTTCCATTATAGAAGCAGCAGCGATTCGTAAATCATTTAATTCTATTTTATCATTACCTCCTCCATACATAGAACCTCCATACATAGAACCAGTCGGTGTGCTTAAAATTCTTCCTACCGCTGAAGAACTTTGTCTATTCGGTAACATATTTGTTGTTGTATATAAATTACTTAACGCTTGATTTGGATTTTGAAATGTTGGCATTCTAAATAAATTCATAGAAGGAGATGAAAAAGAAAAAGCAGTAAATATAGCAAGACCAATAAAAACAAACATAAATAATGAACTAGCAAAACGTAAAGCAGTTGATAAAGTATCTGTTTTTTTTGTTATAAAGAATGTAGTTATATAATAAGCAGCACCAAAAAGTAATGTAATCAATAAATATAACCAAGATTTAGAACTCTTTGTAATTTCTTTTGATTTCGTATCATCTATTCTACCAGCACCTATTCCACCCCATTCTAAGAAAGGAATATTTAGACCTTTATCACGTAAATTTTCTGTATTATACACTTGAAGAATATCGTAAAAATACCAAGAACCTAATGTGAATATATTTAGAAATAATTTTGCAAAACCAGTAAATGGCGAACCAATTGCCATATGGTCAACTCCTAAAATTCCTGTTACTGGAAATGTTGATAATAATTTAAATAACCATAAAGGAAATGGTGGTAAATTATTCATAATTGTTCCAACTGGATTTGCTATCATTGGTAAAGGATTCATTGATGCCATTATAGCCCTATTATTATATTGTAAATAATAGACCACCAAATCCATTCACAATTCGTAATACATTATGATTGGTAGCATATACACGAGTATACATATTTCCTTTTGGTGGTGCCGTAAGACAATCGGTTACAATATTCATTTGTAAAACAAAACTATCAATACGACTTGCGTTAATAGAACCAGAAGGTTGTAACTCTTCAGGTCGTAGAGCAAAGCAATAATTATAAATATAGGCATTATTCGGCACAACACTATGATGTTGGTAAGGTTGAACTAAACGGAAATAACCAGCATCACGACGGTCAAATCTATCGTAACCATCCAATTGTAAATTAGCATCTGCCATTAAATCACAACGTGTTCCTGTTTCTGTTAAACTTAAATTACTATAATTGAAATATTCGTGATTTGTTACCATTTGAGATCTTTGAAATACCCAAAGCAGTTCACGAATTGGATGATTAAATTCAAGAGGAACCGTAGTCGTTAAGGAACCTATCGGTATTGAAATAGAAGGAGTGTATTGAATTTGTTCAATTAAATATTCGTGTGTATTACTTACAAATCTTCTACGTTCTTCAACATCTAAATATACATAGTCACCATAGAGTCGTAAATCAGTGATTTTCACAGGATTTACTGCTAATGTGTTACAAGTAGCAGAATTTGCTAGATTAGGACTATAGAATAAATCTTGTAACGGTCTTAATTTAAGATTGATACGAATTGGATGATATTGTAAAGCAAGTAAAGGTAACGCAAGACCAGGATTCTTACAGAACCAAAACCGTAGAGGAATATATAGTTTTAATGGTCCAAAATTCTGCGGTGTTGTATATCCATCATAGGTGCCAATCATATCATTAAAAGCATCTCTAACGGATGCATTCGTAGTCATTTTAGACCAAATTTCCATCCATTCACCAGGTTGTGTATCAATTTCTTGTTCTCCAATTTCTAGAGTAATTGTATCAATCAAAGCGTGACCGATTGAATTTACATAGGAAACGGGTGTTCCATCTGTTAGTGTAAGTGGTGGTAAAGTTACTTCCAATACCAATGGACCTAATAAATCACCTCTTCGTGGCACCAAACAAGACAAACGTTTTCCAAAGTCTGGGTCACCGTCAAAAAACATTGCTTGTGATTCTACAGCGAAATTTGTATAACGACGATATACCATTTTAAACCAAGTGATTTGAGGATTTCCGGTTAAGAAAACATCTTGTTTTCCAACTGCTACTAATTGTAATAATCCTCCATTTCCTACCATCTTTGCTACTTACTATTTGTATTGATTCTTTTCATAGTGTAGAACGCAAATGGATCCAACCATTTTTAGAAGTTTAATAGCAGTTGATCCTAATACAAATTTTCCAATATCAACAAATTTTGTTTTAGCAACCGATGGTATTGGAAATATAAGTTGGCAAAATAGTATATTTAATTTATCTTCTTTATCTCGTGATATTGGTGTTTTACCTTCAACAATTATAAGTTTATCTACACAAATTTATTCTTTACAACAAATTTCACCGGGGTCTGTGCCTGTCACACAATTCACTTCTACTGTTACAGGATTAGGTTCAGCAGGTTACCTATCATCAAGCCAACTTCTATCTACTGTTACTGGTCTGGGTAGTATAGGATATGTTTCAACAATACAAAATCTTGGAAGCATAGGTTATGTATCAACATCACAACTGAATTCAACAGTAATTGGTTTAGGAACACTTGGTTATATATCGGGTGGTGTAACAAGTTCACTAATTGGTTTAGGAACTCTTGGTTATATCTCCTCAAGTCAACTGGTTTCAACAATTGATAATTTAGGAACAACTGGTTATGTTAGCACAGCAAGTCTTTATAGCACTTTAAGAGGATTAGGTTCTATCGGTTATCTATCAACTAACCAACTTATATCAACTGTCACTGGTCTAGGGAGTATAGGATATGTGAGTATTGCTACGTTAAGCACCACAGTTGGACAACGTCTAAATGTGTTCTTTAATACCGCAAATACATTATCTATCAATGGTAATAATAATGTTGTAAGCATAAGTTCAATGAATTCTCCTTTCTTTTTTAGTAGCATTTTTAATTCATCCATCACATATAAGGGTAATAATGGTTCATTAAATGCTCTTTTATCAACAACTGTAACGAATGATTTTTACATTTCTACACTCAACACACAATTAGATTCGTTTTCATCATTTATTAACAATAGAACAAAGTTAACACTTGATATATATCCTAATATTTTATTTCCAAATATAAATTCAAACGGAGTATCTAGAACATTTACTGTTTCATCTTTCTTACAATATGGTGGTTCACCTATTTTTAATCCAATTCATCAAACTTGGTTATACGGAATAAATAATAATGCATCAAATATGTTTTCTCCTTCTATGCGTTTAAATATTTCTGGTAATGTAATTAATTCAAATTATGTTCAACCATATGTATTAGTTCATCGAATTGTTAGTGCGGGTGATACTGCTCCTAATACATTTAGTAATCAAAATGTTAATTTATTCTTTGATTCTACAACATCGTATTATTTAACTATTCAAAATCTTACAAACTAAATAGATACTAAATGGCTTCTGCAAAAAAGACATTAGAATTAGATTTACTTTCACTAAAGGCATTGAATTTCAAGAATACACTAAATCAAAATATTCCTTCCTCCTTCGTTTTATACGCTTTAGGAAATGGACAAACTGCTTTTTCATCTATTAGTTCTATTATTGGTAATTCATTTGATAAGATTTCTGTGCCCGGTCAAGCAACAATTTCATCAAGTCTTATAAATACTACTTTAACATTATCATCCATTTATAAAGATTTAACTTTATCAACATCTACCTCAAATGTTATCTTTATGAATATAACAACATATCCTTCTTTTACATCTACTATACAATATACTGGTCTATCTGGTTCTAGACTTATGTCAACGACATCTACTGTTCCAACATTATCTGTTACAGGAACAACTATTTTTAGTTCAGTTCAATTGAGTCTATCAAATTTTATACCCTATATGAATCCAAATGGTTCCACACGAGCCTTTTTAGATTATACTCCTTCCTTTCAATTTCCCACAGTTGTTGCTCCATCCAGTATATCCAGTGTTACTCTATTTCCTGACTCATCAAATCTTGCAGTAAGAACAAATATGCTTTTTTCAACAAATCTTCAGTATTATGATAATACAAATAGTATTAAATCTATGAACGGTCAAGAACAATATATGGCAATCAATAGTCTATATCCTTATGGAATATCAACAAATACTCGTTTAACATCCAATACTTACAATCAACCAATGAAATTAGAATTAAATACTCAAACTCTTTTATCATTGTCAAATAAAAGTATCTTTTTAGACCATTATGTTATTGATGCTATGGCTTTTAAAGTTGGTGATTCTATCTTAGGTTCAAATGTTAGCAATAGATCTGGATTTGAAACAAGATCTGTAAATATTTTGGGAACAAATCCTTTGTATTTAACAATTACGAATACACCATCATAAAATTCTTTTTCATATACAATACTATTGTATAAGAAAAAAAACGATTGATAACTCTAGATGGTTATATTATACTCTAGATTGTCTTATCATTATTTTTACATTTGTATTGCTGCCTGTTTCAATCTAGAAACTATTCTTCTTATAATTCCTTAAAATTATTTATTTTATTTATTTTATTTATTTATTGCTGGGTGTTTCAATCTAGAAACGAATTATACAGGCTTCTTTTTAATAAATTATTTTTTTGATTGCTGTTTGAAGCCTTTCTCCTCCACAAATATATAAGTTTCTTATTCCTTAAGTAGATTTCCATCCTTTAGATAAAGAGAAATCTTTTCACGAACTAAATCATACATAGGGTCATCCAATAAATATCGTAAAGCAGTGAGAGGTGTTTGAATCTCCAGACCTTTTGCCATCAATACTTTAAAAAGTGTTGGAGACCAACCAGAAAGCATTACAACACCTTCTTCACTTGATTTAGAATGTATGTCCTGACAATGATTTGAGAGGTTCCAAATTACAATGCGAGGCACTTTATAACCTTTGCCTTCGCCCCACATTGTTTCACCAAGAGTTTTAAAATTTTCACGAATCATCTCAATATGTGTTTGCCAAGGCTGAGTTTTCACATTGTATTTATAAGAGTTACCAGTGTAAGAACTTTGTTGGTTAGAACCACACGCAGCATCAAATCCCATATCTGTTAAAACAATAAGGTTTTCAGGTTCCTCTCCTACAGGAACACGTTCTTTCAGTAAGTTTTCTAGAATAAGTTCCATCGCCTTCTGAAAGTCAGTGCTCAATCCTTGACCATAATTGCTATTTTCTTTTAACCATTGAACCTTTTGGAAAATGTCACAATATTCTGGTATTTTAACAAGTTTAGGATTTGAATCAAATGTTAGCAGTGTGTTTTTAAAAGCATCTATTGTTACTTCTGAGATTAGAAGACCAAGTGCTCTAGATACTTCAAGAGGTAATCCATTCATAGAACCACTGAAGTCACACATTGCGATGGATCTACCTAGACCACCCTGCTCCTTTGCTTTCCTAACAAAAGCATCCCAAACACCAATTAACATATTGCGTTCATCTTGATTCGTAGATGAAGAAGAAAAACTTTCCTCCACCTTATTTACAATCTCGTGAGGATACAAAGTATCGCTACCCTTTGCTAGAAGTTTATGAGAAGCAGTGGAAGCATAGTAGTCTTGAAAATTCTCACGACACTTCTTACGAATCTCATCATCAGGTTTGCGTAACTCGTTACCTTCTAACTTCAAATTCAAAAAGGCTTTTGTATGAAGTTTCATACAACGACCTGGCACAGAAGAAGGAACAATCTTATCCCAAGTATTACCGCACATCGCAATCTCCGTTGTATTAAGATACTTGTTAAGACTTGAAATACGCTTACGTGAGTCAGGATATCTTGCTTGAACAGGAGACTTTGTGCTCAAAGCATAAGCAAACTCTTTTCCATACTGATTCCGCTCACGAGGAATCCATTTTGCTAACAATGATACAGGCTTTCCTTCTGCCATATTCTTCTCATCCTTTTCAAACTGTTTCTTCACAAGATCTATAATAGATTCTTTAAACAAAGGTTGATATTTTAATAAATCAAAGATGTCTCGCCATGAACCATAATGAGGAATGAGTTCCAGTAAAAATGATGCTAAGTCTTTATTAGAGTAAAATAATCTTAAATACATATAAAAAAATAAATCTCGCTCACCCTTACCACCACGAATATTTCGTGTCATAAAAGCGATTAAAATCGCATCTATTAGATGACCATCCTTTACAACTTTGTTAAATTTGTTTTCAATTGTTATTTGGTTACAACCTCTAACAAGAAGTGTTGAAAGAACCACCCTAGAATCAACTTGATCATGAGTGTAAATGTCAGAGCCTTTGACACCTTCCATCCTTACATTCTTATTAGTGCGATATCTTTAGATACTTATATGATAGCCCTCACGAATAGCAAGTTCTATAGCAAATGGTTGTAGAACACCTTTAATAACAGCGGTAGGTCTATAAGGCCACGGACTCATATAAACTGCGTTAGGTTCTTTATGATGTCTTATATATCCAATTATTGTTTTATTATTAAATAAAGAACTAAATAATTCTTGACCTACACTATTTTCTGCTATATTCATATTCACTTCTAATTCTTTTTGTTTTTCTTTACTTATAATACCTCTTTTCATAACTTCATTACAAATAGCATTATACCATATATAACATTCTTCTCGTTTCCAAAGCGATGCTTGAAAACAGAAACGATATGTATCTTTTTTTGTTATGTGCCTCCATTTACAATTATAATTCAAATTATCTTTATGAGGTCCAGGGCATGGCATATAACGGATACAGAAAACTTTATCATCTTTCTCTAAAATATCAATGGATTCTTCAATTGATTTTCTATCAATGTAACGTTCTAATAAAAAATCTTCTTGCATTGGAAAAACATATTTGATATCACTTGGTAGAAGTTCTAAAGCCCGTTTTCTAGAAGATAAAAATGAAGAGTTTTCTTTTTCCAAAACAAGTATATGAATATTATATTTTTCTTTTAACATTCTACATATTGGATTTTCTGGTTCTTCTGTAGCAAAATATATAGGCCATTTTATTTCATAAGCGTAACGATGTAATAAACCAATATGTAAATCTAAAAGATAATAATATTTAGCAACACTATTGATTAAATATGCAATATCATTTCGTTCCATCTGTTTCTTCTTGTTTCTTTTCTTTTTCTTTTTCTTCTTCTTCTATTTCACAAGTTACTTTTAAATCATCATTGTATAGAAATGGGTTCCATGGAGGTGTTAAGGATTTATATTCATTTTTATTATTAAGAAATCTTATAGATTCTAATTTAGAACTCAGTTCATCCAATGAAATCATTTTATCCTCTGTGAATCTTTTTGGTTTTTTTTGAAACAAAAAAGGAAATTCTTTCTTTTCTAATTTATCAAATGGCGAAGAACGTTTTTCTAAGTCAGAAGCATCAAATCTACGAAAATTAAAGATAGACCTATTTTTTTCTTGTAGCTCTATTTCATTATCATCTAAAATTTCACAACGATTATTCATTTACTACTACTATATAGAATCTTTTGTTTTAGGTAATAACAAATTTTCCGTAAAAATGATTGAAAATATTATAAATATTATAAGTAAGAATGAATCTTGTAATAGTTGAAAGCCCTGCGAAGACTTCTAAAATCCAAGGATTTCTAGGGACGGGATGGAAAGTTTTGGCTTCTATGGGACATATAAGAAAACTTGTAGAAGATATAAAAGCGTTACATATTGAAAAGGGTTTTGAACCAGAATTTGAATTTATGAGCGATAAATCAAAAACAATTGCTTCTCTAAGAGCAGCAGGAAAAGAAGCAACAAAAGTGTATTTAGCAAGTGATGATGATAGAGAAGGAGAGATGATTTCATATTCTGTTGCTTTAGCACTTAAATTAGATGTGAAAACAAATCCAAGAATTGTCTTTCACGAAATTACAAAAGAAGCAATATTAAAAGCAGTAAAGACTCCTAGAATAATCAATATGGAACGAGTATTTGCTCAACAAGGAAGAGCGGTTCTAGATTTACTAATTGGTTTTACTATATCTCCATTATTATGGTCTATTTCTAAAGGTCTTAGTGCTGGAAGATGTCAAACACCTGCTTTAAGAATTATTGTTGATAGAGAAAATGAAATAAAAGATTATGTAAATACATCCTCTTTTATTATAAAAGGAACTTGGTCTCATAATAAAAATATATTTTCAGGAAATATGCTAGATATTTTAGAATCAGAAGAAGATGCGGTAAATTATTTACAAAATATCCATAATTTATTGGAAGCAATAATTACAAATGTATTCAATAAAGCAACAAGTTTTCAACCTCCACAACCTCTTATTACATCTTCTTTACAACAAGAAGCATCTGCTTTGTATGGTTTAAATCCTAAATCAACAATGAGTTCAGCGCAGAAGTTATATGAAGCCGGTTTAATCACATATATGAGAACAGATTCTAAAATTATGTCTGAAGAAGCAAAGGTTGAAGCAAGAAAACAAGTGGAACGAAAATATGGTTCTGAGTATATAAATAAAAGTATTAAACCACAACTATCTACTTTGGGTGCGCACGAATGTATAAGACCAACTAAATTTACAACAGAAGTTATTGGTGGTGATTTTGGACCTTTTGATATTAAAATTTATAATTTAATTTATAAACGGGCTATTCAAAGTATTATGTCAGAAGCAAAAGGAGATGAAAGACGTGTTCAATGGACAATAGATAAAGATCCGAATGAGTTTATCTTTGAAGGAGTGTGGAAACGTATTACATTTCAAGGATGGAAGATTGTGGGACAAAGTGAAACAGATTTAGATGAAAAAGAAGAAGAACAAGAACAAGAGTGGAAAACATCTGACACACTAACAGTTGGTAAAAAGATTCAATGGTTATCAATATCTGGAGAACAGAAAATTACTTCTTCACCAGCAAGATATAATGAAGCAACATTGGTTCGTGAATTAGAAAAGAAAAGAATTGGTCGTCCATCTACTTTTGCTTCATTGGTTGCTTCTATTCTTGAGAAAGGTTATGTAAAGATAGAGAATGTTAAGTTAAAACCTATTACTATTGTAAAAGTTACTATTGAACCGAATGTATGGCCTTGTAAGCGTATAGAAGATAAAAAGGAAGGTAAAGAAGATAAAAAGAAATTGATTCCTACTTTATTAGGTAAAGAAGTATGCTCCTTTTGTGTAAGAGAATTTTCAAATCTATTTGATTATGAATTTACGAAACAAATGGAAATACAGTTAGATGATGTTGAAAATGGTTCTATACCTTGGAAAAAAGTTTGTTCAGATACTTGGGATTCTTATAAAGATAAATATGCTGAAGTAAAAGTAAAAGTTAAAGAAGAAACAAAAGAAACAAAAGAAACAAATGTTGAGGATGATATTATTGGATATTATGAAGATAAACCATTGATAAAAAAGAAAGGACCATATGGCTACTACATACAATACAATGGTAAAAATATTAAATACGAGGAAGATGATACAGTTGAAACATTGATGAAAAAGTTAAACGTAAAAACAGAAGCGCTTCTTCACAGCATTGGTGATTATGAATTTAGACTTGGTCCTTTTGGAAAATATATGATAAAGAAAGGATTAAAGAAACCTATATTTGTATCAATTCCGAATGAATTAAATGTAAAAGAATTTACTTTAGAAGCTGCCTCAAAAATATATGAAATGGGTTGTAAAAATAAGAAAAAAATTATAAAAAATAAACGGATTTAATAGGCTGAATATGATATTCAAATATAAATCTTTATTTATATTATTACTTATTATAGGTATTCTTGTAACAACATCATTTGTATTAAAATATAATAATATTATATTAAATGAACCAATAATACCATATGATTATAAACAAGATGAATCAAGAAAAGTGAATGATAAATCAATTACATGGATTATTCATAATTATGTTCCTATTCTGAATGCTGGAGGAGAATGGATGATTCACGCAATAAATATCTATTTAATAAAAGAAGGGTATACGGTAAATGTTATTGTTCCTACATTTCCTATTAAACATTATGAAGGTGTAAATATATATACATTTAATGATAGGAAACAAATACAAAATGTAATACAAAAATCAAAGTTTATAGGAACACATTTTCATTTTTCACTTATGGCAGTAAAAACAGCGGATATCGCAAAGAAACCAATTATTATAATTGTTCATGATGAAATACAAAAACCATATTTAGAAGTATTTAAAAAGATATATTCAAAAGAGAATATCCATTTAATTTATAATAGTTTCTGGATTAAAAAATTATATACTCCTATGGGATTTGACAATTGTGTTGTATTTCCTCCTGTTTATTGGAAAGATTATCAGGTTGAAACAAATCGTAAATATGTAACATTGATTAATTGTAATGCGAATAAAGGTGGTCGCATATTAATAGAGATTGCTAAATTAATGCCAGATATAGAATTCTTGGGTGTAGAAGGTGCTTATAATTCTCAAATAAAAGATAAAACTATAAAGAATATTACTTATTTACCATCTACACCAAATATTGAAAGTATATATGAACAAACTGATATTATTCTTATGCCTTCACAACAAGAAACTTGGGGGAGAGTAGCGATTGAAGCAATAAGTTCTGGAATACCAGTTATTGCGAATCCAACAGAAGGACTACGAGAAGCATTAGATTATTGTGGTATTTATGTATCTTATACAGATATTAAGGGGTGGGTAGAGACTATTCGAAAGTTAAAAACAGATCAAAATTATTATAAAAAAATTAGCGAACTATGTATTAAACGTTCTCGTGAATTAGAACCAACTCCACAATTAAAAATTATGGAGCAATGGTTACAAAAAATAGAATATAAATAGAATGACAACTCCAAATCAATCTGGAACAAATACGCCAAGAGATTTATCAGGAAATAAAAAGAAGTTTCAAAATGGTTGGTCAGAAGAACAAGAAGTTTTGTTAGCAAAGTGGTCAGATTATGCTGCGTGTTACAGATGGTTACACGATAGAACAGAAAAACAATTATCATTTTCAAATAATTGGATAACAATTCCTGTGATTATCTTTTCTACTATTACAGGAAGTGCTTCGGTTGGATTAACTGGTTTAGTTGGAGATGATTTACAAGCTCAAAAATATGGTCAAATCTCTATTGGTTTAGTATCATTACTAACTGCTATTATGACAACACTTGGTAATTATTTTCGTTTTGCTCAGAATTCAGAAGCACATAGAGTTGCTGCTGTTTCATGGGGTAAATTTAATCGTATGATTACAGCAGAATTAGCACAAAAACCAAATGATCGTATGGATTCTTTAGACTTTATTAACTTTTGTAAACAAGATTTAGATAGATTAATAGAACAATCTCCTCAAATTCCCGATAATATTATTAAACAATTTGAGAGAGAATTTGATAAAATTACAGATCTAAAAAAACCAGATATCTGTAATGGTTTAGAACACACACCTATATTTAATAATTCTAAAACACGTATGGCACTGATGACAGCAGAAGTTGCTTTAAATTTGAAACATAAGAAAAAGGTTTTACGTGATGAAATTCTTCCAGATTTGAATAAGATGATTAATAGTAGCGTAGATACTCGTTTAAAAAATATAGAAGAACAACTTCGTTATGAAAATGACAAAATAAAAGAAGAAGAAAGAAAAAGATTAGAAGAATTAGAAAAAGAAAAGAAGAAAAATTTTATGGGAGAAGTTCGTAAGAAGTTAGGTGAATTTAGTGATGTTATGAATGAATTTCATTTAACTGTTCCAGTTCCTATTTCTGTTTCTTCTTTAGAATCATTAGAATCAAGTAGAACAGATAAAACTCACGAAAATGTTGTGATAGATATTATTGGGCAGAAGAGGGATTAAATAAATTTAGAAAATTAATATGCAAATAAGAGACCCGCTCTACCACCGTAAATTCGTAATAAATTATAGGTTTCAGCAAATAAATATAAATTAAATCTATTTACATTGTTTTTATCTAATGAACCTGTATTTGCGTGTAATTGTAAATTAAGTTCAATATTTATCATTTTATCTAAATTCGCTTCGCCAGACGGTAAAGAAGGTGCTATATGACCGTGTTGTAAGCCAAATGCTAATGTATAATAATAACGATTTACCCAAGGAGATTTTCTCATTTCAAAAGATGGTAAAATACTTCGAAATAAGGAAGGACTATCTGTAGTATAACGAACTAATTTTCCTTCATATGTTAAAGTAATGGATTTAATTGGTTCAGAATCTCTTGTTGAGAATCCAGAACGAATATTACTTAGCCATTGAGTATTTAATCCAGAAGCATCAGGCCACCAAGGAACTGATGTTCCAGATCCACTTAAATCTCTTGTTGCTAAAAACGGTGCGTTGTATCTAGGAGCATCACGATGATTTAAATAAAAGAATAAATTTCTTGTGGGATTCGGCACATTAAATTTATAACGAACTTGATTCATATTTTGAGAATCCACTGGGTCAAACGAATAATGTTGTGTTATAGGAACACGAATATCAGATAGACGAAATTTATTTGCTTCAGGCTTATCCAAATAAATATATTCTGCTAAAATATAACTATTTACCATATTCAGATTACTCATTTTTATTTCAGATATTTGACTTACTGGATTACTGGGTAAACCTGTTACATTAGAACCTGAAGGATTTGATTGGTAAAATACTGCATTGGATAGAGAAAAATATGCTTCACCTGCTAAAGGATTGGTTTGACTAAAAGTATTATAAGAATCAGAAACATAAAGACTATTAATAGTATTAAATTTTACTGTTAACTTAATTTGATCTGCTTGAATTGCGTCAATTGGTAAAGCCAAAGCACTATCTCCACAACTAAACCAAAAAGGTAATGGTGTTACAACACGAGTATTGGATTCATTGTAACCAAACGATTGATAAGTAAATCCATTATCTTTTCTTTGTATAAGTTTATTCATAGATATTTGTTTTTCCAAAGGATTATAAAACTCATCCATAACTTCTAAAAGTCTTCCATTTAGACTTTCAACAGTAGCACCACCGATTTCTATGATTGCTTCATTTAATAAAGCGTGTCCTAAACTATTCGTCCAACCGAATGATGGTCCAACAAAATTTACGTTAGAACGTGCTACCTTTTGACTAGTATAAATATCTGGCATCGTTGTTACCAAATGTAAACGACTAATGAGATGTCCTTTCCTAGGCAATGTAATTGTCGCAGAGTTACCGAATGAGGGACTTGTATCAAAATCTAAACGAACCCATTGTGTAGTGAATCTTCCCGCTTTCACAAAGACTTTTGTAAATAGACGAATATCAGGTTCTCCTTTTGTGCATAATAATCTACTATCTTGAACTCCGGAATTTAGAACACGGAGTAAGGAAGCAGCCATCTAACTAGAATATCTAACTAGAATAAATAAATCTTCCTATAAGTATTTTTTATCGTATTTTTTTTGGAAAACATATTAGTATGTCAACTCGTAAAGTTCGTATTTCAAGGAAGAAAACGCTGAAGTTTAACAAACTATATAATGGATTGTCCGGATTTGGGTTAGGGCATTCAGATGGAGAACATAACATTACATATGGTGAATTAAAAGACGAAAGTCTTCCTATCCTCTATGAAGTATTCTCAAGATATGCTCCACTATCAAATATTATTGGTTCTTATAGAAATTTTTATGATCTTGGTTCTGGTGTTGGAAAAGTTGTTTTAGGATTAACGGCTCTAAATTCATCTTTAAAAGGTATCGGTATTGAAGTTGTTTCAGAACGTGTTCAACAAGCAAATACTGCTTTACAACGTGTTCGTGATTCATCATTGAAACAAAGAATTGAATTTCTATGTTTATCATTCTTGGATGATTCTATTCATTATGGGAAAGCATGTTGGCTCTTTATTTCTAACTTATGTTTTACAGAAGATGTAAAACAGAAGTTAACTGAAAAGTTAGAAAGAGAATTAAATGCTGGTGCTGTAATCGTATGTTCAAAAGCATTAAATTCAGATAAATTTGAACAAGTCAATTATATTACGTTACCAATGAGTTGGTCAGATGAATCAAAGGTATATGTTTATAAGAAGATTTAAGTCAAACTTATTCTATTATTATTAAAAACATAAAAATATCTTTTACCTAACTCTATTTCACTAGATTTATTGAAATGAACAATACCTGTAGAACGATCACCTTTTAAATAATGATTAAAATCGGGAACTGATGGAATTGGAACAGAAGGCACAAAATAAAACCTAGTATTTGCAGGATTTTTTGTAACCTCATCTATTTTTGTATTCATCTCTTCATAATATGAATGAAGTCCTTTTGTAGGATCAACCTTTTTATAATTCGCATCAGTCATATTAAATGATTGAAGATTATCGGTCCATACTTTTTCATTATGATATCCACTCGGACATAATCCACCCATTAATATTGGTATAGTTGTTGACCCTACATTGCTTCGTAATGTATTTAACATTGTAGCAACTTGTGTTTTATAAGAAATATATAAAGTTGTAATTTCTGAAGGACTTCTGGGTGGAGTTGTGGGTGTTTCCTTTGACTCTCGATGTATATAATCAGCATCTGCTTCTCCTTGATGCCATAAAATAGCCTTTACAGAAGAAGCAGAACCAATTGCTGATTGTGCTAATTTAATACGCTTTAATGCTCGTTCATATAAATTATTTGTCACTGTCATTTTCCAAGTATTTGATCCAACTGTTGTATTTAAAAATCCAGTTCCACTCCAACCACAACCAATTAATAATATTTTTCTTCCAGCAGTAAGTTTTCCTTCTTTAATATATTGACGAGCAAAACTTAGACCAAATCCATATGTATTTCTTAGACCAACACTTTCTAAATGGTCAAGTCTTTCAAAAGCAGGAACTATACGATTATCATATGAAAATTGTCTTATATTTTCATTAAATTTATTATTAAAATCATCATTATAGAATGTCTTTGTTCTCATATTATATGTTCCACCTCCTACTCGATTATCAAATGTATATTCTGTTCTACCTCTTCCACATGAATTCGATTGCCCTAAAATAATAAATATATCATATACTTGATTACCAAATGCTTTTAATTCTTCAATTAAAGCATTATAACAAGGTTTTGGTCGATAATCAGAATCAAATAATAAAGGATATCTGGGTGAAGGTTGTGGAGGCTTTAAACTTGTATAAAGTGTACCACGATGATTTTTGTTATATACCCATGATAAATTATCTGTTAATCCCCAAACTGTAAAATTTGTTACACCATATTTTAGAGCAATCCTTATAACCCCTCTATACCAATCTGTTATATTCATAAGAAGTGACGCAAAATCTATTTCTGTATAATGAACTTCAAACCCTTCTTCAATATATCTTTTTGTCATACGTTCTAAAATAACTAAATCAGTTGAATGACATTGAAATCCAACACCATCTAATAATCCACGATTTTTTAAATCTTTTAATCTATTAAATATTAGGTCGTTATCCATATTTATCCAATCATTATAAAATAATTTGATTTGTGGTTTATTTATTCCATGTGGATTACTAGGAGTATTAGCACTAATAATATTTTTAGCATATTGATGTATATAACGAAAATAATCATCCCCTAGTTTTTGTTGAATGATCTGATCTGTTTGTATTCTTCCATCATCCCAGAATGATTCATTTATAACATGCCAAGCATAAACCGTATTTGGTGCTATATCTTCAAAATGTGATATAACACCTCTAATATGTTTTTCTACAATGTTTCTTATTTGTGTTGGTGTAACAGATGATATAACAGATTTTGATACTTCTCTAGGATTTATATATTTAGGATTATTATAAGGATCATACCATAATACATGACCTAGAACTATCATATTATGATATTTAGCATAGTTAACAATAGCATCCGCATTTGAGTAATTATATGCTGACGATTCAGTATTTCCTGACATGTTATTAGGTTTCATATTGTTTTCACAAGTAATAGAATCAAATACATAGGGAACAATTTTCATAAAGTCTACATTCCTTAATCTACCAGAATCCATTGCTATACCAAAGTTCATTGAACAACAATATTTTTGTCTTAATAAACTGAGTGATTCAAAACTCATCCTATCTTATATGAATTTAATCTTCAAACAGTTTATTACACACGCCATTTTCAAAACGAAGCCAATTCATTCCAATACAAAATACTTTTACTTCCCATTGAGATCCTTTTGGTGCCTCCACTTCTAATACTAATCTTAAACTATTTAACCTAGAAGCATTCAAAGAACCTGACGGTTGATGCTCTCCAGGTGTTCTCGCAAATGGATATCCGTATATATATTTATTATAACTAATAATACCACCTTTATGATGAGAAGATATTAAACTTCTGTAATAATTTTCTGGAGCATCACAAAGAGTTATACCATTTGCTTGTAACTTCGCAGAAACCAATAAAGGTTTTAATGGATTAAATGTAGGATCATAATCCTTTTCTAACGTAGCACTAAAGTTTGTCCATTCATTATTTAAGGATACATCTTTTAATCGGACAAACCATAGAATCTCTTCTAAAGGATGATTTGCTTCTAATGGTAATTGAATATTCACAGAATCAGTAGAATTTTTAGAAACTAAATATTTTAATGGTTCGTCAAATGTAAACGTCTGAACTTCTCTAAATAAATGTTCAAAAGGCTCTCTTAACATTTTTGTTCTATCTATTCCATCAAGATAAGCACCATATGTAACTAATTTTACTTGTTTAAAATCTGGAACAACTCTTGTTACTTCTACACTTGCTTGATTAAATACAATTGTTTCACCTAAAGGAACAGAATCACAAGAATCACGATATCCTCTTCTTTGTCTCACAACATCTTTAAAAGGTCTAAATGTAATATGTATTCTAGCAGAACCTTCTTTAATCGCAATCATTGGCAAAGACTCTTTTAACTTTGTGCGCATAAAAAAGAATGGTAATAAACAAAAAAGAGAACCATCTTCTATTGGAAAGTTTCTCTTTGGATTCCAGGATAATAAATCAGGTATAGATATAGAAGCCAATGAATCACTGGCAAAACCAAATTGACAATTCAAATCATTCACCAAAGAAGAATAAAGATAAATAAAGTCTCCATCAATCTCTTCAATAGTAACTCCGTCAATTTCTAATTCTGCTTTTTCAATTAATGTAGAACCTAATGAATTCGCAAAAAACCAAGCAGTATCCACATTACTATATGTGTAATTAAGACCATCAATCTTTGTGAGAGTCGTTAAATCTAACCAATGATTTAAATTCACTTGAATCCCTGCTCCAAAAATAAGATCACCACAAGGCAATGAACCTATATCAAATGTAAATCGTTGTCCGTAAGACGCTGGACCACGAAATGAAAAATCTTGTATCGTAGGAACAAAAGGAATGTTACGTCTATTTTGATTTCTTGTAAACCAAGTTACATTTGTATCTAGAGGAAATAAATCATTTTCTTGAGCATCACGATTTGTTAAATCTAAAAGTGTTGTTATATCTCCTCCAGGTCTTTTATATTCCATCTAATTCTATTCTTTAATCCTTTTTAACCTTTGGTGAAGGTAAAGGCGTTGTTATAACTTTTTCATTATCTACATAAATTTGTATCTCTTGGTCATTATATGTAGATTCTTTCACAACTTTTATAACAGATAGTATTTCTTTATTATACCCTTTATTATATCTTGTCACTTTTAAAGCAGGATGCATTTTTATAAAAGAATAAGGTTCATTCATTTATCAATTTTATGAAAAAATTTGTTTAAAAGAAAACGTTAAACAATGAATTGTTTCATATTCATCTGTTCTATTTTCAATTGTAAGATTCTTACAGGCACAAGTCAGTTTTTGATTCTGTTTTATTAATTCAAGAATGATCATACATTTAAGACATTGAACTTTCATTCTATATAAAAAATTATTCTATACTTTATATAGGATGTCTTTGTGGTATTGTTATTTATTAGAGTCAGATAAAAAATCTTATGTTGGTGCTACTTTAGATCCAGATAGAAGATTAAGACAACACAATGGTGAAATAAGTGGTGGAGCAAAAGCAACAAAAGGTTCTGTGTGGAAAAGAGTTTGTTTGGTTGGAACATTTCCTGAAGAACGAGATGCTTTACAATTTGAATGGAAATGGAAGAATCTTAGTAAAAGTCAAAAAGGTTCTGCTTTGGAACGGAGAAAGAAGGCTTTGGAGATACTAATTATGTTAGAACAATCTACCAAAAACGCCAGACCGTTTCGTGAATATGAACCTCTTACGATTCAATGGGTAGGAACGGAAGAAAGAGAAAATTAAAAAAGCATTTCACTTTCGTCTTCTCTTTGTTTTTTGTCTTTAGGAGGAAACCATCTACTTCACCACAGGCTTCTTGGCCAACCAGTCCTCGTCATCAATCCCATCAGGGTGGAACTTCAGGAAGAGAGTCACCTGCCAAGTCTTGATGTAAGGCTTACCAAAGTCTTCCTCAGAGTTGTCCGTGGGGCGCCACTTCTTGAAGACGGTGAAGTTGGTGCCAAACTTCTCCGCAATCCTGTAGCGCACATCCGTGAAGTCATAGACGTAGTTGAAGGGAGCGGGGCGCTCATCCTCTTCTTCTTCCTCTTTCTCCTCCTCCTTGACGTAGGGAATCGGTTTGCAGAGCTTGTGGTAGCCCAGACGGATAGCCGCATCACGGTAGGTCTCCTCTCCCTTGAACTTCAACTTACCATTCATCGTCTTGGTCTTGTTGTCGCCAAAGTTGGTGCACTTGAAGCTGAAGAGAGGGAGGATAATCTCTTCCGCATGGTTCGTGCACTGGAACCTCAGATTCTTCATCATGAAGTCCTTACGTGTCTCGGAGCGACCTTCTGGCTTACCCATCACATGTGCCATGACCTCCTCGATGAAGCTGTCCTCATACTTCTTGAAGTAGCTGGTAGTCTTCACGTGATCCTTCTTGTCAACGACCTTCCACTTCTCAGCAAGTTCCTTCACGAGTGAATCATCAAAGAGAGCCATCACAAATGTTAAAGACGTTGAAGACTTTAGAACTTTGGGTGAATACTTTCACCTTGGCAAAAAAAACGATTCAATTTTTTTGGAATTAATTAGATTTTTGAGTTTCATTTTTTAATAATAGACCGTCAATGGTAAGAGAACAATGTAGATGCTACTACAGAGATCATACGACTTGTTAAACTCTAGATCTGTAATGGCTTTTATAAACTCATCTTGTTTTTTACGAAGAATAGCAGCTCTATCTGGTGTCATTGGAACAAGATACTTACCAAGTGCTTGTTCTCTGAGTTCAAACGAGATCTCATTGCGATAACTGTCAGATGTTCCTTCAAATCCACTGATGAAGTAACGAATCATTGCTCCACGATCCGAGAAGTGAACCGTTTTACAAGACCAACCTTTTTCAAGATCTTCAGGGTCTGTAATATACCAATCCTCATCTTGGATACTGATTGAAACACTAAATATATCGTATTTGTTCATTTTGAGAATACCACATATTCCGAGCCGAGCACGGTCAATTTTATTGAAAAAGAGGGAATGAAAAAAGAGGTTGTCTCTCTTTTCTTTTTTCTTTGTTTTTTGTCTTTCACCAAGCGCTGTTATCCGTTAGCTGAGATATCTTCGTCTTCTCCATCTGACGAGGGAGATGAGCCTTGGGAGAGTAGTAGGTGGCGTTGATTGTGCTCGCTGGCACCTTCCCGTTCACCAGACGGATGGGCCTATGGTCTGCGAAGATGTAGATCTTCTCCTCGCCAGGGTGCATGAACGGGCAGACACCCTCCTTGTGAGCCCAGCACCCACCAGGGTAGATGGAGCCGTCAGGGAGCTTCACATCTGGCTCCGCCACGTTCTCGCAGGGCTTTGAGAGCTTCTGCTTGAGATGACCGTTCTCACAGCTGCGCATCTTGCACTTGCCCACGATGTAGGTCTTCAGGCCATCAAGACGCTTGCGCTCCTCCGCAGTCATCTTCTTGAGGCGCATCTCCTTGGCAGGGTTGCTCTCGTTGGCGAGAGTTATCACCTCTTCTTGCAGCATCATGTCTCCCCAGCAGAGGCCTCTCTCAATGGCGTCATCCAGATCCTTGATCAGCATGTCCATAAGCGGATGGTCAGGGCAGGGGATGCCAGAGCACACGCCATAGTCGTCGCAGGTAGAGCAAGACATTTTGCCTATGTAGTTACACCCAACGCAGGTCCGTCTGTTTTCACAGACTTCAGGGTTGATGGGAGGTCCTCAACTACTCGGCTAAAGGGGCTTGTTTAGAGCACCAGTATGAGATCTTTTCGCTATCTCACAACCTCCTCTTTTGGGCCTTTCTGCTTTCAATTTTTTTTTTAAATTGAAAGAGGGCATAAAAGAGGGATAAGAGCACTATAAGAGCGTCTGTAGGCGCCATTCAATTTTTTAAATAAATTGAAACAGAGGACCATAAGAGCACCTATAAGAGGTCTAAATTATACGCTCTGTTTCAATTTAAAAAAAAAATTGAAAGGAGTTTCGGCCAAAGAGCCAGGTATTCATCCATCCATAATACACTCTTAAGCGTAAAGCGTAAAGATGTCTGAGATGACTAGTGTTCTCGCAATGCTGAACGAGCTCAAGCAGAAGCTTGAGGCCCGAGATGCCCTCCTGGACAAGCTCCAGGCTGCCACGCTCAAGAAGACTGACAAGAGCAAGAAGGCTGAGAAGAGCAAGAAGGCTGACAAGAGCACTGAGAGCGACAACGACGAGAAGCCCAAGAGGGCCCTCAACGAGGGCATTAAGGCGTGGCACGTCTTCCTCAAGCGTGTCCGTGCTCTCATGGTAGAGATGGACATGGGCTTCTCTATCCCCACGGAGATCACCCAGTTCTGCTCTGCTCTCAAGGCCAAGAACGGCGACTACGAGTCTTGGTCTAACGAGGACATCCTGGAAGAGCGTGAGAACTGGCAGAAGCCCGAGAAGTCGAAGCAGGAGATCGCCGGCAAGAACAGCAAGAAGACCTCTGCTGCGTCTAGCGTGGCCGAGCCCAAGAAGAAGGCTCTGCCGGTCTCTGACGCTGAGGACTGCGTCTCTGACTCTGACGATGAGCCTGAGCCTGTCAAGAAGGTCGTTGAGGAGGTCAAGAAGGTCGTTGAGGAGAAGGCCAAGAAGTCGCCAGGTCGCCCCAAGAAGGTCGTTGAGGAGACTCCCAAGGAGACTCCCAAGAAGGCTGGTCGCCCTAAGAAAGCGAAGGAGCCCGAGGACGACGAGAACCGCAAGTATGAACTCGAAGGGTTCAAGCACTTGGGTAAGATGTATACCAAGACTGATCACCACGACGTGATTGATGAGGACAACGGTGTATACGTGGGTCGCTGGAACGAAGACACCAACCAGATTGACAAGACCTTCCCACAGCCCGCCTACGTGAAGAAGATGATCGCTGAGATGGACTCCGACGACGAGTAAACACAAAAAGACATAAAAAAGACAAAAACAAAGAAAAAACAAAGAAAAGAACGAGAAGAGAGAAGAATCCTCTTTTTTCATTTCACAAGAAGGAAAGCAAAAAAAAATTGAAACGGCTGAAACCCAAAAGAATAAGTATTCTTACAAGATGTCTACGCCTCCTCGTCTTAAGCGTGAGATCGTCTGCCCTCCTGCTCCTATGCGTCCTTTACTTGTGAGCCGTCCTTTGACTACACAGATTTTCATCATGAGGATTCAGATGCGCAAGAATGGCGACCCAGATGACCACGTTGAAGATGAAGATGATCAAGAGGAATGGATGACCACGAATCTCTACTTTGCATCTCGTGATGCAATCGCTCACTATTTCAACTATCTCTATCAGAGTGGTGAGGGAAATGGATTTGAGAACGCTATTATAGCACACATTGAAGAATATAGTCGTCTAGACAACTTTCTGGATAAGATAGCATCCATGACTTCTAGTAATTCTTGGGAGATAAACAAGAATCTCAACATCTACATCTACAATAACGTGATTAACGCTTAACACGTAAACAAATAATAAAATTGAAACCCCAAAACCCAATATTTTTAGTATTCTATTCAAGTCTATTCAGATGCCTCGCTGTTCTGAAAAGACCTCCAAAGGCCTCCGTTGCAAAGCAAATGGTCTAGAGCATAATGGGAAGATCATTTGCACCATACATCTTAAGGACTACGAGGATATGCCAGACCTTATTCCTGTCACCATTTCTAGTAGTGTAACTCCTCAAGATGATTTCGATAACGTCATTGCGGAGATGATGAGTATTGTTGGCACAGATGATATTGCAAGGATCTACATCTCTGATTTACCTAAAATTCACAAGTGTACTCTTTATGATCATGGGGATGCAAACTGGAATTTTGTGGTTTCTGACACTCTCGATCATATTCTTAGCAGCCGTCTTGCTGGAATGCCAGAGGATAGAGCGACATGGTGTAATAAGGACGCACAGTTGAACACTCTGATGAATAAGTTGACAGAAATTCACAAGAGTATGTTGAAGCCAATCAATCCAGATCGCCCTGAAACTCTTGAGAAAGCATATGAGTGTATTGATGAACTTCAGAAGAAAATTGGTGAGATGAAAGAGAAGAATAAGCATTATGCGATAAAGAATCTCTGGAACTCTGGTTGTGAGGATATGTGCTATCATCTTGGTTACTGCTCTGATGTTATGGGCGACTGTTGGGAACCAGTGTATGAAAAGGATGGTCTGGAGGGTCTGAAGGCAAATCTTCGTGCGGAGTCAAAACATCATCACAATGGTAAGGCGTGTGATGATTGTAAAAAATGGATTGAGTTCCTACACGATTAGAGCAATCTCTTACCAAGATATTTGACTTTCATTATATAGTTTAAATATTAACTACATATAAACTATAGAAATGACAGACCCTTATTATACTATTAAAGTCGAAGGATGGAAGTATATTATTGATTGGATTGATTTGGTAAAAACAAGAAATATCTCTTTTAAAGAGTTTTGTAAGAATAATCGTATGGACTATATTCTATTTTCAGGATATGTATCTTATATGGATAAGATGAAATCCGATGAAGAGCGCTTGGCATTTGTTCACAAACAACTTCACAGATCTCAATGCCAGTTAAATGATTATAATAACAGCAAGAATAATTGGTGTAATTGTGTAAAACCAAAAAATTGATTAATGAAATCCCATATTTTTAATTATATAACAAAAACAAAGATGACGAATCTTAAAGATCACAAACGCCGTATTTTATCTACACGTGGTGATATTGAGACAGATAAAACATCTTATTTAAATTTAGCATATAATAATAACTTTGCTGGGACTATGCACGAAATATATCTTCATAAGATCACACCTGAAGAAATCAATGAATATTTAAGAACCGTTATAAATATTCCAACAGTTCTTGCCCGAAACTCAGGCTGGAGATGGATGCTTCATAATAGGTCTTCTTATTATATGTCTTATAGGAGCAATATCATAGATAAAGAGGTTAAGGAAGTTCTTGAGCAGTATTTCGATTGGCTTAAGCAACGTGACGATTACGTAGAATCACCCAAAGATAAAATTGTTCGCATTGAACGTGAGCGTATTACCGCTAGAGCAAATGCTGTTAGACAAGAAATTCTTGAGGCTGTTTATCATCCTGACAGATGTGAAAGAATGATGAATGAATATGGAGAGATCTGGGCAGATATACATATGCCATATTAAAAAATTGAAACTTAAATCCTATATTTTTTAAAGCATCCCCACAAAATGACAGAGGCAATTAAGTTTCAGAGCAGCACAATGCTTCAGAACTACAAGCGACTCTTGACGTATATCGAATCCCAGATGGACACTGATGAGATTGATCGTGCTGAACGAAGGTCTGACACAATGAAAACCTATATCCGTTACTATCTTGAACATATGGACGATCATTATAAATGGATTCTATATGATATTATTCCGCTTGAAATTCTGAAAGAAAAAATTCTTGATGTTGAGTTTGGTTTCGGCGATCCAGAATCTAGCGATGATACTGATCTCTATTCTATAATCAAAGAAAGCCTTCATTGTGAAATTTGCTATCGTGATACTATATGTAAATGTGGCTCTATAGATACAACTAAGTTCTATGAGTGCTGGCAGTGTATGGTTCGTGATTGTGGTTGTAAGGCAGACCCCTCTTGCTGTGGCACATACTAAAAAAATTGATTCATAAAACCCCATTTTTTTTAGTTATCCACCCAACCAACAATAATGGCAGAATCACCTATCTATAACACATACAAGAAGCGTGCTTCTATTGTATATCCTTTAGAAGATGTTGAAAAAGAACAACTTGATAAGACTTGGGCACTCTTAAATAGTATTAGCCATCATGTTTCCTTTAAAAATGTGAATGATCTAATAATTCACATAATGAATATACCAGAATTGATTTCATCAAATATAAATGTAAGAACAATGTTTATTGATAAAGTGAATAAGATTCTTAGACATAAGTATCTTCCTTCACATCTCAATATCGATGTGGTAAAAACAATAACTGACTATTTTGGCTGGTTAAAGTTGCGTTCTGATTATGTGGAAACTGAAGAAGAGCGTAAAGAGCGAATTGTTTCTAGAACAAAGTGTATTAAACAAGAACTGATTGAGAAATTCTATTATCCAGACAGATGCGACAGAATGCTTCTAACATATGGAGATGTGTGGGTACATACGCATTTTGATTAAACAAAAAATTGATTAACTGAATCTTCATTTACTATTTTGGTAAGATATGATGCTGTTAAAAAGAGATATAAGATATCTGTTCCAAAGGAATTTTGCTAAAATATAATAAAATTGAAATCAATAATCCCACATTTTTAGTAAAATGAACCTCTTTATGTGTATTGTATTTATTGTTATTGTTGCTTTTGTAGTAGCAATGTAATAAAATTGAATCCTACAATCCAATATTTTTAGTATAGAAAAAGAAAAGATGCCAGCCCGTATTACTCGTGCTGATCTACAAGGAATGGAGAGAAGAGCAATTGAAGCACTACGAGATTGCGAACTTGAGCGTTTTAAGACTGAAACCCGTCGTGATATAGGATTTTCTGCTGGATTTGGTCACACATATATGAATATATATATAACATCTTGGGTTACATTAGGAAAGGCTCTTATGATGCGACGCAATATTAATAACAGTGATGTTTTACAAGAAGATGAGTTAATTATTCTAATTAACACATGTCTTCAAACTTTGACAGAAATGTATGAAGATGTTGATATTACTCTTATGGATAGAGATAACCAACCTTATATTTGTGTAGATTGGTCGTAACAAAAAAATTGAAACCAAAAAAATCATATTTTTTAGTATTCACATAAGATGAACTCAACTCAATACTCTGAAAACGGTCTTCCAAAGATTGAGTCTTCTGCTGTAGCAAGTTCTTCAAATAAATATATTGCAAATGATGTTGAGCAATACAATCTCTTTAAAAAGAACTTTGTTAAGTTTATTGGTTCTGATTGTTGGGCAATTGTAGTAAATGACGAAATCCTTTGTAATCGTTATAAGAATAAGACTGTTAAGGAACAAATTCAGGAGAATCTAATTCACAGTTCAATCATGAATGAACCGCATTTACTATTTCATGATGCTTTTCAGAAGAAGAAAGATATTCGTGTGATTCTTTATATGTTTAACGAGAGCCCAGAGTTTATTGTATGTAATTACAATTTTCTCACAGATTCTCTTACATTGGATCATATGGTGAATATTATTTGCTACGCAGATGTATATGAGAAGGTAGAGAAGACGATTCAGAATGCTTGTCGCAAGTATAACCCCAGAATGTTTGTAAGTGAAGACTCAGAAGAGTCTCATGATAAGTATTTCTTCTTCAAGCAAGAACAAGAACTTCAGACAACATCCAAGAAGGAAGAGTATGATTCTTTGAAGTCACAGATTCATCATCTCATTCCAAATAAGAAAGGCTATTATGATTATGTAGCAAAGAAGGGCTATGATAGTCTGGCACAATGGGCAACAGAGAATGGTAAGACAATGGATGATATCATGTATGGTAGAAATGATATTTATGTGAGGTCAGATTCTCTTATTCGTAGGGCTATGACTCTTAATGAGTTGGTAGATGTTCTCAAGAATAATTAATATTTATTTACCAAAAAAATTGAATCGTAAAAATTTCAAATATTTTTTACAAAATCAAAGAATCAAAGAATCAAAGAATCAAAGAATCAAAGAATCAAAGAATCAAAGAATCAAAGAATCAAAGATGCTTCTCCGTTCAGGTAAGAGAGTGACAAATACACGTTATAATGATTTCAAGAATAGGGTAATGACTGTTTATCCTTTTGAGGCAGTAAAGAATGAGCAATGTAATCTTATGAGATCTAAGTTAGAGACATGGAATAATATTATTAAACCTCATAATGCAAATGAGCTTTTAATTTCCATTATAAATATTCCAGAGATAATCGCAAACAATTCACGTTTAAGAAATGTGATTGAGAAAAGACTTAATGAAATTTTGAATCATCAAAGTTTCATTAATTCTATTGATAGAGATGTTATTATTGTAATTAAGCATTTCTTCAAGTGGTTAAAGATGCGCTCAGATTATAAGGATTTATAATATTGTTCCATTCTTTAAGACTTCAAAAAATACTTCACAATTTTTAAAGACAAAAGATTATTTCCACCACCATAACTTATAGCACTTTGAATACATTCTTTCAAATAACTTATCTCTTCTAAAATAGTATTTGATTTCATACGTAATAATTTTTTTGTTCCTTCAATCCTATTCTTTTTATTACTTTGATAAGCAGAAGCAGAACCCCAGAATTCTTTATATAATAAGCCATCTGTTCCCTTTACTATAGAACCTGGTGAATCTTTTAGAGCAGAAAATAGACCTCCTACCATTACCATATCAGCACCAAGAACAATACTTTTCACAATATCAGCAGGTTCTTTAATCCCTCCATCAGCAATAATGAGTGTTTTTTCATTATTTTTTGCTTTTACACATTCTTCAACAATAGATGCTTGTGCTCCACGACTTCCAAATCCTGTAGCAGTATAAGTGGTACACGCAGAACCAGGTCCTATCCCTACTTTAATAGCATTCGCACCCCATAACTCAAGATCACAAACTGCTTCACCAGTGGAAACATTTCCAGCAATAATAAAAACATCTTTAGAAATTTCTTTTCGAATCATTTTAATTATTGCTTCTACCTTAACACTATGTCCATGTGCTATATCAATTGTAATATAATCTGGTATAATAAGTAATTTATTTAACAATTTTAACAGTTCATAAGCATCTTCATTCACACCAATAGAAATACTAATAGGTAAATGAAGTTCTTTCATTTTCTTACAGAAAGAAATAATATCATTATCAAATCTATGATGAATATAAAAATAATTATTTTTTGCTAACATAATTGCGATATCATCATTGATAACACATTCCATATTTGCTGGAACAACTGGTAAGTGAAAATTATGGGGACCAAATTTTACAGATGTATCGCATTCACTTCTAGAATTTACGATACATTTTTTAGGAATAAGATTCATAGATTCATAATCAAAGTTCATCTTCTATATTATATATAAAGTAGGTTTTAAGTAAAATTGATTTATAAATATATATAGATATATACTATGATGAATAAGCAAGATACAGGAAAGAAACGAGTTAATACAAAAGATCAATTCTATACAAAACATTGTGTAGCAAAAGAATGTATAGAATCTATGAAAGAAGTTATCAAGAATCATACGAGTTATCAATGGATAGAACCATCTGCTGGTAACGGTTCCTTCTTAAGAGAGAATTCTATTGCTCTAGATATTGACCCAAAACATAAGAATATTTTAAAACAAGATTTTCTTGAATATACACCTTCTATGGATAAACCAATTCTAATCTATGGAAATCCTCCATTTGGAAAACAATCTTCAGTCGCAAAGAAGTTTATTAAACATTCTGCCACCTTTGCTTCTGTAATAGCGTTCATTCTACCAAGATCTTTTGTAAAACCCAGTATGAGTAAAGCATTCCCTAAACACTTTCATTGTCTTTTCACAAAAGAGTTAGAGAAAGATTCTTTTGAAGTCAATGGAGAACCTTATGATGTTCCTTGTATCTTTCAAATATGGCAGAAGTCTGAGAAAGAAAGAGTGGATGAATCTATTGAAGAACCAGTGGGTTTTACTTATGTAAAACAAACTGATTCCTATGATGTTTCAGTGAGGCGTGTTGGCGTAAACGCTGGAACTACGATCCTTAAAGGTAAGAAAGTATCAGCACAATCTCATTACTTTATTAAGTTAGACGATGTAACAAAAAAAGATAAAATAGTAATTGATATGAATGCTCATATATTTCCATCAAATACAGTTGGTCCAAGAAGTTTATCAAAAAGTGAAATAAATGTTGTATTGAATCAATTACTTCTTAAAGAATAAATCAATAATAGTTTTAAGATTTTTTAAATAACATAAAGTATTTTCTTCAAACCCTTTTTGAAAGAGTTTGAACGCTTTATTTTTTTCACTTGAAAGAGTAATTGAATTCGCTATTACACATACTAAACGAACCTTATCTGAATTATCAGGGAATGTCATAATATATTTTGAACCACGATTGAATTGTTGACCCCCACCCCACAAATCCAATTGATTCATTCCAATCATAACCTTTTTTGTCTCCTTTTCTAAGATAAACCAATCTGGTATTTCACTTGTTTCATATTCTGAACACTTACTCTCAAATACCACTGTAAACAATGCTTTATCAAGATTTAATGAAAGAATATATTGTTTTACAGATTCATTGAATTTATTTCCACGAACAACACCTTTTAATCCTGGAGAAATAAGAGATAATAAATAATCATCTGTAATCTTTTTAATTTTAACTTCATCAATATTATTTTTCTCAAGAACATTTGTAAGTGCTACAACATTCTTCTTTAATGATTCACATTCTTTATATTTGTTTAAACATTCTTTGTCTGATAATGCTTTGATTGTATCATTACATATTTCTTTTGCTATTCGTTCATTAATAAGTTTACATGTATTGATTCTATTCATTAATGGTTTTACATCTTCAGAAACCTTTAACTTACTTTTTAATAATTCTGATAAATCTTCTTCAGACATAATTATATTTGTATCCATAAAAAATTGACTCAATTTTGTAGGATATTTGTTTACACCAAAATGAATAGACACAATGTAATTGATGGCTATCTTTTAGAAGAAAAGATTCGTTTACAAGTTTCTTTACTGCCAGGTGTTATACAAAACATTTCTACTGATGATGGTATCAAGAAACATTTTAATGATAATACTCTAAATGGTGTGGATAACTACATACAATTTAGGAACTTTTATGTCTTAATTCAAGATAAATGGGTAGCAAAGCCAACAAGTCAGTCACAAGCCGCACAATTCTTACAATGTGTTGATAAAATTAGAGAAAAACTTGGGAATAATTTATTTCTCATATGGGCTTGTAAGACTCCCCCAAGTAGAAATGCGATTCCTGATCTCAATAGAAAGAAAGTAAAAATCATTTGTTCTGATGTAAGTGTAGATGAACTCGCAATGAGTGTAAAAGATTACATCAAAGAACTTGTTGATACTCAAAAAGACGCAATGGAAATTGATGTTTAAACAATTACATTTAAACTATTAAAACAATTATCAAAGTTAGGATTTTTAATCTGTCTATATTCTTTTGAACCATTCATATTTATATGGCGAACAGTATCATCTATTTCATTCACTTCTTTAACTGTTATATAATAATCTTCACAAAATTCTAAAGAAGAATAAAACTCTGTTTCAGAAATAGGTTCTGGATTACATTTCATAGAACAAAGTGTTTTTGCCCAAGCAGACTTCTTTGATAGACTCTTTCTTTTGATTTCATATTCATTTATTAAGATTGTTAGAGGAATAGATACTTTACGCATCTTAACATAAAAGAAATAATTTTCAGAGGAGAACCTTTTTATTCTTGTAGGAATACACATTTGTTTTAAAGACTTTAGAAAGAAATTAAAATCCACTTTTCCATACGTTGTAAAATGATTATCTTTTGGTAAAAAAGATTCAACAAATGATTTCAGATCTTCTGATAAAATAGAATCATAAATCTTTATAAATATATTATGTATTTTATCAATAATGAGATTCATAGATTTTTTATCTTCTGTATCATCATATAAATCAATAAATATGTTAGAACGATCCATCGTTTTTATAGAAGAAAACCCTCTAATTTCTATTAAAGATGGTATTGGGTCTAACTGTAAACAATCACATATCTGAAGAATACAGAGTCTTGCGAGATTTTCAATACTTGTTCCACAAATAACAATATTTACATTCTTTTCTAAAAGCATTGCTAGTGAAAAAGAAGTGGGTTCTTTCTTTGAACACCAGATTAAAAATATTTTATCTTCTTTTGGTAATCGTGATGAAATTCTATCAGCACATTGTAGGAACTGTCCTACTTCTGGTTGGCTAGTAGTCTCTCTCCATTTATCTTGTATTAATATATGTTTCTTTTCATAATGTAACCAGTGATCTACACCATTCAAAGAAGGATCTTCAAAATGCGTTCGGATATTATATTCTCTATAACTTTTTATAGGAAGTTTTAGAGTAGCAAGTTGAACTATATCTTCTAAAGTTCTTCCAGATTCTACAGGATTCATTGATAAAAATATACATTATTTATTTAAATGATATATATTTTCTAAATTATATATAGATGAAATTTTCTAAAAATTCTAAAACTTCTAGAACTTCTAGAACTTCTAGAACTTCTAGAACTTCTAGAACTTCTAAAAATTCTAAAACTTATAAAAAAAAAAGTATGAGCAGATTTAAAACATTTAAAAAGAAGTTTAAATTACCAAAAAGTTCTACACAAAAAGCAATTAAAAAATATTTATCAAAAAATCATAGTAATTATGAAAAATATGGGGAGATATTAAATCATTTTAAATTATTTTTTAAAGCAATTATAGATATTGATAATGATGATTTAAATGAGAAATATCGTATAAAGAAAGATAATATTTTATCTAAATTAAATACTATAGAATTAAAAGACCCAATATTAAATCACGTGTTATCTGTTTCCCCGGATATTTATGGATTATTACATATTACTGATCATAAAATTCCATATTATGATTTAATAGATGTGTATTATAAAGTATTAAATAAATTAGAAGAAGTTATTGAAGAAGAAGAAGATGCAAATCTTCGTAGTGAGGCAACAAATATTCAACTAACTTTAATAGATAATTTAGTAGATGCTTTTATAAAGAATAAAAAGAATACTCATACAATTGATGATGATTTATTAGATATGTTTAGAGGAATGGCTGTAACAGAAGATGTAGATAAATTAGAAGAAATGTTTTTGAAAATGAAAGTGGAACATTAAAACATTAAAAGATTAAAACATTTAAAAATTGAATATAATATTTTATTTTTATTTAGTATGATTTAGTATGATTAGTATGATTAGTATGATTAGTATGATTAGTATGGATAAACCAACAAGATGCTTTTTCTGTAAAAAGAAACAAATTATTCTTGTAGATTGTTCGTGTAAGCGTTCTTTTTGTTTATCTCATAGAATGCCTGAAGATCATTTGTGTTCTTTTGATTATTTAAAAAAAGGTAAAGATGATATTACAAAATTGAATCCAAAAGTTCTTGCTATAAAGGTGGAGAAAGTATAGATTTAATCTTCTGCTAACATTTCTTTCATTAATCTTTCTTCAAAATCATCACGCCATATTCTATTTGTTAAATTTTCTGCTTCAGCAATGTTTGAAGAATTTTTAACTTTATAATTTATTCCTATTCCTCTTTTAGGATCGTTCATAACTTTAATAATACTAGTTTTATAATTTATTCCTTTACTTTTATATTTTTTAAGTTTTTCTATTTTTTTATCTATATCTTCTATATTTCTTTTATTCTCAATAATAATTTTGTTAGCATCATCAATACTTTTTTTACTACTAGTAATTAAATTGTCAACATCATTATTATCAAGTTCTCTTATTGATTCATTAGATTTTTCTATTACTATATTCATTAATTCGATACCTGATTTATAAAATCTTTTATCATCTTCTAATCGTTCTATCTCCGAACTATAACTGTGAGTATATTCCCTAATGTTTTCATTATAATCTTCATATAATTTATCTCTTCTTTCAATTTCTTTATTTGTCATTCTTGGTATTAAATTTCTAAATTTAGAATGTTTTTTATTTTGACCACCTTTCATAGTATTTCTTCTCAATGGATTATTAAATTTATTTATTTTTAAAGTATTAACAGGAGATATATTATTTTCTCCTAATAATTCTTCCATTTCTTTAATTTTTCTTTCAATTAATTGTTCATTATATTCTTTTAAAGGATTAGAGGTTTTTATATTTCTATTTATAGCTTCAATTAAATTTTCATAATGCTTTCTTTGGTTTATTTGAATTTGTAAATCTTTTGTTCTATCATTTAAATTTCTATCAAAAATTTTATCATTTAATTTACCTCTTTGAAGTCTTACGAATTCCCTCATTTTAGCAGTCATATCATCTATTTTATTCTTTATTTTACTAATTGAATCTTCATAAGATTTTTTTCTTTCCTCCATTTTTTTTGCATCATTGTTTATTCTATCAATCTCATTAGTTAAGTCTTCAATTTCTTTTGTAAGTTCTTTTACTTTTTTATTAATAGGATTATCTGTTAAAAAAGGTGCCGGAACTCGTTTTTCGTTTACAACAGTTACTTTTCTTAACTTTGATAAAAGTCCACCAGATCCTTTCTGGTTTTTATATGTTTTACGCATCTCTATTATATATCAACAAATTTTATTTTTGATAAACATAATTTCTGTATTAATACATTTAATAGCAGAATAAATATCACTTATATCTTCTGTTACAATTAACCAATTTTCATCAACTCTCTTTGAAATAATTGTGCAATCGTTTGTCTTAATAAAAGGTTTTAACTCTTGATTTAACTTATTTACTTCATCTTTTAAAATATGAACTTCATTCGCAATTTCTATCATTTTTAGTTTATATGCGATAAGAATATCAATACTGCTATCAAAGGTTCTCATTACTATTGTTAGGATAACAATAATTCCAGCGATAATAAGAGGTCCCTCCATTTTATAATTATATCCTATTTATTGGGAAAAATAAATCAATTTTATTATTTTATTATTTTATATAAAATTGATTTAAATAATTTATATATTTAAATACAAAGATGGATGTAAAATACAAACTTTGTTCTAGATGTGGATTTTCTTATATTAATAAACAAAACTCTATAAGAATTAGTTCTGAAAACTTTTGTTCTTTACAATGTGTTCCTCAATGTGCTGGATGTTATGGTGAAGAAAAGGTTGTTATGTATTGTTTAACAAATTCTAAATATTATTGTTCATCATGTGAGAAAAAACGATGTTCATATTGTAATATATTTAAGATTGGTAAAAAATGTATTAAGAATTGTGATTGATTTCTCAACAAATTTCACCTCCTGTTAAATACATCAATGCTTCTTCATATGTTTTTTTTGCTTCTTTTTTATCAATCCCACCTCTATGAAAATCAATAGTATAATCATATAAACCTTTTATAGTTAAATGAAGCGTAATTATATGAGAAGAATGATTTAATATAAAACCTGCTAAATAATTACTACTTATTACGATTGTTTGTTCATCTGAATCATCACCCCACACATCTTCATCCAACTTCTCAAGATGAACTATAATATTAGAACCTTTTATCTTTAATGTGGGCATATTTACCTATCTTTATAATATTTATCTAATTTTTTTAAATCAATTTTATATAGGATGATTTTAGTATTATTATTACTATTAAGTATAATATCAATATTATTGTATTATAATATAAGTGAAAAGGAAATAATAATTAAAAATAATAAAGATAAAGCATATCTTATAAATTTAGATGAGCGTCCCGATCGGTTTGATATAATTTCAAAATCCTTTGAGAAAGCACCTTTTAACATAGAAAGATTCTCTGCGATAAAAGATAATGTTGGATGGAAAGGATGTGGTAAATCTCATTGTGCTCTTATACAAATGGCAAAGGATAATGATATGCCATCTGTATTAATTATGGAAGATGACTGTAAGCCTTCAAAAAATTTTAATGAATCATGGCCTCTTATTAAAAATTGGTTAGATAATAATAAGAATGATTGGGATATTTTTATAGGGGGGACAACATATTATTATATAATGGATAAATCACCAGATTCTGTAAAACCAATATGTAAAATTAATGACAGTATTAAATTATATAATACAAAATTATTATGTTTACATTTTTATTATTTAAATAATTCTGTATATGACAGATTCTTGGAATGGAAGAAAGATATTGATAAAAGTGGACCTATAGATTTATGGCCAAATAAGATTAATATGAGAATTGTAACATCATCTCCTTTTATAGCAACTCAAAATGATATTTATAGTAATATAGCAAATTCATCAGCAGATTATAGTAATGGTTTTAAAGAATCAAATAAAATAATTGCTTCTATTCAAAATAATTCAGTATGTGATTTAAATAAGAATTTATAATTATAATAAATGACATATCAAATTAATATTAATAATGTGAAAAGAACAATAACAAACTCTATCTTAAATAAGTTAGATATACATCGTCATAATCTTTATGAATGGATTATAGAAACTAATGATATTAATGATATATTTATAGATACATTTGATGAATTCTTCTTTTATTATATGGATGATTCTATTGAAGATTATATACGATTAATGATATCATCTCTTATAAATATGTTAATGGCATATTTGGATTCTCATAACGAATATGATATAGATACCTTAAAAGTATTTGTTAAAAAATACATAGAATTAACTCTTACAACAGATGGATGTTGGTCAGAAGAATTAAAATTAAATATTGAAGAATATAATGAATATCGTTATGATTAAATATCATAACCATAAATATCAGATTTTGCACGACAATTTACAGTGGAATGTGTATTACGACCACAGCGTTCACAATTCAATCCCTTACCTGAAGGCATAATAAATGCTTCATCTTTACAATTATATTCATGTTTCGCCACAATATCAGGATTATCAAAATTCATCTCACAATAACGACATTGATATGATACCGTATTTATAGCATAACTCTTTTCTTTAAATGTGCTCTGACCTTTGTATAAAATTTGTTGAAATTCATTATCATTTTCTTTATGATATTTTAACTTATCACAAGAATGTTCATTATGACCAATCTCATTACAGTAAATACATATTACCTCGGTAGATATTTCTTTCGGTCCAAATAATAGTTTATTAATTCTATTCTTATCATATTCAGATAGTTCCATTGAGATATATATATATCCACGAACATAATCAATACCATATTTCTCCATATATTCAAGTAGTGTATCATATTCGTAACTCTCAGAAATTTTTTTAATAAGTTTCACAGGTTTATATGTTTTTACCCAAGTGGGACCAAGACCATCTTGAATGTTTGAAATAGAATGTTTGCCAATATAATATCTTCCCTTCTCCAAGGCGATGACATTAATCATTTTGTTATAAATATGAGTTAAAATTTTTAATCAATTTTTTGAATTTCCGAATTTCCGAATTTTCATTATTATCTAAAGATATTCTTCTTAAAATAATTAATGAATTATGATTCATATATAAAAGATGAAACATTATTGTGGACAATGACAAGTAATGGATATAAATATTTAACATACAATTTATATTTATCTTTACAAAAGGTAAATCCAAAAATAAAACTTATGATTGTCTGTGTGGATAAAGAATCACAAATATTTTTTAGAACAATGAATATTAGCAGTATTTTTTATAAATCTACAAAACCTGTTCCTCCAGGAACTCAACCGAGTCAATTTGGTTCAGATACTTTTATGAATTATAATCGTATGAAGTTAGAAATTATGGAAGATTTACGTTTAAAAACAGATGTTAATTATATTATTTATTTGGATGGCGATATTGTGGTATTCAAAGATTTTATCCCTTATATCAAAGAACAATTTACTTTATTAAACACAACATTTTTGTTTCAATGTGATGATTTATATGGTTCTCCAAATAAAACACAATGTTGTACAGGTTTCTTTGCTTTTAAAAGAACTCATTTAGAAAAGTCTCCTTTTGTTTTATATGATAAGGGGTTATGGTTAACAATACGAGAAGACCAGCCTTGGGTCAATAAACATATACGAATGTATAATATACCATTTGAATTCCTAGATAGATCATTATTTCCCAATGGTGTGTATGTAAATGAAGGAAGATGGAAGTTAGGAGATCCTTATATTTTACATTTCAATCATATGGTGGGAAATGCTAAAATTTCTATGATGAAACGATTAGGCTTATGGTATCATATGTATTGAATATGTATTAATTAATCTATAGTCTAATATAGAGATGGTCTCATACGATATTATTTTACCGATTATAATTGGTATTATAGTTGGTTTAATATTTTTAATATTTTTTGCGCATTTTGGAAGAAAAGGTTCTGACACTTATGCAACAATTTTTGGTATTTCCTCCAATACTATTACAACATCTTTATTATTATTTATTGTTGTTTCTGGATTTATTGGTTTAACAGCAATAAGTATTATTGTAAAAGATTTAGATTATCCGGTAAAAAATCCTTGGAAATTTACGGTGGAAACATTATTGATGGCTTTATTACCAAGTCTTGCTTTATTAGCAATTATTTATATGAGAACAAATAAAATTAATAGCAAAGATATGATAGACTTTGGTATATTAACAGCAAAATTTGGCTTATTCCATATTCTCTTACAGTTTACTGGATATTACACATATGTGTTTTCATAAAATTGATGCTATAAAAATAAAATAACTATATAATATGGATAAGGAAGAGTCATATTTAAAACATAAAAAATATTTTTCATCTTATAAACCAAATGAATTATTTTGGGGTATTGGTATAGAAAATGAAACATATTTAGAAATTCCGAATGAAGAAAAGGTAGATGGAAGTTTTTTATTAAACAACCACAAACGTGAAAGATATAGTGTTGATTACTATACAGGATATCTTGATTCTTATTTTTTAAGATCTCTGAAAACAATTATTAATGAAAATGATAAATATGATTTACCAATCTTAATGAATAGTCATAGTTTAACAAAATGTGATTTAAGTGGAAATCATATGACTTTATATAAAAAAAATACTCCACCAAATCCTCTCTTCAATGGTAAAACAGTCTTTGATTATATGAAAGAAACAGATTCTTATTTTAGAGACGAGTTTGAAAATACTTATTGTTTTGATGGAGATACAGTAGAATTTATGACACTTAATTATTATAAAACAACAATAAATAAAGTTATTGATGAATTAGTCCATGAAAAGAAAAGATTTTTAAGACATTTAAACAAAATTCCCACATTGAATACTGTAATATATCCAAAGAAAAATTATGGATTTGCCAGATTCAAAACAAATTTAAATAATCTCGCAATTTTTAACAATGGAACATACCATTTAAATTTTACATTACCAACAATGTTAAATGATAAAGCGGAAATAAAAGATAGGAAAAAATTTATACAAGAGCATAAAAAAGGAATTGTTATGATACAATTATTTGAACCATTTTTTATTGCATTGTATGGTTCTCCAGATCCTTTAACACAAAGTTCTACTTATAAATACAGATTTCCAAAAGGTTCTCAAAGAGTAGCTGCTTCAAGATATATTGGTGGAGGCACATATGATACATACAAAATGACAACAGGAAAACTCTTACAAGAAGATACAAAAACAGTTATGAATGATAAACCATCATTCTTTTGGTATAAAAAATTATATGAACAAATTCATTATAAAATGAATGATAAAATAGGATTTGATATAAATTTTAATAAATTTTTAAATCACGGAATTGAAATTCGTTTCTTGGAATGGTTTGATGAATCTTTATTACCTGGTATCCTAGAAGCATTTGTATATATTTTAGATCATTCATTATCGTTGTTACCAATACAAGGACCAATTAAATCTCGTTTATGGAATGATATGATGTATAGGGCTACCCTAGAAGGTTCCAATTTTACACTTACAATAAAAGAAATGATTTATTTAGAAGAGGCTCTAAATATTAAAATTAAATTAAAATCTTTAAAAGTGGATGTAGTATTTCATTATATTATAAATATGTTTAAATCAATATATAATTATAATGGTCCTTGCTCAAAATATATGTTAGAAAAACCAATTATAAATAGTTCTTTCTGTTGTAAATAGATTTTCTCTTGTGGTCTAAAAGTATAAAACATTTATAATAAAGAATGTATGCTACGCATCATAAAACTGGAAGACAGGTTCGTATTTTAACACATACGACCAGCACTTGGAAAAGTAAAAAGACTTTAGTATGGTTAAATGCTTCATCCAATCAGAATGTATTCTGGAAGAAATATGATATAGGTGTTGTAGGTTCAGAGATCTATGATGCTTGTATTTCAAAGAACATTATACCAGACATTCTTGTTTGTGTAGAGAAAAATGATGTTGAGTGGATTCGTAAGAATTATAAAAAGGTGAAAATGATTTTTGCTTCAAATGATATTCTTGATATGCTAACAACAACTTTTTTTGAAGAAAACAAAGTTCAAAATATTATTTCATTAGAAGAACTTCATCATTTATATACATTTTTAGATCTAAGCTGGAATGGTTCAATCAATGACGCTTGTCTATTAGTTGCTTTGACGTTACGTTTTTCTGTAACTTTTCCTTTGGAAAAAAATAATCGTAAATTATATTCATTAAAAGTGAAAGATACTATTGAAGAACCACAAGAATTATGGTTCATTACTCAGCACTATAAGCCGAAACAGTCATTAAGATCAAAAGAGTTAAATGAATGTATAGAAAGGAATCTGAAGAATCCTTACATTGATAAGATTGTTTTGTTAAATGAAACAGAAATATTTTATGAAAATGATCATAACAAAATTCATCAAGTTGTTATTAACAAACGATTATATTATAGTGATGTATTTCAATATATTTACGATAAGGTTCCTGAAAATGTAATTGTTGTATTTGCGAACAGTGATATTTATTTAGATGAAACAATTCGTAACATTTGGTCTGTCAATATAGAAGATAAGTTTTTTGCTTTATTGCGTTATGAAAACAATGAAATCTATGGTCCTAGACCAGATTCTCAAGATACTTGGATAATATCATCTTCTTCTGTGAAAGCCAGAAGTAATAATTACAAAGATATTGATTTTTCATTTGGTATTATGGGATGTGATAACGCAATTACGTTAGAAATGATGAGACAGAAATATTTAGTTGTAAATCCTTCTTTAACGATTAAAACACATCATTTACATAAATCTGAAATTCGTAATTATGATCCTGAAGATATTGTCCCAAAATCTGCTTATTTGTATGTTGAACCAACTGGTCTACACGATATGGAAGCAGTAACACATATTCAACATCCTATTATAAAGAAGTTAACATTTGAATCATTTGATAGACCGATTCAATGTTCGAATGTAAGAAAAGCAGAAACCTTCTGCTCAATGGTAAAAGATTTTGAATTTTCTTCAAAAGAAAAGAATACTGTTGGAGAATTGACTCAGCCTATTTATAAATTGAATAATATATTTGTCACGAATACAGGATTGACATATGATTATGATAAAATCTACGTTGGAAAATCAAAGGTGGCAACAGAAGCGTGGGCACAGAGTGATATTAGCACATTAACTCCATCAGTATCATCTGAAATATCCTATGTTGCCTATATACCAGATTCTTATGTTGAAAACGTTGAAAACTATTTATTATACTATTTATCAAAGATTTTACTTATGAAAACAGTGATTCAAAAGAATGGAGAGTTTTGGTGTCCGAATGAATCATCTTTTATTAATGTTCTTCGTTTGTTCAAATGGAATCAGAAACAAATGCCTTTATTGTCTAGAAATGAAAGCCAACTTGCTTTTGTAAATGAAGCATATGTATGGTTACCATCCGATGATAACAATGTTACAAAGGAGCAAATGGCTGCTCTACGTGCTTATATACAGCAATATGATGATGGTAATGATGATAATGATTCCATATGTATCTTCATGGATTCTAAATATGTAACAAGTGAATTTGTAAAGATGTTAGAGGCTATATATCCAAATGTAAGTAGAATTTATAATACAACACCAATTGAACAAAAAATTGCTTATTTACAAAATGCTTCTCTAACTATTCTTTCATCATCGTCTATTCAGAGTTATGGATGGTTATGGTGTATGAAGCCTGGAACAAAAGTATATGATATTAAGAATGAAATGTCTGTAAAAGGTGATGTAATTCATATTGCAAATGCTTGTCAACTTGATTATCATTTTATGCTTGTTCCAAAGGATGGTATGAAGAATGAGAAGATTCTATCAGATATTCAAGGATTAAAGGGTAAAGATTTCCAAAAACCGGTCATCTTTGTTCCTGTTTCCAATCATAAAGAGAGATTCTTTCACCACGCTGGTGATTCTTTCCGTGAAATAATTGATCTATGGGAAGAAAGAGGTTATATTGAAAAACAATATAGTTCTTGTAAAAACGTTTGGTTACATAGTATAGGTGATACATTGTTATATGATAGACCAAATTATGATTGGATTAAGGAATCAGATGGTGAAGAACAGATGTGGAAGAAAGGTCTTTTTGGGAATCCAAAGCCATTAGGTGGAAAATCCGTTCCTTGGTCTTTTTGGCCAAGAAGACCTAGATTGGTAGAAGCGATGTTGAACAACACGTTTGAAAAGACAAAAGGAGTTGTCTTCTATGGTTGTACAGAAAATCAAATTCAAAAGATGAATAGAACAAAATATGATTGGTCAAAATGCTGTGATGAATTTGTTATGTCTGAAGAACCAAAGTTTTCTCAGCAAGAATATTTAGATAATCTATCAAAGGCTAAATATGGGTTATGCTTAGCAGGATATGGTAAGAAGTGTCATAGAGAAGTGGAATGTATGGCATTTGGCTGTATACCTCTAGTAAGCAATGAAGTTGATATGGATTCGTATGCAAATCCACCAATGGTAGGAGTTCATTATTTACGGGTTTCTTCACCTGAAGACTTGGTGAACAAAGTGAAGGCTAATAAAAATTGGTTAGAAATGTCTGAAGCGTGTAAAGTATGGTATAAGGAGAATTGTTCAGTGGATGGAATGTGGCTACTAACAAAAAAACTTTGTTCTTTGTAGAAATGCGTAAAGGTTTTGATTGGAAGTTTTGGATTCCTATTATTTTATTAATTATAGGTTTATCAATTATTGTTGCGTTTATAAGAGGAGTTATTTATAAAACATTGGATATCCCGGTCTACTCATATGGAACAACTATAAATGTAAATAAGTAGTAGAAGAAAATGAAATATAAAACAATATTATATAGTTTGTTAATTTTTTTATTAACCATTCTTTCCATTTATTTTATTGCAGCAAATGTATTTAATCTAAAAACAATATATAATAGAGGAATTGCTTATGATATTTCCTCTTTAAATAAACAGTAAAAATTGACCAATATTTTTTCAAAGAACACATATAAAAATGTTCCATTATTTTATTCTTGGAATTCTGTTTTCAAGATTATTTATAACAGAATCTTCTAAACAATATGAATACTTATGTAAGCCGCATCAACGAAAAATTTTAACTTCTACAATACCTCTATGTTTATATAATTGTAATAAAGGATTCGTAAGGCTACGAATTGATGGATATGATATTGATAAGAATGTTATCACGATGAAAGAAGCAGTAAGTTATTATTATAATCTTTTAAATCAAGATACGATATATATTTCCGTAAATAACACAGTTACATCTTTACTTGATAGACCAGCTTTTGGCTACCTCGTTGTAACAAATGGAACGGAAACAAATCTATTTGTTCCTTTTGAAAAGAAAGTTGAATATAAAGTTATAAAATCATTAATTAAAACACGTAAAATGTTAGATTTATATTATCCAGCATGTGTTCATTCTATGAATACTGAGATTCCTATAACATTCAAAAAAGAGAATAATTATTTTAACAATAGATATATTCTTATGTATGATACTATTCATAATATTACAAAACTCTTTGCTACTTTATCAAATAAAGTAGAAAAAGTTAATTTAAACAAAACATATATTTGAAACTGCTTTCCCTGCTTCTATGAAACCATTTTTTGAGAATCAATCTTCATAATCTAATTCATTATATCGGCCAATATATTTACATTCTTTCGTATATAGATTATTTGTTTCAGGATGACGATAGAAATCATTTAAGGGAACAACTTTAGCAAAAAAGGTTGAAAAAACAATATTATAAATAGTAGATGAGTGAACATTTATTAGTAGCATGTCACTGTGAATCTCTTCATGGACCTGTTAAAATTATTGGAAAAGAATTTGATACTATTCAATATATTGATACAAATGAAGGACTTCATGAATCAGTAGAAAAATGTAAAAAATCAGAAAATCAATACACAGAATGGCATAAAATTCCAAATTCATCTATTAATTTTATTTATATAGCATCTTGTCCATTGTATGGAGATTTATATGAAGGGAGAATGCATGAAGATACTTCTGCTATGTGGCGTTCACTAGATAAACACGGATGGAATGTATTAAAGGCAAATGGAAAAATCATAATTCCAATAAATAAACATATTCGTCCCGATAATAAGTTAAAAAAACTTATGCCTCTATGGAATTATAAAATCGTATCTTCTATACCATTTTATTTAGAAAATTATGATTCAGAAAGATATATTATATTCAAAAAACCGATTGGAAATATAAAGACAGGAGGAATCACTAGAAAAAAAAATAAAAAATATTTAAATAAAAGAGCTTATAATAAATAAGAAGATGAGTCACAAGCATTTTGTTTTAGATGGAAAAGGTTGTGTTGAGTTACAAGAATCTTTTGGATCTGATTTAACTGTTGTTAATGCTGCTCGTGTTTCTTTTGCGAAAGAAGTGAATGAATTTAAAGAAGGTGATAAAAAATTAATCAATTATTTAGTAAAACACAATCACATAAGTCCTTTTTTTCATCCCCAAATCCGTTTCCGTCTTAAAATGCCCATATTCGTAGCACGAGAATGGTTTCGTCATACTATTGGATTCGCTAGAAATGAAGTATCTCGTCGTTATGTTGATGATGAACCAGAGATTTTTATTCCTGAACAGTTAAGAGCCCGTGATTCGAATAAGAAGCAAGGTTCAAAAGATACTTGTATAGAAAATAATGGAGAAATGGTTGAACAAATTAGAGAATTTTCAAAGCAATCCTTGAATCTCTATAACAAGTTGTTGGAGAATCAAGTGGCACCAGAAGTAGCACGAGGTATTCTTCCTCAGAATATGTATACAGAGTTTATTGAGACTGCTTCTCTTTATGCATATATGCGTCTTTGTCGATTACGTCTTGATCCTCAAGCACAAAAAGAAATCCGTGAATATGCTAGAATAATATCAAGACTTCTTGAAGATGCTTTCCCTGCTTCTATGAAAGCATTTTTTGATAATTATTCATGATAGGTTTATTCTTCTTCTTCTTCATTTTCATCAATAGTATCTTTCGATTCATTATATATGCCAATATACTTAAATTCTTTATCATATACATTGTTTGTTTCAGGATGATGAAAGAATTCATTTAGAGGAACAAGTTTTATTTCTACAACTTCATAATCATCAGTTAATGAATCATTCACGACAAACGTTTTTGATTCATCAATTACAATACTATTTATATGCTCTTTTTGTTTTATTGTTTTAACAGACTTCTCTTTTACAGGTTCTTTTTCTTTTTTTTTGTTTTTATTATAAGCAATTAAGTATTTGTTTGCGGATGTTTTACTAAATACATTATATTTTTTTATAAGTGCTTCAATAACCAAATTTTTTTTCTTATCTGATAATGAATCTATAAATGTAAAGACATCTTTTTCATCTGGAAAATTTTTTTTAGGCATCTCTTCTACACTATATCCTTTTGCTAACTTATTTTTAAACCATTCACCTCCTTCAATATGGCTCCATGGAGGAATAGGATCATTTATAGTTCCGTGAAGAACAGATGGATGGGGCACACATATCCTATTTTTTTCTATTGTAAGAGAATTTAATTTCTTTTCTTTTTCTAAACATTCTTTACATAATTTTTTTCCTTTTTCAGATGTTCTATCACATTGTATGGCAATATGATAGAATAACTTTGTTTTTAATGGGTCTTCGTGATAAAAAGCAATTTTACCTTTATCTGTTGTATCAGAAACATTTCTACCGATACATCGTGGCATATTCTATATTGTATAAATAATTATATGTAAAAAACTATTTTAATTTTTTCAAAAATATGTCAAAAATATGTGTTTAAAGTTCTCGCACTAGGATCTGTAGCACCAGGAGACCATTTAGGCATCCAAAAATAGGGTATTACTCTTTCTTGACCCTTATAATGTTTCTCAAATTCTGACCGATAGTAGAACATTTCTTTTGTTGTTGGCATACAATATTCATATTTATCTTTTGCTATTTCTAACCAGGTCACAGGAACTTTTATATTTTCTTGGATAATTTGATACCACGACTTTTCTAAACCACTTACACCATCACTAAATGCTTCTTTCTTACGCCATAATACTTCATCTGGTAACGTAAGACCATCATCAAATGCTCTTCGTAACATATTCTTTTCTGGCACAGTTCCTTTTAAAGGTCTTCTATATTGTGTGGGCATAGATAGAGCAACTTGAACAAATTGTCTATCCAAGAATGGAGTTCTAGGTTCTAAACCGTGACTTGATATACTTCTATCACTTCTTAAGACATCAAAATAATGAATATCATTTAACAGTCTTCTTGTCTCCGCTTCAAATTCTGAATCATTTGGTGCGTTGTAAAAATACATATAAGAACCAAATATTTCATCTGAACCATCGCCATTAAATACAACTTTACAATCAGTATGTTCTTTAATATATTTACTTACTAACCAATTACCAACAGATGCTCTAACAGTTGTTGTATCATAGGATTCAATATCTTTAATTACGTGAGGAATTGCTTCTAAAAATTCTTGGGGAGTTTTAATGATTTCAGTATGTTCTGATTTAATAAAATGTGCTACCTTTCTAGCATATTCAACATCTGTTGAACCTGGCATACCAATACAAAACGTTTTTAAAGATGGTAAATTAAATTCTTTTAACTTTCTTTGAACTAAAGAAGCGATTAAAGAACTATCTAATCCGCCACTGAGAAGACAAGCAATAGGTCTTTCAGTAAGTAATCTTTTTTCCACAGCAGACTCTAAAGCAATACGCAAAGCAGTTGCTCCAATAAAGAAATCATTATAATGAGGATTTTTTAAGAAAGGAATATTGTGATAACGTTCATCAACTTCACAAAGATTTGTAGAAGGATTGAATACTCTATACGTGCCAGGCTTGAAAACCTCAACATTTTTACAAAGAGGCACCAATCCTTTTATTTCCGAAGCAAAATATTTTTTAGATAGATGATCATTTGAAATATGTGTATAATTATATCCCATGTATAAAGGACGAACACCATAAGGGTCACGACCAATAATAACTTTGTTACGTTCTGTATCACATATTATGAGAGAAAAAACACCATCTAGTAATTTAAAAAATGTTGGTAAATCATTACGGAATTTTATATAGAGATGGCCAAGAACTTCACAATCACTATTTGATTTTACGGTAATATTATGTATTGTAGCAAGTTTTTTCCAGTTATAGATTTCACCATTACACATCCATATGATTCCATTATAAGAGAATGGTTGCATTCCTTCTTTATTTAATCCATTGATAGCAAGACGATTGAACCCCAATGTTCCTATTTTTGGAATTGTTTGTATCATCGTATCTTCGGGCCCTCTACCTTTTATTTTATTGACATAATGATTATAATTAGCTGAACAAAAGTCTCCTAAACAAAACCATATTCCACACATTTCACTGTTTCACTGTTTCACTGTGTTATAAATATAAAATTAGTTTAAATCACTATATTAGATGCCAACGTATGATTCAGATATCTGTATATATGGAGCAACATCTGGTGGAATAATGTCAGCTTGGAAAGCAGCAAGAATGGGTATGACAATATCTATTATTTCGAATAATAATCATATCGGCGGTATGACAACAGGAGGTCTTTCGTTTTTAGATAGTAGTGCTATATCAAAGCCAACAGGTGATTTGTATACTTTTTTTAATTTAATACAATCGAAAGATGGAGAAAAAGTAGTAAATCCTCTAACAAAAGGATGGAAAACCCCTAGACCTGAAATTGCACCTAGTGAATATTTACAAGCATTTCAAATGATATTTAATAATTATAAAACCTTAATAAATTTATATAAAAATCAACGAATATCTGGTATAACTATGTTAGATAAAAAAATAACAAGGATACAAATGACAAATTTTAATATTTTTACTGCTAAAATTTTTATTGATGCTAGTTATGAAGGTGATTTATTAAAATATTCAGGGGTTCCTTATTCTATGATAAGAGAATCTAGTGATACATATGGTGAAACTACACAAGCAGGTGTTCGTGTTAGTTATACAATAGGTGTTGAAGCACATAAAACAGCTGGTGATACTACTAGTGAAATTCTTGGAGCAAATATAAATGGTATACGAATACCAACAGTAAGATCTAATGAGACAGTTGTAAATGGTCAAGAATCTAAAGATTTAATGGAAAATACATATCGTCTTTGTATTACAAATACACCATCAAAAATGATACCTTTTACAGATCCAGCAATTTTGCCTCCTGCTTCGTCTGGTTATGTTTATAAGGCTGAAGATTATGAAATATTAATTAGATATTGTGAATACTCATTCAAAAAAGGTGATATAACACTCGATCATCCAATGCCAAATGGTTTAACTTATTCTTGGCCTAAAACTTCTCCTGATGCAAGTGAAGATCAACAAGGTACGAAATACCATGATTGGAATGGTAATTATTGGCTTGTAGGTATGTCAAGAGATTATCTAGAAGATAATTCTGGTAATATTGATTATAATAAAAGAGAACAAATTGAAAAAGCATCTGAATGGTGGCAGCGTGGATTCATGTATACACTTGCTACAAATACTAGAGTGCCTCTAATAACAAGAAACTCAGTATCACAATGGGGTTTAGCCAAAGATGAATTTAAGACAAATCGTAACTGGCCGACATGCTTTTATCTTCGTGAAGGTCGTCGTATGAAATCAGATTATATATTAAAAAATGTTGCAGACTCATTATCATCTAGACATGTAATATCAGAAAGTAAATATATGTTAGATGCTCATGCTTGTTCTCTTATAGTTAAACAAGATCCAAAAGATAACAAATTTAAATTTTATGTTGAAGGTGGGATTCCCGATGATAGGAATCTGAAAAATACAACAATCCCATATGAAACGATTATCCCACCAAGAGACAAATGCACAAATTTATTTGTAACTTGGTCAATATCTGCATCTCGTTTAACGTTTGCAAGTATTCGTATGGAACCAGTATTTATGCAAATTGGTTTAGTTGCTGGAGCAGCCGCTGCTTTATGTATACAAAAAAATTTGGGTGTTCAAGATTTATTATATACTGATTTGGAAACTCATATAAATTTTCCTAAAACTGATTCAGATATCTGTATATATGGAGCAACATCTGGTGGAATAATGTCAGCTTGGAAAGCAGCAAGAATGGGTATGACAATATCTATTATTTCGAATAATAATCATATCGGTGGTATGACCAGTGGAGGTCTTACAGCGTTAGATTATGGTATACGAAAACCAGAAGGTGATCTATATACTTTTTTTAATTCAGCAGAAGCAATAGATCCTGATACAAAAGGATGGAAAAGAAAGGAATCACGACCAGGAGCAGCTGATGTAATTCAAACTAGGCCTAGTAAATATTTAACAGAATTTAATAAAATAATTAATAGTTCAACAAAAATAAAATTATATAAAAATCAACGAATATGTGGTATAACTATGGTCGATAATAAAATAAAAAGCATACAAATGACAAATACTAATATTTTTACTGCTAAAATTTTTATTGATGCTACTTATGAAGGTGATTTATTAAAATATTCTGGAGTTCCATATTCTATGGTAAGAGAATCTAGGGATACATATAATGAAGATTCAGCAGGTGCTTTTAGTCTCATACCATATCGCGTTGATGCATATAATACACCTGATAATCCTACTACTGGAATTATTGGTGGTCTTATAAATGGTATACAAATACCAAAAGTAACAACAGAGATACTTCCAGAAGGTGAAGAATCTAGAAATTTAATGGAATATACATATCGTCTTTGTATTACAGACAGACCAGCAGCAGAAAAGATAGGATTTGGAACTCAAGAATTTAAACCTCCTAGTTATAATTCTAATCATTATAAATTCGTCGTTCGACATTCTCAAACCCGTTTGTCCAAATATCTAGAGACTTGGGATATAAGTTCTTCTGATGCAACTGATTTTAATGGTAATTATTGGCTTGAAGGTATCGCAACTGATTATCTTGAAAATGCTTCTGGTAATATTGATTATCCTAGAAGAACTCAAATTGAAACAGCAAGTCAATACTGGCAGCGTGGAGTTTTATATACACTTGCTACACATCCTGATATTAATGAAAGTATAAGAAATGCAGTATCAAAATGGGGTTTAGCCAAAGATGAATTTAAGACAAATAGTAACTGGCCCACATGCTTTTATGTTCGTGAAGGTCGTCGTATGAAATCAGATTATATATTAACAAATGTCGAAGACCCAAGAGCATCCCAAAATGTAATATCACAAAGTATATATTTTATAGACTCTCATGGTTGTTCAATCATAGTTAAAGCCTCTGATAAAAAGTTATATAGTGAAGGTTGGCTTATGGGAATACCGGATGATCAACCTAAAAATAAAACAATCCCATATGAAACGATTATCCCACCAAGAGATAAATGCACAAATTTATTTGTAACTTGGTCAATATCTGCTTCTCGTTTGACCTTTACAAGTATTCGTATGGAACCAGTATTTATGCAAATTAGTTTAGCTGCTGGAGCAGCAGCTGCTTTATGTATAAATGGTAAGTATAATGTTCAAGATTTACCATATGAACAATTAAGTAAGTATATGTCTTGTACACTATCAATACCTTACAGTATAACATCATTTGAACCATTTGAATCATTAAGTGTAATACGGCAAAGTAGAGGAATACCAATGTTATTTGGATTTAGAATTGGTGATGGTGCTCTCGACAACGCTGGAATGCCTATACAAAATACAGAAAATAAGGTTAAGATTTTACAAATAGCAAGATACGCATTTGATACATTTCGTGTGAAACATAATACTAGTTTAAATCAGTATTGTTTACCAACTAATTCTCTAAGTAATATTAATGATAATTTTAAAAAATTTTATTATGATAATAGATTAAAAAACGGCGGATGTTATGGATTGGGTGAAGGCTATACAGGATGGTATAATAAAATACAATATGAACTTATTAGAGATAATACTTCTCTTAGTCCTGCTCAAAAAAAAGATCAATTTAGAAATATGATACGTACAAGTATGGCTAGACAAGTGAGAGATTATGAATTAGATAAACAATATCTACATTATATTATATCAAATGAAGATATACAACACCATGATGAAAATAACTTCCCAACAAAATTTATAGAACAGATAAAATTATTTTCTGGTATTGCGAGTCCAACATTAAAAGAAGTATTAGATGCACAAAAAGATTATATCGCAGAATGTTTTAAACATGCGTATGATGCATTTCCACGTATAGCAGATAGAAAATTTTTATACATCGGTGGATATAATATGGAACAACGTGCAACTACATTAAAAGAATATCTTGATCTTGCTAAGTATATTAATGATAAATATCATAATGTTGTTCATGGTCTTATGATACAAGGTCATATAGGTATATTAAATTTTACACCTAAAGAAATAGAAGAAAAATTAAGAAAAATAGAAAAATTAATAAACATTGCTAGAAATTCTGGTTATGATGTAAGTATATACGAGTTTGATCATAAAATATTTGATGAACATTTTTATAGAGAATTAGCTCAAAAAGTAAATGAAAAAGATGATAATAATCATATTATTGTAAGACCTGGAGAACATCGTGTTCCTATACCTGCTGATTATATTAGACAAGCAGATATTTATCGTAAATGTCTTAATATATTTTTAAATCAAGGTGTTTGTCAATTTCAAGTATGGGATAGTTCGGACTCTGGCTCATGGCAAAACAAAAAACATTATACAAAAATAGATATAGGACCACCAGGAAACCCGCAATGGAGAGATATAAGAGTTGGTGATAATGTTAGAAATATTTCTAAAACTCAATATATTATACAAAGAGCAGATCAAGCACTATTTTATGATGATCTTACACCAAAACCGTGTTATAACGAAATTGTAAGTTTATTAAAAAATTATAATGTAAGCCATTACGATTCAAAAAAATCTATATTTTATCCATATAATCCATTAAATCTTGGTTACAGTGATTTAGCAAGTCTAGGTGATTAAACTTAAACAAAACAAATACTATTAATAAATAGTAAATGTCTCTTAAAACAGTTCAAGATAGAATGACAGAAACGATACGATTACTAAAACAAGTTTTAGATTTAGGCATAGCAGAAACAGATCCAGGCTATCAGGATTTAAAAAATCATTTAACAGATTGGGTTAAATCCGAGGACACGCACATAAAAGAGCATGTTATTGAATTTACTCGTTATGGAAGAAAAGCAAATCTTACTTTGCCTTGGAAGAGTGGTAAATCTTGCGAGTTTTTGTTGAAGGCACCTTCTTTACGTTAGTCAAATGAAAACGTTTAATTAATATTCTACGTTTTCGTAAAATAGTATTTACATAAGATAGTGTTTTAGACTTTTTTGAGCCACCCATCATATTCAAATGGAGGTTTTTATCTTTCAAATGGATATTTTGTTTGGATAAGAATTCAACAAACGTTTTATGAGCATTCCGAAATCCTTCATTCAAAGTTGTTTTTTGATCTTCTGATGAAATCGTAGAAGGCATTCCAAAGAGTTGCCATACAAGATGAGGAAACGGAACCAACATTTTTTTCCGATTATTTGCTGCTAAATAATTATCAATAGGTTCTTTTTGATCATCAGGAACTTCTTGATACTTAAGAATAGTATCTGCTGCTTCTTTACCTATTACTGTAAATGTAGCACAGGTTATCCAATCACAACGAAGTAAAAGAGGATCTTCACATTCTAACTTTTCTATATTAGGATAAATACCTCCTCCTTGGAAATGACTATATTCACCTCTATGTTGTTCCAAGTATTCAAAGATTTGTGCACAACGTTTATTAAATGTTTCTTTATCTTGGGTCCGATACGCATCATCTTCCAAAACAATACAGAGTTTTTTTGTGAAGTCTGGATCTTCTTCCATATGTTTTTTAACGATGTTACCATATGAGTGCCCCACACCAACCCATCCTCTTTTTTGAGGATCATCGTAAGCAGAAAATTTTTGTAGATTCAGAATAGTATCTTTAAATTCTGCTTCCATAAATTTCATTCTTTCGGGAGTTCTATCTAAACTTATTACATACGCATCCCAGCGTTTCATTGCCCTAATTATAATAAATAAAATTAGATTAGATGACAGAGTTTACAAAAGAAGGTGCTCTATATGAACTATTAGCAAGAGGTAATAAAGATGTATATTTTCGAGCAGATGCTTTCACATCAGTTTCACCATTTCGTAACAATTACAAACGAGTTCCTGCTTATGTTCATGAAAGAAGACAAATCCCTCCAATTAACAATGTTGATTTTGGAAAAGTTGTAGAATTTGACTTTGAAGTAGCAGGAGATGTATTTACTCATCCAACTCTTTTAATTGATTTACCAACTTGGTTACCAAGTGAATATGCTTCTCTCAATAATAATAATTTAATCACTGATAATTCTGGCAACTCGTATGGATATACTAGAGGAATTGGTTATTTCTTATTTTCAAAAATACAGGTTTATCAAGACCAGATTCTTTTACAAGAGTTTAGCGGAGACGCTTTGTATGCTACCAAACTATCTCGTGGTTCTATAAATTCTTCTTTTTTAGAAAATGTATTGGTAGGAATTCATGATGGTTCAAATATTTCTATACAACGTAACGCTACTCCAAAACAGTTAAGATTAGAACTTCCATTACTTGGTTGTCAAAATATAGAGGATGGAGGATTTCCAAGTTACGGAGTCCGGACTCAGATTTTTCGCTTACGTCTAACTCTTCGTAAGTTAGAAGATTTAGTGGAATGTTCTAATAGCACGATAACAAAACCAAATTTATATCCTTGGGATAGATCTGATTTTAGAATCACAGATAAGAATGGTTCTATAACAAACTTTTCAACCTTGGGACGTTATCAATTATCAGTGCCAAATATATATTTAGAAACCCGTCATATATATGTAGACCCAGATACGCAAAAAGGTTTAGTGGAATCATCATATGAATTATTATTTTCAAGATTATATGAAAATACCTTTTATTTTAATGAAAAAGATTACACTCCTGTTGTATCTTCTGTATTAAAACGAATTGACGCAGTTCATCCTGCTTCAAGACTACTATTCTTTATGAGACAAAGAACAGATATCAATATAAATAAATTGTGGAAAATTACTTCTGATCTCGCAAATAAAGAATATTACAATAATATATCATTACTTATTGCTTCAAGAGATAGAGAAACCTCTTTTCCTCCTTTTATATGGAACATTCTAACACAGCATTCCAAAGAAGATAGATATTCGGGTGAAGGGTTAGGTATTATGAATTGGGATTTAGGAGAACAAAGAGGTGGAGTAGCAAATTACAAGCATTCTCCAGAAGGAAGTGTTAATTTTAGCACGGCGGATAAACCAAATATAGTTGTAGATTTACAGAATATTTCAGGAACTGATAGAAATACTGAGATGTTATTAATTGTAGATACTTGGGCAATATATCAAATTGAGAAAGGAAGAGGGAGGTTAAAATATTCAAATTAATTAGAATTAATTAGATGAAATATTATTACTTACGAGGAACAAAACACAAATATGAATGTAATCTTTTACAATTTAAATCATCTTCATCATCATGTGGTATTATAATTATGTCTAAAAAAGAAGATGAATATAGAACACCTCATTTAGAATATGGGTTTTATACAAAAGAAACACAAAATATAAATGAATCAGAGTTTTATGCTTTGTTTAAAGGTTTAGAATATGCTTTAGAAAATGATATGTATGATTTAATGGTAGAAGGAGATTCTCTATTAGTAATAGAATCTATAATATCTAAAAAAAAAATAAATCTTAAAAAACCATACAGTGATTATTTAGAAAAAATAAAAATGTATATATCTATATTTAATACCTTTGGAATTCGTTATATATGTAAAGAAAGAAATGATGAAGCAGAGTATCTAGCAGATGTTGCGTTTACATATAAAAAAAATTTTGAAACAAAGTATTTTGATTGATTTATATTTAAACATTTGTTAATAATATAGTATAGAAATGACAGATAACGAGTTAGATGGTCTAAATGGTGATTTATCAACGTTAATTGGTGCTTATGGAATTATGGCAATTCATAAAGCGCTTATGATTCGGATGAAAGATGAATATTCTTATTTGAAAAAGGTATTTGATTCTAAAGAAGTAAAAGAAGAACAACCATTACAAAAACAACAAGAAAAACAACAAGAAAACCAACAAGAAAAACAACAACCACAACCACAACCACAACTAACTGAAGAAGTTGTAGAAGAATCAAAGTTTCGTGACCCAAAGGAAATGAAAGAATGGCAGAAGAATGAAGAAGAAAAGAAGAGAAAAGAAAATGAAGAAAAAGGAATTAAGAAAACTGATATGCTAACAAAGGAGAATTTGAAAAAATGGATTGAAGAGGATGGTCGCACATTTGCTTACATCTCAAGAGAATACGTGGGATGTAAGGATAGTGAAGTATCTGCTGCGGCGAAACTCTTTGGTATTGATACAACCCGTAAGAATGTTACTGTGAAGAATGTAAGTAAGAAGTAATTACATAATTACATTATACTTTTAAAAATATATTTATTATGTTTGCTTAAGAACGCTATACTGTTCAAAATATAAGCTAACACAATAAATCCTTGAGGATCCATAGGATTGCGATAAGATTCACAAAAGTTTCTATAGATTAAACTAACTAATTTAGGTATTCCTAAACAATTTTCATAACTTTGCATTATTAGAATCGCTTTAATGATATCCTCTTCACATCCTCCTATCTCCTTCTCTAAATGCTCTACTTCTTTTGGATCAATTCTATTATAACAATAAGAAACAAAAGGCTCGGGGTCAGAAAATTCATCTTTATGTTCTAAAATATATTTTATTTTCTCTTTTGTGATTGGATGATTGGGCATTGCTTGTGCTATATATATTGCTGGAAGAACAATGAATATATTAAAAAATAAAATTTTGTTAGATAAAAATCCACCAAACGCAACAAAGATCCAAATAAATAAATGAATTAAGCAACCAAGAAAAATAAAGATATTACCTTTATTCATTTTCTGGAACTACTGGTGTAATAGATTTCTTTTTTCTCTTCGTAGGTTTCTTTTTTTCACCTTCTGAATCTTCAATAAGCATATTAGATATAGATTCTTCAGGAAATAAAGTATTCAAGATAGTTTTAACCATATCAAATGTTTGTGTAACATCATTTTTTAAATTACTACAATCGGTATCAATCTTTTGAATCCAAGATTTTTTCATATTTGTTATTTTATTAATTGTTTGAGTAATATTTCTAGATAAACTTGTTAGGATTGGTTTTACAGGTTGAATATCAATTTGTTCAGATTTTTCAGAACGATTATAAATAAACTTTGCTATATCAATATAATTATTTAATATAGAAAAGATAGTTTCCATATCATAGGATAAAAAGTTTTGAATATAGAGTAACAATTGATTATTCGAATTAATTTCACAATATAAAAAATCTTGTGGTGCTCCAACAATTTTTGATTCCATAGAAATCAACATTCCAATAGGGATATCTTTGTTACTATCTATATTTCTTTTAAATTTATCAATTTCACACTTAGGAACACCTCTTAGATTATATGTTTTTGTATCAATGAATACTTTACATTCACGAGCAAGACCTTGGAAATCTCCAGCATCTGGAGTTCCACTTGTATCTTCTAAAGCCCAACAAGTATATTGATTTACTAGATTAAAAAACTTTTGTTCTCCTTGTTTACCTTTTTTAGAAGAATTCTGCTGGATAAGTGATTGATTTTTATATTGTTGTAATTCTTGTTTGAGATCATTAATTTGTTGATCTTTTGATAAACCTAATGTTCTAATACATTCTATTTGAGTTAAAAAGAATTTATGTTCTTTATCAATATTCTTTTGTTGAGAATCTTGTAGGGCTGAAAAGTTTGTATATAGAATATTATAAGATTCTTGTAACTCTTTTATTTTTCTATCTTTTAAAGATTTTTCTTCTTCAAATACTTTTGTCTTTTCAAAGAATTTATGTTCAATATCTTTTTTAAATGTATCAATATTGTCTTTCTGTTTAATTTCTCCTAAAGTAATATACAAAGAAAGAAGTGTTTCAAATTCTGAACCACTAATACTTTTTAAACATTCTGGTAATGGATTATTATGTCTCCAACTAGAGATATAATAACCATTTTCTGACCTTTCTTCTATAAACGAATTCATCTATATATATAATGTAAAATAGTTTTAGGTTGATGGTAAAGTTGTGGATGATGTAAGTAATCTTCCTCCATCAACGTGAATCACAGAACCAGTCATATAACTCGCTTTAGAACTTGATAGAAAGAGAACAAGTTCAGCAATATCTTTTACGTTACCAACACGACCAAGAGGATGTGTTCTAGCACAGGATTCATAATACTTCTTTGCCTCCTCTACACTCATACCAGCATTTACGTGAAATTCTGTTTCTATCGCTGTGGGAGCAACACAGAGAACACGAACGCCTTTTGGTGCTAACTCTAAAGCAACCGTTTTTGTAAGCATTTCAACAGCAGCCTTTGCTGCGGAATAAGGTCCTAATCCAACAGCAGGTCTTGAAGCAAGAACTGATGAGAAATTGATAACACATCCTTTTGTTTCAATAAGATAAGGGACACAATACTGTGTCATAAAAAAACAACTCTTAACATTTAGGTCAAAAGCATCATTAAAACTTTGTTGAGTTGCTTGTTCAATGGTTTGATATAATGTTCCACCACCAGCATTATTTACAAGAAGATTTAATTGACTAAAATGTTTTACCGTTTTTTCAACTGCTTCATGACAACTATTTACATCTGTTAGATTCGTCTCAAGATATAAAATCATTGTAGGAGGAACATGTGAAAAAACTATTTTTAACTTTTCAATAGATCTGCTCGTAACTGCTACACAATAACGCTCATCAATAAGTCTATTTACAATTTCTCTACCAATACCACCAGAACCCGCAGTGACCAAAGCAACTTTCATTCTCTCATTATACTAATTATAACTCTTTATATTCATCTTCTTCATCTTCAGTATACGCATTAATATTATCAATAAAGAATCGTGTATTAATATCACCATATACATAACGATTTGAGTATAATTCATTTGCGTTATTTATAATTTCTGTAATATAATCAATATAATTATTTTTAACAATATTCATTTTAGAATATGAGACATTATTATAAAATTTGAGAGAGGAAGAAAGAACAAAGGTGAATACAATAATATTCATTTTTACTATAATTATAAAATAAAAAAATGATTCAATTTTTTAACCAAAATGATTCTTTCAAACATTCATCATTAAAGTTTTTCATTAATTCATTATACTTTTTAACAGTTAAACCATCTACTAAATCTGGTAAATGAAACCAATCATCTACTTCAATAAATGGTATGTTAGGATAATAATGTCTTATTGTATCATAAAATTCATGCTTTTTAACAATAGGAATTGTTTTTACCATTAATGCTTCCCAAAAACGGAGAGTATCAAAACCTGATCCCATAGGACATACAGTAAAATAAAGTTCAGATAAATTTTGTAAATATGTTTTCATATCGGTTTTAACTTGATAATATTTTTTCGTAAATTCTTGATTATTATTTAAAAATATATAAAATTCTTCACGAGCATATGAATTATATGTAACATAACTTATTTTACATATATATTTTTTTTTAGAACAAAGATAATCTTGATTTACACCAATAGGTAACAATTTACATTGATGATGAAATCCGACATAATTTTGTATAAAAAAAGATGCGTGAGGAAAGGCGATAAGTAATGGTTTCAAAATAGTATCATCCATATGGTGATCTGAACCGTGAATTAGAAAGTATTTAACATTTATATTCTCTTTTTGTTCTAAAATAACTTGAGACCATTCTTCATAATAATCCGGATGAATCATTACGATTCTAGCATTTGGTAAAGAATCTTGTAAAGAATCTTGTAAAGAATCTTGTAAAGATGGTCTATCTTCAATAAACAATGCTTTTTCTAAATAGTATTTATTATTACCTTTTATAGATTCTTTACTAAATAAAGCGATATCCACATATGGTAAAAAGGATTGTTGTGTAAGATACATTTATTATATAGATATAATTTTTTTAGGTCTAATAAATAGGTATGAAACAAAAAGTTTTAAAAAATATATTTAATATTTTAACTATAATTGTATTGATTGCTATAGTATTTATTATTTATTTTATATACAATTCATACGATGATATTAAGAGTTCAACAAATCCTAATAGAGCATATGTAATTAATTTAAATAAGAGATCTGATAGATGGGAAAATATACAAAAATCATTTAAGAATTCATCTATTGAATTAATACGTTTACCTGCGATTGAAAATAAACAAGGTCATATTGGATGCGGTTTATCATTTATGAAAGCGGTGAAATATGCTAAAAAACATAATATGAAAACATTACTTATATTTGAAGATGATAATAAACCATTAGAAGGATTTGATGAAAGATGGCAAATTATTAAGAACTGGTTAGATAATAATTTAGATAAATGGGAAATATTTAATGGTGGAGCACGTTTCCCGGATTGGCAGGAATATGAAAAGAAAACAACATCATCTTATGCTGATACTACTCATTTAAAATATTTAATTGACAATAAAGAATATTTATTTGAAGCACCTTTTATTGTATCTGCAAATTGGATTTATATAAATAGTTCTGCCTATGATAAAGTTTTGAAATGGGAATCAATGATAAATGATACACCATTTGTTCCATTGGATCAATATATGACAAAAACAGAATATTTTAAATGTATATTTTCTATACCTCATCTTGCTTTACAAGAAAATGGTAAAAGTGATACAAGTATGAATAGCCAAAATGGATATTGGGAATTTAATAAAGTAGATGAAAGATTAATTGAAATATTTAAGAATATTTATAATAGAGAAGTGAATTAAATTAAAAATATCCATTATAAATAAGTAAAAATGAAAGATAAATATATAATTATTTTAATAATAATTATATGTATTACATTGATTCTAATAAATAAAATAAATACTAAAACATCTATACTCTATCCAACAGTATATATTATAGGGTTGAAAAGAGAATATATTTATTTTGAAGACTATATAAAAAGTGTAATATCAAAATTATCAAAACATAATATTCCTTATGATTTACATTTGGATAATGTTATATCCGATTCTTTCTTTATGAAGAAAACAATGAATTCTCATTTTATATTTTTACACGATTTGGAATACATAAAAATTAGTGAAGAGACAGAAAAGAAAATCATTCCCCATTCTTCCATCATCAATACGGAACAATTAACAAGACGCTCTGAGTTAACTAAAGTAATGTCTTATATTAACAAAGGTTATAAAATTATTGATTACAGTATTGGTAATATAAAGATTTTAAATACTTATAACTTTCCTAAAAATACCATATTTTATTTACCATATCAAGTGAATACTGAAGAAATACAAGAAAAAAATAATTCAAGACCTTTTGATATGTGTAGTATTACTCCCGAATCAAGCACCCATAGAAAATATGTATATTACACGATTAAATCATTTGAATTAACAACTATTACTCCGGTATATGGATTTCTTAAAGAACGTGATAATGAGATTTTAAAACATAAAATGTTATTAAATATTCATTTTAATCCTAGTTATTCAACATACGAATCTATTCGTTGTGATCGTTTAATCTTTAATAAAGTGATAATATTTTCGGAAAAATCATTGGAAGGTTCTATTCCTGAAGATATAAGAGCTTATGTCATTGAATTTGAATCATTAAATGATGCGTATACTAAATTAGAAATGATAATGAAAAATTCTGAATCATATTATAATAATTTTTGGTCAGGATTTAGTCTAACAAAATTAAATTTCCATAGAGAATTATATTTTAATTTATGGTTGGAAAGTATTGTTTAATATAAATAGTTATGAAGAAAAGTAAAAATAATTATATTATTTATACATCAGTAATAATTATAGTATTAATACTAATATATATTATATTTTTTAACAGGACTGACATAATAAGTAATTCTAAAATAGTAAAGAAAAATACAAAAAATAATTTAGAAAATCTATACTGTTTATGGACAGGAACAAATGAAATGTCTGATGCTCGTAAGAAATGTTTAAATACTTTAAGAAATACCAATCTAAATGTTATACTTATTAGTGAAAGTAATTTAAGTCAAATTGTTAAAGAACCATTACACGAAGGATATAAATATTTATCAGAAACACATAAAGCAGATTATTTAAGATGTTATATTATGCATTTTTATGGAGGGTCATATTCTGATATTAAACATACAAGTAAAAGTTGGTTATCTGCCATAAAAGATTTAGAGAATTCAGATAAATGGATAAATGGTTTTCAGGAAGGAGCAGCAAATGATGTTGCAATTATTAAAAATAATAGTATGCTAACTAATACTTTAAAAGAAAACTATAAAAGTTTAATAGGAACTTCTACTTTTATTTGTAAACCAAACACATTATTGACAAATGAATGGTACACGCAAATGATACAATTAATGGATGCTAATTTAGATAATTTAAAAAAATACCCTTCACGAAAACCACAAGAAGTATATACGCCAGAGTATCCTTATCCGTTTGAATGGACAGAAATATTAGGTCAAATATTTCATCCACTTATTTATAAATATAAGGATAAAGTTTTACAGACACTACCTAAATTTGATAATGTAGAGTATAGATAATTTATTTAACGATTATTTATAGTTACAAAACCCATATCTTCTATAAAATATTTTAATACTGAATCCCAAAAATCAGGTTCTTTTTTCATAACAGAAATACCACTTGCTTCAGATCCATATTTATTACCACTCTCAGGATTACTCCCCCATAAATCTTTATTATCTTTTGGGTGAGGAGGGACATATGTTTTTATACCATTTTTTTGTAACATCGCAGAGAATGCCATATCTTCACCTCTAGTTTTAACAAATGTATGATTTGGTGTGTAATCCCATAGATATTGTAACCATTCTCTTTTAAAAAACCAAGAATGACCAACAATATCTACTTCTCTTGTTGTATCATTTGTTCCAGTAGCCCATCCTATATTTTCTGCAATCTCATATTTAATACCTTTCTTAAAAATTATACCATTTGTTCCCAATAATCCCGGTGTTACTTTCATTGTATTTATACAATTTTCAAACCATTTTGGCATTGGTATAGTATCATCATCAAAAATACATACATATTCTGTATTTGCTAATAAACCAATTGCGAATCTAGCCCATACACCAAAATTTTCACTTGATTGAATAATTGTTATATTTGTATTTAATTCATCTGGGATTTTAGGTATTTCAACACCTTCTACAAAATTTTTATAAATTATAATCTTTTCTGGAGGCACGGTTTGCGCTTTTACTGCCGTAATTTGTTCAATTAATACATGTGGTCTTTTATAGACATTTAATATTACTGTAATTTTATTATCTTTATTATATTCAAAATCTTTATTTTCTGTATAAAAACCATCATATTTTCTATTTATTATAAGAACCAAAACTAATAAACTTATTATAGCAATAATAATATATAATTGATTTTTATTTCTCATCCTATAAATATAATGAGAAATAAAAAAATAAAATATCTATATCTAATAATAATTTTAATAATTCTTATTACTTTATTATATATATTTAATAATATTGAAAGTTTTGATGAAGAAAATTTAAAAGGGAATAGTAAAGAACATTTAGAAATAATATTAAAATGGATTGATGATGATAAAAAATTTGGATTAGTAAGACCAAATGATGGAGAATATACAATAATGAATGATTCAACTATTACGAATATTGATAATTGGACATATAATAAAGGAGATAGAATTAAAGATGATTTAATAAATTCTTTAAAAAAAGATTTACCAAATTTATATATTGGAATTCCTTGTAATTGCTGTATTCAAGGAAAAGAAATTCAAGAATTTTATAAAGATAAAATACAAATACCAGAATCTAGAAAAACATATGGTAATATTTTTGTAAATGCTAATTATAAAAAATTTATTGATTTTATAAAAAATTATAAGAAAGATATATACTACGTAGGACCAGGTAAAAAATATTCAGAAGAAATAAAAATAAAAGATAGATTTATAATAGATAAAAAATTAGTAAATAATTGGAATGTGCAACATGAAATAATTACTAATAAATTAGTAAATTGGATTTCAAATAAAAAAGATTCATTAATATTATTTTCAGCAGGTCCAATAACAAAAATATGGATACCCTTATTATTAGAGAAATATCCTAATAATATTTATTTGGATGTTGGGTCTTCTTTAGATGTATATTTAAATGAAGAGCCTAATTTAAGATCTTATCAAGTTGATGATAAAAGTGATGATTATAATAAAATATGTGATTTCAATAATTCATAAATTCTTTCAGAACTATTACCATTCCCATATACATTACATTCTGATAAATTTTCTTTCAATAAATTATTAAAAATTTCTTCTATATTTTCAAAGGATTCTATTGTTTGAATATATGGATATTGAATATGATTTCGTTCTGTAGTTTTACGTAGAACAATCGTTTGTTTCCCTAAAAAACTTGCTTCTTCCTGGATTCCACCGGAATCTGTTAAAAGTGTATAACAAGAAGCAATTTCTTTAGAAAACTCTATATGATTCATAGGTTCTTCAAGCATTATTACAGAACTGATATGTTCTTTCACAATCTTCTGTAACTCTTTGTTTGGATGTAAATACCAGATAAATTGTAAATGTATATTATTGTTTGCTATACCATTTATGACTTTTATAAAATCTAACACTTTATCCCAATTCTCTCTTCTATGAAATGTAATAAGAACTTTATTTCCTTTTACAACTTTTAAATTATAAGACTTAATTAAATCTAAAATTGTATTTCCAACTGTATATATTTCTCCACAAACTTTTTCTTCTTTTAATAGTTGTTCACACTCTATATGAGGAGTAAAATGATAGGAAGCAATTCTTGATACCATTTGACGATATGCTTCTTCAGGATATGGTTTCTCTAAATCATATGTTCTTAATCCTGCTTCAATATGAATAACTTTTATTTTATTTTGAAATCCATATAGAGCAGAATAAAATACTGAAGCAGTATCTCCTTGAATTATTAAGTGTGTAGAACCATCTAAATGTTTTTGTAAACCACTTAGAATTTGTATACCAATATCTTCCATTCGATGATTTGATAAAATATTTATGGGTAATTTAATGTATGAATTATCACTTATATCAACAATAGTTTCATGTTGCTGAATATAAATTACTTGATAATTAAAGTATTTTTCTTTTTCAAAGATATTTATTATGGGTTTTAGTTTGAGATATTCTGGTCTTGTGCCAAATATAATTGAAAAAAATACCATCTATATATTATTTCTATAATTATTTATATCCTTCAATAAAAGTCTGAATTCCATACTGTAAGTTCTCGATTACGAAATAGTTCTTTTAGAAAATAATTTTTCTTAGGAGCCTCTCTAGCATCACCAAAATCAATAATCCATAACTGGTCATTTGTTTCAATAAAATTATAAGGTGTTACATCAATATATTCAATATCACATTCAAGATATAAACGTTGTAGGATGTCATAAATACCTTTCTTAATTAGGTGAGGCATATCATTAATACTTTCACCATACATATCAGCAAGACACATCTGTTCTAGATTCTCCATTTCAATATATGTTTCAAAATCGGTATCTAGAATCTTTGGGGATAGACCAAGTTCCGCAGCCTTTCTTTGAAATCTTACTTCTTTCTCAATGATTTCCTTCGATCTGCCAGAAACATTTTTACGGAATACTTTTGTCATATTATAATGAATATTATTATTATTTATAAGTTCAATTTTTTATAAAATTGATACTAAAAATATGTATCAATTCATCATAAAATGAATACGAATAATACGAATTATACAATTACTACTATTCAAGATGATAAAGTTATAGGATATACATTTATAGCCATTATACTTATTGTTTTATTCTTTTGTATGTTAGACTGTATTCGTTCGCTAAGAACTCCTAACAGTCACTTATAATTTTATTTATTTAAAGATCTATTTTTATTTTATGTAGGTCTTATGGATATTCATAAATGTGCAGGATGTTATAAAGAACTTACAGATGTTATAAGATATTATTATATATTTGATAGAGGAAATATTCTTCCTTATTGTAATATATGCTTATACACTTGGTGTAATGATTGTGGAGGAACAGATTGTAAATACAGATGTGAAACATGTGATGCTGCATGTGATGAAGAATGTAAATGTTCTTTTTCAGATGATGATGAGGAAGAAGAAAATATATGTGAAGAGTGCGGTAAAGATGAAGAAGAATGTGAATGTTGTAAATGTGGTGAAAATAAGATATGTGATTGTGATGAATAATTTATATATATAATAGATGGTGCATCGTAAGACTTTAAAAAGAGGTTCTAAAAAAGTTAAATACTCCGGAAAAATGCGTGGAGGTGATACTCTTCCTCCTTCTTCTATAAATCCTGTTGCAATTATACAATCGTTTAGTACGGCACCTCCTCCTATGAAAGTTAAAGGAGGTGCTGCACCAAGTCCTAGACCAGCACCAAGTCCTAGACCAGCACGAAGTCCTAGACCAGCACCAGCACCTTCTTGTAAAGTATGTCCACCAATACCAGCACCTCCACCAATACGTGCACCAAATGTTACTATAAAGACACTTTCATTATTTCCACAAAGACTAGCACCACCGCCAGGAGGAGTACCACCGCCAGGAGGAGTACCACCGCCAGGAGGAGTACCACCGCCAGGAGCAGCACCATTACCTTCTAGATTTTGGCTAACAAATATTATGTGTATGTATTCTTTATTCGTTAGAGATCAAGCTAGGAGCACTTTTACAACTGCATTTGATCAACTTACAGATCTAATAGATAATACCAGACCGCCAATCGCAAGTCCTACTATAGATCTATATCCATCTTTTTCTGATATGAAATCCTATATATTTGACCCATCTATTTTTGGATTATCTCCACTTGAAAAAGAAAGTATTCGATTAAGGTATGATTCAACAAATAAAATTCCAGTGTATTTTGACTTTTATATATATTATGCTGCGAAGAATACAGGTAGTAAAACAACAACTATCAATAGTGATGATGATCTTTCAAACAAAAGAGGTTTAGGAACTAAATACCGTAATTTTGTAAATTCATTATTTGTATTAGATATAAATAATATTCCTCATTATTTAACACCAGCATTTGAGAGCATAGATCCTACTACTACGACTGCTTTAGAGCAATTTAATTTTCTACAATTATCTAAGAAAGGAAATAATTATATGGGCATGTATAACACAACTAATTTGGCTCCAAAATCAATATATTTAGACTTTTACTTAAATGGTCGTCAAGGCAATGATTTAGATTTAACAAAACTTACATTTACAGCAATACCTTCAAAACTAGGTGTACCAAATGAAAAATATGCTAAAGATGTTGATACATCATCTATGGGAGGTATTACAGGACCAATTGTTCCATTAGCACCAAATCTTTACGTAGCACCAAATCCAGCACCAGCATAATAACTAAAAAATTGATGTTAGAATATTTATTATACAATACAAATACAAATATGGCGGAAGAATATATAAAATTAAATAATCTTAGCACTCAATTATGCGATGATTCTGATGATATAAAATATGAATGCTCTATATGTTATAGAAAATATAATTCATATATTGAAATAAATGAACATATGAAGTTGTGTATAAAATATAAATATTCATTACGTTATTGTGTTTTATGTGGTAAATTCGCACATTTTGGTATATATTGTTATAATAAACAATAAAACAATAAATCAATAAATCAATAAATCAAAAAATTGATATTATTTATTTTTAACGAATCATAATTAAAAATAAATAATGTTTAAAAAGGCTCGTGAGAATAATCCAGAATTAAGTAACATAGGAAAAAAATGGTCAAAAGAGGAAGAATCTCTTCTTCTTTTGCGCATTAAAGAAAAGAAATCTCATTTAGAAATTTCTTCTGAATTTAAAAGAACATGTGGTGGAATTTCATCACGATTAAAAGATGTTGCTATAAAATTATACAATGATAATGAATCTCTAGAAATTATTGAAAAAATTACTGGTATAAATAAAGAAGTAATATTAGAACAAGTAAGTAAACCAAAAAAAATGAAAGAGAATAAGAAAAATATATTACAAGAAAAAAAAGAGTATGTTATTGAAGAACCAATTATACCAGAAGCAATCTTACCAAAACCAGAACCAGTATATCAACTCAATGAAGAACAAGAAGCAGTAATGGAAGAAGTAGGAAAGGGTCATAATGTTTTCATCACAGGTGCCGCTGGTTCTGGCAAAAGTTTTATAATCCGACACATTAAAAAGGTTCTTGAAGCAAAAGGCAAAGTAGTAGGAGTAACATCTTTAACAGGAATGGCATCTTTATTAATTGGAGAAGGAGCACGAACAATTCATTCTTGGGCAGGTGTAGGTGTTGGAAATCGTTCTGTCGATGATTATTTCAACTTTATTAGAGTAAAACACAAAAAAGCGAGAGAAGCATGGAGGAATACTGATACACTAATTATAGATGAAATCTCTATGATGAGTGATGAACTTTTTGAGAAGTTAGATGCGTTAGGAAAACTTATTCGTTGGTGTCCAAAGAAACCTTTTGGTGGCTTACAAATTCTTTGTTTTGGAGACTTTTATCAACTTCCTCCAATCAATACAAAATTTGTCTTTGAAAGTCCTTTGTGGAATGAAACGATTCAATCAGTCGTTCCTTTTGAAACAATTTACAGACAAAAAGATCCTGTATTCCAAAGAATGTTGAATGAAATAAGAGAAGGTAATGTATCAGATGAAACAGATAGATTATTAAAGAGTAGAATAAATCTTGATTTTAGTAAAGAAGAAATCCAACCAACAAAAATCTTTACACGAAGAGATATTGTGGATAAAATTAATAAAGAAGGGCTTGATGCTATTAAAGAAGAAGAAAGAGTCTATAAAATCTTTACAAAAGGAAAAGTATCTAGTGATTCTATTAAAAATGGTATAGCAAGAATGGATACTTCTGCTCAATATCAGAATGAATTGGTTTTAAAAGTTGGAGCACAAGTAATGTTAATTGCGAATGTCAGTCAAGAAGAAGGATTGGTGAATGGTCGTTTAGGAATTGTTACAGGCTTCAAAGAATCAGAAACTATTATGGTAGAAAGATTAAATAAAGTTGGTAAGCCAATTACTGTTCCTAATATTACTCCAATAAGAGTAACTGTTCGTTTTAAAGGTGATAAAGAAGTAGATATTTCTCCATATGATTGGAAATTAGAAGATAATGAAAATGTTATGAGATGTCAAATCCCTCTCATTCTTGCTTACGCAATTACGACACATAAATGTCAAGGATCTACATTAGATTCTGCTTACATTGATATCGGTCCCTCAATCTTTGAATATGGTCAAGCATATGTTGCTCTAAGTAGAGTAAAAAGTCTTGATGCGTTATATTTACATGATTATTCAAGAAAAGCAATTCGGGCTCATCCAAAAGTGATTCAATATTATAAATCACTTTATGAATAAAATATATTTATCTTCTACATCACTTTCTAGACTTTCTAGACTTTCTAGACTTTTTATTAGATCTTCTACTCATTCTTCTTTTTCCGCCTTTTGGAGTATAATTATTATTATTTTTTGTTATATTTCTTTGATCTAAAGGTTTTTCATGAAATAAGGATGAAGTATTTGATTTAGGAACCCCTATGAATTGATCTGTTCTACTAAATAAAGATGAATGATGTGCCGGGTAAGGCGGGGGCATTCTATTTATAAAATATATTTATTAAATAGAATGTCTTCCAATAATGTAAATGCTCTTACAAGAAAATTTGAAAGATTAAGAGTAGATCCTTCAAGAACTCCTCAAACGCATCATGTGACTATGCCAAGAAAAACAAGAAAAAGAATGCGTCAAGTATCTCTAAGAAAAAATGATCCTAGATCTACAAAAAGAGCACATGTAAATAATTCTGGTGAAAGAAGAAGATTTTTTTTATTAAATAAACGAAAAGCGCAAGCAGCAAAAGAAGCGATTGATTCGTATAAAGAAGCAAATGAATGCCTTGGAGAAGCAGAAGGAATTGCGATGTCTTCTTCTCTTACGGCTACGGTAAATGCTATGAAAACGGATCTACCACTACAATCAAGAGAAATTGTTTTTGATTCTACAAAATCGTTAGTAGATGTTGTAAAGTCTAAACTTGACTTAGTAAAACGAGCAACTTTAAGCGCAAAAGAAAGTGCTAGAAAAGCATCATTACCTCATACAAGAGCAGAGGAAGCAGAAGAAGAAGCGTCAAAAGCAGCTTCTCAATGTGAAGAAGCAGAAAAACAAAAGAAAGCGGTAGAAAGAGCAGCAAAGGCAGTAGATACTGCTGTAAAAAGTAAAATTAAAAGTGAATTAGATAGAATAAAAAGAGAACAAACAGTATCCGCAAGAGCTTCTAGAGCAACAGCAAGAAATAGAAAAAGAGAAGGATTCAATACATTAAATTTACGTTAATTATTTATAGTATAATAATATAATAGGATGTCTTGGGATTTTGATAAAATACCAAAATATGTTATAAATCTTGATAAACGGACGGATAGATGGAAGCATTTTGAATCCCAACCTGGTCTTCCAGATTTTCATAATATACGGCGTTATTCTGCTGTAGATGGAAATGCTTTAAATATTGATAATGATAGGAGAGTATCGTTATTTACACGATTAAATATATTGAGAGGTGAAAGAAGGTCACATTCTGATATAAATACAAAAGGTGGTATTGGTTGTTATATGAGTCATATAAATATATGGGATGAATTTCAGAATGGTCCATCTGAAGTTGCTTTAGTAATGGAAGATGATATTATTCTTACTAAAGATTCTGCTCAGAAGATAAAAACGTGGATAAAAGAATCAAAAGTGATGCAAAATCTAGACTTATGGGACTTTTGTATATTAGCCCCTACAAAAAATATTCAAACTTCTAGCAAAGATAAAAAACCACTTGTTCCTTTATATAAAGATGATCCTACAACTATTCGTCTCGAATTATTTAATTGTATGGTAGCATATCTTATTACAAAAAAAGGTGTTCGTAAAATTATGCCTCATGTATATCCTATCCAAGGACATATTGATTGGGTTCTTTCTGCCTGTAGCCAACTGAAAATTGTAAATGTATGTGCTCCTAGTAAATCATTGATCAAATACAAATATACAGTTACTGATATTCATAAAAGCAGTAGTTGTAAAATATGTGATGTAATGACCGATTTTGATAAAAATAGTGAAGTTCTTCCTACTTGGAGAGTAGTTATATTTAGAATTGAAGAAATTTTAATTATTTCTGCGATACTATATACATTTTATCGTATAGGTAGAAAGAAATAGATTTATACGATAATGCTTGTTTTATTAGAGCCTCTATTCCAAATGACAATAATCGGTGATAATAATAATAATAGTAAAAACCACTTTGGATCTATATTTGCCATACCTTGAGGACATACTCTTTTAGTAACAGTATTACCACTAGCATCTAAGGAGTAGGAGTCTGTGCAACGAAATCCTTCTCTTTTTTTTATCATTCCAGCAGATATAATAATTAATATAACAATTAATATAAATACTTGTTTTTTCATCTATATTTATCAGATACTTTATATGTTCCATTTGCTCTAGGTATCAAACCTTTTGCTTTCAGCGATGATCTCATCGTGAAACCAATAGATTTACCTTTTTTAAACATACTTAAGTATTTTTTATTCTTTTGTGTAGCACTATATCCTCCTTTTTGCTTACATCGTGAAAACCATTTCTTACCACCTTTTGTTGCTCGTGCTTTTCTCACTAAATCCGCATCCGTAGTATAGTGTGTTTTACCACAAACTAAAAATGACGAAACTCGGGCATATCCCCAGGCCTGTTGACTGGCTCCAGGTCTGTGCCCAGTTCTCCATGCGGCCATGCCTCGATTATAACATTCTTGTAAAAGATGTTTAGGAACTCCTGTGGCTTTTGCTCTTTCATCAATAGACTTTGCTTTCGGAGAAAGTTTATTCCATTTCTCACTATATGATGAAGTCTTTGTTTTTACACCTTTGTCCGTTTTGAATCCAACATATGCTTTTTTATTCTTCCAACTCATTGAACCAAACTTTTTGATTTCTTTTGCTCTTAAAGTTTTCTTCTTTTTTGATAAACCTTTAAAGTATTTTTTAGGCGAATACATCTATTTATAAAGAATATAAAAACATCTTATTTTATTTAAATAGAATGATAGATTTATATATTGGACTACTCGTTACTGCTATAATATGTAGTATCTATACATTAATATATAATATTTATATTGCTATAGGTACATCTCATAATGAAGAATTATAAATTTTCTATCTTTAATAAAACAATACCTTGGGTGGCATTTCTTACCGGTGAAAACAATTTTCCTAGACCATATGATATACCATTCACTATATATCCATTATTATTAATTGTAGGATCACCATGTGTTATCAATCCATTTATTCTATTTGATTTTCCTGGATATGCTATTGTTGGATATACTGGTGGTTGCATTGCTTTTATATTATCTCTATCTTTTGATATTTCATATTTAGGTATAAAGCATATTGATGATTGTTCACCATGTTTTCCCGCTACAATATGTATACCAAAAGTTGTAGGTATATTATAATATACTTCAGTGGCTATTCCTCCATTACCATAATTGATATTAGGATTTGTAGTTACAGGTAATGTAAATATTGGAGTATAATTTATTAATGAATTAATATTAATTACTGGAAAACTATTTATTAATGGAGCAGGAGATGGTTTCGGAGATGGTGCTGGTGCTCGTGCTGGTGCTCGTGCTGGTGCTCGTGCTGGTGCTCGTGCTGGTGCTGGTCTTGGCGCAGGAGTTGATCCAGCACCTCCTGTTATGAGTTGTTCCTTTTCTTCATTGTCATTATTTGTTTCTGGTATTTGTGATTCTCCTCCTACTATTGCTCGTGCTGGTGCTCGTGCTGGTGCTGGTGCGGTTCCTGTTTGAAATGGATTATTAATTTGAGGAGCATTTTTATTAGTAGCCCAATCTTGCCCTGTGTATGAATGATATAGTTTAAGCAGTTTATCTATATCATCTTTCGCTATAAAGGGGTTACCTTGTGAATCGCAATAATCTAATTGAGATACTACACAATCAAAATCTATATTTGATTGTGGAGAGTAGATTTTAGGAGCATTTGGTTCTTTCATATAATCTTTTCCTGTATACATATAAAACATTTTACCCAATCTATTCATATCATCAAAATTATCACTATTAATATAGCTTAGACCCCAATCAAGACAAAATCCCATCTCATTTTTTACAATATAAAATATAAATAAATTTTTTGGTCTATATCTATAAGGTTCATTTGTTAGCTTATAATAATCAGATAAGGATGAATTATATAATATTCTATTTTCTCTAGTTAATACGAATAATGAATTTAATTTGTTCAATTTTCCTTTTATAACTAATAAGGGATCAGGAACATACTTATTTCCAGTTATAAGGTAATATTCTTTTAAATTTTTTAAGTAATTATCATCTAGCACTCCATAATCTATTGCATTCATTAATTCATTATTTACTACATTAATAGATTTTAAATTTGTAGGATTATATATGTATTCACTACTATTTGTAATTCTATAAATAATTATAAGATAATTATATTTTCTTTTATTATCTTCATTTAAATCTTCATATATGTATTTAGATAACTCATTTAATTGGTATATAACAGTTTCATTCGATAATGATTGCGTATAAATATAATCAGTATTTGTTGCTCTTTTATATTGTAATAATAATAATTTTATATTATCATTCATCTGTATATTAAATGCTTCTTTTTCATATATATCTTTAAGTTTATTTCTTATAATATCTACTGAAGAAACATTATATACATAATCATTCCCTGTTAATGATTTATAATCATATAATAACATTTCTAATTTAGGTTCACTCAAAGAAATATTAAATAATTTTGATTCAAAAATAGTATCTATTTTATTTTTTACTTGTTCTATTGATTCTTTAGAATTGCTTCCTCCTCCTCCAACAACAACAGCAGTAATTTTTACAGATTTGAATATGGAAGAACCTAATAATTCTGCAATTGACCTAATAAGTATAGGTGTTGTATATGTTTTTTCAACATTTATAGGTGTGTAATTTATTATACGCATATTATTTTGAGGTATTAATGCTGGATTTGTTGAACTATCAATAAAATTATCATTATTTGAAATAAATTTAGCGCACCACTTATTTCCAATTATTTTATTACCATCAAATAATGCTATATAAATAGTAGTTGTTGTTGAAGATATCTCAATTGTATTATTATTATTTAAAATGTTTGTATTGCTACTATTTAACGTATCGATATCTGTTGAATATACTATCTTTCCTGTTGATAAATATCTATTTTTCAAAGTAATATGTGCTTTGGTATCAAAATAAAAAGTATTTACAGTATTTTCATTATCAAAATTTGGACCTCCATTGTATAATATTTTTATTTGTGTATTAGAAATACAACCTGACACAGCAAGTTCAAACGGTATTGAAAAATATTGTCTTTTACATATTCTTCCAATCATTTTATTAGTATTATCATATAAAGCATATTTTAAAATAATTAAATTTGATATTCTATTAATAATAATAGGTGTATTGTATTGTGTTGTTAACGTATCATCAATAATATCTCTTGTGACTTTATATAAAATTTTAGTATTTGGAATATTAGCTTTTAAATTAATAGTAACTCTATCATTAAAATATAATATAGGACGAAATGTATTGTCCATATTTGTTTTAATAATTGTTTCAAAATTTCTTGTAACACCAGTTTCACTGACAGTAATACCATTCATATAGGTATCAAATAATGTGTCTAATTTATCAAACCTTTTTGAATATGTATTGTATAAACCAACTGTATTTGTCTCTAATGAATATGAATTTTCATTACGTATTGGAAGTTTATAACGCAGATATACAAAATTATCATCATTATATTTTTTATGCCAAAGAACAGTAGTGCTACCCAATAAATTTGAATTTACTGGCAATGCTTTTGTATAATTTACTTCATTCTCAAAAGGTAATACTGATGAACTATTATAATTATTTCTATTATTTTCAAGATATAATGTTCCAACAGGATTCCAATCAAAAATAGCACTAATTTTAGAATCTACACTTGGAAATCTTGGTGATTGTATAACAGAAACACCTTTATTCATAATTTGTAAAGCATCTCCATGTAAATTATCAGTTAATTTAATCTCTAACAGTTTTTCATCTATCAGATATCCATGACGTAATTGATATTGGGCATCGGTATAATTAAACAAAGATAATGATATAATTGTATTAGATGTACTTGCGTAATATTCTTTTGTATTAGATCTAGTTACGTAATATTCTTCACAATTTTTATTTCCCCAAGTAATAGTTGTTTTATTTTTAGAACGTATATGTTTATTCATTTCAGAAGTAAAAAAATATTCAAAACACACATCACAATTAGGAAAATTTGGATATTTTATTTTATATTTTTTTGCTCTTTCTGATGAATTTATTCCATCAACCCTATAAACTCCACCACCAATATGTATATATGGCGATGTATTAAATGTTATAGATAGTTGATCAATGATTTTTTTACACGCAATTATGGTTAATTCACTAGCAATATTTGTTACAAGACAACGATCATCATGATTAAATATAGTTGGAAAAGTAGTTCTTAATGCTCCAATATGTGCATACATTTCAATTTCAGGGACAAAAGAAACACCACGTGATTCTGCGTAATTAATTAATGTATCCCATCCTAATTTTGTACTTGCCCAATTATCACCATTTATTCTATTTATTAAACTTAAATCATACGTTACACCCTCATATACAAATGTAGTTACTGCTGGATCCATATAAAAATATACATTATCATTATTTGCTACATGAAGATGAATAAAACGAATTTTGTAAAATCTACATATATCAACTAATTCAAACATATGATTTAATTCAAGTAAATCATTAGCAATATCAATTAATAGTGAATTATAAATTGTTGAAGAATAACTATTTATTGTTCCTGTAGGAAATGTGTTTGAATTTAGAATATGTAACAATGTCGCTGTTCCATGAGCAAGTCCATATATTGTATTTGCTTTTACTATTATTTGCGGAGATGTATTGTTAATATTTATATTAAATTCATAATATTTATTATCGGAGTCCCTATAATTATTTTTATCAATTACAAGATTTATAATAATATCTCCTGTATTTTGTTTTTTTAATAAGATTCCTGTAATAGATTGTATTTCTTTTATAAATACATCAACGTGTTTATTTGCTCTATCTCTTTCACTATTATTTACATTTCCAATGTAACTTATAAAAATACCAGTATTCGTTGGTGAAAGTGTTACTACATTATTAGTAGGATTCCATTCTCGTACACGTGGAATTGTATTTAATGTAGGAGTATTTTTATATGTATCATATAATGGTATTACAGGTTGTGTTTGTATTTGTCCGCCTTTCTTAATTTTGTTTTTCTTAGTAAATTGCCGTTGCCGTATCATATTCTAAAATATATATATATAAAAATGTTAAAATTTACCGTTTGAAAAAATGATAGATATTATCTTTCTTCTATTTATATTAGAGAATGATTTACATATCAGGTATATTTTCTTTAATTGTCCAGATTATCGTTGGTTTCATTGATTATTGGGCAATCAATATAAAAACAAGTGAAAAAGATCAACTTTTAAAAGACTTATTAAAAGTTGAACTTTTTGTTCAGACCATTGAATTTATATTTTATGTTTGGTTAATATATTATTTCAGTAAAGTATCTGGGAATATAACCCCTTTTCGTTATTTAGATTGGTTCATTACTACACCATTAATGTTGATTACATTATCCGCTTTTTTAAGTTATGATGGAACAAAAGAAACTAGATTAACAGAGTTTTTATCCAGTAATACTGCTTCCATAGTGAAAATTGTAATATTGAATGCGACAATGTTAGCCTTCGGTCTTATTGGAGAATTGGGTTACTTATCTGCCTTTACATCTACCGCATTAGGTTTTATCCCATTGATTATAAATTTTAAGGACATTAAAGAAAAATTCTTGAAATCTTCAGAAGATAAAACTAAGAATCTTGTATTTTACTGGTTTGTATTTTTCTGGTCTCTCTACGGTGTGTTTGCTCTTATGAGTTACACAGTTAAAAATACTGGATACAACATTTTGGATATATTTGCTAAAAACTTCTTTGGCATCTTTTTAGCATACACTGTTTGGTCAAGATCAAAAGTAGAATACATATAAAAATCTGTTAAATAATAAGAATGAAAAAGAGAATTAAAAAAACTAGAAAATATAAAGGAGGTCAAAATTCTTCTAGTTTGACTGCAGTAGTATCTCTAGCACCTCTAGGAGCAGCAGCACCATCTCCAGCACCATCTCCTAAACCATCTCCTAAACCATCTCCTAAACCATCTCCTAAACCAGCACCATCTTCGAAACCATCTCCTAAACCAGCACCATCTCCTAAACCATCTCCTAAACCATCTCCGAAACCAGCACCATCTCCTAAACCAGCACCAAGTGGTGGATATGATATAGTAATTATTGTAGGTCAGTCAAATGCGGTTGGGAACGGTTTAGAGTTTTTTACACCTAATTGGCGGGGAACAGTCAGAGGCACGATTCAAGAATCTTTATATAATGATCTATATTTTCAATCAGATATAAATACAAATAATCAACAACCAAATAATGATCCAATAAGAAATAAAATACATATGCTTACGAGCGATAATAACATTGTTCGGGCAGTAGATCCAATTGGTCAATTTCCACAATCAAGAACAAATAGAACATCAAATGGCTTTGGAATACCTTTTGCTCGTCAATATGTAAAAGAAATAGGAAATCCTGTAATGCTTCTTGGATGTGCGATGGGTTCTACTGCGTTTGGCTATTTTGGCGATGCCCCTGGTGGTTCAAATGACCCCTCTAAAAAATTTGGTTGGCAAAAAGGAGAAAATAATAATAATATATGTGATGGTATTAATTGTAGTTTATTTAAAATGGCAAAGTTAAGAATTGATAATGCATTATCAAAAGCACCACCAAATTCTAAAGTTGTGGCAATATTATGGCATCAAGGTGAAAATGATGCTCAAGGAATGAGGTCGATAGGGTCACAACAGAGATATAAAAACGGGGTTGCAGAAATGTTAAGAGATTTGAGGTCTTATGCTGTTACTAAATTTCCACTATCACTTTCAAGATTTCCAATATTAATGGGAGGATTATGTAAAGCATATTCAGATTATTATGATATAATGACTCCCATTATTCAAAGTATTGTAAATGAAAATCAAGGTTCTAACTTTAAGTTTGTTCCTTCAGATGATTCTATAACTAATATTTCTAGATTTAAGCATGAGTTACGACCAAATAATAGAAGTAATTTTGGGGGACAAGTACATTTTTCTAGGCTAGGACAAATAGAATTCGGATATAGATATTTTTATGTATTTAATAATAACAGTATTAATTTTATGTAAGTAACGAATAATAAAAGTGAAATTAATGAAATCTTATACTGTGGTAAATAAATATTCTTTGGTCTAAAGTTCCTTTTATTACTTATATTATTCAAATAAATGCGCATATATTCTAACAAGGAACTGAGTCCATCTTTATGCGTTGCATTGTCGAGAATGGTTGAGTTTCCTAGAATTGGATTTACTAAAGATGATATGGTATACAGAGTAGATGTAAATACTGATTGTATTTCATTTTTTAAGACAAATATGTATACAAAAGCACCTATTGGCTTTAGTCCTGAATTTGTATCAGATTATAATGATTATAGGCAAGTTAAAGTATGTGCATTGGATCTAAAAACATACGATATGTGCGGATTTGGTAAGATCTATACAAATGCCATTCAGTTGCCTAAAGATTTAAGTAATGGAGATTTAGTATATGTAGATACCAAAAAATTGTTGTAAGAGATTTCCATTACATCCTTTTGTAAGGCTGTTCGTTATTTTAGAAAGGTTACATCTAATAATCGTTTTGATGGATTTGATTGATTTACTCATCCATAATTAAACACTCATTTCTTTTATAAATAAAATCAACATCTTTTCTTGTGCTTAAACATTGTTCAATAAACTCGGTATCTGATAATTTTTTTTGTTGAGAATATTTATTTTCAAATAATATATCCATTGCTTTATCAATCAAAGAAGAATTTGTATCCAATGTATGTATTTCACCATTTTTCATATTGAGTATATGAAACTTTCTAGAACCATACTCCTCTATATATTCATTCTTCCAAATCCAAGCATAAATTACAACTTGTAAGAAATGTTCTAAGGATAATGATTCAACACATTTAAGTTCCCATGCGTTAGAACTATCTAACGCATCGATTCTTCCATTCACTTTAATAGGACCATATTCAATATAATCATCACATTCATATGAAACTTGTGATTCATAAAATGTTTCTTTATTGCTAATATTTTTCTCTAGACTTTCAAAAGAATTTTGTATCATTTCATGTGATAACCAAGTATATGTTGGCATTTGATATATTTTATTATATAATTCTTCTTGTAAAGAAATATACATAATACCTAAATATGTATAATACTCTAAATCATCTTCAATACTTTCTAACTTTTCATAAGAACTTTTTAAAAATTTGTGTTTTTTATTTCCTAATATATTTTTATACATACTTTCAGACTTCTTTTGAATTGTTGAGTTACCAATATGTTTATCTTCATATATTGCTGGAATAACCAATCCATTGATATCAGAAACATCTTCATATAATCCATTTTCAAATAAAACTTTTGATGGAATCTTTGTGATATAATATGGTTTTTGAACTTGACTAAATACTTTTTCTACAATAGATGATAAATCACTTATATAGATATCTTTTATAAAACTAACTAAATCTGTTGGTGAAGTAATATGACAATCTTCAATAAATTCTTCATCCTCTTTCTTTTTATATCCATCCTCTAAATCAATAAAATGAACATAATCAAGTGTTTTTATTTCATTAAGAGATTTCTTTAAGAATGGTAGACATTCTTCTTTATTACTGTGAAGAACTAATAAATGTTGTAGAGGTCTTGTTGATGCTACAAAAAATACTGGAGGACATACATTTGGATTTGAAACTTTATCATAATACTTGAAGAAAGAAGCATCAAAATTAAAAATAATAACAATTTTTCGTTCACGACCTTTTGATTGGTTGTATGTGGAGAAAACAATTTTACCTTTAATAATATTTTCATCTAACATAGCGTCATCAGAAATTGGATAACAAATAGGAATCCCTTTTGAAGCAAGTTTATTTTCAAGAAGCTTTAATGGTGTCATACCAGTTTTTTTATCTTTTTCTATCTTTTTCTTAATAGATGGTGCTAGAATAAATATATCATCTGGTCTAATGTTATCTTGAATAATTAATTTATAAATATAATTAAATAATTGCTCTGATACTATGTTAAAAATATTACCATACAAATATGTCACTTGAGGTCCTTTGCGAATCGTTTTAATACGATCTTCTCCAATCATAATATTATTTACAAAAGCAGCAGTTTGATGTGTTAAACGATATGAAGTATTTAGAGTCTTGTGTTGAAATCTTAAAGATTTGTTCCAAAGATTTTCAGAAAGTGTTAAATAACGAAAATCTGCTCCTTTGAATTTATAAACCCCTTGATGCTTATCACCTAGGATTACCATTTGAATTGGGTTGTTATGATCATTTAAGAATTTATGGACTAACTTGTAGAATAAAAGAGTCATATCTTGTGTTTCATCAATTACTACAATATCATATTTAGGTATCTTCCTTTTTGTTACAACATCATTTTTGATAATGTTATTAATTACGTTATCTTCGTGACCATTTTCATCATAGAACTTCACTGCCAAAGAATGATATGTGTGAATTTCAAGATTCTTTATATTTGATTGTTCTACCTTTTCTCTTACTTCTAACTTCAATTGTGCGTTATAGGTGATTTGAAGAATATTTTTATTAGGAAACATTTTAGCAATAAAAAATACTGTTGTAGTTTTACCAGAGCCTGCCACACAATCTCCAATAACGCTATAATCTTTTTTTATTGCTTTTAAAATTTCTTTTTGTTCATCACTAGGATTCATTATACCTATGTGAGATGTTGATTGGAGTTTATGTAGGTTACTAAAAAAATTGATAAATTTTTTTATTAATTTAAAAACATAATAACTCTAACACATAATGGAACAACTCTATGTGTTAGAACTAACGAATAAGAAGTATTATGTTGGAAAGACAACTGATATTATGCGTCGTTATGAAGAGCATAAGAATGGACAAGGCTCTGCTTGGACATCAAAATACAAGCCGCTAAAGATGCTTCTTTGTAGAGAGTTACAAGGTGTCCACGATGAAAACAATACTACAAAAGATTATATGAATAAGTATGGCATTGAACATGTTCGTGGTGGGTCCTATACACAAATGGTTTTACCAGCAGATGTTATTTCACTTCTTCAAAGAGAGATTGTTGGAACAGAAGATAAGTGTTATAAGTGTAATCTAACGGGTCATTTTGCTACTCAATGTACATCTGTTAAGAAGATTACACCACCAGCACCAGCACCAGCGCAAGTAACGAGAAAAAAAAAAGTGGATGATGAATGGGAATGTGAGTATTGTGATAGAACTTTTACAACACGTTATGGTTGCTCGGTTCATGAGCGAAGTTGTAAGGAAGCAGAGGATGAATCAGAAGATGGTGATTATGTTACATGCTACAGATGTGGCAATGAAGGACATTATTCAACAACTTGTTATGCTAAGAAACATATTGATGGGTATTGGATTGGTTAATTATCTAATAAACTTCTACAAAATTCAGTATCATTCGAACTATATTTCATACATTTTTTATATTCAATTTGCTTTCCTTCAACCTCTTTATTTTCAACTATGTTAGAAGACTTTGGAGGAGTTAAGAAATTCATTACACCATTCACTGTGTGTTGAGCAACGGACATACCTACACCTAAGCCGAAGCCTTCTTTCATCGTTTGGCCTAAACTAGGTCTTGTATTCGTAACAGATACTGCTGTAGGCTTCTGTATAATCGCGGGAGTATTCTTGTGAGGTCTGGGCATTTCTAACTAAAATAGATATTTTTTGCTTTAGATAGATACGGAATAATAATGTCTTTATTTTTATACATCTGATAGCCTGTATAAGATGTGGGAAAGAATAATACTAAGGGTATGTGCCAGTACTTTTCATTTTGAATACTATAACATAATCCAGAACCGAATAAAAAACTACTAACTGCTCCAAGTGGGGCTGCTCTTGTTATTGCTTGATTGATAATTTGGGTATTCATTATGATTGTTTGTTGGTTTTGTGTTTAGATGGGTTGTGTTTTTCGTTATTTTACAGTTATTTTACAGTTATTTTACTAGTTACAGAATTAAAAATATCTTTACTTTTTGAATATAAATTAGAAATATTTGTATTAACTTTTGAGAAGAATTCTATAATTGGGATAGTATTAATTTGAATAATCGGTTTCTTTTCTTCTATACTATTAATTATATTGCAACTTCTTACCCAATGCTCAGAAGATCCACAATTATTACAAAGATTTTTCATAGACCATATTTCTCTTTGAATTAATTTCTTTTGTTCTTCTGGTAAAATAATCTGTGTATAAGAACCTCCTCGAACATTATCAATACCATAAATACTCATATATTCTTTTGTAAAAGCATCTTCTAAAAAAGAAGATACATTTTCAATAACTTTGAAAAGTTCTACTGCCTTATATCTAGAAGTCCAAGCAGAACCAGAACCATTTTTATGTTGTAAAAATCTTTTTTCAGGGTTATCAGATTTACCTATATACCATTTATCTTTTTCTAACTTTAGTATATATATATTTGTTGCCATTCTATAAGATATTATTAATTTGTGTTTATGCTTTGTTAAAAATATATAAAATTGATTTATTCGATTAACTATTTTTAACAAATTAGTTATCCGGCTTAAAATTTTTCACATATATAAATATATGGAAATGAGCAACTACCTTTGTGAAATATGCGATAATTCTATTTATAAACAAAAGAGTCATTATGATACACATTTAAAAAGTAAGAAACATCTTAAAAATCTTGAGAATCCTTCTATGAAGAAAAATACTATTGAAAAAATAGCAGAAAAAGTATCTGAATTAATAAAAGAAAAAGAAAAAGAAAAAGAAAAGATAGCAGATACAGATACAGGCACAATTATTAATAAAGCAAAAGATGAAATTAAGAATGATACATTATATATTTCCAATTTAGATGCTTATAGTTTTATTAAATCATTACCAGATAAAAGTATTCAGTGTATTATTTGTGATCCTCCATTTGGTTTAGGAGAAGATACATTTGATAAACATTATGCGAGAAATAAAGAACATGTTATTGAAGGTTATCAAACAGCACCTCAAGATGCTAAATCATATGAAACATGGGCAAAACTATGGATTCATGAAATTCCAAGAGTTTTAAAATCTGACGGAACGTTATATATTGTCTGTGCATGGAATCATTTGTGTGATATTGAACTTGCTATTCGTTCCGCACCATCACCGAATTTAACAGTATTAAATCATATTATTTGGAAATATAATTTTGGAGTATATACTCAAAAGAAATTTGTTACATCACATTATCATATTCTACGATGTGGAATTGGTAAATATACGCCAACATTTTATAGCAGAGCATTTTATAACGAAACAGATAAAACAGAGAGTGGTCATAATGCACAATATACAGATATGGAAGATGTTTGGTATATTAAAAAAGAATTTGCTCAAGGAGAAACAAAAAATGTAAATAAATTACCTGATGAATTAGTTCGTAAAATGATATTTTATAGTAGTAAGCCTGGTGATACTGTAGCAGATTTCTTCTTAGGTAATTTTACAACTGCATATGTAGCAAGAAAATCTGGAAGAAAATTTGTAGGTTGTGATATTAATGAGGAGTCATATAAATTACATTGTAAAAAGGTAAATGATATACCATTCCCTACAAATGTAGAACATGAAAAAGAATCTACAAAACCAGATAATGCTGGTAAACGACTAACAGAAAAGGATAGAGAAATTATTATTAAACGTTATGATGAACTCCATAAAGAAAAAACAAAAAGAGATAGTATGTTGGTTCTAGAGAAAGAATTTGGAAGAGGTCATTTTAGTTTGGTGAATCTGTTGAAGGCTGCGGGGCGTTAAATAGATTCTTACCAAGTTTTGTAACATCATATAAATTACTTACTACAAGATTTACATTCCATTTTCTCATTGAAGAATTAATTCCATTATTGTGTTTAACTTGTGTATTTGATACCAACGTATCTTTATCAAATATCCTAATAAATACACTATTTGTTTTAATTATTGGAATCCAAGTATCTTTATTAATTTTACAATCTCCAATTCTAAAATACCCAGAAGAAGTAAATTTTTTATTAACAAGGCAAATATAATCAGCGGGTTTTTTATGAATATGGTGGATATCATTCATAATAGTTCTCTTAGTTTCTGGCTCATATGTATCAAATCGTTTCTCATATAATTCAACTACTTTCATACAAGCACCAATCTTGATAGAACATTTATTTTCACGTTTGGGCCATCTGCTTTTATCATCACCATGTTTTTTCTTATACTCTATTAATGATTCTTTTTCAATTGCCTTAATTGATTCTACATCTTCTTTTGAGCATCCATAATTTGAACAAGAAGGATTAACTACCTTATTTAAAATATCACTTCTTGGTATTGTTCCTTCACGAATACTAATAGATAATTCTTTTTTATCTTTAGTAATAAGCATAATATCACCAGTTCCACCAATATCATCTTCTTGTGTTAGACACATCATATCAATAATATTGTGACCATCAAACCAAAGTTCATTTTGTAATGGCATCTTTTTAATAATTGGAATAAGTGATAATGTTCTTATATTTCCTTTTCCCTGTTTTTCAATTATTTCTAAAGTAGGTTTAAGTTCATCAATATTAATATCTGTTAAACCCATCTTTCTTAAAAGTGAAAGAATAACATACATTTCATATACATTACCAGTATTTTCTTGTTTGGTGTATGATGATAGAGTCTTCTTAGCAATTTTTAAAATTTCAGAAGATTCATGTACTACTGAAACAACCTCATTTGATGGTGTTGCTTCAGAAGATTCATCAATCGTCAAAGAACCTAATTCAGGGATTCGATTATCATCACTCATTTTACTAAAAAAATATACTAGAAATATAATTTCAATTTTTTTAATTTTGAATAACAACATTCTTTGGCTTCTTTTCTTTCTTTGGCTTTAGTTTATTATAGTGGCGAGCATACCACACTAAAGTATTATCGTCTTTATAAACGGGAAATATAGCATAAATATTTGTAGGTTGAGATAATCCCAAATTTTTTCTGTATTTCCTTTTTTTATCTTTTTCTTGTATAAATTCCTTTTCTAGAATTCTATCTTCTTTCGTTAATGCATCAACTTCTTTTCCATGTATTCCTTGGCAACGAGTACTAATTAATATATCACCATCTGGTTTCCATGAATTTTGTATAGATACTTTTCTATTTAATTTCTTAAAGAATTCTTTTATTTCATTTTTTATAGTATTTAAATTATTATGTGGCCCAATCTCTGTAATATCTCTAAATTCTTCTTCTTCATTATAAACCAAACCATTGATATTTTCAGGATTTAACTTTGTTTTTCTATATTTAATCCTTCCATCCTTTGATTTTAATCTTGGACATGTATAATCACTTTCTCTATATGAACAACCTTTATTAAACCAATTTAAATATTCATTAATTGCATCAAGATCACAATAATGAAGGGGTCTTAAATTTATATCTAAA